CATATTACAGATAATATTAAATAAAAGCCAGATAATAACATCAATACATCATTATTGCTTTTAATAGCTATTACTAAACTCATTGTTGATATACCCCATAATATAACAACTAATATATAAAATATTATTAAAACTATTAGTTCTATATATTTCATATTATTCTCCTTTTACTTCATGTTTAGGCACTACAGCTATTCCATGTTGATAACATTCATATACAATATTGCCATTCATGACATCTTCATAAACATAAATGCCTCCTCTATTTCCTAAAAGTTTTAAACATTCTTTTTGTTCAGAATGAACAGTATTGTTTGAACAACTAATAAAAACTGTAGTACAAATGACTACAGTTGATATAATTCCTAATATTCTTTTTTTCATTATCTATCCCATCCTATCTTTACTTCATTTGACTTAGCTATTAATTTAACTAAAGTAAACTTATTAAGCTCTTCTAAACTTATAAATGAGTCTACTGTTAAACCAGTTTCTAAATTTACTAATCTAATTACTCTAATATCATTATATAAATCGTCTTCACCATTTAATTTTATAACTAAACAATCTATTACGTTATTGTATCTAACTATGTCTCCTAATCCTATATTTTTAGGTTTTTCTTCTAATGCTAATCTCATAATAATGCCTCCTACAATCTTTTTTCTTTTAATATAGCTTCTTTTACTACTTTTTCAGTATCATTTAATATTTTCTTTGCTTCCTTAGCTGTTAATTTTGATAATTTACATCTTTTATAACAGCTATAACAATTGTAATTAATATCTTCTATTTCATTAAATACCTTACTATCTTTTAAAAAATCCTTTGAATCAGTATCGAATGGGCAAGGATAACCATCTAAATCTATAAAGAAAAAATAACCTAACTTTTTTCTTCTTGAACACATTCCACAATTATTCTCGAAACGGTTTAATAATATATTTTCACCTTTTTCATTAATTATTTCATCTAATCTTTCATTTGCTAGATTCAATGCTCTTAAATAACCCATTCTTTTATCATTATAATCCAATCTATATTTATTAAACTCTTTTATATCTTCTAATACTATTGGATAATATTCTAAATCACATAAAAGTGAGCAGTTTTTCTTTATAAACTTCAAATATTTAAATCTAGAATTACCACATGCACTTTCAGTTCTTTTATCGAAAATACTATATAGATATAAACTTTTATTTTCTCGAACGACTCTAATTATTTCTCCTAGTTTAAAATCAAAGTTCCTATCTATATTATCAACTATATAATACTTGTATTCTTTTTTAAAACCAAACACATATATACCTCCTATAAAGTACTTAATAGTAATAAAATAAAAAAGAGAGCTATTAATATATAAGCAACTCCTGAAATATTATCTCCAGATGTAATACTAATAACTCCCATTCCTATTATAATAGCCATACATAATATAAAAAATACTATATCCATAGCTATCTATTACTCTTTTCTTCTATATATGCAACATTTAATATTGCTCCACAATAGAAACATTTTTTGCTTAATTTAATACCTTTTTTAAAATTGCCAATAATGGTTCTATCAAAGTCTACAGTTGTCTTTAATTCTTTACCACAATTACTACAATATTTCATCTTTCTCTCTCCATTAATTATATTATAATCTTTCTAATGAGTCTTTAGCATGAATAGCAGAACTTAAAGCTCTACATCTATCACAAACTGTATCCATTTCTGAACATTTACATTCCATTTTAGATATATCTTTTATAGCCTCCTCTAAGTTTTTCATACCTCTTGCTCTTAATTCATTATTTTTCATATCAATTTCCTCACTTTCATTTTTAATATTAATTATTATAATTTACCTTTTTCAACTATACCTAAAGCAATATATAATCCTTTTACTATACCTTCTCCATAAGCTATGTTATAAGGATCACATTCATTACAACATTCTTTTTCAAATTTATCTATTTCTTTTTCTATAGATGACATTAAAGCTGACCTATGTAATATAGGACTAGGGAATTTACTAACAAAATCAGCACAACGTTTTTGATATTCACTACATGGTTCTTTTTTAGCCATTTCTTTAGCAGTTTCTTTGTCTATTATGATAGGTCCATTCCATCTTCTAATAGCCATTACTTTTCACCCTCTTATATTTTTCTTCTATAGCTTTTACTATTTCAAAATTAACTTGTTTAGCATGAATAGGACCAACAACATACCAGTCTTTACCCAGCAAATGATCCGCTAACTCATTTAATGCAACATCTGCATCTAAGCATGGAGGACATGATTCACGTCCTTCTTCTTTACACAATTTAAGCAATCTTTCTCTTATTTGTTCACTAGATTCTCTTTTGCAACCAAACATAATAATTACTCTCCTTTTACAGGCATACTAGTTTCAATATGATGAATAACTTCTTCTAAAATATTGATTGCTCCATATTTCATATTCACTTCATCATCATAATCTTTATCTACACCTATTATTTCTCTATCCTCTTCTTTATGCAATCTATCTTTAAGGTAATTAAGGATAGTATTCTTATACATAAGTGGATAATAATCTCTGGCATTATTAACAGTATTGCAAATAGAACACTTTTTAAATATCTTAAAAGTCTTACCGTTATTTAATTCTATTTTTTCCACTTCTATTTCATGACCACATTTTAAACATTTCATATTAAATCTCTCCTTTTTAATAATCTGGATCACACATTGGACATTTCTTTGTATTCCATAGTATTTCATCTTCACAAATTATTCTACCACAATTAGGGCAAGTTGCTGAACATTCTGGGCAAATGATTATACTACTAGCCTCTGATTCCATTAAATCATCAGCTGATGCATATCTTCCACAATCACATTTAACTGTTGTATATAACATATTTTATTTCTCCTTGTTTATTTGTTTATATATTTTATCTTTATAATTATCTATAATATTTCTGCCTTTTTCTATGGTTAACCCATTCTTTAATTTACATCTGTAATAACAGCCTTGCCATTCATATTTAATATACTTCATAGATTTTATTCTATCTTCTATGTTATCTATATAGGCATCTGCACTTTTATCAAAAGGACACGGATAATCTTCTATATCATGACGATTTGAGTCTAAATCTCTAAATAATGTACATAAACCACAATCACTTGTAGTAACTTTACATCCTATAGTTTCATCATCATAAGCTTTTAATTTACAACGAGGGCCCTTTTCTTTAGCTATATTATCTATTGCTTGATTCATTATATTTAATGCTTTGTAATAACCTAACTTTTTATCTTTATAATCTAATCTTTTAAGAGCTATCTCTTTAATATCTTTCATAACTAATGGATAGTCTAATATATTAGTTATCTTTATAGCCTTCTTATCTAATTGATTAAAGAATTCTTTCTGATCATCTATTCCCCATATCTGATCTCTATAATATCTATTCAATACAGTTGTATCTATTACTTTTTCACGATATATATTAAAATTTACTCTTATTATATCTCCTTTTGCATATTTATAAGCTGATCTATTAAACCTAATCTCTTTCAATACTTCATAATAAGAATAATCTCTGGTTAACATCTAGATCACTCCATTCTTTTTTAATACATATTCTATTAAAGTTGCTTGTGTTTTTAGTTCTTTATAAATATTCCAGAACAATGTTTTATCAGATCTATCTCTACTCATTAAGCAATATAATTCTTCATCATCTTTATCTTTTATTATATAAATATCATACTTACAATATAATTCATCATACTTTCTTAATGCTATTTTATATAAACCTAATCTATCATTATCAAATTTATTAATACACTTATGTTCACTCATTACAATTTAAACCTCTCTTTTACTTGTTTTTTATATTTAATACACTCCTATTCATCATTTAAATCGGCTCCTATTTTTTAAACATAAAGAAACGAGCTAACTAAGATGTTAGCTCTTCTATTCTCTTTAATTCTAATTCTTCTCCTCTACATATTAACTTAATATAATTAGGGTCTTTAATTATATCCATAACACTTTGAAACTCCGCTATTATATCCATAGTTTCTATATCTAATAGTTCTATAACTGTATTTTTAATACTTTTGAATACAATTAAGCATTTTCTATTATCATTTTCAATTATAACTTTATTATTTCTATATAATATTAAATCTCCTACAGTTATATTTCTATCTATTGATTCTATATTACATCTCATATATATCACAACTCTCTTTCTAATTATCTATTAATATAAAGTTATTAATAATTATCTTTGTTACTGATAACTTTTGGGCCAATTCTTTTTCTATCTTTTTAATATCTTCTGATCCTATCTTATGCTCTATATCAACACAACAATTACCTTTAAAGTTTGCATATTGATCTACAGCATCATATGCTACAAAATACTTATACATATTATTAGCTCTCCTTTTCTTTCTTTAATTCATTAACTGCATCTACTAACTCATTAACTTTATCTGTTAAATCATTAATAGCTTCTATAGCTCCTGCTAATCCATATAACATATTTCCTTTATTAAGTGTTCCTGTTATGTGTGCTTTTATTTTCTTTATCATAATTAATCCTCCTAATTTATAATAATATATATATTAATCTTCTATTATTCTAGATATAGGTAAACTTAAATTATCATTCATTGCTAAATCTATAAAAAGATTTAATTTATCCCAATCATCTTTTTCTAAACAGTTTATTATAAATTCTACATTCTCTTCATAATATTCTGTATTCTCTCTAAATTCTCTTATTGATTCTATAAACTCTCTATAACTATATGTATTCCAATATCCTTCCATCCATTCTTTAAATTCTTCTATATCTTTATTATTAGTAGATCTTATACTCTCTTCATTCTTTATTTGTATAGTAACTTCATCACTTAATACTAAATATGTTATTTCTTCTTCTATATTAACAAATATACCTGTTGTTCCTTTATCTATATTTACTGGATAATATCCTTCTTCTAATAGCTCTATTAATCTCTCATTACTTATTACATTCTTCATTTCTTTTTTCTCTCCTTCTCTTTATTGTCTATACTTATATTAAATTGGCTCCTATTGTTTAGCCTTAAAGACTCGAACTCTTATTTATCTATTACACATATACTATTTAAATCTATTACTAATCTCTTCTTATTACATTTACTACTTATCTCTTCTGGTAAGTATATTATTAATCTATTATCTTTATCTAACATAAACTTATTATTATTATCTATTGTACTAAACTCTATATCAGATATATTCTTCTTTATTATGTCTATTAACTTATACTCATTACTTTTATCATCTTTTATTATGGTTAAACAATCACTATCATAATATATTAGATCTCCATCTTCATCAATTATATAATATCCATTAGTACCTTCTGCTACTATCTCATAATAATGGTTTAACTTTATACTATCTTTAAAGTTCTTTAATACATATGTTATGTATGCTTTACCTTCTGGTTTAATTACTTCTAAATATTCTCTGTCTACTCTTATCCATGCACTTATTATCAATATTTCTACTTTATTTTCATCACTTTGTACATTTCTACACAAGAATAAATCTTTTTCATCTAATCTCTTTGCTCTATAATCTAAACCATGTTGACTTGATAATATCCATTTAAATATCTTTAATTTCTCTTTTCTTACTTTAACCCAATATTGACATTCATAATATAGGTTTTCAATCATTTTATTTACCTCCTTATGTGTATATACATAGATATACGTATGTAATTATATTTGTTTTTGTTTTATTTACTTATTAGACATTTATACCTAAAATAGCGGTTTTTATAGTATTTATGCTGAAAAGTGCCTTCTTATCCCTTGATATAGCTCATTTCTTCAAAACGGAACTTTCATCCTTATTTCCATATATGACTTTAACATACGGGCGGGGGTAGTTCCTCCTCGACAAAATAATAAATTTCAATAATATTATTTAAAACGAGGGTAACTAAAAAAGCAGAAAAAGGGTAAAAGTTTAGTAATACCAAACAAAAGTACGTAAAAGTTAAACACTTTTTTCGTAAAAGTTTAGTTGTAATAAACTTCATATCACAATAAGTAGATAAAAATATAAGCAAAAATAGTTATATTTCTAAAAGATATTTCTATTTCTGAGTAATAATATATAATGTTATATGGTTGCTCGCTGACGCTCGCAATATATATATTAGCTCGTAGATATAAATACTTTTTAAATCGGTCGGGGCTTACGCCCCTCCCTTATATATACTCTATAACTCTAATACTATCTCATCCATATCTTCTTCTATACCAGCTTCAGGACTAACATCTAAACCTTGTTCTATTGCTGCACATATTATCTTGTCTATAACAAAATCATCCTTTAATCCTGCTATTCTATTAACTAATTGTAATGCTTCTTTACTCATATTATTAATCTCCTCTCAAATATATAATTTTCAAATAACAATTCTATTAATAAGCACCTTTATTTATACAATCTTTTATAGCTATTTCATCTCTTATTTGTTTCTTTATATCATTTATTGTATCTATTTCTTTAGCTGTTAAGCTATTAAGACCATATTCATACTCTTTTATCATATGTAAAGCTCTTTTATATGCTTTAATTAATTCTTTTCTATTCTTAGATTTTATATCTATATTAATCACATATATCACCTAATATAATAGATTCATTATTGCATTTCTATAGGCGATATAACCTTTATCTACATCATATTTAACTCCATATAAGTCACGTTTATCATCCCATGCCTTATCTATTTTCTTTATAAGCGTTAATCTGCTATTAATTATTCTATCCATATCAATCAATCTCCCTTATATTAATAATAATAAAAAGAGAGCCATATAGACTCTCTTATGTAAACTATAGAGCAGCAAATCCATTAGTTATTTGTTGTGATTCACCGTTCTTCTTAAATAAACTTTTAATTGTTTTACCTAATCTTTGTACATTTTCTCCTTTAGCTAACTCTCTAGGATTAAGATCTCTAATGCCTATATTAACAGCACATGCAGCTGCTTCTATACCAGTCTTAACCATACCTGCACCAATAGTAGCTCCTATTTCAACACCAGCTAAAGTTACTTCTCTACCTACTCTGTTTACAACATTACCAGTAGAACCTGCTATCATAGCTGCTTTCTTAGTAGCTTGTGTTATCTTTAATCCAGTCTTAGCTGCTTTAGCTGATAATTGTACTGCCTTCATTTGATCGTTACTTAAACCAAATGCTATTACTAAGTATGAGAATGTACTATACATTTCTGGAGCCCATGGTTGTAATAATATTACTATATTTTCTTCTGGTATCTTAGCTCCTCTTAATATATCTGTTTGGATTATTTCCATCTTTTCTTGAGAGTCAGCTATTAATGAGAAACTATTCTTAACTAATTCTTCATCTATTGTATAAGCTGATGGATCTAATACTCCTGCGTTTATTCTAGCTTTCATAGCTACTTCAATTATTCTTCTTTGGTTATCATTAAATACTTCCTCGTCTATCTTTAATGCATATCCGTCTGCTTCACTTCCGTTTAATTCATGTCCTTCTTCTGATAACATATTAAATAAGTTTGCTTGTAATTCCTCTAACATTTTTTGTGATCCTTTTATAATTTTCATTTCAATCGTCTCCTTTTTCTTCTTATAATTTTATTTTTGATAATATAAAGAAGCCCCTATATTAATAGAGGCTTTATTAGCTATTAATTAAACATTAGCCCAGTTGATGTTACTTGCATCAGTTGTAGTTGTATTAGTGAAACTAACATCAGTACCTGCATTTTCTACTGGAGCTTGAGCTTGTTGTTGAGTTTCTTCAGGTGTAGCTATTGGTTGGTTATTACTATCTTGTGCAACAGCAGTATTATTTTCTGTTGGAGCTGTAGTGCTTTCCATTCCAAAGTTTGGTGTAGGCACATAACTATTAGTTGGTTGAGCTACAGGAGCAGTACCTTGAACCATAGTTGGTTGCTTTAATGTATCTCTCATAGCTTTTAATTGCATTATCTTATCCATATCTCCCTTATTAATAGCTTCTATGATTTGAGCATCTAATGCTTCTCTTAAAGCTTTATCAGGGTCAATTACTTGTGAAGCTGGAGCCATTCCTCCCATTACCATTCCACCAGTACTTGCAACATAATTAGTTAAAGCATTATAAGCGTTTGTTCTTAAAGCTATTAACTCTGTATTAGTCTTTGGTATGAACTTAGCTAAGCTTAATCTAACGTTATAGATTCTTTCTGCTATCATCTTATACACATCTTTAAAAGCTTGCATTTCTTGACCAGTTAATTGTGTACCAGATTTAGTCTTACCAGTTCTAATATAATCTAAAGCTGTACCTGAAGCTATACCTTGAATAAAGTCAGGGATATGAATAGTTGTAACTTCTGGAGCTACATCTCCTACAGGGATAGTGTTAAGAACTTCTGCTAAAGTTTCTAAGTTAGCTAAAAAGCTACCAGTTGAAGTCTTCTTAATAACTGTTCCAGCATTGTCTAATGCTAAAGCGTGATTTCCTTTGAATACTAATACTACATTTTTCATAATTGTTTCCTCCTATGCTTTTTAGGGAAGCTTAACCCATAATATTATTTTCTTCCACTCTGTATTTCTTATACGGGCTTGTGACCGTCATTGGCTACATTAGAAGAAGGGAGAGAACTCCCTAATTATTCATTTAAAAGACCTATTTCTTTTTTCTTTTCTTCGAAACATTCTTTACCATAGAAATCTATAGCATTACCGTAGATGTTTTCAAAGTAACCACATATAGGACATTCAGTATGTTGTAATAATTGTTCTTCTTCATCATCAATCATTTTTGATCCACATACAGGACAGATGTCATCATTTTCTATTTCTTCCCATCCTTTTACCTCTTCTTCAGTTGCTACTCCTGTTGTTATTTTTGTAATTTTCCAATTTGTCATATTAATCAATCTCCTTTAAATTAAAATATTATTTAGCCTGTCATCATCAGGTGTAGTAGGCTATCTCTACACGACGGCATATTTCTATACCGTTTCGACTAATTCATACTTGTTGTATATTTAAATAATATTTCTGAGTGTTTCCTGTCAACCATAGCTAACAATTCGTCTCTATATTTATCAGGAATAACTTCACTCTTAACAATATTGATAAGTCTTGCAATACCTGTAATTGTACCTGAAGACTCTATTTCTTTTTTTAGCTCTTTAATTTCATCATCAGAATATCTTCTTAACTCATGATATCTTTGGTTATGAAGAGCATCTATTTCACTATGCATACTAAATGGACATATTTCGTAATAGCATTTACAGATACTATCTAATTCTTCTATAGTTTTAGCTCCATTAATTCTAGTACGAATATGGTCTACTTTCTTTAAGAATTCTTTTCTAGATAGTTCTTCGTACTTGTTGTTTATTGTAGATACTTGATCAAGATATTTTGGCATGTTGTGTAACAAATCTTCAACTGTTCCTTTAATTAGGTTTTTCATACCCCATGCCTCTTTAACAAAGTATTCGCCTTCAACAACGATATCTCCTATCTTAATGTTTCCTATTTCTAATCCTTTTAATGTGAATTTTGTTTTCATATCAATCAATCTCCTTTAAATTCAAATATAGTTTGGCTTGTCATCATCAGGCACAGGAAGCCATCCCTGTACGACGGTATTTCTACCGTTTCGACTAATCTATGCAAATAGTTTCACTATGCTTACAATTATTGCAGAATAGATTTCTTATTCCAGCATCTATATTAGATTCGGATAGTTTCTTTCCACATACAGGACATGTTTTACCATCTACAGATTTTTTAAGATTAGCGTAATACATTCTACGCTCTAACATTCTCTCTAAAATCTTTTTAGATCCTATATCTGTAAATTGTTCTAAGAATTTTATTTCTTCATCAGAACACATAACAAATATGCTGTATAATCCTTCATCACTTTCGTACTCGATTATTCCATTGTTATTGATAACAATAAAATAGTTGTCATATATGTTTACCATAGATCCATTATCATAATAGAAGTTTTCTCCTTCTCTTATTTCTTCTACAGTATATAATCCAGATATTCCTTCGTAAGCTGGTATAAATATTTTCATATCAATCACCTCATAATGTAATAATATTTCTGTTTCGGCTACCTAATAGCCATCATCAGGTGGACTGTATCTTCCACGACAGAAAGAGCCAGATATTTCACTGACTCATAATAATATTATTGAACCATAAATGCATTGCAATCTTCTGCCTCTGCTTTTGGTACTATCTTATCCATAAGCTCCCATGTCTTTCTAGTAAATGATTTATACATTACACTAGTTAGTTTGCTTTGGTCAAAGATTTCTACGTTATGACCTTTAACTCTTAATAGCTCATTAAGTCTAATAACTTCATGAAGCTTAGCAGGTTCTATATCATTACCAGTCTTAGTTTTACCATTAGCAATCCATGCATTTCTAGTATTTTCGAATGTAGGAATAACTACAGTATGTGGTAATAATACTGCTACTTTATAGTTTAATCTTTGAGTTGGCATACTTTCTAATAGCTTATTTAATAGTTGTAAGCCAATAATAGATAAGTTTTCTCCTTTAAATGAGATAGTAGATTGAGGATTACTACTGTCTGTTAAGATAGCAGTGTTGCCTCTCATAGCCATAGTAAATATTCTTTTCTTGATAGTTGTATTTGTATTCATTGTGAATACCTCCTTTAATTTAATATAATTGATTTAGTTTATAATCAAAAAGAAGTACTATTTCTTTTATGATTTCTTATGGCACTCGTAGAGCTAAGTACAACCGTTGGTGGTTTTACCCACCAAAGAGAAGCACTCTTCTCACGAATACTCACAAAACGCTCTATTTCTTACGAGCGAAGCGAGTTTTCTTCTTTCTAACAGTTAGCGTAGCGAAGCGGAGCTAACTTGTCATAGAAAGAAATATTTCTAATTTCTCGATAACCGAAGGTAGTTACTTTTAACTCAAACCCGTAGGGCTTAACGTGAGAAACTACCCCCGCAGGGGAAAGGTAACGCTTATGCATTTAAACCATCTAACATTCTAGCAAATTCAGCCATCATATCCTCTTCAGGACTATTAGTTGAAGGTGCAGTTTGTTCAGGTTGTTTTGTAAAGTTTAAGCTAACACTAGGAGCACTATTACTAACTGTTTGTTGATTATTATTTCCATCTAAGAAATCTAACCCTAAACCAGTATATGCATCTTGAGAAAGTTGCTCCATTCTCTTATTATTAGCAGCTACATGTTGAGCTACTAAATTGTTAATAAGAGCTTGTTGAGATTCTGTAGCTGGTTCATATTTAATACTAGTGTTATTTAATCTTTTGTTTATTAAAATAGCTTTAGCTGTATCATATTTACTTGGTTCGTATACATAACAAATAGCTTTACCGTTATCCATAACGAATCCCATATACTTAGTCTTAGATATAGCATGACATGAACCTATTTCAGTTTCTATTCTGTCATGGTCTTTTACATCTCTAGCTTGAGTAAATAATTTAGCTGATTCTAGTGCAGCTTTTATTTCTTCTTTCATACCGTACATACTTGGATCATATATGGTTATTGCATCCATTCTTTTAGAAGCTTCAAATATAACATTTTTATATTGAGCTAATATACTTATGTTATTGTTTGAATAAATTTTCAAATCGCTATTAATTTGAACAGGAGTTTGCTTCTTAACTGTTTCTTTATTCTTCACTGGTACTTTAAATTCAGCATTTGTTTTCATGTTTAATTTAGCTTCTAATTTTGTAATCATATCTTTTAAGTATTTATTCTCTTCTACAAGCTCTTTATTTTTATCAGCTATCTTAGATAAACCTTTAACATCTGATTTTAATTCAGAAACTTGTTCTTTTAATTTATCTACTCTCTTGTTACTGTTAGTAGCCTTTCTCTTTTCATTAGCTAATTCTTTCTTTAATGATTTGATAATAGCTTCAGCTTCTGCATTTTTTACTTTTAAAGCTTCTAATTCACTCTTATCTACTTCAACTGGAACTTTAACTTCTACTATTTTTTCTTTCTCTACTTCTACTACATTTGAAGATAATAACTCTTCTTGTCCTAATACTTTTAATGCTTCTATTGTGTTGTTTATAATACTAGTTGCAGCTTCCTTTCTTTCTTGTAATTGTCTTTCCATTATTTCTATTGCTATCTTTTTCATCTTTCTTTACCTCACTTTATTATTTTCTTTGCATTCTTATTTTATATCTTTGAGTATAATAAAAGGCACAACTATGTAAGTCATGCCTTATCTTTATCTTATAATAATACAACTCCACAAGATGTATTTATTATATAATCTTTTATTCTAATTTTTCCTTGATAAGGGAAAGCTAATCTACCTATCTTTGATAAGTTCCCCTCTTTTGTTTTTACACATAATAGAACACCGTTAGTACCTGCGTCTAAGCAAGTGTCTATTTTCTCTCTTATAGCGTTCATTTCTATTGATGTTTCTATATTAGATTCATCACTATTTTTTGTAAAGCAAACTGGTTGTACAAATGGAGCATTAAAACTTTGTTCGTTATTTGTATATATTTCACTTAAGAATACAGCATCAGTATATTCAAATGCGTATATATCAACAACAGCTTTTAATCCTTCTTCTGTAACAACAGCTTTACCTGAGAATTTTTCTTTAATTGAAACCATACCATACTCAGTCATAGATAAACTATCTTCGAAATCTAATTCATCTCCTAAGCATAAATCATAATCAGAGAATGTAACAGTTAAGTAACAAGCTGATTCAGCTACTTCTCTTTTGCTTTGTTCTGTATCATATGGATTACATACATATTCTACTACAAATTCTTTTGGGAAGATGTCTAATATAGCTCTTAAGCTAGTTGGTCTTTCTTTTACTTTTAATTCTCCGTTAACTATTTTAGCAAATGGAGCTGACATAGCTATCTTAACTGTGTTAACTGGATCTACTCCATATTTAGCTCCTACAGTGTATATAGCATTTCTTAATTTAGCAGCAACTTCTTTGATATAGCTGCTTGTTATAGTATTGTCATATTGCTTCTTACCATATAGATTATTAATGATATCCATAGCAACTCTAGCAGCAGTTATTATTTGATTCATAATAACATCCTTTTGGTTAGAGTTTTGAGAAGCTGTTACTACTCTGTTCTTGAATACTTGGTAAGCATCATTATTGCTTACTTTTAATAACTCAACAATAGGCTCGAATCCTTTCATGTAACCAGCATTTATAGCGTCTTTACAATCTCCACCTAAATTATCGATGTAAGCACTATTTAATTCATCTTTATCATTAACATCTACTTCACTCATTGGTTTACCATCTATTATAGCTTCCATTGAGTATTTTTTAGAAACTGTTCCTTTAAATATCTTTTCTGATATTATATCTTCTATGTTGTTTTTAACAACTGTATTCTTAATAATGTTAGACTTTGTTTTATTAGTCATATTGATTAATGAATTGATATCATAACCAATATCTTTTGATTTATCCTTAGTAACGTCTATAGATAACTCTTGAAGAGCTCTACCTATGATATCCATGTCATATGCTATTGTAACAAGATCTTCTGGTTGGATAGCTGTCATATCAATCTTTCTTATTCTCTTTTGGAACTCTTTTATTTCATGAGCAGATACTCTTATAAATATTGAAGCTCTGCTGAACTTAGATATAGCTAAAGCCTTGTTTACATTGTAATTAAACACTGATACATATCTATATCCAGCTTCTGGCTTTTCACCTATGTTCTTAACAACTCTTTCAACTTTCTTAGCATTTACCTTCCCATCTTTATCTAAATATTGATAAGTTGAAGTAGCTAAAGTTAAAGCTGCTTCTATACCAATAGTAGTTATACCTACCATTGAACCTGTCGCAAAAGATGTTACTGCGAAAGCTCTTTGTATGTTATCTAGCTTTCTAGTATCTACTTTTGTTAAATAATCTAACATTCTCTTATCTATTCTCTTTTCACTGTTATATAATCCTGCTACACCATTAGCAACATTAAACTTAGATGCTTCTGTTATTTTCATCATTTCGTTTGAAACAGCCTCCATTAAAGTATTTGCTCCATTGTTGTTGTTGTTTAATAATATTTTCATCATTGTTTCCTCCTAATATCTTCACTCTTTGAAGATTTCCTTAATTTTTTATCTTTTATTTTTATATTTTAATTTAAATGGTGAGTTTTAAAGGTATACACTCACCGAACCTATTACACAATTACTCAATCAATACTACTCGAATAAGTTATTCCAAATACTTATTTCGTCCTGTACTGATTTATCTTTCATATTAACATTTTTATTATTTAGCTCTATATAGTTCTTAGCATCATGTCCACAATCAATAAATGGAGTAACACCACCATGTGTAGCTATTGAACCTGTTGATTCTTGGAATGATTCAGTTCTTTCAACATACACTCCTTCTATTATAGTGACCAATTCTTTTTCGAATACGACTGCGAATCCGTCGTAATCTGTATCAAATCCTGCTAATTTGTGTTTTACACTATTATCAGCAGCTATTTTTATTGTACCGTATGATGAGTATACAAAATATTTATATAGAACTAAAGCTTCTTCTTTAGTTATCATACCTGATTTCACATAACCTTGTAGTCTTCTATTTATTTGTTTCTCTGTTAAGAAGACTACAAGTTCTATTTCCTCTGTACCCGGAGTAGGGTATTTAATAATACAAGCAGATAATACTTCTCTTAATTTCATATCCTTCTCATAATCATTTAATGTATTATCATTTTCTATAGCATCTATTACTTCTCTATTTAATTCTAAAACATCAGTTGAATAGCATTCTATAGCACCTCTACTATCAACTCTTAATACTGAGTCTAATTTACCACTAGTAAATACATAAGTATTATCAAATAAAGCTCTTTGGAATAGTGAGTTTAATTCTACTCTACCTCTTCTATAAGCAGCTTCATGTTTCTTAGTTGCATCTCTTAATATACCTGATACGATATATTGATCAGAGAATACTTTAGAAGCAATTGCTCCTCCATTATGTTTTGCAACATTTATTAAGTACTCTGATACATTTATATCATCTTCTACTAATGATTTAGTTGTATCACCTATAGCATTTACATAATTGTGACATTCTTCTATACCTCTTTTGTATAAGAAGTTGCAAGTAGCTTCTTTATCTTTTACAGCCATTTTATCTGTCATTTGTATGGCTGTACCTGATTGTGTGCCTTTAGCTATATCTAATAGATAAACATCACATTTATCTTTTAAGTTTAAATCCAATAACTTAGCACCATTACTATCTAGTATCATTGAGATATTGTCTCTATTACCTATGATAGTATAATCTCTACCTTCTACTAAGTTTTCAATTAATTTGTGAGCCATTACATTAACTAGCTCTTGAATAAATGCTTCTCCAAATACTTTAGCATATATCTTATTGACTCTTAGCTGAGCTGAAAACCAGATGGCTTGAGCTGGTGAAATGTTAAATCCATTTTCTTTGAAACAATCTGATAACCATTCTGCTGAGAACCAAACAGCTCCATCATATTGGTTATCATCTATTTCAACTCCTACAGAGTCTAACACTTCCTTAGCAATTTTATCAAAATCATCAGCACCAGCTATGGTCCTGTTTATTAATAATAGGCCATGTTTAGCTGTACCTATTTTTCCGAACTTAATAGCTGGAGTTGCGAATAAACCTATTCTTGAAGCTAACTTCTTGAATTTAGCTATTGGCATCTCTTCTCCTTTTTCTAATAGCTTGCTAACTGTTCTTCCACCAACAGTCTCTAATATGTCCCAAGCTTCATTATGGTCTATACTAGTCATTAGTATTTGACCATTTCTTTCGTTTGAAGGTGTCCATATGAATGGTGAAATAGTTTTATTAACTACATCTCCTTCCATCTCTTGGCCTTTTATTCTAACAGCAGGATATCCATTAACATCTGTTACTATGGATAATCCATTATCAAGAACGGAAGCAACTAATAATTCACTAGCTTCTTTCTTTTCTTTCTTAGTTATACCTTTAAAATTCTTTTCTAAATCCTTAAATTGGATAAGGAATATATCCTCCACATAATCATGTCTCATCTTACCTTTAACTTCTCCACAAACAACCTTTCTAGTTGTTTTTCTTCCATCTGGTAATACTTGAACGACATCTACCTCCCCTTCTGTAACGGATCCATTTCTTTTAACGAACTCTCTCATTACAGGGCTGTTACCTCCTATAGTATTGTACATATCAAACACTAAGTTTTCTAAATCATCTACTCCTGTTATAGTAATCATTCTGATAACTGGAGCCCAGTTATATAGATTTTGTTTCATAAATCTCTTAGCCATTACATCATGTAACTCCTTGTTCATTTTAGCAGCCTTTCTGCTATTGTTGTTTGTAGCTTTGATTACTACTTTTTTCATATTGCTTCCTCCTTCTACATTATTGTTGTTCCCTAATACGTTGTTTAAATTTGACATAATTGCACCTCCATTGAGCGGGCGGTTCGTTGACCATAATGCCACATACTCTGTGCATAGTGTATGAATAATACACATTTATACCTATATATACGTAATGCATATATAGGCATAATCTATATTATTTATACAATATTTTATAGCTTATTCCTTTGGTTACATTCACATGTCCTTTCATGCTCTGTTTAATGCCTAATTGTATACCTCCATGACTATATTTATACTCATATACTTTACCTCTGAACTTAACTATATCTCCTATTTTTGTATTTTTATCTCTAGGTATTGTATTAGTATCCTCTGCTATCCATATGTGATCTATTCTCATAACTATGTGTAGTTTCTTATCTTTCTTAGATCTTAATGCTATTCCTACATTAGTTAATAACATAGTCTTAGTCTTATATCCTCCTGAGAAACTATCAGTGAACTTACTACTAATACACTCTACCTTACCTTCTACTATGAAGTTATTAAATGGTTTTAACCTCTCTAACTCATGTCTATAATTGTTTGATTTCTTCATCACTTTACCTCCTACTGTTTATTTATTTTATTTTCTTTCCTTGCAAGTCTCTAGCCATCATTTTAAACAACTTTGATATCTTATATGATAGCTTCTTTTCCTTGTCTTCTTGATCGAATTGTTCATCTAACCATTTGTCATAAGCTAGATCCTCTAAGTGCTTATTATAAGCTGCTTTATTAGCACTTAATTTATCAAACATAGATGTATCTATTCTTTCTTCTTTTACTTCTACTACTTGTTCTTGTTTCATAATATTCACTCCTTGTTCTCTTCTCTTTTCATTTAATGACTTTACTTTACCTGAAGCCATTAATCTTCCGTTTACTCTTGTTGCTTTTACTTCTTTTAAGTTTTCCATTTTATTCACCTCTGTCTAATCAATCTTTTATCATTAGACCCTTTCGTTTATTTTTATTTTGTTTAACTTAATAGACCTGGGGCTAAAATTCTTAGCTTTTTATCTATTATCAATAACTAGGTACTGCTTCGAAAAATTATAAAAATTTTGCTCTATATAGGAAAAATTTGTAAATTGGTGTAGAAAAATATATAAAAATATATATGATGAAAGTTTTCAGAATTTTCTGACAATTTAAAATAAATAAAATACTAGAATATATTAATATATAGGAAAAATATATAAGGAGGACAATTTTATGGCGAACCTAAAGATAGTAACAGGAGATAAACAATTAAAGAGAGTCAAAGGGCGTCTTACGTTTGAAACTAAATTAATAGAGAATGAAAATGGAGAAGAAGAAATATTAATAACAGGTAGCATGACAACTCATAGATATATAGATGATATTAATAAAATAGAAAGTAGTAGATATGTTTTAAAAAACGTCAAGGTTTTTAATGAAGTATTTGGATCAGAAGATTTTAATATCTTATATAACTTTACTGCTGAAGAATATTCTATAAAAAATGGAGAAACGAACTTATCAGAAGAAATGGTTGAAAAATTAGAAAAAGAAATATATAAAGATGATGATAGTAAATTATGGGAAGGGGGTGAGTAATATATTATGGAAATAAATAAGGAGATTTCTCTACAAGAAAGAGAGGATGCAATAGCTAAAAAAGAAGGTTTCATACAAGCTATGTCAAATAACTTTTGAGGACATAGTGTTGTTGGAGTAGAGGCTAAAAAAGCAGCTATGGCAATGTTATCTACTAAGACAGGCCTATTTGCTAAAGTGCCAATTGTTTGTAAACAAAGTGATTGTCCATATGCGGCTACTTGTGGTTTATTGGAATATGATTTAGCTCCTTTAGGAGAAAAATGTCCAGTAGAAACGGCCATGATAGAAACAAGATGAAACTATTATATGGAAGATTACAATCTAGACGAAGCCAGCTTTACTGATCAAACATTAGTAGCTGAATTAATTAATATAGATGTAATGTTAGAAAGATGTAAAGCTATATTGTCTAAAGAACAATTGCCTATAACAGATGTAGTTGCAGGTATGACTGAATCAGGAGAAGAATATACTAGACCAGAAGTATCTAAAGCTTATGAACTATATGAAAGATGTTTAAATAGAAAAGATAAGATTCTTGATAATATGCTTGGAACTAGAAGATCACAAAAAGGACAACAAGGTAATACTTTATCTGTTAATGAGATGCTTGATAATGCTATTAGTACTGAATTTATTGTAGAGGAAAGACCAGATAATTTATAAGAGGTGATTTAAATGAGTAAAGGAAGAAAAATAGCTGAAGGTATGACTGAATTTGCGGCTGGTTTATTTTCAGCAGCGAGTAATAAAGCTGAAAGTAGACTTGCTAAAAGATCAGCAGCAGGGATTTTAGCACAAGGAGTTACTAAATCTAAAAGAGAAGCTTTAAAGATGGGGCATGAATTAACTAATGAACTTATGCAAAAAGAAAGCTATAAAATGGGAGCAGCTGTTGGTAATGCAAAAGTATTTAAAGGGATAACTGATTCTTTTAAAGCAAGAGAGTCTGGTGCTACTGCTTTAGAAGCTATTAAAAAGGGGCATATGGTTAATGGTCATATCAGTGCAAAGAAAGTTGCTGGAACTGCGTTTACTGTAGGAGTTGCTGGTAGAGTTGTTACTGGTGGAGGATTATATAGAGATAGATACGGTAACTTCAATTTACCTGGAGTACCATTTATCTAATTTATAAGTGCAGTTTAATAGCTGCACTTTATTACTATAAACATAAGGAGTTGATTAAATGTCGTTATTAGGTAGAGTAAATAAACTTATGGGTAACATTAATGATGTATCTATTGGTATCGCTGCTAAAGTAGGTAAGATTACTAATAAAATCTTTAAACATGTTCCTGGATTAATTGAAGGAGGAGCTGGGGCCGCTGATAAAGGAATTCATATGGGGAAAGACTTTATTGGCAAAATAAAAGATGGTTCTGTAAAAAGAGCTGTTAAAAGAGGAATAGGGAAAACAAGCACAACAATATTATCTGATGATTCTTCTTATAATATTGTAGGTAAAGTTGGTATTAGTAGAAAGCCTTTATTCTTAGATGATTTAAGTAGAAGAGGAAAACAGTTCGTAAATAATGGAGCTGCTGTTTTTGATACTATATCAAGAGACTATAATATCGTTGACGGCCATAAGGTCAAAAACCCATTACAGCTTATAAGAAAAGATGAAGAAAGTTTAGTAGGATATAAAGCTACTAAAAGAGGTGTTTTATTAGCAGGTGCAGGTATGGCTATTATAGGAACTCCTGATGCAGCTAAACAATTTATAGAAGATAGAAAAGGAATAAATCCTGATGGTCAAGTTACTACTTCCGCTCCAAGAGTTCCTGCTTATGCACAAGACGGTGGAGCTACTGGTGATTTAGTATTTGCTTTAAACAATTTAAGACATGGAGGAATGATGTAGTATGAATGAAGAAGAATTAAAAGCCTTGTATGAAGAGTATGTAGCTGGTGGAGGTAAGCTATCTTATTCTAAATGGAAAAGAAGACATAGAAAAAATGATAAGAGAAAAAATGCTAGACAAGAAGATCAAGCTTATGAAAAGATGCTTAAAGACAGAGAAAAAGCTATAAATGAGAAACGAGCTTCTTTATTAGAACATAATGAATTAAATAATCTTAAAGGCAATCCTTTGTATGAAAAGATAAACAATATATTAGGAGAAGATACTGATTATTTTGACGCACAAGGTGCTATTAATAGAGCAAGAAGAAGTGGCGTAATAGAAAGTAATGAAGATCTTGAAAGTATGAAAAGATTCCTTTCTGAAAATGAAGGACTGTTTTATGATTACGAAGGAGAAAGGATTAAATATAGTAAGCCTGAAGAATTGTTTGATGTCGATTCTGAAATAAATAAATTTACAAAAGAATATGATAAAGAGCATAATGTTGTTTTTAGAAAAGAAGCAGAAAAAGAAAGTAAAAAACAAACTAAAAAGAAAGTTAAGGAAAAGATAAAAGAAGAAACTAAAGAAGTTATAGAAGATGTAACTAAAGAAGGAATGAATGAAGCAGAAGATAAACTAGAAGAATCTGTATTTAAAAAGATATTTAATAAAAGAAGCGTCGGAGTAATAATAAACACTGGTGTGGCTATCTCTGATTATAAAGATGCTAGAAATCAAGGTAATGGTGTTGTTAAATCAGCTGCTAAAGCGGGGGCCATGTTCGTAACGGGAGAGGTTCTTCAAGGAGCAGCATTCCCTGTAATGTTAGCTAAACAGTTACCTTCTATGGTCGTTAGTAGTGTAGACTCATTACAAAAAGTAACTAGAGAAATGAATAGTTCTCAAAGATTTCAAACATTTGGAGAAGCTGAATTTCATGATACTCGACAATTAGCTACAATGAGACAAGCTGGTATGGAATTAGCTAAGATGTCACAATACAATTTACAACAATCAATTATGGGGAATGAAGCTCAATATATGCATCGCATATAGTAAAAATAAAAAACAGGATAATAAAGGAGATATTAAAATAATGAATGTAATGGATATTTTAAGTAAAGATACTATTAGAAATTTTATATATGATAACAATTCTAAAATAAAAATATTATTAGGAAGTAGAAGAGTTGGAAAAACATCTGCTTTATGTTTATCAACAGTAAGAGATATGCAAGCGAACAATGAATCTGATGTGTTATTCTGTTGCAGTTATGTAGCACAAAAAAAACATATCTTACAAACTATTAAAGAAATATGCTCTGCTTTAGATTGCGAATATGAATTAGTAAATGACAAAGTTATTATTAATGATAATACATTGTATATAAAAAGTATTAACGAAATAGAAAGAGGAGACGCTAGAGGATTAAGATTAAAACATTTAAAAGTCGACGAGCCTTATTTTTCTAGAAGAGCTTTTGATGATTTACTATCATTTTTCAAACTAAGTACTATATGAGCAAATAATGAAGAAGTTAGTATATCAATAGCAGGAACAACTCCATTAACTAAAGAGTTATGTAGCAGTTGTTATATTACTAGATATATAGCAAAAGCTAGTGAAGCATATAATGAATCAGAAATAGAAGAATTTAAAAAGTATTTAGATGAAAGAACATACAAAAGAGAAATATTATTAGAATTTGATGATGAACCTTTTGACTTATTTTTCTAATCAACATGTAAGGAGTGAAAACAGTGGCAATAAATAGAGCTCAGTCCAAGAAGCTTAAAGAAATTATGGATGACCCTATATTATGGTCTCAAGCTTTTTTAAAAACTTTCGATCCTAGAAAAAAAGAATACGTGCCTTGAACAGCTAGATGATATCAAGTTGAAATGTTAAGAGACAAAAGTGTTAGAAAAGTATATAGATGTGGAAGACGTATAGGGAAATGTATCCCTGGTCATACTAGAGTATTTAATCCTAAAACAGGAGAAAGAGTAACAGCAGAAGAGTTATATAAACAAGGTCGAGCTCATTTTGTAACTATGACAGATGATTATAAGATGAGTCCTCACTTTACTAATGAAATAACAGATAACGGAATTAAAGAAGTCTTTAGAGTTACTACAAAGTCAGGTAGGCACATAGATGCTACGGGAAATCACCCATTATTTACTGCTAAAGGATGACAAGCAATAGATTTCTTAAAACCAGGAGATAGAGTAGCATTAGCTGGTAACTTAGGATATTTCGGTAATCACTACATGAGCGAAAATGAAATAAAACTATTAGCTTACATGATTGGTGACGGTAATTGCTCTACAAAGGCTATTAGATTCTGTACAGCTTCTGAAGAGATAAGAAGTGAATTAGAAAGAGCAGTTAACTATTTTGACTGTGAATTAGTACAATATAAAAGCAATAGAAACATAGATTATAATATTGTAAAAAAACATAACAGGAATAATAGAATCTATCCTAACAATATTAAAGAGATTTTAGAAAAGCACGAATTGTTTGGGAAAACATCTCATACTAAATTCGTTCCTAAAGATATATTTAAATTAAGTAAAAACGATACAGCTTTATTCTTATCTAGATTATACGCTACAGATGGTTGAGCATATGCTAGAAATAATAAACAACAAATAGGATATAGTTCTGTATCAAGAGAACTTATTTCTGATATACAACATTTATTATTAAAGTTTGGAATTAATAGCTATGTTGTAACTAAGAAAAATAAATATAATGGAACAATTAAAGTTTGTTATCAGCTTTTAATAACAGATTCTATAAACGTTATTAAGTTCTATAAAGAGATTGGTATTTTCTCTAAAGAGAAAGTTATGAAAGAAGCTTATGAATTAGCTTTAATAAATAATAAATACGATACTTATCTACCAAAAGAGATATTAGAATTCGTAGAAGAAGATAGAATTAAACAAGGATTATCTAAAGCTGATTTGTGTAAAACAAATCCTAATGTTAGATTAAGAATGAATTATGATATCCAAAGGAGTAGATTAAAAGAATTCGCTAATGTATTAGATAATGAAGATTTAAAAGCTTTTGCAGATGGTGAATTTATCTTTGATGAAATAGTTTCAATACAATCCTTAGGAGAGATGCAAACATATAATTTATCTATACCATTAACAATGAACTTTGTAGCAGAAGACTTTATAACTCATAATACTGAAACAATGGTAGTTGAGATGTTATATATGGCTAGTAGTAATAAGAACTTTAGAATACTTATGGCTGCTCCATATGAAAACCAAATCAGAAACATGTTTACAAGATTAAATGAGTTAATAGCAGAATCTCCATTATTAAAACAAACAGTAGTTGCTTCTACAAAGAACCCTGCAAAAATAGAATTTGCTAACGGATCTATGATACTAGGATTTACTACTGGTGATGATGCAGCTTCTATAAGAGGACAAAAAGCAGACTGGATATTCATAGATGAGGTTGACTTCATGAGTGAATATTGTTTCGAAGTTGTTGCTGCTGTTGCTATAGAGAGACCTGAAATAGGTATAACAGTTTCATCTACACCTTTAGGTAAACGTAGTAAGTTCTATCAAATGTGTACAGATAAGAGTATGGGATATTCTCAACATTATCATCCATCTACACATAACCCTAACTGGAATGCTCAAATGGAAGCAGAACTTAAAGCTCAATTAACAGCTGAAGGTTATGTGCATGAAGTTTTAGCTGAGTTCGGTACACAAGAAACAGGGGTATTTGATAAGAATAAATTAGATGCTGCTCAAAAGTTTTATAATTATGCTTATAATGAATTAGATTATTTCCAAAAAGAAAAACTACAAGAAACAGGATTATACCCCTTCATGGAATTGTATGACAGAACAAATCCTCCTCCTAGAAATGTTTTTAGAACTATGGGGGTTGACTGAGATAAATATGGAGCTTCATCTTCTATTTTAATATTAGATTATGATGTAAACTTTAATAAATTTAAAGTATTAAAAAGAGTAGAAGTTCCTAGAAGTGAATATTCTTATGATGCAGCTGTTAATTTAATAGTTGAATTAAATGCTCTATATAATCCTAGCTGAATATATTGTGATGCAGGAGCAGGAGAATATCAAATAGAACGCTTGCATATCATAGGTGATGAAAATCCACAAACAGGATTAAAAGCTAAAGTTAAGAAGTGTAACTTTTCTACTAAGCTTCAAATAATGGACCCTATAACTAAAGAATTAGATAGCAAACCTTTTAAACCATTTATGGTTAACCAACTACAAATAGCTTTTGAAAGAGATAGAATTATATTATCTCCTTACGACGATGTATTAGCTAAACAATTAACAGATTACGAAGTTGTTCAAATGTCTAAAGCAGGTATACCTCAATATACATCAGAAAACGAACACTTTGTCGACGCTTTAGGTTTAGCTCACTTAGCAATGGTTATGGAATTTAAAGAACTAACAGGTGTCGTTGAAGATATAAAAACTACTTCAGACTTCCATATATCTAATAAACAAATGGGTGGAGCAGGAATGTATGCTACTTCTGTTAATAGAATTAATACAGACTCTAGAATATCTGATTTTTATGCTAATAATGATTGAGATGATTTACCTGGAGATAGACAAACATGAGTAGAGGTTGATATGGATTATAGATCAGCTAAAGCTATGTCTAATAGATTTGGTGGAAGGAGTAGTGGTTGAGGTTCTCGTTCTGGAGGTTTTGGTAGAAGAGGTGGATTTAGTAGATAGTAATTAGCGATGGTATTCTATTATATCATCGCTAATATACTTTTATATGAAAGGAGCTGTTAATAATGGATGAAAATAAAAAACGAATAGGTTATGTTCCTGAGCTTAATTACACTGATGATTATTATTCAGAAATAGAATATAGTGAAATAGACAATAATGCACCAGATGAAAAAGACGAAGGTAAAGAAATCATAGACAATTTGATAAATAATATGAATGTATTAAACACATTGATTTCTAAATTGCCAAATGAAGCTTCTAATACAATAAAAGAAGTGTTTGATCCAGTCTTAGATTTTATAAATGAAGAATTAAAAGATAAAGTTGTAGAACCTATTCCTGATGAAGATGATTGGAATTATGCTGATACTGACAACAATGAAAATAGTGATAACGAAAATGATGATAATAACAATAATGAAGATGTTGATAATATGTGAGGAACAGATGACTTCTTTCCAACAGAAGAAGAAGAGTATACAAAAAAAGATATATACGAAAAAGAATATATAAAGAATTTAGTAGACTTATTTTATTATTATAATATTGAGTTACAAAATATAATTACTGAATTTTGAAGAGATTATATTTTAGCAACTAGTAATAAAACAGACAGTGAAATTGGATTAATAATTAATAATATACTATTTAATAGTAACGATATTATAGATAATGCTAAGCATTTGTTAGATTCTGCTGTTAGACAACAAATAATAAAAGATATGAAACTAGATTATCACAAACTTATGTTTAACTTAGAATCAACAATAATAAATTTAAAACAATTAAAAGCCACACAAGAGTTTAGAATTAGATATGCTAATATAGAAAAAACTGACGGTGGAACGAAATCAAATCAATATAACAATAATGTATTAACAGCATCATTAATATCATACGATAAGAAATATGATATAGCTTATGAAAACTTATATCGTTATCTTAATAGCTCAAATAAAGTTATAAAGGATAGTTTTCAAAGTTGAGTTCAAGAAATAAAGTCAAAACAAACATTAATAGAAAGGGAAGGTATAAAACATGAATCTACAACCAATGGGAGATAATTTATTATTAGAAATAGAGGTTAAACAAAAAGAAGAAAAAACAGAAGGTGGATTAATCTTACTTAATGAAGGAACTGAACAATCTTTAAGAACAGATATGGCAAGAGTTGTTGCAATCGGAGAAGGAAGAATGCTAAACAATGGACAGTTATTAATTCCTTCAGTTAATGTAGGAGATCAAGTATTATACAATAAATATGCTGGAACTGAAATACAATTTGATAATAAAAAATACTTGCTATTAAAAGAGACTGATATATTAGCAAGAGTTAAATAATTAAATATGAAAGACAGGTGATAACATGGATTTGTTTGACAAGCTGTTCAAACGAAAAGAAAGTATTGATTTAGATGAAACTCCTGTTGAAGAAAAAGTAACTACATCCAGACCTATAAAAATAAATAAGGCTAAAATAAAAGATTTTGTTGTTAAAGCCATAGGTGCTATAGCTAATCAATCTGATAGTAGAGAAAGATTTGAAAGACCTGAATATAATCTTTGAGAAATAAAAGAAGCTTCAGAGGCTGATTCTTATATAAAAATATCTTTTAGTAAATATTCTTATTTAATATATAAAGAAGGAGCATCTTTAAAAGGTCAAGACGATAGAGTTGAGTATTTAGAAAAAAGATTTAGAATGATGTCTTTTGCTACTCAAAAACCAATGGATATACTTTTTCAAGAAATAGCAGACGACTTAGTTAAATATTCTAATGCTTTTTTAATAAAGAAAAGAGTAGATGCTATTCCTGGTATGCCAGGATTACAACCTATATTTGCTGATAAAATAGTTGGTGGATATTTTAGAGTTGATCCTGCGTCTATAAGAATTAAAAGAGATTTAAATGGTAACGTATTAAAATACGAACAAGGATATGGTAAAAATAAAAAACAATTTTATCCTAGAGATGTTATTCATATGTATTTAGATAAAGATGCAAATAACTCTTTTGGTACACCTAGAGTAATAGCAGCATTAGAAGACGTTAAGCTATTAAGAAAAATAGAAGGTAACGTCAGTGCATTAATATATAGATTTTCTATGCCTTTATATCAATGGATAATAGGATTACCTCAACCAGGTATGGGAGGAACTGATCCAGAAATACAAAAGGCACAAAGAGAAGTAGAAAATTCAACATTGGATGGAATATTAATTACTAATGAAAGAACAACTATAAAAGCTATAGGAGCTGAAGGAACTGCTTTAAATGCACAAGGATATTTAACTTATTTTGAAAATAGAGTATTCTCTGCATTAGGAGTATCTGCTTCTCAAATGGGTAGAGGAGGAGCTAAACAAGATGCAGATTCTATGGAAGCTCAAATACATGATACTGTTAAATATATTCAAAGAATAATGGAAATCTTTATTAGAGAATATATATTAAGTGAATTACTATTAGAAAATGGATTTAATCCTATATTAAATGAAGAAGATATAGTAGATTATGAATTTGAAGAAATCTCATTAGAGACTAAAGTTAAAAAAGAAAATCATGAAATGCTTAAGTATCAATCTAATGTTACAAGCATTAGTGAATCTAGAAGAAAAATGGGATACAAAGATAGTCCTGATGATGAAGAAAAATTATATAAAAACTACATTGATACTAAAGCAAGAATGAAAGAAATTGATAGAACAGCAGAACATCAAAAAGAGATTGCTAAAATGAGCATTCAAAGTAGAAATGCTAATAATAGTGGTTCTGCATCAAAAGGATCAACAGCTAATAAATCTCCAAGAAGCTCTAAGAGTTCAAGCCCTAATAAAGCTGTAGATAATAATAATAGACCTGCTAATCAACATGGTAAAACATCTGCAAAAATAAAAGAAGCGTTTAATAGTGAATATAATAAAAAGGTATATACAAAAGAAATCTATTCTATATATATGGATGCTTGCGATGACATAATGAATGGAGAAGATAATGATTTAATACTTCCATTAACAGCTGAAACAATATCTACTTTATTAGAAAGAATAGTTGATATGAATTCAAATCAAGGTATGGTAGATGCTTTAAAAGATATAAATACTAATGTTAAGAAAGTATCTATGCCTAAAGATAAAATAGTATTAACTAAATTCTATGAAGAGTTTTCTAATGATTTAAAACATATATTTAAAAACATAGTTAAAGATTTAGATAAAGAAGATGCTGATGTAGAACAAGCTTTCAACAAATATGAGTATAAAGTTAGATTCTTAGAAGATTATTATGCTAGAAAATCTTATTGGTATTCATATGTAAAAACAGGAGCGTTTGTTGGAATAGATAAAGCATATATTAAATTTAGCAGCGATAAAGACGCTAATGAAAATAAAGACGTTATAGATACAAAAGCTTTTACAGTAGAAGAAATACCAGCTTATCATTCTTTCTGTAATTGTGAAATAACATATACAAAACCAAAGGCAGGTGAAAAAGCATAGTATGGCATTTGAATTAAAAGAATATGTCGGTGCTGTAGCTTTAAATGTAAAGTCCAAGGATAACGAAATTGCTTTGTTATCCGAGGGCTATACACAAACTTATATAGATGAGAATTCGTTGATGGTAGATATAGAAGGAATCCATTCTATTATAACCAGAAATGATACTTATTATGCACCAGACTGTTTAAAAGAATCAGTACCTTATTGGACATCTCCTTATGAAAGACCAGTAATAATGCATCATAATGAAAGAGATGGAAAGATAATAGGTAGAATTAAAAGTGCTAATTATATTAGTAAGAGTGAAAGAAGTGGAACAGCTGCTCTTGAATTTGTTACTAATATAGGAGACGAAGAAGGTAAAACAGGAATTAAAAATGGAACATTAGCTACTGTATCTATAGGAGCTATAGCTCATGATATAAGATGTTCTATTTGTAATAGGAATTTGGTAGAAGAAGGACTATGCGAACATTCTAAAGGTGAAATATATGATGGCAAAAGATGTTATTGGATAGTAAAAAGAATTGAACCTAAAGAATTATCTTTCGTAATTGTACCATCTGATATATATGCTCATAGTACTAGAGTATACCCAGCTGTTAAAAAAAATAAAAATAATGAGGTGAATGAATCAATGGCATTTGGAACAAATAATATATTTGCTGATTTAATAGAATCAACTAAAGCTGCTATCGCAGAAGGTTCTCCTTTAGATGAAGAAGTAAAAGATGGAGAAAACGCAAATCAAACTGGAAAAATTGAAGAAGAAAATAAGCAAGGAAAAGAAGAAGGTGAAACTGAAGGTGAAGAAGGAAAGAAAGATCCTGAGCAAAAGCCTGAAGAAACTCCTGAACAAAAAGATGATGAAAAGAATCCTAAGAACGATGAAGGAGAAGAAAAACCAAAAGAAGATCCTAAATCAGATGAAGGTTCTAAAGAAGGCGAAGTAAACGACGATAAAACTAACGAAGGTAAAGACAAAAAGACAGAAGGAAATGAAATAAAAGAGTTAAAAGCTGAAATAGAGAAATTAAAAGCAGAAAATGCTTCATTAAAGAAATCTGTAGAAGTAGAAAAGAAATTAAAAGAATCTGCTGAAGTAGAATTAGTAAAAGTACAACAAGAAAGAAAAGTTGACCTAGTAGAAAGAGTTAATAAGCTTAGAACTGATATTGGATTAAAAGCTCAAGATGTAGCATCTTTAATGGAGAGTTCAGTTGAGTCTTTACAAGTTAGTTTAAAAACTTATACAGAATGTAAAGAATCTAATTTAAATGCTATTAGACAAATGAGTGTAATAGAATCTCCTGTAAGTGTATCTGATGAAAGAGATAATACTATTGTTGATTCAGGATCAACTACTGCTGCAAGAAACTTAAAAGAGAGCGTAGACTTTAAAGCTAAATTAGGTAACATATTTGGTCTAGAATAATCTCTTTAATATAATAAAAGCAACGAAAAGATAATATTTTCAAATGTATGAATATACTAAAATAAGAAATCATTAAAAAGAAATTAAATACAAGGAGTGAATACAATGGCATTACAACCATATAGCTTCTCATCAAGAGAGGTATTACAACCTGGTGCAAGAGGGGACATGTTCCAAAATAACGGTATACCAGGACATAGAACCGACGACCAAAGAATAAATAGAACTAATAACTCATTAATTGTGAGTGAACATGATACGTTAAATATTAAATACGTTATGGACCCAAGATTAAAACCATTATTCAGATATGGATGGGCATACGGATATAACCAAATTGTAATTCCAAAAGGAAGAATAGTAGCTGCTGATCCACACTTAACTGTAATGGATACTGAAACTCAACACTTCTTCAATGCTGTTACTTTAGCAAACGGTGGTAAAGTAGTAGAATTACAAGAAGGTAACACATGGAAAGAAGTAGAAGATACTTTCCAAGTTAATACTTTAAACGGTAAAGACCAAAGTAAACCTGAAACATTAAGAGATGCTAACTTACCATTAGGTATGTTAGGAAGAAACGAATATACTAGAAATGCAGATGCATTCAATGGTATCATGCCAGGACCAATCTGGACAGATAAATTAGTTGATTTACCATGGTTCGAACAAAAAGATAAAGCAGAAGGAAACCCATGGGGATGTGTATATGGAGAATTAAAACCAGGACACAAATTAAAAGCTGACGCTAATGGTAGAATAACTATCTCACCTTTATCTTTCCCTAAAGATAACAAACCAAAAGGAATGGCAGATATGACAGCTGCTGAAATAGAAGCAGAAAGACAACAAGTTATAGGAACAGTTTACGCAACTGATAAATCATTATTACCAGAAGGTGCTGCTAGATTTGCTCAATGGAGCTTAGAAGATAGAAGAAACTTCAGCGACTTCAATCCACAAATCTGGCCTAATTCAGGAAGAGCTGGAGAAGATTTCGTAACTAATCCTCCAACTGCTTATCAATCAGACTTTACTTATCCAGGATATCCTTACGATAAGAACTACATTTCTAATGATTTACACATGTTAGCTTCATCAAGAGAAGGTGCATTTGATCCAAGATTAGACGAAGCTATGAGATTAGACAGAGGTATTCCAGGACTTATGGATGGTGGAAACCACGCTGCTCAAGAATTAGGAAAAGGTGAAACTTTAACTATAAGCCATGTTATTGTTGGTAAAGAAGCTTCAGAAGATGAAATGATCTTAAGATTACCTGATACAGCTTTAGAATCAGCTAAAGTTAAAATAGGTTCAGGAGATGCTGTATCTATTACAGATAATGCTACTATTACAGTAGGTTCAGCACAATTTACAGTAGTTTATGCTGATATGCATAAAGGATTATTTGCTATTAAGCAAACAAGAGGTGGCGGAGATGGACAAGCTCAACCAGTAAATATATCTTATAAGAAAAAAGGTTTAATAGCTGGTATGCCAACTATGGTAGACTGGGATGGATGTGTAGGTACTGCATCAATCTTATTACAACTTTAATCAATTGTGAAAATTATTGGTATATCTTTTATATAATAAAAAATAGAAAGAGGGAGTTTAAAAAGCTCCCTCAAAAAAAATAGAAAATAAGATTCTTTGAGGAGGAATTTGAATAATGAGTATTCAATTACAAGAAACTCTAATGCAACTTAATGAGTTAAAAGAACAAGTAGCATTAGCTAAAAAAGATAAGAAAACAGTTAATATAACTGAAGAAGCTATAGATTTAGTTGAAAACATGACTAGAAACTTATACGGAGATTTCAGCAAAGGAAGAGCATCTATAAAAGAAGCAATCTCAAGTACTGACGCTGTTAAATTAATCCCAAAAGTTATAGAAGGTAAATTAAGAGAAGCAGCTGAGCCTGAGTATTTAGGAACTAAGTTCTTCCAAACTGTAAAAGTTGACGGAGGAAGTTCAGCAGTATATGTTATTCCGATAGTTGGGGAAGTAACAGCATACGAAGTTGGAGAAGGTACTAGATACAAAGAAACTGGATTCGATCAAACTACACTAGAAAACGCTACTCTAGAAGTAAGAGTTAAAAAGATCGGAGTTAAAGTTTCTATAACAGAAGAAGCTATAGCTGATAGCTCATGGGATATCTTAGGAATCAACTTAAGAAAAATGGGTAGAGCAATGGCTAGATATAAAGAAGAATTAATATTTAATGCATTCTCTACACATGGACATGTTGTTTTCGATAATGCTAAGAGAGGAATAATCCCAGCAGCAGGAACAACTGGACTTGGTAAAGATGGTAACTACAATGATACTTTATCAGTAGAAGACTTCTTAGATTTAACATTAGCATTAATGGGTAATGGATATAACCCAACAGATGTTATCATGCATCCATTAACTTGGGTTATCTTCGCAAGAAACTCAATGATAGGTAACGGATTAACTTTCGGTGCTTTAGGTGGAAATAACGTTCATCCTAACGGAGGAATCCAAGGAACACCAGCTGCATTTGGTATGGCTAATAACGGTAATGGTCAAAAAATGATAATGAAGCCAGAACAAGTTCAAAACAGATTACCTGTACCTCTATCTATAAACTTCTCACCATGGGTAAACTTTGATAAACTTACAAAGAGATTTGATATGTATGTATTAGATAGTTCAGAAGTAGGTATAATCGCTCAAAGAGAAGGTTTATCAAACGGAAACTGGACAGAACCAGAAAAAGATATCAGATCTTTAAAAGCTAAAGAAAGATATGGAATAGGTATCTTAAATAATGGTAGAGCAATCACTGTTGCTAGAAACATAGCTGTAGCTCCATCATACCCAGCTGCTCCAGTTATCAATATAACTAATACACCAGCTACAAAATAGTATAGTTTAAAAATTAAATAAAAGAATAAATTATAAAGGAGGTCGTACCACATGAGAGCACCAATAGCTAGAATAAAAATATCAGCAGGTAATCCAGGATGGTATGACCCTCTTACTAATACACACCTTACAATTACTAGACCAGAAGCTCTTATTTATGAAGGAGCAAACACAACTAATATTAAAATAGGTATATCTCATAAATTAATCTATGTGGTAGAAGGTGAACTTGATTACAATGAAGTTCAATCTAATCCTGTTGTAAGTGAAGAACCAGTAAGAGAGGTCATTGAAGAACCTGTTGTTGAAGAAGTAAAAGAAGAAGTTCCAGTAGTGGAACCAGAAGAAAAAGAAGTAGTTGAAGAAGAAAAGAAACCAGCTAAAAAAACTACTAAAAAGAAATCTACTAAAAAAGTAGAAGAAACAGAAACAACTAAATAATAAAATATGAGGTGATAGATAATGCAAAGCATTTTTAATGTTACTAGTATATATGGAGAATATACTAACAAGAAAATCACTATATTAACTAATTTTACTGTCAATCCTGAAACAGTAAATAAGAAGAATGTTAATGTTGTAGATGCATCATCTGGCACCGTTGTAATATATAAGTTATCTGTTGATGATAATAAAATAATAATAACTTTAAAAGAATGACCAAATCTTGAAGGCTTTTATCAAATTAATGTTAAAGACATTAAAGATATGTTAGGACGTGAATTAACTAATAACATATCTAAAGATATAAAGTTTTCAGCAGATTCTAAATATAAAGCTGTTATAACATCACCTGTAAATAATGAAGCCGTGTTAACAGAACATAATTTATTTTATTTTTCAATTAATAGAATTAATGAAGATGGAACTATTACAGTTAAACCAAATACAGAGTTAAAAGATATTATAAGTCTGCCAACTTATAACTCTAAACTAAGGGATTCTAATATGAAAGAAGCTATATTAGAAAGCGAATCAGGGATACAATATGAATTCCAATTTGCTTCTGATGTAGCTTTTTTTGATATAGTTCAATCTTATGTTTCTAAATTTACAGATGGATTAATTCAATTAGATAATGGTCAATATTACATGAGAGCCAGAGTAAAAGAAAAAGAAGATATGGATGGAGATTGAAGTGATACTATAACTTTTTCTGTAGTACCTAACGGAAAAGATTGTGAAAACAATATTTTAACTGAAGCTGAAAAAGATTATTTAGAAGAAGTATTAGCTCCAGTAGAATTTTTCTTAGAAGACGAAACAGAACTTAAAATAGTTTCAAGAAGCCAAAATGGTGAAACATATCCTGAATTTTATATAGAGTTTAATTTAGATATAGATGCAAGTAAACTACCTGAAAAGATTATAGCGTATAGGAGTGATTTTTAATGAATAGAGAAAGAGTAAGCTGTAGTATATCTGTAGACGAAATAGAGCCTAATGTGTTAATTATAAAACCATTCCATTTAAAAGACTTTGATGATAATAGTGTATATGAATTTAAATTACCTAACATATATGCTACTAATGGTACTTTCTTAAAAGCTCAAAAAATAAAATACATTTCTAAACCTAGTATTATGTATGCATCTATAGATGATATAAAAAATAAACTAGGAGATATAGATATAAATGATGAAGTAATATTATATCATTTAAAAGAAGCTTCTAGATTAGTAGAGGTAATAGTACAAAAAGCTTATGAGAAACAGAACGTACATTTTTCAAAAGAAGACTTATTAATATTAAGAGATAATGTAGAAGAATTAAAAAATACACATAGTTTAGTTTGGCATTTTGTAATATATAAAACTTGTTATGAAGCTTTAAGTACTTTATATATATGCATGGTAACTAAACCTGAAAAGGTTAAAGAAGTTTTATCAGATTTGTCTAAAGAATTTCAGTATAATTTATCAGCTATAAAAGACTTATTAGATAGATTTAAAAAAGATTTTGAAGATATCTTAAATAGATTAATGACATTTGCTGATCCAGTATTTGCTCTTAGAGGAAGAACAGCTATGCCTGTAGATATAAACTTAGGAGCTCCTTATTATAGACCAAATGGTATGGATGGATATAATCGTTTGTACAATAATTTCTCTAGCAGATTTGGAAGGAGATTTTAAATATGATTGACCATAGTTTTGCACAAGAAGTAATAGATAGTTGAAAATATAAATTTTGAATAGTGAAGAAAATAGGCAATATTAAATGCAAATGCGTTGATCCTGTAACAAAACAACCTAAGCTTACATGTAAAAGTTGTTTAGGTTTAGGCTATAAAATAAAGATATTTCAAGTAGAAGGAACATCTAGAGAGTCTAGGGAATTCGAAGCTTTAAGAGCTGAGTTCCCTACTGTTACTCCTAAGATATTTTATATAAAAAATAAATTATTTATAGAAAAAGACGACTTAATAATAGATAGAGAAAATATGTATAGAGTATATGCTATACAATTCCATAGAGGACTTAATGGAGAATTTAAATTTACTAGATGCGTATGCCCATCTCAAAAGAATAATAATAAGCAAATAATTAAAAACTTTAAGGAGATAATTCATGAGTATAAACGTAAGTAGTCAAAATATAAAGAAGTTTTCAACTGATATTAATAAAGATAGAAAAGTAATATTATTAGGCGAAGCTTCATCAGATTATAAAAATAGAGAAATACTTTTTCCTAAAAATAAAGAAGAAGCATTATCTCTATATGGTAATAGTGAATTATATAAAGCTTATTGTTTATTGTTTGATATGGGAGCTAATAATATTTATACTTCTAATTGCTTTTACGAATCAGATTATATAAGAGTTATAGATAAATTAATCCATTATGATTTTGATCTCTTAGTACCTATTGGTATTTATTTAAGTGATAAATTTTATAACCCTATAGAAGATACAAATGAATATTATGCAAATTACTTTTTAAAACAATTTGCTTCTGTTAATAGCTTAACTACAATTTTAATGACAGAAAGGCATGCTAGTCTATACGAAAACTTTGATAGTTATCTAACAGAGATGGGTGATATAGAAAATGATTTTGTAGTTTCAATGAATATAAAGAATAAAAGCTTTTTAAAAGAATACGGTAATAACTTAAACTTTGTTTATAACAATGTAGAAGATATTCCATATTCAAATGTTTTATTAGCTGGTTTATATTCTACAAGAAATTATGCAGAATACTTTAGAGGATTAAATGATTTAAAAGTTGTTTTTAATATAGATAATATAGATGTAAAAGGATTAAGAGCTATGTATTTTAAATATAATTTTTATATAGATAAAGTAACTTTAGAAAATCCTTTTAACTTTAAAGAACCTCACGATATATATTCTAATGCATTAGTAGATGATGTAATAAAGCTTACTATAAAAAATATAGATATGAGTAAATACAAAGGTAAATTATTTACTCCATATACATCTATGCAAATAAAAGACGATATAACAAAAAGCTTAAATAGATTAAAAGGAAAGCTAATAAAAAAATACCATGTTAATAAAGTTATTTTCAAAAAGACTGATGAATCATCTGGATATATAATAGCTGATTATAGTATAGTGCCTTACGGAACTATTGAAGATATAAACATTATAATGGGGGCGGTATAAAATGAGAGACGATTTAGAAAGCATGCTTAATACTTTAGATAGTATAAATGGATTAGAAGAGACAACTCCAAAAGAAGATAATTGTAAATTGCCTCATGGTGGAACAGCAAAGAAAATGCAAAGAGCAGATAAAAATGCTAGTTTAATAGATTGTATAAGAATGATTGGAACAATAGTTGATTATGATATGAAAAAAGATGATGTTGTATTTACAAATGATGAACATCAAATAAAAATTACTGATCCAGAAATTCCAGTCAATCATCCATATATATCGTATAAAGTAGTTAGTAGAAAACCTTCAAATGAGTACAAGCCTATAGTAAGAGAAAATACTAATGAATGTGATGAATATAATGAACAAAGAGGGGGTACTGTTTTTGGACAGTTCTTTGATTGTATAGTTCAATTTAACATCTTTGCTACAGAAAGTATAATAGCCGATAAAATAATGGAAGATTTTGAAGAATTAATATTAAATTATACAGGTTATTTAAAAAAAGAAGGTGTAAGTGAGATATATTTTAAAGAACAAGTTACGGACAGTGAATATAATAACTTTAGGGAAACTTTATCAGTAAGAAATCTTCGTTACTATGTAAAAATAGAAAAATTAAGAGTAATATTCAATAGAAGACTAGATGACATAGAAGTATACGGAGATACTGTTGAAAAAAAATAAAAACAATCAAGGAGGAATGCTATAATGGCAAACACAGGAATATTTGACAATGATCTTATCCTTCCTGGAGTAATAACTGAGATTATCCCTGATTATGCTCAGGATTACGACACAAGTAAATTCAATACAACTGAATCTGTAACTATAATAGGTACAGCTTTTAATGGTCCAGTTGGTAAAGTAGTTCCTATCTTTTCACCTGAACATGCGAAATATATTTTCGGTGATTCATTTGATACTAAAACAAGAAGAGAAGCTACTTTAGTTGCTGAAATATTTGATGCTTGAGATAGAGGTTGTAGAACAATATACGCAATAAGAGTTTCTGGTAAAGAAATTTACAAAGACTATCAATTAGCTACAGAAACTAAACTTAAGTTAAGAGTAAGCGGTATATTCCCATCAAACTTAAACAAAGATGTATTCTTAAACTACTCTGCTAACCAAGCACAAAATAGTGATGCTGGAGTTATAAGAATATACAAACCTATCGACAGATCTAACATGAAAGAAAAAATCCAAGGATTAGTTTTTAACCAATCTGAATTACTAGTTAATGAAATAAAATTAGCTGGCTATGGTATAACTAAAGATTCTAGACTTGTTGACGTTATTAATATCGTTAACAACTTAGAAGCTAATAATGTTATAAGATTAGCTATAGTTAATGAAGAAGGTGGAGATGTAACTGCATCATCTAAAGAAGCTCAATCTTTATGTTTAGGTGTAATGTTCCCTGGTCTTTATACTATAGGTAGAGATCATGCAGCAGAAGGAGTTAAAACTAAAACTGATGTAAATTATGTTTTATCTGCTCATGAAAAACCTCATTCTAATTACCAAGAATCAGTTTGGAAAGAGTTAATTATAAACTCTGATGTAAAAGCTGATTATCCTATCTTCGGTAAATCAAGTAATGACTTAAGTGCTTTATTGCCTATTGCTACAGATATCCAAGGAGATTGGTTAAAACCATCTGGAGTAATAGATAAAATAGCTGTTAAGAATAAAAAGGATTACGAAGAAGTAGAATTAGATGAATTCGATTTATACAAAAGATTAGGTTCTGGTTTCGCTCAAACTGCTCAAGTAGTTGCTTTAAAAGGAACTCATGGAGAAGTTAGAGGTTACAAAGTTGCTGTACCTGAGTCTAACGATCCTAATAGAGTAGTTGGTATAATGGATGGTATTTATTCTATGTTAGAAAACCATTCAACTAACTATACAGTATTAACTGGTATGGTTAATGCAGAAACTAAAGTAAATGGAAAACTTCCTAGAAAAGACGCTTTCAAAAAGAGAAAAGCAGGAACTTTCAATTTACAAGAAAATCTTTCTAACATGATAGAAGTAGTAGCTAAAATAGATAGCAAAGACTTCTCAGAAGCTAAAGACTGTACTATTGAAATTAAATCTATAGAAGAAGGCATAGACCAAAATAAGATATTAAGCTCAATAGATACTGATTTAAAAGCTAGAAGAATAGTTAGTATAACAAAAGAACAAGAGGATAGTGCTAAATTCCCTGAAGGAACTTTAGTAGCCGTAATAGAAGGAGACTTTACTACTGTTACTATTAAGCAAGTAGTTAATGGTAAGTTAGTTGTATCTACTAAAGAAGACGGTTTATTCTTAGTTCAAAAAGGAGAAACTGTTAAACTAGTAGAAACTGAAGCTAGTGCTTTAATGCAATCAGAAGATGGTAGAGCATTACAAGCTGATACTTTAGGATCAACATCTAGCCATGTTAAATTAGTACAAGCTAAAAACGGTAATGCAACAGTTAAAGAAGTTCCTCAACATACAACTTTAATAGCTACTAATGGAGATATAGCTAACGTATATATTGCTGGTGAAAACAATGTAATCACTCCTGTAGCAGAATTATCTCAAATAGCTAATAAAGAATTAGAAGAAGATTATACTATATGTTTTGTAGAAGATCTTGCTTCAGGATTAAACCTTGTAGTATTCTCAACAGAAGCTCAATGGATGACTTATGGAGAGTTAGTAGACAAGTTAAATGAAAACCCAATATTCTCTGAATACTTTAAAGCAAAAGCTTTATCTCCAGATAAAGAAGTTGGAGCTAGCTGTAAAGGTACAGGTAAGGATAAAGGAGATACTTTCTACGATACTACTATGTATATTCCTTACACTACTACAGATAACTTTGCTAGACATTTAGCTCAACACTGTACTTATACATCTTTAAAAACATTCCCAACTCACGGAATAATAGGATGTGCTAAGTTAAATGGTGTTAACTTATCAACAGTAGCAGCAAGAGTTAATGAAGTATTATCTTTAGACTTAGACTTATATGCTAAGAGACCTAACGGTAATAACATGTTAAACAACAATAACATGCCTCATCCAATAGGAATGAGAATCTCAGTTCCATTCATGCAATATGTAGTTACAACTGGTAACGGATATAACTATGTATCTAATGGTGCAGCTGGATACGCTGGTATGGTTTCTACTTTAGCAGCTGATAGATCTTCAACTAACCAACCTATAAGCTTACCAACTTTAGCGTTTGAATTATCAAACTATCAATTAAGCCAATTAACAGGTAAAGGTATAGTTACTGTTAAGAATACAACTAATGGTACTGTTATAACAGATGGTATAACAATGGCACCAGTTGATTCTGCTTACAGAAGATTATCTACAGCTAAGGTTATAAATATAGTTGATGCTAGTTTAAGAGAAGTAATTCAACCATTTATTGGATTACAAGATAACTTAGCTAACAGAAACTCTATGACTACAGCTATAACATCTATGTTAAATAAGTTAAAAGAATCATTAATCAGCTACTACAAATTCAATATAGTAACAGATGCTGCTTCTGCTAGATTAGGTATAATCAAGATACAATACGTTGTTATCCCTTATAACGAAATCAAAGAAGTTAGAAACACTGTTTCTGTACAAGAAAGCAACTAATATGTAAGAGGGGTATATCCCCTCTTATAATTAAATATATTGTTTATGAATATAATAAAGGAGGAATGTTCTAATGGCTAACATGTCCACAGAACAATATAAGAAGACTTATACTACTTTTGGAGGTAGCGATATTGTTGCTACATTCAATGGTAAAACAATTGGTGAGTTACAGGCCATAACATACTCAATTACTAGAGAAAAGGTTCCTGTTTACACTATGGGTAGTGCAGAGCCTAGATCTTTCTCAAGAGGTAAAAGAGGTATAGCTGGTAACTTAGTATTCATTACTTTCAATAGAGACGCATTAATGGTTGAATTATCAGATGGTCCAGGAATCAGTAAATACCATGCAAATGTATTCAAAACTTCAGATGATAATGGTGCTTTACAATTTACTTCAGTTGAAGAATGGGATAAGCACATGACTAGTCTATCTTCTGGTACTAATACTGGAGCTGGTGTTACAGGTAAAACTCCTTCTGACCTAGTTGCAGAAAATGTTAAACCAAGATACGCTGATGAACTATTACCATTCGATATTACAATCACTTTTGCTAATGAATATGGTAATAAAGCTTCTACTGTTTTATATGGAGTAGAGTTATTGAATGAAGGAACAGGTTTCTCTATTGATGCTCCTACATCTGAAAAAGCTTATACTTTCGTTTGTAGATCAGTAGATTCAATGAAGCCTATTGATGATAATAACAAAGGTTTCATAAGTACTACTTGGTAGTTTTTTAAGAGGAAGTCTCAGTACTTCCTCTTTTTTTTGTAAACATATATTAAAGCTATATCTAAAATAAAAAAGGAGGATATATAATGGCTAAATTCGAAATAAAAGGATATGACAGTTATTCTGGTTGTGATATAGTTGTTACTGCTAGATTAAATGTTGTAACTGGAGCTAATGGTAACGTTGCTGAAAAAGTTTATACATTAGGCTCTATTCAAACTTTATCTGTTTCTACTCACCAAGATAAAAAACCAGTTAGAGTTATTGGAAGTGCTAATGCTCTAGATTATACATTAGGTCAAAGAACAATTGCTGGATCTTTAGTATTTGCTGTTTTCGATCAGCATTTTGCAACAGAGATGTTTGATGATTTAAAAACCGCTACAGGTAAAGAATTCTTTCTTCCTGATGAATTACCTGCTTTAGATATTACTATAACATTTGCTAACGAATACGGAAGAACTTCTAGAATGGCTATATATGGATTAAGAATAATTAATGAAGGACAAGTTATGTCAATCAACGATTTATATACAGAAAATACTTATCAATTTGTAGCTACAGCTATGGAACCATTAAGAAAAGGAATAGAAGTAGGAAGTAATCAATCTAATAAAAATAATAAAGTTATTTCTACTCATCCAAATAGAAATATATCTAAGCCTAACAATCTAGGAGAGTCTATTCATGATATAAATAATATAACTAATTCAAACAATTTTAAAAAGATATACTTATCAGCAATAGTTGAACAACCTTCTTCAAATGAAGATGAAGGTTTGGTTAAGTTTTATCTTTCGCCAAATCAAGTAGTAGGTACTATATCTATATCTGATAGAAAAACTAATAATATAGTTAAAGAAGTACAAATAAATGAAAAAAGTAAAACACATTATGCTTATATGAAACCTGGAGAGTATTCCGCTTGATATCATAATAAAGGTCAAACATTATCAAATACAGCTACTTTTGCTGTTAATAAAGTTATTGTGTTTAATACAATATCAGATGATGCTCCTATTATAGAATTAGTTACTAATAGTTCTATAAAAGTTATGTCTAACAATAGTAGCCATGATACATGTGTTTGTATTGATATTGCTACTAATAAAAAGATAGAACAAGAGTTAATATCTAGAAGATGTACTTTTAATAATTTAGAAAGTAATCAAGATTATCTTATATATACAAAACTAGATAATAACTTTAGTAAAAGTGTTAAAGTAAGAACTTTAGAAGTTAAAGATAGTTTTGTTAATCAATACAAAGAATATGTAAAGAACAATAAAATGTTATTAGCAAGTGATTTCAATTCATATATTCCTATTTTAGATGAATTAAAAGATGAAAACTTTATAAATACTCTTAGTAGTAAGAAAGATATAAAATCAAAAGAACTAATGTTAATGGCAGTAAAATATAATAACGAATTTATATCTTCTATTAATAGTGATAATTATGATTACATGCCAACAAAAAAAATAGATAATGTATTTGGCAATACATTTAAATTTAATAATGGTGTTATAAAAGCAAATGTTTTTATAGATAGAAATAATAAAAATTATTATGAATCTACACTTTCTTATCCTACTGAAGTAACATACACTGGAAAAAGTAATACATTGTATAATGTAATAGGTATAAATAATAACAATATTAAATCACCAAGATATTGTTTTTATTCTTTTTCAGACAATGACAAAGGTTTCTTAAAAAATATATATAATAGTGTTAATACATTAGAAAAATACGATACACCGTCTTTAAGTAATTCTAAATTATCTAATTTATCTTTAAAATGTTTAACAGCTAAAGAAAACAAAGATAAAGATATATATTTATTAAAAGCTCCTGGTGGATATATAAATGAATCTTTAGATTTAATAGCCGATGTTGATTATATAGAAAACTTAGGAAACAAAGATAATATATATTATTTATGCATATCTAAATTAAGTGAATGTTTAGATACTACAACTTTTAGAAAAATAAAATTTACAGATAAAGATAAAACTTTAGTATTAAATAAGTATTTAACAGCTATTAATAAAGATGATATATTTGCATTATGAATAGAAAACGAACAGTACAGTATTATTTCAGATGTAGGTTTTGTATCTTTATTAGAAGATAGTAATGATGTTAATAATTATTTAAAGAATAACGATTGTAATATGATTACAAAAAAAATAGAAAGCAATATAAATAAAAAAGGATATTTATCAGATGTATCATCTATAGTAAATAGTGAGAATACATTTGTAAAAAATGTTGAGCCATCTTATGCTCAAAATATCTTATCATTAAAAAGTGATAGTTTTGATTTGCTTTATGAATTATATAAGACTATCTTTAATGAAAAATGTATAAATAAAGAAAAGTATAAAAAAGCAATATATGATTCTAAAAATAAAACAATCATTTTTGATAAAGCAAACGATTCTCAACTTATTCAAATATGCATTAAAAAAGATAGTTATAATGTGTATCATTATGATTCTAACTCAGCAATTATAAATGACAATTATGATATAAATATTTTTTATATGATAGATAGTAATCCTGTAATAAAATCAGGATTTGTAATAATGGATAATCTAAATACAAAAGCTTATTCAATAGATTTGGAGGTGATTTAATGGCTAAGCCTTATTTTACGTATGGAGTACAAGCTAGTGATAGAGACTTAATTACTAGTACAACTAAATATGCTGGAACACATAAAAGGTATTTCTCTTCAATAGATGCAGAAATGTTTATTGGTGGAGAAAGAATAATAGATATAGCTAGAATTGATTTTACTTATACTGAACAGAAAAAACCCATATATGGTTTTAATAGCTTTCTTCCATCTAGAATAATTATTGGACAGAAATTAGTAGAAGGTACTTTTATAATTAACTTTACAGAAGTAGGTTATATAGCTAATTTATTAGAACGTATACCAGAATCATCTATAGCGAATCCTTATGACAAAGTTGGAGTTTCATGTGATCCATTAAATGCAGCTTTATTTAGAAAGTGTTTTGATATAGTGATAGGATATGGTGGATATAACGTAAGTAATGAAACATCATATAATGCAACATTCCAAGTTATAGAAGGAGTTTATATAACAGGGTATCAACAAGTTCTTGACACTAGTGGAGAACCTATAGCAGAAGTATATAGTTTTATAGCAAGAAACTTATCTTATAAAAAGACTGAAGAAGATGGCAATGTTAAAGATAATACTCCAACTCCTAATCCTAATTTAAAATCAGCAAATAATAAATATGATTATGTTGTTGTAGAAGAGAAAAATAAAAGTGATGTTGATACTGCAAAGAGTAAAGCGTTAGGTAATCAAAATTATTTAGCTATCGTTACTAATATTGCATTAAGAAAATTAGACAAAGATAATTGTTTAATTTCTGTAGCATTTCCTGAAATAATAAATAAGAAAAGCGGAGATAAGATTAATAATATTAAATTAACTATTTCTGATAGTAAAATAAACTTATCTAAAACATATACGCTAACTTATTGTGATCAAGGATGAGTATGCAGAATAACTGATAAAAGTGACATAGAAAAACTAAATTCTAAAATTAATTCTGGAAAAGGTATAAATTGTTCTCTAGAATTCAGCTTATATAGAACAGAAATAGATACAGTATTTAAAGTTAATAAAAGTTGTACTATGTATATAAGCAAATCTTAATATACTAATTATTAGAAAATAAATAAAAATGGAGGATTTAAGAATGAAAAAAAATAATACAAAAAAAGAAGAAGTTATAAAAGATCAAGTAACTTCTGAAGAAGTTAAGGTTGAGAAAACAAAACCAATAGAAATGATAGCTGAGGAATTAAAAGAAAAATATAAATTAAAAGAAGTATTCATAACTGAAATATCTGGTACAGATTTACAAATCATATGGAAAAGATTAAAGAGAAGTGAATATAAAGAGATATTAACTGATACTTATTCTGAAGATCCAGATTTAGCTTTTTATGAAAAACAAGAAGCTTTTGCAAAGAAGGTAATACTTTATCCTGAGAATGTAGACGAATTAATAGAAGACTTTGCAGGTATATCTGACTATATAGCATCCGAAACAATGATAAAGACTGGATTTGGTATAACAAGCACAAAGGCGGTATAAAATATGAAAATATCAAACGCTTCTAAAAATAGACAACAAGAAGCTGATTTCGATGCAGTAGTTAAAGATTTAATGTCTAAACATGAAGTTATTTTTTTTGCTGATATAGGAGGATATAACTTCATATATAGACCTCTTAATAGAAAAGAATATAAAAGCATTATATTAAATAATCAGCTTGAACAAATAGAGAAAGAAGATGAAATAATTGAAGCTACCCTTTTATATCCTACTGAAATTGATTTGGATGAAATAGAAGCAGGCATTCCTAGCTTACTTTACGAACAAATATTAGATAACTCATTTTTAAGAGCAGATCAGATACTACAGTTATTAAATTCTTTTAGGGAAGAATTACAAGAGATGGATTCACAAATGACTTGTATAATAGCAGAAGCTTTCCCTAATTATAGAATAGAAGAAATAGAAGAATGAGATATGATTAAATTCTGCAAGATGTTTGTAAAAGCAGAATATAACTTAACTACATTTAGAAATCTTGAATTACAAAATGATTTAGCAGATTTCTTAAGAGCTAATATAGAAACAGATGATGAAGAAGAATATTATGAAGACCATGATGAAAATGATGAAGAGCATGTAGAACAAAAAGCATCTCAACATTATTCAGATGGCTCTGCTAAAATAAAAGTTGGATCAAGAGAAATGACTGAAAGTGAGTATAAACAATACTTAGATTTTAGAAAAATGTATCCAGATATAGATTGGGATGCCGATGCTATGTTTACTGGATATGAAAGTCAATCTGCTAGTACAGTACCAGTGGCTTTGAGATAAAACAATAAAGAGGTGATAATACTTGGCTAAAAAAAGAAGAGATAAAGAAAGAGATTCTTCTACAGTTAGTAAAGTCGCCAAAGTTGGAGCAGCTGCATTAGCCATAGGAGGCGGTGCAGCTGTTTTTAATAATACATCTTTAAAAAGAACTTTATCAAGTGAATTTATTCCTTCTGCTAAAACGGCTATTAAAAAAGCTAATAAAGAGCTTAGAGATTTAAAAGCAACTAGAACAGGATTAGATAAAAGAACTATTGGTGAAGATTTAAGAGATGCTTTCCGATTAGGCAAAAAGACTTTTGAAGAAGAAAGAAAACTTAGAAAAGATTCTTTTAAATTTAACAGTACTAGAAAAAATAATTTATTTGGTCAAATAAAAAACATAGATCAAGTAAGAGCTTCAGATGCTATTAGAGGTATTAAAGCTAACTATGAAACTGAATTAAAGAAACAAGAAGTATTTAAGCTTATTGCTAAATATACAAAAAAAGAAAACATCGAAAGAAATCCAGTTACGATTAAAAATACTGCTTTAGAGGCTTATGAAAAAATAAATGAAAATGCAGTAGTATCTAAAGATAATAAGATAGCTTTTTCTAATTTCTTAGATAAGCATTTCAATAAGATGAATTTCTCTAATGAAGAGAAACAAGAATTCTTAGAATATATATATAATTCTAAAAAAGATATATCTGAAAAAGTAAGAAATAACTTTTCTAAGACTAGAAAGATAAGAGAACAAGTAGATAAAGAATTAAGAAATAGCTTATTAGATAATAAGAAAACAAGTGATACTATCTTTGGTAAAGTAGATAAATTCGCAAAGAATGTTTTAGGTTTAGAAATAGATAGTGAACTATTATTTTCTGGAGATAAAGCAATGACTCTTGGAGACTTTAAAAAGTTTACTGAGTCTAAAGACTATAATCCTAGAATGTTTGATTATGTAACTAAAGATGAAAATGGTAGATTAGTCAAAAAGAATTTAAAAGACTTTATTGATAAAATGCCTGAATTAGATGACAATACTATCTTTGATAAAGCTATTAGAATAAATAGAAATGGTGAAATATATAGTACGGCCGAAGTAAGAGATATGGCTAATAAAGCTATAGATGACTTTTCAGTAAGTACTCTAGGTAGAATATTTGGATTAACAGATGCTATAAAATTAAAAAAGAGTAATCCTATATTCGTTAACTTTAAAGCTTTAAATACTTCATTATTAGGAGCTTATGAAGAAGGAAATACTAGTACAACTGCTTTCACTTCTAAAATAGCTATAGGTAACGCTAGTACTAAAAAAGCAAAGTTGTTTGAAACTGTTTTAGATGAACAAGGCAATTTAGTTCTTTCAGATAAGATAGCAGATGGTATTATAAATAATAATATGCATGGTAAAGGGGCTAGATTAACAAAAGAGTTCTTAGGTACTAATAAAGACATATTAACAGCAAGTGATAATGAGCTTGCTAAAAAATTAGACATTGATCAAACTGGTTCCTATACTATGTTTAATAAAATAAAAGACATTTTTACTGGCAATAGTAAGAAAGACCAAGATAGAGTTAAAGACAAGCTATTAAGAGTAAAAAGATTTATAGGTAGTGATTTAAGTACAGAAGAAAAAATAGATCAACTATCTTACGTTTATGCTGAAGCAAAAGGAATGGATTTTTCAGAAGAAAGTTTATTAGAAGCTTCTGCAAATATAGCAAATATGGTATTAGAAGATAATAAAAAATTATCATCTATATTAAATGATATAACTGCTTCTCAACAAGTGACTGATTCTTCTATATCTTCATTGATACATTCTGGAGCAATAACAGATAAAGAATCGTTAAGAATACTTAATATTTTAAATAATAAAGAGTATGAAAATGCTGAAGAATTATTACATTTAATAAATAATTCAGGAGAAAGTAATTTCTTTAATCAGGATTTAAACAATATATTTAATAAAGGTTTATCTAATATAGACCATTTAATGAATATGCAAAACATATCTCAAGTAGATAGTAAAAGTATATTTGGATATTCTGTTTCGTCTACTAATGTATTAGATGCAGAAAACGTTATTAGAAGAGAAGCTCTTAAAGAAGTTATGTTAAGAGAATCTAATGGTGGAGTTAAATCTGGAATAGTTAATTTAGAAAAGGTTCTACAAAACTCTAACTTAACTTTAGAACAACAAAAGAATTTAAGATATCTTGCTAACTGGTCTATTATGCAAAAGAACTTAGAAATCTATAATGACTTTGACCAGGATTTGCATCTTAATCAATTAATAGGAGAAGGTTCTCCATTAAAAAAACTAGATGACTTATTAACTACTAGTCCTACGTTTAAACAAGAATACATAAATATGATAGACGATTTAGGATCTAGAACTAATATTTATGATAAGACTTTTGGTAGTTTAAATGAAACTTATATAAATGAGTATGACAACTATACTTTTAATAGAGAATCTGCTTTATCAAGATTAGGACAAATCAAATCAATAAACGATGCTATTAAATTAGCAGGCCAAGCAGGTAAGGAAATACTAGCTAGTAGAAATGGTGATTTAAGCAACTACACATCCCTTACTCAAATACCTCAATTTATGGTTGCAAGATTAATGTGAGGATTAGAAGGAGTAGGATTAAATCTATCATCAGAAAATACAGGTTCTACTTTAGAATTAATTAAAAATATAGGTCTTAAAAGAGTATTGCCAGTAATGGCTGCTTATAAGCTATATGATTATCTTAATTTTGAATCAGAAAACTTTACTGGAGTTTCTATTACTGGAGCAGCAGCTAATGCAGTTTCCAATGTAGATATAGCAGCAAGAAAATTAGCTTATGCTACTGGTATAGGTCAAGCTATTAACTGAGCTAAAGAATCATCTATAATAGGAGAGTATTGGACAGGAACAAATGAATTTCAAGATGCTGATGAAAGAAAAGAATGATATGAAAATGGAGTATCAGTTGTTAGAAGAGGACGTTTCTGGGGCTTTGGTTCAGCTAATGAATTTAGAGGAGGATCAGTTCAATACTATCAACCTAACTATTTAAGAAGAGCTCATAGTAATTATAAAGACGTTAGTATATATGGTTCAGAAAATGAAAAATGGAAACATAGTTGAATACCAACAATTAGACATCCTCTAAGTCCTATAAGAGCATTCTTAGATCCATATTGGTTAGAGAAAAAACATATGGATGATAGACCTTATCCTTTAACAGGAAAACTATTTACTGAAGGTACTCCTTGAGGAGCTATACTTAATCCAACTTTAGGAGAAATGATAAAACCAGTAAGAATGCTTCCTGAAGTAAAGAAAAGATTAGGTAGTGATGGAAGAGATATAAGAACGGTACTAAAACACATTAACGAAAAAATTAAAGCTAGAGGAAATAAAAATGATGATGTTTTAATTTTTGAAGGTACTGATGTAAGAAATGCTAAGTATGTTCCATATGGTAATCCAGGAGACGGCCATATGAATATAAACATTTCTCATGGAGAAGTTTCTTCTCCTGGAGTAGGTTTTGTAGAAAATGATGTTGAATCTTTTAATCATTTAAATGTTCCTAATGGAGATGTTAATCCAGCATTCGATAAAACACAAGCAATAGATCCTAATAGCCCTATTGTACAAACAATATCTAGCCAATCTCAAGAAACAGGAGTAATAGCTAGACAAATAGTTTCTGGATTAAATAAGTATATTAAAAAAGCAGCGAATTATTTAACTGGTTATGAATCTAACCCAGCATACAATAAAGGTGTATTACCTGATAAGACTAAAGGTACTTATGTATACACTAATCTTGTTAATCAAATGAATGTTAGAAATTCAGAATATTATAGTGATATATATGACCCTGGTTTGGTTAATAAAAGTCTTGTAACTAATTTTATGCAAGATGGAATATATTCTGCTAAACAGCTATCTGGTATATATGGATTCTTAGGAGACTTTGCTTTTGGAGAAGATAGCTATAAAATGAGATATGCTGATGCAGGAGCAATGACAAGTTTCTCTAGAGGATTCTGAGATTCTCAAATAGGTGGTTTTGGTGGAGAATTAATGGAGATAGCTAGACGTTTCTTTCCATCAGAAGATAAGTCTATTATTAGATATAATCCATTAAGAAATAATATGCCTGAATGATTACCTGAAAGATTCTTAACAGGGGACCCATTTACTTCATTACCTAAAGGAGAAATGAGATTACCTGGTAAAGGATACGAAACTCTTAATAAACTTCATTCAGATGAGTTTGGTGAATATGGTGCATTTGATAGATTTAAAATATTAGCAGACATAGCACCATCATCACAAGAATATAAGATATGGAGAAACATTGCTAGAAATACTGTAAAAGACCCTGAGTTAATAGAAGAGATGAAAGAGATTCAACAAAGGGCTAATAAAATGTCAGGGAACCATGAATTCTTTAATTACAGATATATACGTAATAATGTAAAAATGAAAAAAGGTGTAGTTAAAAGCATCAATGGTTCTATTGTAGAATTAGCTTCAGGAGAAAAACTTAATCTTGGAGGTATTGTTTTAGATAAAGATGCTGATGTCCATGATGTATTAGATGTAGGTCAACATATTAACTATAGAACATCAGCTAATGCTATAAAAAGATTAGAAGATGGATTAATTACTAATGCTGTTATATATGATACAGATGGATTAGGAACTAATATTAACAAGACATTAATAGAAAGAGGAATGGCAACTAAAGATAAAGAAGATACAAGTGCCATAGGTTATTTAGCAAATGTTTCAGCTATGCAAGAAACATTAGGAGCTATTCAAGAAGTTATTGGTCATGCTAATATTCCATTCCTTCATAATAAGTATTTAAAAATAGAAACAGCTAGAGAATCTTTCATGAATGAACAAATTTATGGTAACTCATTAACTACTTGGGATCATCCTATTGAAGGATTCGTAAAACCTGCGTTTAATAGAATATCAGGACAGTCTATGTTACAACATGCAGGTGCAGTAGCTTCCGCTGCTTTATTTATGAATATAGGGAAACTAACTAGTGAATCTTATTTAAAATATGGAGCAGGAGCATTAATGGCTGCAACTAACCCTACAGCTTTACTTGGAATGGGTACTGCTGCTTTATGGAACTTAGGAGTTAGAACTACTAATATAAGAAAGAAAACTAATATAGAAGTAGGAGCAGAAGTTGGAGCAGTTTTAGGGTCTTTAGCATGAGGATGAAATAATGCTGAAAATCCATTGAAAGCAACAGCATCATTTGCTTTTGCTGGAGAAACATTATCTAGATATTTAAAATTAGATGAATTAGGACATGGTAAAGGTGCAGCTATAGGTGCTTTAGTTGGATTAGGTGTATCAGCTATTAAGAATCCTGATTTTGATAAAGACATGTTTAGAAGAAAATGAATACCTAAGAAAGTTGAAAAGAAATTTGAACTAGATGAATATTTTGATAGATTAGAATATGTGAAATATAAAGGCTTATATAATCAAGCTGCTTTAAGAGCTTTTGTTTTCGAAGGAAGCGTAAATATAAAGAAAGCTTTTAGAAAAATAGATAAAAATAAAGAAAAAGTTGCTAAATTGATTAAAAAGGCCGAAAAGTTGAGTAATAAATATACAGCTGGTGGATATGAATATGATCAACAAATGATGAAGATTAACAATAAGATACAGGCTTTACAATCACAACAAACCATGCTTAAAGGTGGTAAGTATACTAAGGCAGCAGTTGCTTACAAGAAAGCAATGGAATCTACTATTTATGGATTATCAGAAGGAGCTACACAAGATGAAATCTTAGCGTCAATACCAGATCAATATAAAGATTATTTTATAAACTTTATGAATGAAACTGATAAGAACGAAAGAAAAAAAATCCTTAAATCTTTACCAGAATATTTAAGGAAACCTCTACAAATAGCTTGAAGAGAGAAAGTAAAAAAAGTAGATAGTAACAGGAAGTTTTTCAAAAAGCATAAACTACCTGGTATGAACTGAAGAGGTTGGAAACCTAACGTTAATTTGAAACATGTTAAAATGAAAACTATTCAGAACGAAGGTATGTTATTATCTGATTTCGGATATTACGAATCAGAGAAAGGAAAAGCTCAATATCAAGATGCACCAGACATTCATAAATTTGATAAAGGTACAGGTGGTATCAAATATGCTTCTAATATGGTAACAGCAATGTCTGGATTAGGAGTTTCTTTACAAAATATATCTATGAGTCCTACTAGTGCACCAGGACTATGAATAGTTGGAGACATAAGTCAAACTGCTAGTGATGTTAAAAAAATAGGCGAATACGGTGTCCAATCAGGTATTCAAGGATTGGTTTCAATGTTATTTTAATATTAACTAAGGGGTGTTTTTATGGATATTCTAACTAGTTTAAATTCAATTGATGCTACTATTATTGTTGCATTAATAACTTTAATCGGAACTATGTATGGTTTATGAATTAACAAAAATAATAAAAAGCAAGATCTTATTTTAACAGCTAACGAACAACTTATGTTGATGATAGAAAAGCTTTCAATAGAAAACTCAAAAGTTAAAGAAGAATATGCTAAACAAACAAAGATTCTAGAAGAAAAGATAGAAACTTTGACAAAAGAAAATTCTGAACTTAGAAAAGAAGTTAATAGAATGAACAGTATCCTGATTAAACTAGGTATTGTATTATAATTATTTTTAAGATCGTCTTATACAAGGCGGTCTTATTTTTATATAATATAATAATTAATAATGAAATAAGTGTATTTAAAGAGGTGGAATAATGGCTAATAATAAATCAACTAATATAGTTGGAACTACTATGGATAGAATCCGTATAGCTCAACGTAACATTGAAGCTTCAAAAAAAGTAGATATAAATAAAGAAAATGCGGCTATAGAAGAAATAAATAGAACAATAGAATTATTACATAGTGGTAAGTATTTAATAAAAGATTCTGACCATATGTTTATTAATAAGCATAAGTATACATGAAATAAAAAAGTTGCTACTGGCGATATAGATGTAATAACAGAAAAGCTTAGACAATTAACCAACATCGGAGATAAAGGATTAAACTTCTTTGAAATAATAGGTGATAAATCTAATTCATCAGAGAATATGTTAGGATTAACAATAAAGAATTTAGGTAATGTTGTTCATAGTAAACAAAGAGGTTCTGCTAATGAATCTATCAATTCATGAAAAGAATCTTATAAATATTTTAACTCTCTAAAAAGTAATGGAGGAAGTCTTTTTGTTTGGGACTTAGAAACTCTTGGAGGAAAAGATAAAAATAATATATGAAGACCTAATGCTATTACAGAATTTGCTATGCAAGAATATGACGTTAAAACAGGTAAGGTAATAGATAATGTAAGTGTACTTATAGGAATGTCAGATAAAGAAAAAGAAGAAACTGTAAATAAAATAAGAAAGGCTATAGAAAATGGAACTATAGATAGTGACGAAGAATTAAAAGTAACAGCTATGCGTTTAGCTAAATATGCAGATAAAGATTTTAAATATGAAAAAGTTAAAGGAGAAAAATATTTTAAAGCAACTAATTTCCCTAATGTAGATAGAAATAACTATAAAGATATTTCAGTTATAGAAAAAGGAGCAGAAGTTTTAAATAATGTTTATCATCAAACAGGAGAAATTGATGGAATAAAAGCAGATATATTAAAAGTTACACAAACTATAAGTAAAGCTCAAACAGCTGTTAATAATAAAAAAGCAATGATTTCTGGTTTTAACAGTAATGCGTTTGACGAACTTATTTTAAATAATATGTTATTAAAATGGAATAACGATTATAATGGAAAATTAAATAATTATTTCGAAAGTAAAAGAGTTGGCTTTAATATTCCATCTTATGCAGATCTAGATGTTTTAGGTGGAGTTAAATTAGCAACAGATTATAATTCATTATCTTCTGTATATGGAAATGCAAAAATAGGAGATATAGATAAAGTAAGAGGACAGGAATACTTATTACAAAAACATTATGGAGGTTTGTTTAATAGTGAAGGACTAAAACCTCATATGGCTGAAGATGACGTTACTGGATTATCATGGTTTTTTACAAAGAAATCAGAAAGTCTTCCAGGGAATGTATCTGTTATAGAGCACATAAACAATTTAATAGAAAATATAAAAACAGAAGATACAGTATTAACTCCTGGTAAGCAAATACTTCAAGCTAAAAAAGGAGTTAGTACTAGTTATGGTGGAAGAAATTATTTCAACTTTGCACAAAGTAAAAGTACAGGAACTATATATACAGCTGATAATCATTTACTAGGTAAAGGAGATGAAGCCTTACAAGCAGCTGGTGGAGCTATGCATGAAAACTTTAGTGCAGGTTTCGGAATTAATAAAGGTTCTTTTTACGATATATCTAATATAAGAGAAATAGAACTAACAGATGAATTGAGAACAATGATGGGAGATATAGCCCCTGAATATTCTGGTAAAAAACTTTATCAAGTTCAATTAAACATGGCAGTACATGATGATTACGCAACTACAACAAGACTAGGAGATTTAACACAAAATCTAATATTTAAATCAGAAAAAGAGATGAATGCTTTTTTAAGCGGTAACTTTGATATTGTTGCAGAAAGAACAGATAATGGAATTCAAATCAAAAAAGGAATGAAAGACAGATTTGATATTAGAGAAATTAACAAAAATAAAGAAACTAATAAAGTTGTCTTTAAACCAGTTAATGAAGAAGGTCTTTCTGATACTGAGTTATTTAATAGAGTTGTATTAGCTGATAATGAAAAGAAATTAATTTCTAGAGCAGACAACTCTATGTTTAGAGATAATTCTTATAAGAAAATAAAGAATGTACTTGATCTACAAGAAAACTTATCTAAAGAATTGAACATGGATATTACAGGTAGAGATATATCTCTTATCATGGCAGAAAGAGTTTCTAAAGGGCAAATGGCTATGGAACTTAGTAATGCTCAATTAATAAAATCACAAGAAATGATTATAGCTACTTTAGGACATAGTAAAAATGATGTAATGAGATTATTACAATCAACTGTTGATAATAATGCTACAGGATTAGAAATGGTTAATAGCTATGGTAATATGTTTAAAAATATAATAGAAGCTTTAGAAGCTACTGAAGTATTTAAAGATCCTAAAACGGCTGAAAGTGTTAAACAAGAATTATTTAATAGAACAGTTAAAGAAGTAAAAGGAACGACTGCTGAATGAATATTTAATAACAAATTTAGAGGCGGTAATGATGATATTGCCGATATGATTAAATTAGGCGACGTTAATTTACAAACAGATTTTAATACTTTTAAAAATCTATATGAAATAAAATACGATAAGATAATTAGAGGAAAAAGAATTAATTATATAGATACTGCTAAATCATTAGATACAGCAAACATATTAAAGATTAATCTTAATGATGTTAATAGCCCTTACTCAATAATAAAAACAGCTACAGAGGCTGTTCATGGTAAAGATAAAAAAGGTAATTTAATTTACGAAAAAGATGCAGTTGAAAAACTATTTGCTATGTTACAAGAAGATGAGGTTTTAAAAGATACAAAGGCTTTTAAAAATATAAAGAAACAATTTAAGTTTAGTTCAAAAAATAGCTTTAAAGATAAAGATTATCATCCGTATCAAATAGCAGAAGCTATAATTGAAGGAATGAGAGAAGCTAAAGAGTCTAATGTTACAAATGGAATATTAAATGGTAGCAGAACATTTATGAAAGCATTAGAAGGTAATACTGAATTTGTTAGATACTTAAATAGTGAAAATATGAAACCAATAATTCAACAAATAGCAAATAATATAGTTGAAAGAACAAATATAAATGTTCTAGATGGTACTAAGAAATCTGCTGAAAGATATGCTAAAAGTTTAGTTGAAAAGTATTATATACCTAATAGAAATGTAATAAAAAAAGGTGATAGGACTAAACAGATATTGTATGACAACTTATATAAAGATTTAAATACTTATGTAAAAGATGTAGTTCATACTGCCGATAAACTTGGAGCATCTATATCTGTACAAGAAGATGGTTCTTTATTATTATTTAAAAATGGTAGATCAGAGGAATTAATTATGCCTAAAATAAAATACAATGATCCTTCTGAGACTATGTATTTAGAATTAGGTTCTATGAAAATACAAGTAAATAATAAGTTAACTTTCAAAGCTGACGGTAGAAAAGTAAAAGGAGGTTCTGCTTCATCTTTAGATAATCTTAATAGATATAGTATAAGTAATAACGTACAAAGAGTAGTAGAGAAGAAAGGCCAAGATGAAGGTTTTGATAGATTAGTAGGATTAGTATCTTTAAATAATGCTTCATTAAGAAGTAGATCTACCATAAATGGTTTTGGAGGTAACGATATAGATTCAAACTATGGAGTAGATATATCAGATATAAAAAATGTATTAGTAGATTTGTTTGGAGAAAATCAAAAATTAAATCATATAGTAGATGGAATAGATTTTGCTGATAAAGAATTCTTAGATAATATGAAACAACATCTTAAATATTATGTAAAAGAAGAGAAAGCATTAGAAGATATTAATCCAGAAATGACTAGAGATTTGATTAAGAATATTAACTTTGTATTAGATAAAATTAAAGAAGACAAAAACGTATCTAATGAATTTGCTTTTTTAACTAAAGAATTAGGTTTTACTGGTCAAGAAAATAAAACATCTGCACTTATAGGAATAAGAGGATATAGACCAGGAAACTCTACATTCTCTATCTTTGATAATTCTCAAAGACCACCTATAACTCAGTCTGGTAATGCTCTACAATTAAGAGTAGATGATATAAAGAAATCCAAACTAGGAATTACTGCTGGTAATACTTTAAGTTCTGATATTATGGATAAAAGAACTATGAGAAATTATTTTGGATTAGGTAAAACAACTACGGATGTAATGATGGATACAACATATGTTAGTAGCAACGCTTTACAAGTTTTAATAGATAATAACTTTGCTAAGGTAATGAAAGATTCTAATGTAGATGAAAAAACAAAAGATATAGAGAAAAAAGCTTATAACTATATAAGAAATTCAATATCTACTTTTGAGCAAGAGAGAATTATAGATTCAAGAGTGCATGAAGCTGCTTATGGATTAAGAACAGCTAGTACTCAGAAGCTTAGTAAAAATTATGACGTTAGTGCTTTATTAAATGAATTAGTAGGAAATGATTTAAAGAAACAACAAGAAGCATTACTAAACTATAGAGGTAATTTTGAATTTAAAAATGGAGAATTAGTATTCAATTCTTCTCCTGGTAAATTAGTAAGCAGAGGTGAATCAGCTGTTAAATGGAAAGGCTTTGCTGAAAGAAATGTAGACTTTGCTTCTAAAATGCATTATGGAGTTTTCAATTTTAACTTCTATGAAAGTGATGGAACTAAATTAAGAGACGAAGATATAAATAAAATAATAAGAAAGAACTTATCTAAATTTTTAGATAAAAACAATCAACCTCTTACTCAAGCAGAAATGGCTGCTAAGTTAGAGAAGATACTATCTAAAGAAGGTATTACTGGACAATATGCTATAGAAGATATATCTGCTATGGGGTATGTTAAAACAATGACATCTGGTGCAGAAAAAGGTATGACAGATATAGTTTATGCTTCTACTGGATCATACAACAATAAGATAAAACAATTTTTTAAAGAAACAGATTCTTGGGACATAGTAAAAGACAAAGTAATTACTAATGAAACTGTAGATGCTATATTCTTTAAAAACAAAGATTTATCTGAAAGTACACTTAAGAAAATAGGTTTTGAATCTTTAGATGATTTAAAGAAAGCTATAACTGTAGAAAGAAATATGCATTCTGCATTATTATTCGATAAGATACTAAAAAATAAAACTCATTTATTAGCTAATGATGCCGTAGCTAAGCACGGTAATATAGGACAAATGTATGAAGGATTATTATCTAAAGCTATTAACAGCTTAGGTAAGAAATATGGTTCAGAGAAAGATGCTGTAGATTTTATTGTAGATAAAATAAATTCTAATAAAGCATTTCAATTTATAGAACAATATGATTTAAATAAAGACACTAAAAGCTATGAATCTATAGGCGTTAAACAAAAGAAAGGTAGATTCTTTATAGATGATAAATTTTATTCTGTTAATAAAACTACATCATTAGATAAAGATAAGTTTACAGCATTAATAAAATCTTTAGATGAAGAATTAGAAGATATGGATGAAAATGATAGATTAGTAGCTAAAGATATTTATATTATGAATAAAGATGGTAAATATGAATACAAAAAAGAAGCTATTGGTTCATATGCTACTATACAAAAAGATATAACTGTTGATGGTAAGTTTATAAAAGATGCTAAAGTTGCTATAGGTACTAATACTAGAGAGAACGTAAAATATGTTAGAGATGCAGAAACACAAACAGGTGTAACAGCAGAATACTTTGAAATGTTAAAAACAAAAAAAGAATTAAAAAAAGAAAGAATAGGACTAGAAAAGCAAATGATTAAGTCTACCGACCCTAGTGAGAAAAGTGCTATTCAACAACAAATAATGAAAATAGATTCTATGTTAGAAGATATAGATTCTAAAGCTGGCACTATGAAAACTATGAGGTTTGGAGACCAAGAATTATCTATATTAGAAAGGGTATCCTTGACAGAAGCTCATGCAGAACAAATTGAAAAAATGATTAATAATGGAGAACTAGATACTAAAACATTGTTAAGCTCACATGCCTTCAAAGATCATTTAACAGAAAATGCTGATGGTACTGTTACTTTTTCTAAAGATATTATAGGAGAGAAATCATTAAAAGGTTTATTAGACCAATTTAAAGATGATCAATTCTTTAATCCATACACTGATGAACTACTAACAGATAATATGGTTAAAACAGAAAGATACGCTCATTTAAAAGACATTCATGAATACGCTAAAAAATATAAGATTAAATTAGGTGTAGAAGGTGCAGAAAAAGAATATAAAATACAAATGGCTATGAAAGCTAATAGCTTTAATAGAGGATATAACTTAAGTTTAGAAGATATGAAACAAAAAGGCTTTGAAGTTATTGATATCAAAGATGTTAACTTTAAAGTTGATGATTTAGTAGAAAGAAACATAGTTGTAGATTTAGGTGAAAAGTTTGGTCAGGAGAATAGATATCTAGCTGTCCCTGGTACTGGTATGAAAATAGCAGATGAGGAAGTTAGAGATGTAGGACATCAAAAATTAAATAAGCTTAAACATAGTATAGAAGAATTAGAATCTTTATCTGGGAAACAAGATGATGAATATGAAAGACTATTCCAAAGAGTTTTAGGAAATAGAACAGAAGCTATAGAAGGTATAAGAGATTCTATATTTGGTAAGAATGGTATGCATCATAATGCTAGTAAAATAGAAATAAATGCAACTGCTTATAGACTTAAATCATCTGGATTAATAACTGATACTACGACTAAAGAGTTAGTAGAGGCAGCTAAAGAGGCAGGTATAGATGTAACTGTTGGAGATGATCTTACTAAAAAATCTAAAATAATGGGTAAAACAATAGCTGAATGAGAAGCTAATGGTGAAGCTTATTTTGATTATAAATACGTATCAAAAGAACAGATGGAAAAGATGGGATATTATAAACCAGAAACATTAAAGAAGTTTGGATTTAAAACAGAAAGTGAAATGGATGATTTCTTATTAGAATATGGTACTTTTGATATAACTGACCGTTATCCAAATACAAGGAATAATTCTATAAACCAAACTAGAGTATTCTTAGATAAAAGATTACAAGGTAATCAAACTAAGATATCTGTATCTACAATGTTAAAAGCTAATGCCGACCAAGACGGTGACTCTTTATCTTCATTCAGAATTGAATATAGAGATAAAGATGGGAAAGTAGTAGATGGAGCTTTATATGAATTAGCTAATAAAAATGGTGGTAGAAACTATGCAATAGAAAACAATTTAATGTCAGGTGAAGTATATGATTATTTTGCTGCACAAGAAAGAGCTATGTATAGTGTTGCTGTTACAGATAATAAATATTGGCAAGATAAAGCAGCTAAAACTATTAAAGAAGATTTTATAAAAAATCAAAACTTATCTAATCCAGATAACATGGTTTTAGTTCCAGGCGGAGAATCTATTCTAGGTAAAAAGACTTTTACAACTGTTGCTCATATGCCTACTGTAAAAGAGTTTAATAAGCTAAGTGAAGATACAACTAATTTATTAAGTTTGGCTAAAGACATAACTAAAGATGAAAAATTTGATATAGATTTAAATAAAGCATCAGAGCCTGGCAAAATACTAGACGAAGCTTTAACTGTTATAAAAGGTAATGTTGATGATGATACGTTTAGTAAATTAGAAGCTACAGCTATTAAAAGAATGTCTGTAGATAAGTATGCACAAGAAATGATGGCTAAAACAGGACTAGCTGCAACAGGTTCAGTTAACCAAGCTTTAAATGCTGTTAAGTTAGCTGATGTATTTAGAAATACTTCTCCTGAAGAAATAGCTTTTAATAACTATGTTTGGAATGCTTTAGATACAGCTGAACAAGGAGTAATCTCTTCTAAAAAATTAGCTGGTGGAGTATATGATGATAATAGAATTAAAAACTTCAAAAAAGCAATGAATGATATTTTTAATAATAAAGGAACAGTAGCATCTACAGAATCATTAAATGAATTAGGCAGTTGGTTAGATGATTATGGTGATGATATATTTAAGAAATCATATGAACATATGGGACATCTTATATTAAGCAAAGAAGAAAGAGCTAATATAGAAAAACAAGCTGACCCTATGATAAGTGGAGCTAATGCAATGAAACAAAAATTCTTAGGAAGAATGAAAGAAATGTCTCATGACAAACTAGCATTATCTTATAAAGCATCTATAGAAGCTACTGGAAGAAATGGAGCAAGAACTGAAAAACTTTGGTATAATGGTTCTATTGGAGCAGCTGCTGAAGAAGCTAGTACTTTTGCAACTAGACACCAAGCTTTAATGGGATATGGAGATCCTGCTTTCTTACAAAATGCTTTAGATGAAATAGCTCAAAGAAGCATGGCTCAACAAGAAAGTAATATTGCAAAAAACAAACTAATGAACTCTGGACAATATGACGCAGAAATAAAACGTTTATCTGAAAGTATGACAGAATCTTTAGCTGATGGAGTTAAAAATGTAAGAGTAGGAGGAATGGGTAAAGCAGTATTAGGTTTAGCAGCTGGATTAATGATTGGAGGCTATGCTTCTGGTAATCCTTTAAATGATAAACAAGCTAGTGAAGTTAGCAAAGAAAATAAATCACAACAAATTATGAGCATTCCTGAATTCATGGAAAAAGATAGCGGTTATGTGACAGGGAATACTCAACAAGGTTATATAATAAATATAAAGGCGGATACTAAAAAAGGTAGAAAGTATATGGAGAAGATCATGGCAAAAGCAGCAGAAGCTACAGTAGGTGGAGCTGTTAATATAAACATGAATATAAAAAATAAAAAAGATCAGCCAGTAACAGATAGAGATATCGAGAATTATATAAATAGGAATTTTTAATGATAGGTGCATTAAGTTGCACCTATTATAAATAGAAAGGAGACTACTATGGGTCAAGATAATAAAGACATACTAAAAAAACTAAAAGAGAATAAAGAAAAATATATTAGTATGGCTAATAATAGAAGCGACTTTAATACTGTAAATCCTAAAAAGTTTTTAACTCCTGATATGGATGAAATGATGCAAGAAGATTTAATGTCAGAAATTTATCAACAATACGTAGATAAAAATACAGATGGTGAATATTCTGATAAAGAAATATTAGATTCATACTTTTATGTAGAAGCACCGTTCTCTACTAATCCAGGACATTATTCAGAAGAAGGAGCTTTCGTATTAAAAGCTAATAAAGCTGATATAGATAAAAATGGGTCTACTTGAGATTTAAATAAGTTTGACGGAGATACATGGTCTTTTAGATTAGAAGATATAAATGATGGTAATCAACCTATAATGTTTACTAATGGTTCTGAAAGTGTAAAGTACAATAACTTTAGAGACTTCTTTAAAAAGATGGGTGGAGGACAATCAATACAAGTCAGAGCATTAGGTATAGACTCTATGGAAATACCTCACTATGAAGTACAACTATGCAGAGAAGAAGACTATGATAAAAGAGTAACAGAAACAACCTTCGGTAAAATGAAAGAGATGATTAATGGTAAAACTCTTATAACTTATGAAAACTTAAATTACGATAGAAAAAGTGGTAAAGTTACAGAAAGAAAAAATGACGACAAAGTAACTTTATGAAAAGTAGGAGAAAGTGGAGATAAAACTTTATACACTGAAATAATAACTAGAATGAGTGCTAATCCATATATAAATAAAAAAGATGGATATAAGTACTTTATTGTTATGGGGCAAAAAGACGAATCTACTTCTAACACTATTAAAGATGCTTATAAAGCTCAAGAAGCTGCTAGAAAAGTTTTAGAAAAATCTGAAGAGATAGTTCTAGTTTTAAATGCAAACGGAATTAAAGCAAGTAAAACTAATTCAGATAATGATGATAGAACTTTTAACAGCATTTATTATTTAAAAGATACTGTCGATTTTATGATTAAAGAATGGGATATGTATTATGGAGACCTTCCTATAACAAATTATAATTATATACCATATGGAATGGATAACTATAAAAGATCTCTAGGAGTTGTTTATGTAAAATATGAAGGTAAATGGATAAACTTAAATAAATATGTTTTATGTAATACAGAATCAACTATAGCTAATCCTAAATTTAATAGCTCTCCAGAATTACAAGCTATTGGTTCAGGAATATCTGATTCATTTAATTTATGGTCATATGATAGAAATAATATAGAATGGTTAGATAGTTTCAATAAGATATCAGAAAAATCTTATGAAGATAGATTAAAACTTCATAAAGAATTAACAGGAATAGATTTTACTAAAGTTAGAAATTGTGCATTATTCATAGGAGATACTTTAATGCTTATACCGCCAGAAAGTATAAGAAACATTACTCAATGTACTTATGAAAGAATACCTAATATGAGAAGTAAAGGTACTCAAGCTAAACATAAAGGACATAATGAGCAAATGTTAGAACTAACATTATACTTTTACGAAGACGTTGGTATAAATGGAATAGACTATGTTTATACAAGTCCTAATGGAACATCTTTTGAATATAAAATGGATGGCTTAAGAAGTTTAATAGCCCAATTCAAAATAGCTCCTTTCTTGCCTATAGAGAACGGTTATATAAATGATGTATTAGGAATAGAAGCTGTTGCTTTATCAAATATGAGTATTCAAAACGTAGAAGGTTTCCCTAGACTATTAAAAGTAATATTAACTTTAAAAGAATTTAACTATAAAGTTTATATGCCAGATATACCTATAGATAAAGATACAGGTAAAGAAGATAATGAAAAACTAGCAGAAATGCCTCCTATGTTCGCAAAAAGTTTTAACTGGGAGATATTCAGATATTACTATCAAAGATCTATAATAGCTGGAACGAACTTAAGTCTTATGGAATTTAATAGCTATGAGTATAATCTACAATATTATACTCATAAAAATACTGTTGGTCCATGGTGGTATGAGTGCGGTCCTAAAGTAAATAAAGGAGAAATAAGTTTTTATATACCAGATGAAAACTGGTTAGCGAATGCTCTTCAAATAAAAAAAGATAGAGATGAAAACTTATTAACACCAACTTCTTCAATAGATTTAAGTGATGATGCTAAAACATTCGTTAAATCATTAAGTGAATTAGCATTAGCTTTAGATTCAGTTGAGAACTATAAGAATGAAAAGTTTAATATAGCAATAGAAAACTTAATAGGTAATGCTGTTAAGAAGAAGCATTTTATAAAGATGAATCCTCCTCTATTTGTAGGAGATGGATCAAGAGAAGAGAATATTTGTAATACAGATAAGTCTAGAATATTTATTTATGATACAAACGACAAAGCTTTATCAAGTGTAACTAAGAACTATATATTACCTTTACAAAATGCTTTATTAGGGGACTTTAATAATCCTAAGTATTTAAAAGACTTAACAATGAATGAAATAATAACTAAAGATGCTAATGATATATATCATCTTATATGGGAATTTAGCTTAAAGTTAAATTTAGAATCTATAAATAATGAAGACTGGTCTAACATAAAAGAAGTATTAGGTAAGAACGATAAAAACAATCCTTTAAAACCTAATGAAATATTTATAGATGATTGTATGAGAGTGTCATTTGAAATGACATTTAATAAAGATAGTATATTTAAATTAGCTACATTAAATATTTCAGATGATGAAAAATCTGATCATTATAAAAATACTTTTATATTAAGAAAAAGTAATGACGTTACAGCATTAAAGAATTTAATTAATGGAATAAATCAAGAAGATAATCCTCAAGATTTACCTGATGATGATCCATTAAACAAATACAATAAAGAAATAGACTTCTATATTAAGGATTACAAAAATCCAGCTAATATGCCTTTTGTACCTTATGTAACAAATATTCTATGTACTAATGTTATGGCTAATATGGCTAACAGTTTTACAGAAGTTTCATTAAAAGCTATAGAAGGTAAAGGTCCTCAATATATAGGTGGACAAGATATACAATTAGAATTTCAATTAGTTACTGACGATATAACTATAGTTTCAGCATTAAACTCTCTTCCTAATCTAGCATCTGCTACTGCAAAAACATATAGAAAAGTTTTACCTGCATGGCCTATTAAAATCAAATCTGATTTAACTACAATGTTAGGAGTATCTGAAGTATTAATAGATATGATAGAAGTAGATACTATGGAAGGTTTCCCTGGAGTATATTCTATATTTATGAGATTAACTTCTGTAGATAGAACTCAAAGACAAAGAGAAGCTTTAAGAAGATTGGATGTAAAAGCAGAAGGTGGAAGAGTTGACTTTAATGGAAGTTCTAGCTTATCTATTAAAAATTACTTTAACTTAAATTATGCTTTATCAAAAGTAGAACTATATCCAGATTTAGATTTACCTTCATTAGAAGAGTTAGGTAAATTAGGATTTAGATATGTTAAATACGCTGGTCAAAATAGAAGTTATCCAGATCCAGATTTCTATATTGTTTATGCTTATCCATATACATCTTTAGTAATAAAGAAAATGGTTAAAGAAGGTTTAGCTAAAAACTTATTCAAAACAGAAGATGATCCATCTCATATGTTTAAATTTAAAGACGTATATGGAGCTGAACTAACAGGAAAAATAGAAGCTTATACAGGAATAACTTTAGAAAGTGCAGATAATGCAAAAGGTAGCTCTTACTATGATGTAATTAAAAACATCGAAGGAGAAATTTCTTCTAAACTGAAAAACATGAAAAACTTATCTAAGGATAAGAAAGAAACAATAGAAGAAAGATTAGGACTTTCTATGGCTATTAAAAAATTAGTTATGACTGACGTAACTGATGGATGAGAAATCATACCTGGATGGAAAGCTCCTTTAGCTGATAAATGTGTTGATGAAGCTATTAGAAAAATAAAAGAAGACAACAAAGATGCTTTCGCAGAAGAAATAAAAGCTAGAAGAACTAAATGTATAAACTTAATAGATAAAATATTATCTAAGCCTATAGATTATGAAAAGAACAGTAAAGACTTAACTAGAAAAAATAACTATAAAAAAGTTTGTAGCGACGCAGTAAACAATTTATTTACAAAAGGAGAAGGTAAAGAATTAATTGAAATACTATGTCCAACAGCTACATCAATTAAAATGCATCCAATAACTGATTCTTTCGGTAAAAGTTCTTTTGAGTTAGCAAATCCAATTCAATATATGATAGGATTCTTATTTGCCTCAGGATGTGCTTTATCAGGAAATAGAGAATATGCTAGTGGAATAAAAGAAGAAGAAGATTGGTATCCAAATCATTATATGACATTAGCTGAATATCCTAATAAAGATCAAACAGATTCGGAATATAAAGGATCATTTTTACCTTATTGTATTACAGATAAAATAGAAGGTAAATCTAGTTATGCTTTAAGTATAAAAGAAGGAATCGATACAGGAACAGTTTTTGGAGCGTGAAGAATAGTACAATATTCTGATCCTAAATTGATTTCTGACATGATGCAGAAAGAATCAAATATAACATATGTATCAGAAAAAGATTCTCCTTATGAAAAGATACAGGCAGGATTTTTAGACCCATATTATAATAAGTTAGATTCTAATAGTGATGAAATAAAGAAATATAAAACAGCTATTTTAACAAGCATAGAAAATAATGCAGAAGCTTTCTTAAGAAATGTATTACTTCATTTAAGAAAGATGATAGTAGATGGGCTTTTAATATCTGAAATAGATATAATAGCAAATGACTGGAATGATATCTATTATGAAAGTTTTGGATTCTCAGATATGCCAGAAGATGGTGGTTTATTAGGTAGAATGTTAAACCCTTTATATATGGGTAATCCTTTATTGATTTTTTCAAATGCTGAACTTAAAGGAAAAGATGCTGATAAAAAACCTAATCTTAGTGATGTAAAGACTGTAACAGGAGGATTAAAAGCTTTAGGTTTTGACCAAAAAGAAATGAAGGAATTAATGAATTCTGTACACAGAGCATCTCAGCAAGCTTTTTGTGCTAGATTAATATATCCTTTTATAGCAGCTACAACTAGAAATGCAAATGACTTATATACATTATTTAAATATAGAGATTATGAATCATTAAATAATTTAACAGGTTATATTGAATCTGGAGAAGGATTATCTGATTCAAAAATATCAGCTGTAAAATTCCTATCTGCTATGGGTGGAATAAATATGACATTAAGTAATGATGGAAAGACTATAGCTTATACATCTACTAGTCAGAAGGTTATGAACTCATTAATGAAAGATGTATTCATAGAATCAGCTGAAGATCCTAGAGCATATATATTACATTCATTCTATGATATGCTTGTTAATGATAAAAGAGGTAGATTGGCAAGAGCATTCCCTACTTATTATGTTGTATTTGTAGATGAAGGTAGAAAATTTGGTTCTTGGAAGTTACATGACAACTTCTATAACATGAACTCTATATCTAGTATTAACGTTGTTAAATCTAGAAAGATAGCAGCTGATACATGTACATTAGTTATGAATAATACATTTAATTCATATACTATGGAACCTGATTCAACAACTACACAACAATACGCTGATATATATGGATTAAGAGATGTGTTCGATTCTATATTCTCTCCTAAAGCTTATTTCGATAAAGAAAAAAGAATAAGAGCTAGAAAGAATCTACCTGATACAGTTATGTTACAACCAGGTATAAGAATACATGTTAGAATGGGATACTCAGGAGACGGTTCTAAATTACCTGTAGTGTTTAATGGAAAAGTAGCTGAAGTTGAAGTAGCAGAAGTAGCTCAAATAGTTGCTCAAGGAGATGGACATGAGCTTACAAATCCTTTAAGTGGTTTTGGTGAAATAGAAGCTGTATCTATAGATGCTGCACAATCAGCTGTAACATGGTTTAAAGATTTTAGAGGTAACTGGTCTAAAGGAGGAGAAAGTCCTAGAGATTTATTAGCCAAACTATTAACAGCTAAATGTGGAGGATGGAGAAAAGCAGTTGACTATTTCTCTGATGGTAGATGGTTTAATGACAATATATTTGGTATTACTCATTTTGGAGATCCTAAATATACAAGTATTTTTGAACAAGGTGAAGTAGTGCAAAACTTATATGAAGTTTCAGATAAAAGTTTATTAAAAGGAGTTAATGAAGTAACTAATGGTCCTAGTTTAAAAAAGATAACACCAATATTAAATACTTCATTACAAGATAAAACATTCTGGGATCTATTACATTTATCTGCTAATGCAGGAATCAACTATATAGGAGCTATAAGAGATTTCGGCTTTAGAAGTACTATCTTCTTAGGAAAACCAAATCATTATTATGCTTATGACTACGTACTAGTAGATAATAAAGTAGTAGAAAAAAGAAAGCCATTCCAACAATTTCATTATATAGATTCTTATACTGATATAGTTTATAACTCTATAAAGGCATCAGAAGCTCAATTAAAAACTAATGCAATAGGAATGTGGCAATCATCATCTCCATGGTGAGGTAGAGAACAATCTACTGTAGGACCTATATATGTAGATATGAATATATATCCTGAATATCAAAAAACAATGACTGTTGATACAGGATTATTAGCAGCAGGTAATGGATGGATTGATTTAGGAGTTACAAACCATTTATCAGAAGAATGGGCTACAGATCCTAATGATGATAAAGTAAATAAAGCAACTGCTTTAAGAGTTACTGCTAACTCATTAAAGAATGCTGTAAAAGATATGTATTTAGGAGATGTTGCTGTACTTGGTGATCCTTCTATAAAACCACATGACAGAATCTATATCCATGATACTTATGAAGATATGATGGGACAATTTGAAGTTGAAGCAGTTATTCATACTATGAGTATAGATACAGGATTTACTACTTCTATAATGCCTGATGTTATTGCAAGACATAAGGACCAATACGAAGTAGCAGCTCAAAACTTATTATCTACAGCTGGAGGACTATTAGGATTTGGAGTTGGTTTAGCAATAGCCGACAAAGTTAACGCTTATATGGTTAATGGTAAACTTACTAGAGTAATTGCTAAAAGTAAAGATATGTACGGTAAAACAGAAAAACTAGTAGATATAGCAGAAGACTTATCTCATGCTACAGGTATGAAAGAATTCTTGAAAGATAGACCAGCAGCTAAATCATTGTTCGAAAGTTTAAACATATTTACTAATAAAGAATCCTTAAATCTTAATGGAGTAGATAATGCTATAAACAATTTATCAAAAATTAAACCAGGATCATTAGATAAGATAGATGATGTTGCTGAAGCATTGTTACATTATTCTAGAATAGACGCAGACGAATATGCAGAAGCTCTTAAGAAAGCTTTTGGAAAAGATAAAGTAGGTAATGTTTCTAGTGATATAACTCCTGAGAAATTAGAAGAAATATTGAAAGAAATTAAATCAACTAAAATAGATTTAGATAAACACTTAGATTATAGTAAATTAAACTTACATGAATTTGCAGAAGATATTAAAAAAATATCTAGCAAAGAAAATAATCTATATAAGTCTTTATCTAGAGAGTCTAGAGCAATATTAGATAAATGGAGTGCTAAAGAGTTTGGAGAAGCTCAAAAGATAAATAAAGATCTTGCTAAAATATTAAATGAAGAAGAACTATTAAAAGCTATTAATAATAAAACATTAAAAATAGATTCTATAGGAGACTTTCTTAAAAGCTTTAAATCTATATTCGAATTAGATGATGCAGCTAAGGTAACCAAATTTGCTAAAGTTGCTGATAAACTAAGAGGTGGAACTTTATTAAAATCATTAAAAGCTGTAGCTGAAGGAGTAATAAAATTAAATCCTGCAACGCTGTTAATAGATTTAGCTATTGAAACAGTTATGTATGTTATGATTAATAATGCTCAAGAAGTCTTTACTAGATTTTTAGAAGGAATACAAGCAATAGATGTTTATCCATTGAAGAAAAATAATAAACCTTTAATAGCTGGAATGAACGGACACAAAGGTTCTGTATATGGCTGGCCAGTAAAAGATGGTTATGATTCTATACAAGGAATGGTCTTACAATTTGTTAAAAGTATAAAAGACTTAGATGGAGACTTACCTGTAATGGATTGGATATTAGATCAATTCGTCGATAAAGGAGTATTAGATAATTTATCTCAAGAATGAAGAAAAGATTTAGGAGTAGATGTTGGAGATGAAAAAACTGAAGAAGAATTACTACAAGAGATTTATAATAATGTTTCTTCTTCATATTCTGCTAATAACCAAGAATCATATGCAATGATGGTTAAGCCTAGAATCAAAACTCCAAGAAGCGACGATTATTCAGAAGATATATTAAAGCAATATGAAATCCTTGATGTTAGTACAATGACATTAGCTACAAATCCAAAAGTATTAAAACTTAATAGCTTAGTTAACGATCCAAATATAAAAGCAGCTATTGTGGCTAAAAGATTCTCTATAGCTCATAGTGATAAACCATCAGCAACTATTAACATACCTTTTGAAAGTGGAACAGAAGCAGTACCTATAAAAATAGAAAACAATATTATAGATATGCCTTTAGTTTCTGAAGAGTTAGTATGGCTATTAAGTAAAATGCTAGCAGAAGAAGAAATTAAAGATAGTAAAATACTTTTTAAAAGTGGAGCAAGAGCAAATGATACTAAGGGTAAATGAAGATCTACAGGTTATTCAATGGTATTAGAAGTTAAAAAGAATTCAGATGAATTTAAAGAGGTTTTAGATAAATATGTTGGTGATACAAATATAATAAAAGATAGTGATGGTGTATTCAGTTATAACAAGAACGGAAAAAAATTTAACATAATGGCGTTAGCTCCATTAAAGTCAAATAATATAAAATAGAGGTGAAATATTGTGAGTAATTTGAAAAACATTTTTAAAGACAATATTGTTGCACCATATAACAAATATAATATATCTCAAGAAAAATTAGCAGAAGTGTTAGATACTAATGAAGATAGAAATGTTTGTACTATATCATATAAAAATATAGATGGAATATTAACAATAAAAGAAGATGTTCCAGTTAAGAAAAGCTCTCTAAGAGGAATCTTAGGGGGCTTCCCTAAAACTGGAGACTATGTAGAAATAGAAGAAGTAGGTAAAGTAATAAGAATAACAGGATTGGTTGATAAAAGTAGATTGACTGCTGAAAAAAGTAGTAACAATGATACTCATTCTGGTCCTGCTACTTTTTCAGGTAATTTAGGTTTTTAGGAGGAGAATATGAGTAATAAAAGTAACTTATTCAATGATGTAAAAAATAAAACAGGAAAAGTAGATATTTCAGGAGATACAGGTATAGTTAATCCTAAATCTAAATCATCTGTAATTGTTAGAGATGATGGAAATATTAATTTATGTATAGATGAATATACTCAATTTAAAATGGATAAGAATATGTCTAATATAACACAAAGTTCTTTATCTCATACTTCAAGTGCTGTAATAGAAGATCATAACTTTAATGACTTAGTTATGAATAAACATAAATTCAATAATCAATTAATAGAATTATCTGATTATAGAATGGTGAATCAAAACATAATAGGTAATCTATTAATGAATGGTACAGTATTAGTTAAAAGCTGAGAACCTACTTTAGAGAAATGAGTTCTAATAAGAAGACCTATTTCAACAGCTATATTCTCTAATAGATTAAATGTTCCTAATACTCCTGAGCAATTAGGATTGGATTTAAATGTTTTAGAGGATATAAAGAAATACTATATAGATAGAGATAAGGAGGATGACAAATAATATGAAAGACTTATTTTTAACACCTCGTGGTGATCTATCTATAGAAAACATATCAGATAGCAAACAAAGATTAGAAATAAATTTTTTCACATCTAAATCAAATGCATTAAGAATTAATTTCTTTGTAGAGAATACAAATATAAAAAGAATTCCTAAAAATTCTTTAGCAATAAACTTCGAAATTAATAAGCCTAAAGAAGATAAAGAGTTAAGAATAATTAGTGGAGACTTAGCTATGGAGCAAGCAATTAAAATAAGATTATTAACAGCCTTAGGTTCCTTAAGAGGAAATAGAGATATTGGCTCGAAAATAGAAACAGTTATTCATAGTTTAATAGACAAAGATTCTACTGTAAAAGAGTTAGAGAAATGCATAAGACAAGCTATTTCTGATTTAATAGATAATCCTATAGTTACAATAAGAGTAGCTAATTCAAAATATCTTGATTATAGCAATACATTATCAGTAACTATTATAAGTGAAAATAAAACTTATAATATAGACTTTTAAAAGGAGGTATATGAAATGAAATCATTTGAAGAAATTTATATCGGATTAAAAGATTCATTTAGGAAAAATACAAAAATAGATACTGCTAAAGGTTCTGTTATTGATATGATATTTAAGTCTTTTTCATCTATGTTATCAATAGCATATAAAGAAATAGATAATAATAAAAAACCATATTTATTTACAAAACAGACTGGTGAAGAATTAGACAGTACAGGTTATTTCTTGCAATGTCCTAGACAATTAGATGAAACAGATGAAAACTATAAATTTAGATTAATGAATTGAACAAGAAGAAATGCTTCTAATAACTTAACAGCTATTAATGAAGCTATTAAAACATTAAGCTTTGCTTCTTCAGCTACTTATGTTCCTTATACAGATGGAATAGGAACAGGTACAGTTTATTTAATTCCTTATAAATATGAGGAAGATTATATAAAAAATACTATTGCAGAAGCTGAAAAAATAATAGGAGCGGTCGTTTCTCCTTCTAGTATAATTAATTATACAGTACCAACACCATGTAAAGTAAAATTAGTTGCTTATATAGATGTAGAAGACGGTAAAGATATTAATTATATAAAAAGAGAAATAAGTTTAAAGATTAAAGACTATATAAATAATTTAGCACCAGGATCTAAACTTATGCTAGGTAAAATAAACAACATGGGATTAAATGTAGAAGGCGTAGAATATTTCAATATAATACAAGTTTATTTAGATGATAAAGAATCTACAGCCTATGAAATATTACAAACAGTTAGTAGCAAAATGTTATATGAGGAAATGATTTGGTGGGAGGTAGATAAATAATGTTTAATTATTCAAATATGCTTAAAAGAGCTTTAGAATATTTTCCATTATGGTCAGACATTAGAAAAAGAAGTGATAAATCTATAGGAGGACAATTAGTTGATACAGCTCTAAAAGAAACTTTAGAGCTTGATTCAGCTATAAAGAAATATAAAGATTTTTACTTCTTAGATAAATATAAGGGAAAAGAAGATACAATTATTGCCTTTGTATATGGTTCAAATATAGGTCAAATAAAAGATACCGATTATATTTCTTATGTAGAATATAACAATAAGAAATATGAGTTAACTAATGATATAGATGAGTTTTATAATAACATAAATATTGTTTACTATGAAAATGGAAATGTTTATTTAAGATTAGAAATAATAGATCCAGAAGTGTTAAGCTTTTCTATTAACATAAACGATTATAATTATGAATACCAATTAGAGAAAAAACATGTTTGAAATATATTCGATGAATATGCTGTATTTGTTGGTATAGAAAGGCATATTGAAGAAACTAACAAACAACTATTAGATAGAATAATCTATACTACAAAGAACTTAGGTAATTCTTCAGAGAAAGGATTGAGGAATGCAATAATAAGTGAATTAATGTCTTTAGTTGATATAACAGAAGATGATATTGTAATATCAAAAGTTACTCCAGAAAATCTTGTTAAACCATATAAAGAATATAAAACATTATTAGAAATGCTAGATAAAATTAATAGAGACTGTTTAAAAGATAAACAATGAGATTTAGATAAATGGAGTTATAGTTTTAAATCTATAGAATTTTTAGATAATGTTTGAGATGAAATAATATCAGAATATCAAAATGGTATAGGTTCAGATACAGATTTAAAAGTAATAATGGCTGATCAAGAAACTACTACAGATGCAGATATTATAATGTATAATAAATCATTAGTTAAATTAGAAAAATATGTACAAGACAAAAATATAAAAAAAGAGATTAGTTTTCAATTAAAGAAATATGAGGATATATTAACTCCTATAAATGCTAAATATAATATAAAAGCTTCTGAAGCAATAGAAATAACAAATGATAACATAGAGCTATCAGTATTCGAGTACAGTCAAAAAGAAGAAAAAAGAAAGATAGAAGAGATATATAAATTAGGTAAAGATGTTGTTGCAGTTGATAATTCAAAAATAACTGATAATCAATTATATAGATTAGAGTTCTATCCTGATAATTATAATTCAATGTCTATATCTAAAGCTAAAGTAATTTATAAACATAAAGTCACTAATGAAATAGTAGAAGTAAAAGACTTATTAAAACCAGCTCCTGGTTTTACTCTTAATGCTCAAGGTTCATTAGTAAACACTTCTATTAAGAAATCTGTAAAATCAATTAAACATTTTAATAGCTATGAAGGGTTAATAGATAACAAAGAGGGTATTGAATTAGGATACGGCATTAATACAGGAAGAGGTGTATTAAATGTATCAGGATTAGGATTAAGTAATGTAATAGTAGATATAGAACATCAACTAGTAGATATGCCATATAGCTTAATAAAAAACGATAAATATAGTTTTTGAAAAGAAAATGAATTAGTATTTAGATATGATATTAATCAAGAAAGAAAGTTCGTTATAGATACAGAAGCTAATGAAATTAGCTTTGAACTAATAGAAGGAGATGCTGATTTATTTATAGAGATAGATGGTAATACTTCATATGAAAAATTAAGTGAACCTAAAAAATGGACTTCTAAAACATATGACAATTCTAAAAGAATAAAGCTTACTGTAATAAGTAATCATGATGGCCCTGTTAGATTTTCTAACTTTAAATATGCTTGCCACAATATTGATTTAAAATTACAATACGGAAATTTAATTAAAGATAATCATGGATATAGATTGCCTAATATAGCTATTAATAATCTAATAATAGAAATGTCTAGTAAAACAAGTTCTTCTCCAATTCTAAAAGCTATATATGTTGGTGGGGATATGCAATCTTTAAAATATCTTACTGATATTATTCCTAATAAAGATAATTGTAATAGGATAATAGAAATATCTACAAATGGATTAGTGGATTTACTAACAGTTAATACTGTAGGTTCAATTTTAAATAGAAATAAAAAATATACTCCTGCTACTTCGTATAAAGCTTTAAAAGATAATGCTTGAATAAGATTAAATTTAGAAGAATATGAAAACATAAAGAACGTTGTTTGTGACAATGCTTCTACTTACTTAATAGAAGAAAGCGGCAAGGTTTACTATAATATAACCATGAAAGCTGGACAAAGTGTTAATTTTGTTACTATAGATGGAATAAGAAATACCGCATTAAAAACTATAACACTAGAAAACATGATAAAAAGATATTTCCCAGAATATGATTCTAGTAGAGATAAAGTTTATGCTAATAAACTTTGTAAGGGATTAATAATAGAAAACAATAATCCTGATAACCCTAAAGTGTTAATTATAAAAATAAAGAATGATATATTCGAAGGAATAGATGCTAAAAAATATAAGTTTACAAAACTACCAGATAGTTTAACTATATCTTTTAATAGCATAGATTCTCAAATAAATAATATTGAAACAGAACATCCTTTTGATTCTATTAGTTTTATTCCAGCTGGAACTAAAATATATCAAGCTATAAATGAAACTAATATGTTTACAGGTGAAGTAAGAAATATTAAAGTATTAAATAACTTTAGTCCCATACTTAGTACAAAGACACTAATGTATTATGAAGTTACTCCTTTTGGAACTACTTATGATTTTGATGTAAAGTTTTGTTCTGTAGCTGAAAAGAATCATAGTTTCGATATATTAAACAACTGGTGCTTAGGATTAAAAGATTTGGCTATTAAAACTCCAATAGATCTTTCTAACTCTAAAAGCTATAAGATTACTACTATAGATATGAAAGATGAAGTTTTATTAAGTAGATATGTTGATTTAAAAAGAAGTTATAAATTAAGTGAGAATAATGAGATATTCACTAATAAATATATAGTAATACCAGAGCCAGGTTGTGAAGTTATCTATGAAAGATATTCCGATAAGCAAAATGAAAACTTAATTATTCAAGAAGAATTGCTTATGGAAGAGGATGGTTTTACAAAGCTAGCTTATTCTAATATAGATGAATTACTTTATATTGGATATTCTGCTTACGATGGCAGAAACGAAATAACTATTTCAGAGTTTGAATTGTTAAAAGATGAAGGTATTATGTTATGGACAGATAAAAGTTTAATAGATCAAGCTAAAAAAGTATATTTAAGATATACTATAAAAAATCCTATAAGCATTTTATTAAGTGAAGATGCTTTGTATAAAGCTATAGGATATGATATAGATGCTTATGAAGAAATAGATAGATTTTCTATAGCTGGAGTTACTGATGGTTATAGATTTGATTTAAGGCAGTTAGATAGATTTAATGAAGTAGATATGATATATACAAAATGTAGTTCTCCTAGTTTTAACTCAGAAGGAGTTAATAACGTATTAATATTTAATAAGGTTGTTGAAAAAGATACTTTATTGGTTCAAACAGGCTATTATTATATCAATGGCAGAGAATATTATTTATTTCCTTCACAAGATGAAGTTTATATAAAGAATGAAAAACATATACAAATGAATAACGTTGATATAAGTGGAGAAGAAATAACTACCTTTAAAGCTACTAATAACTTTGTAAGAAATTCAGAAATGATATTTAGAGGAATTAATGAATTATATAATTTTGATGCTAGTAAATCAAATGTACATGGAGTCTCATTTATGGAATCATTAACAGCATGTGATAGCTTTAATTCATGAAATACTTTTGGAACAAAAATGTTTTTAAAGAATGGGCTAAATGGATTAGGAATAAACTTCTCTCCTGAAATTCCTAATGGATATGCTTATATAGATATAACTCATGTATTAAAACAAAATGAGATGAATTATATAAGTTTATGGTCTGAGAAATCTTTATCTATTTATATTGGTGAAGAAAAGAAATATTTAAATATGGATTTCCCTCATTCTATAGATATAAAGATACTAAATGAAATAAGTCATGAAACAGATAATATAAGATCTAGTGTAATTGTTCCTAAAGAGAATAAAAAATATTATTTAATAGTAAAAGGCAGTGGAACTATTGATGATATTATAATTTCAAATGATAGTAACTTAATAGCTGCTCATAAAAAGAACATAGATTTATTAAATCTTAAAATAACTGAACATTGTAAATCAGGACAAAAAATAAGAGTTAGTTTTGATGATAATGATAAAGTAATCAATAAAGGAGCTTTATTAACTAAAGACAAATATGTAAAAATAGCTTCTAATATGTATTGGGGAGTATCTCCTTTATACTTATATGACACAAGAGAAGATTTTAATAAATGTAGTTCTTTAAATGTAAATATAGAAAATAATTATATATATACAGATAAAACAGAAGGACATATAGAAACACCTCCTATATGTTTAGACAATCCTAAAACTATAAAGAGATTAATATTTAAAATAAATGAAATAGGATTTGAAAACATGAGGGGAATAAAAATTCAAATCTTATCATGTAATAGCAGGAATGGAGAATATATACCTGTTAATAGCTTTAATGATATAGGATATGTCTATGGAGACTCATTACTTAAATATATTAAACTTAGAATAGTAATGCCAGAAAAGAAATATATAAATAATTTTGGAATATACGCAGAGTATTGTTCTACTAAAGATAATTATCCTAAATTATTAACTCCTAGTTCAGGAGAGTTAATAACTAAAATAATAGATACTCAATATTCTAATAATTATAAAATAAGAGATATAGATATATCTGATATAAGTAGTCTTGGCGACGTAGATTTATTTGTTCAATGTTCAAAAGATAGTTATAGTGCAGATATATGGCATTCATGAAAAAAGATAGAGTTAACACAAGACTTAAGAATATCCAAACAGTTAGTGTTTAACGATACTAGATTTTTTAGATTTAAAGTTTTATTAAAAACAAGTAATTCTGCTATAAAAATAAATAACATAGATATAGAGGTGATATAATGTTACAACCTAATAGCCGTGTAAGTTTAACGGATAAAGGTATAAAATTTTATGAGCAAGATATCTTATTTGATGATTATATATATACGGGCGATTTTGATATCGCCCTTAATTTACAATATAGCTTTCCTGGATTCGCTATAGGATTAACCAATAGTGAAGGTTCTAGATTACAAGACAAAGAAGAAATAATTCTTTTTAAATTAGGACAAGGCTATGTTGAAATTATATTTTCAAATAAAGATTCTCAAAAGACTTTAGCTACATTTCCTAGTAGCTTTGCAACAGCAAATATGTTTAAAGATTTAACATATTGCTTACAAAAAAGAAATGCTACATTTACTCTGATTCTAAATGGAGAAAAAGATGGTGAACTTGTTTCTGAAAAAGTATGTACTTTTAAATCTCCTATAGAGTTTGAAACATACAATGTAATCTATTATTCCAATAAAGATAATACTATAAAAAATATAAATATAGCCTCTTCAATTCCTTATGGATGGGTTACTAATATGCAAAATACTAATGGAGGTTATATATGATTTTATAGAGATGCTTTCGAATTTAAATATTGTAATGGAGAAGCAGAAATAGAACAACCAGATATTTATTTAAACTATGGTAAGTATTATCTTAAATATGAAACAGAAGGTGATTGTGATATAGTTCCTTATGTTTTTCAATCAGAAGATACTAGATTAATTGATCAAAGAAAAAATATATTAGCTGTCGATAAAAGTTTTACTTTAGATTATTCACAAAAAATATCTTTAAAATTTGAAGGTACTAAAGGTAAAATAAAAAATATTTGTATTACAACAGATAAAAACAACAGTTATTATAGAACATCTCCAGATAAAGGTGATAAGGTTGATATAAAAGGTAGTGAGATAAGATTTATGCTTAATAAAATAAAAAGTATAAAATGAAGCTGTAATATACATCATACTCCTGGATATGACCATACTAATCCATTAGATTATAGCATAATAAAAACAGGCGATTTTAGTTATGGATTGTTTGATTTAAATTTAGCTACTAATGTTAAATACAATTACGAATACAAAGATAATAAAATCACTATAACTAATCTAAATGATTATATAGTTAAAGAAGTAACGTTAAAATCTAATTCTTTAATTATTAATAAGAATATAAACTCAGTAATAACTGATTTAGTTGTAGAAGATCTAAATGGTAATACAACAAACGTAGTAGTAGAGAATACAATTAAAAAATCTGTTCCTGGAACTATATATTCTCCAATAATAGTTGTGGATGAAAATGATCAGCCGTTAGATTTGTCTTCTAGTTATAGAATATATAAAAAGAACGATAAAGACTATTATTGGTTTACTAATGTAGAAAGAGAATATTTTAAACCTGCTAATCTTATTAGATTAACAAACAATCCTAGTTCTAAAAATGGAACAATTATTGTATATGGTATAAGAGCTAATTCTAAATTAGATATGGATAATTTATTAAGAATACCAAAAGAAGGATTAGATACTATAGACGCTTGTGCTAACTATTATGACATCTTATTTGAAAAAGATTTAAGATACGTTAATAAACAATATAGAGAAATTAGAATAAGTGATTTAAAAGATTATAAATTAATCATAGTAGATTACTTAAAAGAAGATTCCTATGCTATTAATTATAGACATGAATTTAATAGCTATGAAGTAGATATATCTATTGAAGAAGATAAAAAAACAAAACTATTATATAACAACATCTCTGAGAATTTAGAAGGCATTACTTATATTAATGAATATAAATATGTTAATACAAAAACGATTCCTTCTGAAGATTGTTATATAGCAATAGGGAGGTAAATAAAAGATGAAGATATTCCCTTCTAATCATAAAATAAAATCTATTACGGATAGACATATAGATTTAGATTTAAATGTTCCTTTAGCGAGGATAGAAGTAGATTATACTAAATACAGTATAGAAACAAAAATAGAGCCTTTAATGTCTAAAGATATAAAAGAACCAGTTCTATTAAACGAAGCTTTTGATTCTCCAAAAGTTAAATTATTTAATAAGTTCAATGAAGCTATTAATATGGATAACTTATTAACTAGAGTTGGTGATAAATATTATTATAGACCTAAAGATATCATAACTTTTGAACCTCATGTATTCGATTATGAAGTTACTATAAAAAGAAAATTATCTTATAAAATAGGTAACTCATACAATGTTAATGTCGCTTGCGTAGATGATCCAGATAGTTTAGATTTATCTAAGAGAATAGCCTCTGGATTTTCTAATCCTAGTACTAGAAATATAGTTCCACCAAATATATCTATAAACAATAATAGAATAGATTCTCATGCATTTAGTGATATGAGTGCTACTGATTGTGATGTTCTATTCATAGAGTCTCCTGATGGTAAATATTATGACAATAGTATTAAACCTATAAAAATAGATAAGGAAAGCTTTTTAAATAATAATATAGCAATATGATTAGCGTCTGATTTTAATTTAGAATACCCTCATGAAAATATATCAGGAGGTTATGATTATCAGATAAAAGATCCTATTTTAAATTCTAAGATAGTAGTCAATTGTGTATCTTGTTTTGATACTAATGCTTTACCTTATAACCCTAATGTAATATATCATAATATATTTAATACAGAAAAGGCTCCAATAGTAATAATAGAACATATAGGTAGAGGATATGAAATAATATCTACTACAGAAATTATAAAAGACATACCTAAATATATACAGTTAATGTATGAAGCTATATTTTATTGTTTCTTGAATTCTTATAAGAAAACAGAATCATTATCTCAATGAATATGTAGTAATGTTCCAGATTTTCAAATAGAATCAGGTAAGCTTGTTAAAAAGCAATACTTTATGTCAAACATTGATTTATTTAATTACTTTGGATTAAAAGCTTCTGAATTCGATATTTATTCAGTTAACATATATAAAAGCAATGGGCCTGTAGATCCTTCACAAGACTTATTTGAACCAAATTCTACTGTTCACTTTATTGGGATGAGTGGAGGAAAGCTGATGTTTACTCAAGATGTGAAAGAAGATTCTCCATATTTTAATGAACCAGAAAAACCAATGGGGTGAATTTCTATTTATGATGGAAGTAAGATAATATATCTAAGTGAATTACATTATAAGATAGAAACGAATTTAGAAGATAAAGTGTTTACAGTTACAAATGAATATGATTTAGATGTTAAGATATTAGCTTTTAAAAGCACATCTTTAGGTATAGATACTCAAATGCCTATAGATAAAGTTATACCTTTTGTAAAAACAGAAGTAAATAAAATTGAAAGAATAAGAGAAGCAGAATATTTGTTTTATATCAATCTTAGTAATCAAAATATAGATTTTACTTTTAAAGAAGATTATAAAGAAGATTTAGGTATAGCACTGTTTACTATTAAAGTTTATCAAACACCTGATGCTGTAAATATAATAGATATGAGACAATTAGGCGGAGGATTAGTAGAAGACGCTATAGATAACTTTAATTTAATGGATATAGGACATATAAATGGACGACCATATAGACCAACTGGTACTATTGTGTTTACTTTACCTACAAAATATAAAGTATATGAAGATAATATTTTAAAAGCTATTAATAGATATATAAGCTCTACTGATGTCCCTGTAATTATATTTGAAGATGAAAAACAATAAAGAGGTGATTTGATAAATGGATATAAAACTAATAGATTTTTCAGAAGGTATAAAAGCCGAAGAAATTAACTATAATTTGAAAGTGTTACAAGATCAAATTAATAGAGAAAGAAGAAACGTTGGAGGATCAGGAATAGCTTCTGGATTAGAAATTACTCCTATTGTTTCAGATAATGAATTTGCTATAAAAATATCTGAAGCTTCTATTATAGGTAATAATGGAGAAGAGATTCATATACCTGAAACAAAAATAAATATAGATAGACCTAAGTTAGCAAAAGAAATAGAATATCTAACTTGTAACTCAAGTAACCAAGTAAAGGTAAAACATGTTCCTTATTCATTAAATAGAAAAGCAACTGTTGAAACACAAAATATTTTTGTCCCAGCAATGTCTGGAATAGATATAAAATATAGAGATAGTATAGCTCAAGATGATTATATAAGAGTTAGAGCAATTAACGATAAAGTATTATCATTAACTGGTATAACAAGAAGAGATATAGTTATAACTTATTACTTTACTGATAAACGAATAGATACAGTATACGTAGATAAAAACAATCAAATAAAAGTGATGTCTTCTACTACTTCTCCTACTCCTTCATTAATGTTACCAAATGATTATAAATATTTAATAGCATTTATTGAAATAGATGGTATGTTCTTAGGAGACAATGGTACAAGATATGCTAACATAACAGTAAGAAAAGATTTAAGAAGTATTAGAAATATTTATACTGATAAGTATGGAGAACTATGGCTATGTGGTACTCCTTTTAAAGATTTACAAGTTATACATTTAGTAGAACCAAAAGACCCTAAAGAAAATACTATGTGATACGATAGTTTTACTAATCAATTAAAAGTATGGAAAACTACAGATAAGCTAGTATTTATGAATGAATATACTGTTACTACAGATTATGCTAACAATGCAAATGCTTTAAAAGATTATCCAACAGATATGTATTATTATGTAGGTAAAGATCAATTAAGTATATATATAAATGACATACTTTTAGATAAGACTCAATTTGCTGAATTAATAAATGGAATACCAGCAGATATACAGGATGTAAAAAGAGGAGTAATGTCTAATACTTTTAGAATATTAACTGAATTAAAAGTAGGAGATAAAATAAAGTATAAGATAACTAATTTTGATGCTCATGAAATGTGGGTCCCTGTTAATAACTCTGCTTATATTAATGCAAAAGAAATAAGAATATATAGTAATGATTCAGAAGAAGGTGGCCGTAATTACTTTGCTACTGAAAAAGCTATAGGGCTAGGTAAAGATGAAAATCAATATCCATACAAATATCAATATTTCATATTCGATAAGAAGAAAGAAATTAATATGTTATATACTCCTGGCAAACATGAACTTACTTTATTAATTAACCAAATACCTTTACATGATGATCAATTTGAAGAAATAACTGTTTATGATTTATATTCAGGGGTATTACCAGAAAAGATTATAAGTGGAGCAAAAAATCATTTTGGTTGGGATGAACAAACTTTAGAGACTATAAGTGGTGATTATGAAAATACAGGTATAGGTTTTAAAATAAAACAACCATTAGATGTAGATTTAAATGAAGAAGATAATGGAGCAACAGATCTATGTGTGGAAGCTACTGTACAAAGAAGGGTTAACGATGGTCCATTAAAAAGAAAACTTCAAAGAACAGCTACTTTTAGTGATGAAGTAACTATTACATTAACAGATAATAAAGTTATAGACATAGAAAATAGTTATTATAGATATGGAGAAAATCAATTAGAAATATTCATAGATGGTATTAAGCTTATTAAAGATGTTGATTTTATAGAAGGAACAGATCTATCAGATAAGCCTTCTACAGATGAAGCAGGCAATATAACAGCATTAGCCCCTAGAAGAAGAGGAGCTAAGACAAAACAATTTACTCTTGTTAATAGCAAACCAGGAAGTAAATTAACTTATAGAATAGAAACTAACATATATACTTATGAGCATATTACTGATTTAATAGACGAATTAGATTATGATGCAAAAACTGCTGTTAAACAGGTTAATAAGTTATATGACAAGACAATAAAAATACAAGAAGAAGTTACATCTAATTTAGAGGAACTAAAAACAGAAATACAAGAAGTTAAAGAAATCTCAGAGACAATGAATAATGACTTTTTGAAAAAAGATTCTGTATTATCCGAATCACAAATGCCACCTACTATGGTTAATAATTCTATACAATCATTAAATCATATAATGACATCAATAAGCTTTAACGAAGGAAATTTAAATTACTCTATCAAAAATCAATGTAGAGAACAAGACTTTATTGTGGCTATAAAAAGGAATGTTAGCAATCAATTAGATAAGCTATTAATAAGAGACGTGGATTATAGAATTTATAACACTTTTAATAATCAATCTAATGCTTATGAAGATACAATCTTTACTATAACAGAAAGTTTATCTCCTTTAATGAGTACAGGTGATATAATAATATTAACAGGAATAAAAATAGGCAAGGTAGGTAGATAAAATGATAGGACCAAAATTTACATGATATGTATTAGAAAATATAGATGGAACTTATGAATATTCTCCTAAAAAGACTCATGATATGGAAGGTTCTTATGAGCCTAATGATACAATAAGAGTTAAGATACAATTATGGAATAATAGATTAGGCTCAGAAGATGTTCAAGATGCAAATAATGCAAAGCTAAATATTTATTTTAAAAACTATGAAGATAACTATATGCTTAAATTATGTAGAGTGAAATTTGATAATTCAGAACCAAAACCTTTAACAATAGATATGGATAGAGGATATATAGATATTGGTAATTTATCAGGAAGTGCTAACAACGGTTCTGATTTAAATGCAGATAACTATGTAGAATTTGAATTGATTATTGGACCATTACCATCTAACTTAAAAAGCGAATTAAAAGGTTTGCTTTTAGATGTTGAATGTGAACAATAGATAAAAAGAAGGGAAGATGAGGAATTGTCTTCCTTTTTTTAATATATTAATAAGTGAAATAATTTAAAGAAAGGGGTAAAAATAAGCAATGACAAATAAAAGAATACAACTATCAACTAATGTTGATGGTCAAAACGTTAATGTTTATCCTGTTACTAAATCTGAATTTGTAGAATTTTCAGATGGTAAAACATTGAATGATAAATTAAATAATATGGATGGCAATCATGAACATGGATTAGCTACTCCTGCTAAAGACGGTTTTATGTCTAAAGAAGATAAGGCTAAATTAGATGGCGTTAATAACTATACACATCCTTCTACTCATGCTGCAACAATGATCACAGAAGACGCAACTCATAGATTTGTTACAGACGCAGAAAAAACAAAGTGAGATAATAAAGCAGATACTACCATGGCTAGCAAAACAAATGCTGGTTTAATGAGTGCTTCTGATAAACAAAGAATAGATGGTTTAAATGATGAGTTTAAAACTAGAGATGATAAAATAACTAAGAATACTGAAGATATAAAATCATGAAATGATGAAATGATTAATAAAGAATATCAGTATTTCAATGGAGAAAATATTACTATAAATAATAGTATAGTTAGTAAAACTACTGATATGATTATCAAAGGTAAAACTTTGCATAATCTTATAAAACAAGGTAATGGAACTTTTGTTATAGACAAAAGTGCTGATGAAAATAGTAGAATCAAAATATTTAAAACTGTATATCCTTTAGAAGTTGGAAAAACTTATAAAGGATATTTAATAATGAATAACATAGAAAATACAAAAAGACTTTCTATATATGGATATGGAACTACTGAGGCAGCTTATGGTAATTCAAGTTTAAGCAATAGTTTAGGAATTATAAATTTTACATGAACTCCTACTAATAATAATGGTATGCGTTTTTTTGATAATATTGGTTTATATGTAGAAAATATTGATTTCAATAATGGAGGAAAAGCATCTTTTTCAGATTTTATGTTGTTTGAAGAAGGAACTGATTTAACTTATATAGATGAATATTTTGAGAGTATAAAATCATTTGGACAACAAGAAGATAAAATTAGTATTTTAAGTAGTGGCAAAAACTTAATTAATTTTAATGAAATTTTTTCTAAGCTTTCATATGTTTCCGTTAACAGAAGTGATAAAACAATAACAGCAACTAACGAAGCATACAATGATGTTCAATTTTATGTATATTTAAGAAAAGGAAAAACATATAAGTTTTCATGTAAAGGCAATATAGGCAATACTGGTTCTATAATGTTAGGCAAACAAAAAGGGTATGTAGCAGAAACAAAAATACAAGACATTTATAATATAAATGATAGTTTTGTATTCAACCATGATAATGGTATTTATACTTTTCACATTGTAAATATAAGAGGAACTATTTCAAGTATTCAATTAGAAGAAGTGCAACAATCAACCACTTATGAACCCTATAAACAAGATAAAAAAGATATTTTATTGCAAAATTTAGGGTTTGATGAAGGCCTTAGAGGAGTAAATAGTATAAGAGATGAACTTAATTTTATAAGAAATGTTGCTATTAAGAAGATTCATAAGTATACACTAACCGCTGAATTGAACTGGTATATATACGATTTAACAGAAGATATTAGACAATTTTATATACAACCATTAGAAACACTCGCAGTTAATGACAGAGATGCAATAAACTGTATTTCAAGCACATTACCAAGTTGTAAATATAATGATAGAACCAATTTAGTAAACTATATATACTGTAATACAAATTTATTAGCAATACTAAAACCTAAATCTACTACTTTAGAAGAGTTTAAGCAATGGTTAAGAGATAATCCAACAACAGTTTACTATAAATTAGCAGAACCAGTTGAAACACCTTTAAGTGAAAATATAAACCTAAAAACATTTAATGAAAGAACTTATATAACTTCTGATAATATAATTAAAGGTGATTTAAGTTTTACTGTGCCAATGAATACAGCTGCTAATTTAGAAAATAATACTACTAGATTAAATACTATAGAAGACTATGTAGATAATAATAAAAACAATATAGATAAGATATCTAAATTAGAAGAAGGAGTAGTTACATCTTCATTAAATATTATCGATCTTCAAAAAGATATAAAAAATGATAATGACTATACTCATTACGAAGGTACTAATATTACTATAAATAATTTATCTAAAGATAGTAGAACTTCTAATATGATTATAAAAGGACAAACTCTTCAAAATATATTTCCTACAGATCCTCAAAAGTTAGGACTAAGATATGCTAGTATAGAAGGTTCTACTATAATAATGAATCCAATAGCTGGATCATGATCTAATGCTTTTGATCCAAACAATTCATTATGAAAAACTAATACAAAATACACTGTTATTATTGATATAATAGAAAATACTTTAGTTAAAACTGAAAATTCAGCAGCAGGTTCTTTAATAGTTGGTAACGAATCAGATGAAAGTGTTTTTGATTCATTACAATTATTATTAATAAATGTAGATAATAATGTAAAAGGAACTTATAAAAAAGTATTAACTACACAAAAAAGTTTTGATTCTCTTAGTAGAAATCAAGGTGCTAGAATATTTTTAACAAATACTTATAGTGGTGGACAATTAAAATTTAAAGTAACAATATTAGAAGGAGATTTGACTGAAGAAAATATACCAAATTATTTTGAAGGAATAAAAAGTTCAGGAGAATTAGAAGATAACAATATTAAAATTTTAAGTTGTGGAAAAAATTTATTTAATCCTAAAGAATTTATAACAGGAGAAAGAAATGGTGTAACTTATGTAGTTGACAATGATTGTATAATATTGAATGGGAAAACTAAAGTAAGTGATGTAGAGTTAATATCTTTTGATAATTATATAAACATAGATATAGATAAAAGATATAAAATAAGTTACAAAAAAATAAGTGGTTCAACAAATAATGATGATATAAGACTAGCTTGTAAAAACGGAAGTAATTGAATAATATCTCCTGCTAATAATAAAAACGTAGCAACTATTACAAACAGCATTAGTAAAAAATTAGAAAGAATAAGATTTTTTGTTCCAGAAAATACAGTATTCAATAACTTTAAAATCTGTATTCAACTTGAAGAACAACAAGGCACAAATACAGAATATGAACCATATTTATCAAACTTAAAAAGTATTTTAGTAAAAGAACCTTTAAGAGGAATTAATAATATATGTGATGTAATGTATCAACAGAACATGACAATTAAAATTAATAGAAATATTGCAAACTTTAACTTTAAAGGAAACGAAACTGAATGGCAATTACAATCCATTAATGATCATGAAATAGCAAACTTTAGAATGCCATTAAATAATGTTAAAGGTAGAAATGCTTTATGTGATAAACTTATTCAACAAAGTACAGTAATAGCAGAAACAACAGGAGAAGGATTCCACGTTTCTGAAGGAAATGGTATTTATATAAGAATAAGAAAAACAACAGCTAGTACTATAGATCAATTTAAAACTTGATTAAAAAATAATCCAATAAATATAGTATGTGATTTAATAAATCCAGTAACAGAAATAGTTGGAGATTGTTTAGATATAAATTTTAATATTTATAAAAATAAAACTCATATAAAGTGTTTAAATAATATATCAAGTGAATTAAATTTTGTTATACCAAATAATTTATCTACACAAATAAAAGAAAACATTAATCATATAAATAAGAGTTCTAATTCGTTAAATTTACTTAACGATAAAGCTTCCAATTTAGAAGCCGCTCAATTATCAACAGCTTTAAATGTTTTAGAGTTACAAAAACATACTTCCATGTTAGATAATGGAGAGATCAGTGAATACAGAAATTATATTGGTACTTATATAGAATGTGATAATACATTAGATAGTAGAACAGAAAATATGAGGATTGGTGGTAGGACTTTAGTTAATTTAGTTAAATACAGACTTAATAATCAAAAAGTGGGTAATCCTTCATTAAGTGCAACTTTATGTACAAATGAAATGTTTAAAATTAATACTACTTATACTATTATTTATACCATTAACTCAATAGAAAGTGGTACTGGTAAAACAACTTTAAATTTTAGTGGTGGTATGAGTGCTCCAGACATTATACTTAATTCAAGTAATTTAGTTGGAACTCATAAACAAACATTCACCTTAAGCACTATGCCAAGCGTAACACATAAAAATGTAAGTTTATATCACATTGACAGAAGTACAGTCAAATTCTTTTCAGATGTGTTGATTGTAGAAGGGGAAATTGATTTTATACCTTCTTACTTTGAAGGAATAAAATCTTTTGGAGAAGCAGAAGGCAATAAAATTAGTATTTTATCACATGGTAAAAATTTATTTGACTTGGATGGAATAGGAAAAAATTTTAACTACAAAGAAATAAAAGACGGCTTTGAAATTTATAATACAGCAGACTTTCCTTATCCTTATGCAAATATAAAAAAGCGTATGTTTTTAAAAAAGGGAACTTACACATTTTCATATAGTGGAGAAGGTACGGGTTTTGTCAACATTGCCGTAAGAAGTACTGTAGACGACACTTCATATAGTGGAGATGTAAAACCAAACATTCCTAAAACCTTTACTTTAGATACTGATAAGGAGGTCTTTGTAACTTTTTATTTACAAGGCAATATAACAACTGGGGTATACAAAAACAAATATACTCATATTCAAATAGTCGAGGGTAGTCAAAATTTATCTTACGAGCCTTACCAAGAAGATAAAAGAGATATTTTGTTAACTCAACCGCTTAGAGAAGGAGATTATATTTATGAAAGGAATAAGCAAATTAAAGTTTGTAGAAATTTCAAAGAATATAATATTACAGGAAATGAAAGCTGGAATCAGTATACAGATAAAAGCGATTTTTCATGTATAGGGTTTTATTTAGATATCAATACAAAAGACGATGCTAAATTAGATGGTAAATTTATTTGTAACTCTTTCAAAGTAAGTGACGAAGATGTTTTTCCAGGAAGTATTACAGTAGATGATGAATTAATTTTTATAAAAGGGAGATCAGGACCACAATCTCCATCTTATATAAAAATTTCAATTTTAAAATCAAAATTATCAACTCAAGATATAGATGGCTTTAAAAAATGATTAAAAGCTAATCCAACAACAGTAATTTACGAATTAGCTACACCAATTACAGAAAATATAGATTGTATAGATATAAATGTAAATACTTATAAAGACAAGACCTATATAACTACAGATAATAAAATTCAAGGAGAATTAGAATTTAAAACACAAAACAATTTTGGAGCTATTATGAAGAATGTAAATAGATGTATAAGCAAGATATTTAATTCTTTAAATAATATACTAAATATAAAAGGAGAGTAAAACATGAGTAATTTTAATAACATGATTCAAGTCTTATCTTACTTCGCTGATCAATGCGATATGTTTGATCCTATGCTACAAGGAGTAAAAGATTTAAATGAAAAAAATCAAATGTTAGATGATAAAATAAGACAAACTAACATTTTATATGATAGGATGCAATTAAATGCAACCTATCTAGCTGATAATGCTAACTTCGGTGTAGAAATGGTTAAATCACCTACAGGAGAATTACCTGCTACAATAAATATCGATCCAAAAAATATTTTAATTGAGGATAGATATAACCTAATTAAGGCGGTAATAAATATAGGAAAAGACAATTATGATAAAGAAAAAATGGAACAGCTTTTAGACTTCTATAATATGGTTAACATATTAAGTCTAGAAAGATATGAAGAACTATTAAATATTATAGATGAACAGCATAAAGAAGTTGTTACAGATTTTCCAACAGTGCTACCAGCTAAACTGCCTGAAGATACAGAAGAATTAGAGTCTACTAAAAAGGGAAAAGAGGCTACTAAAACTAAAGGTCAAGAAGACAGTTTAGAAAAATAAATTAATTATATTCAAGGGGGAATCCATAATGGAATTTTCAACAAAATTAGGCTCAGATTTAGAATTAATAATTACTAGAACAAAGTTCGATCCAGTAGAACTAAAATCTAAATTAGATTTCTACAAGAAAAGAAAAAGATTAAAAGTAGAGGAATACAATTATCTTGTTAAACTGATGGAAAAGAAAGTAGACGAATCAGTTCAAGAACTTGTAAAAGAAACTGAATAATCTAAACAGAAAGTCGGGTATATATGCTCGGCTTTCTTTCTTATATAATAAATAAAAGAGGTGATTAATTTTATGTCTTATAAAGATTATATAAATAATATGATTAAGGAAAATAAAGAAAATGATTGAGAAAAAGATTCTACTACAGAAATAGTTAAACCATCTTATAGCGATAGTGATAAAGATTATAGTGTATCTCTTAAAGATGTTATTAATGGAATAAATGATTCTAAATATAAATTAAGTGGTAATAATGTATGATTACCAGATAAAAATGGAGACTTAATTCCTTTACCTGAATGAGTAGGAGGACAAGGTGGAAACAAAATTCCTAAACAATATAGAATAGAAATGGTAAGTACTCAAGGTAATATAATAAAAAATAAGAACTTTACAACCACTTTAAAAGCTGTTTTATACGAGGATAATGAAGATGTGACAGAAATAAAAGATAAGCGTTATTTTAAATGAGCTAGATTTAGTGGTTCTTCTGAAAATGATCAAATAGAAGATGCTAAATGAAATTTAAAATGAGCTGATGGAGCAAAAGAAATTCCTATAACAGCAGATGATGTAAATAGAAACGCTATGTTTCAAGTTCAATTTGTAACAGAAAAAGAAGCTGACCTATGAGTTAATGAAGCTTATAAAACTTATATGAATATGATAAAGAAATAAGGAGGAAATAATATATGTTTTTTAATCCATTATCAGCAGATCCAAACTATAAAGTTTTGGCTACTGCTCAAATAACAGTAACTGACCAAACAGACGCTTCCAATTTAGCTGGTAACTTAACAATAGTTAATGGTTCTAAATCTCAAGCTTATATAACAGGAAGCAATCAACCATATAACCCTGACTGAAAAATAAGCAATTTAGTTATTAGACCATATATGATAGCTACTAATATATACAGAGGTCCTCAAAGTAATAAATATAATCCAGACCTTTTTGACCCAAAAGAATATCCTAATTTAAATGCACCTGGTGATGTAGGAATAAATAAGGCTTATATAGAAGATATAAAATGGTATTTAGTAGATAGTGCCAATAATCAAACTCTTATAGATATAGAAGGTAATGAAGAACATAAAAAACAATTCTCACATACTTGGAATTATAGAAATGCTGAAGAACATGAAATAGTTGTTTCAGATATGAGAACTTTAGTAATTAAAGACAACATTTTAGAAAAAGACCAAATGAAATCTATATTGGTTAAATTCTCATTCCATGATCCTTTTGCAGATATAAGAATACCAGTTGCATATGATATGCAAATAAATAACTTATCTACTGGTATGGGAACATCTAAAGCGTTTATAAATTCTATTGATGGTAATAGTTTTTATAATGCTGATGATAAACAAACATTAAGATTAGAAGCTCAATATTTTAGTGAAGGAACTAAGGTAGATTTAGACAAATTATTATCTTCAGGTTCTTCTAACTTAAAAGTAGAATGGTTTATGAAAACAGAAAAAGGTTGAACTGTTTTAGACCCAATTACTCAAGATGAAAACCAATGGAATGAATTCTATGAAATTCATAGAATAGTAGAAAGAGACCCTCAAGGTAATATTTCAAGAACAGAAAAAACAAAAAACGCTAAAGGTGGAACAGTTCTATTTGTAAGACCAGGATTAGTAGCTGGTTCTGAAATATTTAAATTAACAATAACAGATGATACTATATCTGATTCTCAACAAAGTGCATTAGAAACTATTTACGATTATAGTGACCCTACTCAATGTTATGTTCATAGTTCTAATGGAGATAAACTATATAAAGGCATGGATGCTCCAGGTACTGTATTATCAGCAGTAGTTACTTATAAAGGAGAACTATTTGAAAATAATGATGATAGATATAATACAATGTTTGATTATTATTGGTATAGAATAGATGCTTTAGGAGAGAAGATAGAAAATATGTATTTTGAACATGAAGTATTAAAATTCATAGATGTAAAAGATCCTCAATATACATCTAATAATAACTTCCCTAGAAAGTCTACTAGAACTATAAAAATAGAACCTAAACATATAGATAATAAAGCTACATTCTCTGTAGACTTATTAAACAAAACAGCAGCAGAAGCAATAATGAATAGGTCAGCATTATTAAGAAGTATGCCTTTAGAAGATGAAATAAGAGACGCTTCTGTAGCATTAAAAAATGCAGGTATAAGTAAATATGATTATCATGAAGTTATGAATACAGCATCTGAAATGAGAGCATTTACTATAGCTCAAGAAGATAAAATATTAAAATCTACTCCAAAAAAAGAATAGAGGTGTAAACCATGTTTTTTGGAAAAAGTTATTCACATAGGGGCGTTCTATCTAGAGCGTCCATTACAATTCAAATTATAGAAGATGTTGCTATTTACAAAGCACAAATATTTAGTTCTAATGGTAATATATTTGGAACAACTGATAAAACTTCTGATATACATTTAGTTGTATGAAAAGGACTAACAGATATAACAGCTAAATTCTCAGATATTGTTTGAAAAAGATTTACTGTATCAAGTGAACAATATGAAGAAGATTTAGAATGAGGAAATAAACATTTAAATCAAAAAAGCTTTACCTTAACAAAAGAAGAAATAAATAAGCAAGCTAAAATACAAGTAGAAGTATATGGATTAGTAGATGGTAAAAGACAATTAGTTGCAACTGATTATGTAAGTTTTATTGACGTAAATGATTTACAAGGTAGTCCTACTCCTCCTAGTAATCCTCAAGATGGAGATTTATGATTAGATAATTCAGTTATTCCTCCTAGATTAATGATGTGGGACAATTCATTAAAGATGTGGGTAGAAGTTACGGTAGCTGGTAAAGACAGAAGAAATCTGCTTAGAAACTCTAACTTCTATAAAAAGACATTGGATTATTGGACAAAAGCAGGAAGACCTACAATAGAGTTTGAAAGTTTATCAGGTAAAAAGTGAGCAAGAATAAGGTCAAATATAGCTAGTTCTGATTACTGCGGATTATCTCAAATATGCAATGCATTACCAAAAAGTAATTATTCTTTTCAAATATTGTCACAAGTATATTTACAATCAACAGCTCCAAATGGTAATATGACTGTAGCTTTTTATTCTATTAATGAAAATAATATAAAAACATTAATAAAAGAAGAAACATTCGATATAACAAATTATAAAAAAGTTTGAACAATAACATTTACTTCTTTACAAGATACTAACAAAATAGAAACAATTATTTCTGGAGAAGAAAATAGTACATTTGACTTTTTAGTTACTAATACAAAATTAGAAAACTATATAATACCAACAGAATGAGAAATAGCTATAGAAGATATACAAGATGCATTAGATCATAAAGTAGGAAATACACATGAAGAAGTGTTTGGATCATTAACTGATAATGGCAAAATGCAAGGTATGTATGTTGATATAGATGAGCATGGTAATAAGAACTTTTATTTTAATGCGTCATATATTAAAACTGGTAAGCTATTAGGAGAATATATTGAAGGTAGAAACCTATTAGTTAATAATAAATATGGAGATAAAACATTTCATATAGATGCTGATGGTAATGTAAGCATATCAGCAAAAAAACTTAAGATATTAATCAATAATGAAGATGAATATGAAGATGTAGCAGGCGTTTCTGATATAGCATGAAAAATAGATATAATTTCTTCTAACGGAATTGTTTTTAAAAATAGCATAGTAGATACTCAATTAAAAGCTATTGTGTTTAAAGGTAAAAACAATGTTACTGATCAATTGAATGCTTCTCAATTTGTATGGAAAAGAAAAAGTGAAAATACAGAAGAAGATGAACTATGGAACAATACAAAAGGTAAGGGTGTAAAATTTATTAACATAACTACAAATGATGTTTATCAAAAAGCTACGTTTACTTGCGAAATAAATGATATTTAAAAGGAGGAATTTTTATGGCAAAACTTTTAGCGTCATCTCAAATAACAATTGTAGATTTAAATGATGCTGTATCTTTAAGAAGTTATATAGGGTGTTCACATCCAAGAGTTCAATATTTAAATAATAATGGTACGTATGTGCCAGACTATAGTCATACAGGAGACAATGTTATATTATCAGCTGACTTAAGTAAAATAGGAGATAATACAAACTTAGTATTACATCCAGGAACTGTTGTAAGTAGAGTTGATTGGTATGTAAAATTAGCTCCTAGTCAGGAATATGTAAAAATAACACCTTCCATGAGTGAATATGAATTAATTGGTACATCACCATTCTTCTCAGGATTGAAAATAAAAAGTAATATAATGAACAACAATCATCCAGGAGTTACATTCAAAACAGAAGTAGACTTTAAAGAAAATTGGATGCCTGAAGTTCATACACAAATAACAGAAATAGATTTAACTTTAACTATACAAGGTAACGATGGATCAGATGCTTATACTGCAATACTAACAAATCCAACTCATACAATAATATGTAATCATGACGGAACTGCTGATATAGGAGAAATAGGCTTAAATGGTAGAGCTTATTCAGATACAATAGCATACAAAGGAACAGATCTTTTAACAGCTGTTAATGACAATCCTTCTAAAGGTCAATATTCTATAAAAATAGAACCTGAAAATTGTACAGCTGTAAAAAAAGATAACGATACTTTTTATATAGATACTTTAGTTAATCCAGTTGCAAATGTTGCGGCTAGTGGGGAATTAGAATCAGAAGTTTTAAATTCTGCTAAAAACTTATCTAATGGCGGTAAAGTAAAAGTTATATTTAATTTTGAAGGACAAAGTGAAGTAGAACAATTAATGACTTTCTCTAAAGTATATAACGGAACTAATGGAGCAGACGGTAATGATGGAGCAGATGGAGAATCAGCTAAGTATATTACTTTAACATTAAAAGAGGGTTCTACTGTATTTAAATATGATAAAAACTCAGCTAATCCTAATGTCTCAAAAGCAGTATTAGAAGCTTCTACTTTCAATGTGAATGATCCTACTTATAAGTGGTCATATTATGCTAATGGTTCATGAAATTTAATTAGTGGACAAACATCTAAATCCTTAACAGTAAATGCAACAGATAGTTATTTTAATGCAGCCAACTCTATTACATTTAGATGTACTGTAAAAGATACTTTATCAGATGAAATAACTATTACTAAATTAATGGATGGACATGATTCTATAGTTGTTCAACAATCAAATGAATCTCACGTAATAGCATGTAATCATGATGGAAGCTTTAAAGAAGGAGAATCTGATAGGGCTATTAATGAAATAACAGCTTACAGAGGATTAAACAAACTTACTATAACAACTGGTGCTCCATCAACTGGACAATATAAGATAACAATAGATAATAATTCAGATGTTACTTATCAATTAAGTAACAATGTTATTAAAATTACAGGAATGACAGCAGATGCAGCTGCTTTAGTTATTAATGTAAATTGCGAAGGAGTAGTTTATAAAAAAGTAATGTCTTTATCTAAAGCTAAAGATGGTAAACAAGGTAAAGATAGTTATATAGCTGTATTAACAAATGAATATCATTCATTACCAGCAACAGCTACAGGAACTATAACTAGTTATGCAGGATGTTCAACATCTATAGAATTATATAAAGGACATGAATTAATAACAGAAGGAGTAACATATTCTGCACTACCAAGTTCAGGTGTAGTAGGAAATATGTCAGGTAATACTTTTACTGTTTCAGGATTAACTCAAGATACTGGAAATGTTACCTTAAAAGCTCAATACAATGGCGTTACTTATTCAAAAGTATTTAGTATAGCTAAAAATAAGCAAGGGGTTAACGGGGTAGATTCTACTAGTTATTGGCTAATACCTAGTGCTACATCTATTAGTAAGAATAATAATGGTCAATTAAATCCTTCATCTGTAGTGTATGAAGCAAAGAGCCAAACAGGTGCTCAAGCATTAGTTGCTTATTCTGGTAGATTTAAAATATACAAATCAACAGACGGAACTAATTTTGGTGCAGCAGTATATACATCTGGCTCTAATGAATCTAGAAAAGAGTTTGCTGTTCCAAGCGATGCTAGAGCTATTAAATGTGAGTTATATTTAACTGATGGAACTACATTAGTAGATACACAAACAATAAGTGTAGTTAGCGATGGACGAGACGGAATAGACGGAACAGATGCGGCTTATGTTAAAATCTCTGGGGAACAAACATTTAAGTATGGTCCAAACTTTATAGGAATACCTACACCTAGTTCAATAACAGTTTCTAGAACTTTATATAACACAACAGGTGGTAAATGGCAATATAATAATGGATCTGCTTGGGTTGATTTTGTACCTGCACAAACAGGAGCGACATTAGAAGTTACTCCTACAATAGGTCACTTTGCTACTAGTTCTAATAAAGTAATGAGAATAAGATATATTATAAACAATAATATGTATGATGAAATGTCTATAGTTAAATTAGCAGATGGACAAAGTGGAACAGATGCATTTACTGTAATATTAAGTAACCCATCACATACAGTTCATGCAAATTATCAAGGTGTTGTTAGTAACTTAAATTCTGCAACAACTGATATAATAGTATATAAAGGGACAAATACTATAGCACCAACTAGTGTTACTGAAGTATCTAAAGTTCCAAGTGATGCAAAATTTTCTATTACACAAGCAACAGGATCATCACCTGCTAAAATTACTATGACTAATTTCCCTAACAATGCTGACGCAGCTACATGTACAGTAAACATTGTTGTAGAAGGACAAACAATAAAACAAACATTTAGTGTGACTAAAGCTAAACAAGGTACGCCAGGATCTTCTGCTAAAACAGTATTTATAAGTGGTAATCAAATATTTAAATACCCAAAAGGAGCTACAACTCCAGAAGGAGGAGCTACTATAACATTAACAGCTGTAGAAAGTAATTTTACAGGATCTAATAGAAAATGATATGCTGATGGAACCGTTATTCAAGGACAAACAGGAACAAATCTAGTTATTAATCATACAGATAGCTATTGGGGCAACAAGACATTTATAGTTTTTAAATATGAAGCAGATGGAATATATGATGAAATGACTGTATCTAAATTATATGATGGTTCAGATACTTATTCAGTAATTTTAACAAATGAATCTCAAACATTAGCTGCTGATAGTAATGGAGTTGTTTCAAGTTCAGAACTTAGTAAAGCTAAAACTAAAGTAAGAGTATTTAAAGGAATGGATGAATTAACAGCTGGAACTTCTTTAGCAGCTGGAAAATTTACTATAACTACAGCAGGAAGTTTAGCAGATGGATCAGGAACATGTTCTTATATTAAAAAAGAATCTGGAGATAAAGCAGATACAGATGCTAACGTTGGTATAGTTTTAACAGGATTTAATCAATCTAAAGATTCAGGACAAGTTCCATTAACAATAAGAATAGAAAAAGATTCTAACACTGTTAGTAAAATCTTCTCATTCTCTAAGTCTAAAGCTGGAGCAGCAGGTAGTCATGCTAAAGTAATACAAATTACTGGAGGAAGTTCTATTATACAAAAGAAAGATGGTGCATATGAACCATCTAATGGTATAGTTTTAACAGCTCTTAAAAAGAACATTACTTCTGGTACTATACAATGGACTGGAGATGGAGTACCTGCTAGTACAACTGGAGATTCTTATACTGTTCCAGTAAGTTCATTTAATAACAGAAAAACAGTTACTATAAGAGCTCAATTAAGTACAGATGCTTCTGTATATGATATTCATACTATAAGTAAAGTAACAGACGGAACAGATGCTATAACAAGTTATATATGGGGACCAAATGGTACTTTAATAAATAATAGTAATATGAAATCATTAGATGTAGAAGCAGTTATTATGAGTGGTTCATCTAATATATCAACTTCTTCAGATGTATCTTATCATTGGGAAAAGAAAGTTGGAGACCATTGGGCTGATTTAAAAGGAACAAGTTCAGCACCTATAACAGGAAATAACAATGGTAATAAGATTACAGTAACTCAAGAAGAAATACCAGGAATGTTAGTAGTTAGATGTACTATGAAAAAAGGAACAGTAATTCAAACAGATTCTATTGTATTAGAAGATAGAAACGATCCAGTACAAGCAATAATATTCTCAACAGCTGGTCAAACATTTAAAAATGGAGTAGGAGAAACTTATTTAGTAGCTAAAACAAAACGTAATGGTGTCGATATGGACTCTATGAGATTAGTTCAAAACATTCCTTCCGAAGCTGGAGTACAAGGTGAAGTAGTATATGTTAAATCAAAGTCTAAGTATTATAAATATAATAATAGTGCATGAGAAGAATTAGAGACTATTCCTAGTGCAGGAGATAATTCAACATATACTTACAAATGGACAAAAGCAGATGCTAGTGGTAACTTAATATCTGGATGGTCTAGAACTGGTAAAGTTATTTACGTAAGTTCAGAAGACATCGATGAAAAGGCGATTTTTATGGTTGATGTTGAAGGATAAATATATAAAAAGCATAGGAATGTAAAGTTCTTATGCTTTTTTTATTAGGTAATATTATATTAATAAGGAGGAATAAAGAATATGAGTAAAACCAAAATAATTGCTTCATCACATATTACATTACAAAAAGTATATGACGGCTCAGATGGATTTACTATTACATTAAGTAATCCTACTCATACTATACTTTGTGATAGTAATGGAGAACCAATGGTTGGTGAATTAGGGCCTAATGGTAAAGCTAAATGCGTTATAAAAGTTCATGGAACTAAAACTTTAACCGCAACACCAGATCGTCCTTCTAAAGGACAGTATGCTTATTATATACGTAGAGAACTTTGTGAAAATTGTGAAGTTGTAGCTCCAACTCCAGATTCATTTTATATAAATACGGTTGGAGTAGATCCCACTGGTAAAGTAGTTATAGATGTTAATATAGAAGGAACAAAAACAGTTAGACAAGAGATGACTTTTATAAAAGTTATTAATCCTGATATTAATTTTGGTATAGACGGTAAATTTATATATGGTAAAAACCAATGATGTGCTGATATTAATAGTGGTAGTCAATTAGACAGTAAGGTTAAAGCAATAAAAACTAATAACGCTATATATGGCAACAACTTATTAGAAATAGTAGGTAATCATTGAGTATTCTCTAGACAACCAGTAAAATTAGAAGACAATAAAATATATAGATTAAAGTTTAGAGCAAGACAAACAAAAGATCCTTCCAAAGGAACTAAAAGAGCTTACATGGGATTAACACCATGAAATAGTTCTAATCAATCTATAGGAACAGATGGAGCAGGGAACGTTTATTTGTGAAATGATGTTTTATCTAGTAATTGAGTAGAACAAGTACACTATTTTGCAAAAGAAGCTAGGCCAGCTATAACTGATATACATGGAGCTATTAAGTTCCCTTCTGTTAGGGCATTGCCTCAAGGCACAACAAAATTCTTTCCTATGTTTATTGTTAATTATAGCGATAATACTGACGGTATAGCAGAAGTAGATTGTCTTGTATTAGAAGATGCTACAGCTGAATTTGAAACTGCCGAAGTTAAAAATAAAACAGTTAAATTAGAAACAGATGTTAATGGAATTAATGCTTCTGTAAGAACTATTAAAAGCATAACTGATAAGTCTGATAATCCTATGACTCTTAGATGTAAAGTTAATTATAGTGCTTTTAATACAGAAGATTATGGAGAAATTTATTTACATGGATTAACCTCTAATAAAACTCCAGCCGATGTAGATGGAGTATGTAGATGGATGGATCAAGATGTAACTCTTCCTAAAGTAATGTATAATCCAAATGGATTTGCACCTTTAAAACATGTTATATTTATGGTGTTTGATAAAAACTCTAGAAAGTGGTTAATGTGTTGGGAAGAAAAATCAGATACAGGAACTAGAACATGAAAGTGTTTAGATGCTGTTGTTCATGATTCGAATAAGACTCCTAGTAATTTAGTATGGAGCGAAGCTAATCATATAGTAGTTGGTTACTTTATTATTAGTGATAAGAAAGAAAAAAGCGGAGAAGATTATGAAATCTTAATGGCTCAAATGTTTAAAGGAGCTCTTAACTATAAGCAAGCAACTACTATGTCATTATCATCATCTCTTAGCCAAATAGAAGTTATAGAAGATAACATTAATATGAAAGTAGATAAAGATGGAGTAGTAGCAGCTATTAATATATATGCTCAACAAGATGGTTCTGGTAATACAACATCAGGAGTAAAGATAAGAGGAGATAAAATTGATCTTCAAGGCCGTGTTACTTTTAATGATTTATCAGCTGATAATGAAACAGGATTAAAGAAAATATTTAATCATAGTAATAATTCTACAACTATTAACGGAGGATTTATTGATACTAAATCTATAAAAGCAGATAGTATAGACTTACTTAGTGGTCTTACTGTAATGGGTGCAGATAATACTCCTGTCTTTGCAATAAGTAGAATAGAAGGAACTAACGACAAAGGTACTGTAGAGATAAATGGTTTACTTAGAAGTGGTAACTTTAGTGAAACATTAAATACAGGATATAAAATTAGTCCAGATGGAACAGCTATATTAAACCAAGCAAAAATACGTGGTGATGTAGAATTACCTAATGCAGGTATTACTAACTTCGGTGCAAGAATAGGTAATGAAAACTTAGCTTTAAATAGCTATATTAAAACATATTCTGATTTTAGTGAAGCTAGCAATAGAGAAAATTGATGTGTAATGCATGATAGAATTAATGTTCCAAAAAATGCAAAAGTAGGAGATACTATTTATGTAACATATGATTTTGAATACTCTGATATGATCCCTGGTCAAGGGAAAAGACCTTGGATATGTTTCCAAGGATCTGGAGATATAACCCAATGGAATAGCGGAAGTTGACACGGAGATTCAATAAATCAGTATATGCAGTTTGGAAAAGGAAAAAATGGTATAGTTCATAGAGAATATGAGTTTACTTTGACTAGTGATCAAATGAAAAATAATTATTGAGAAATAATGTTTCGTTTTGACTGAATTTCTAGCGGTAGTTTTGTAATGAAAAAGTTAAAAGTTGAAACCAAAAGCAGAACTCCGTGATGTCCAGCTGAAAATGAACAAGCTAATCATGTAAGATTTTGGGCTGGTTCTAGTTATGAAAATAGAGAAAGTGCTCCTTTTAGAGTTTTACAAAATGGAGATGTATATGCTAGAAACGGTACTTATGAAGGATTACTTAGAGGAACATTAGATAGTGGAGATGTTCAAGTATATAATAATGCTTTAACTATACATGCTCCTGGAACAGAAAATGAAGTTATTGGATTAAGATCTCAGCAAACTTTCTTTAAAACAGATTTTGTTTTAGGGGATAAAAATGTAGAATATTTAAATAACCAAAAAACATTTACTTTTAATTCTGCTAAGTTAATAGGTAGACATAAACCAACTACTAAATCTGGTGCATCTTTTGAATTTAATCCAGATGGAGATTTCCTTAACAGTTTTAAAATAATAAATCCAATTAATGATATGAACACATCATTATCTATAGGATATTTATATGGAGAATCTAATAATACTGTAATGATAACTCATTCAGGTAATAAGGGAATAGAATCAGATATAGAATTCCTTAGAGAAGATTTTAGTGAAGATATAAATTTAAAAGTTAATGGTAATGTAATTGTAAGAAGGGCTGTTAAGTCAAATACAAATAATATAGAAATAAGAAGTGTTGCTAACGAAGGTTGAGGATTCTTTGCAATACAATAAGCAATAAAGAGTACTGAAATATGTACTCTTCTTGCCTTAATATAATAAAACAAGAAAGAAAAAAGGAGGAATAATATTGGCTGATTTACAAGGTTATAGTTATAACAGGGTATTAGGTAATAGTCCAGACTGGAGACATACTATAAGTTATAGTCAAACTGGTAGAACAGGGACTTCAGCTACTTATTCAGTTACAGTTGGTCTTCAATTAACAGAAGGTTCTTTTGGTTATGGATCTTATGTTAGAGCTAGAGTAACTGTAGGTGGAGTTACTAGTGGTTGATATAGTTTTACTAGCAGCAATACGTGAGGAAGAGGTTCTCATAAAACAGTAAACATTAATATAACTGGTAATGCAGGAGCTGGTGGAGGAACCTTAGCTGCATCAGTTGAATGGAATTGTAGTGCTTATGCTACGTCTCCAAACTATTCAGTTAGTGGTACTTTTTCAGTATCTACATGAAATACTGCTCCATATTTTACTAGTGGAGAACAATGGTTAAGAATTAGAGATGGTAATAATTTAGACAGCGTTCTAAATGGATATATAGCAGAAAACGTATCTAAACTATGGTTAGACTGGGGTTATGCTTCAGATAATGAAGGTGGAGATATAACATATATACTTCAACAACAAGTTAATAATGGTGGTTGGACTACTATTGATACAGGAACAGATAGGGCACATGCCTTTGATATAGGTGCTGGTAACGAAGGAGAAACGAGAATCTTTTGGGTTACTGCTAGAGATAACAATGGAGCACAAGCTGCATCAGGAGTTTATTCTGCTAGAATTACTAAAAACACTTTAACAGCAGGATGAATTACTAGTGTATCTGATAATATATATTATGGAACTAATAGTATAACTGTTAACTTTACTGGAGGATCAAATACAAGTGGTGGTCCAGTAAGATATAATTTATATTCTGATACGGTTCAAGTATATAACCAAAGAGACGTTACTGGAACTTCAGATACTATAACAATATGAAAAGGAGGAAGTACACCTTCTGGTCCTTATATAAAATTTGATGATTTGAAGAAAGCTTTTTCAGGAAATTCTTATAAAGGTAATCTCCATATTGGATTAGCTACTAAAAATAATAATGGAAGTTCTAAATTTAGTAGTAGAACAGTATGAGTAGATATTAGAGCAACTCCAAATCCTCCAAGCAGAGTATGGATATCAGGAGGAACAGCTTTAAAAACTTGTCACAATGGGCAAAAATATTATGTTCCTAATGGTAGTGATACTATTACTTTCTCATGGGAAGGTGGAGGAGATCCATTAGGAGGAGGATTTAAATATACATTACATCAAATAATTGATGGACATGCTTCTTATATAACTGAAGTTAATAGCTCAACAAAAAATTATTCTGTAACATTACCAAAACAAAATAGTAAACACACATTAGCTTTTGGAGTTCATGTAGTTTCTGATTATGGTACAGATAACTTTTTAGATTCAGGAGCAGTAGATATACATTATTATAATCCTCCAACATTATCAATAAACTCTATGACAAGAACATCAGCTGATGCAAAAATACAGTTATCAGTAAAAGCTAATACATCTATACCTGGAGTTGAGATTCAAGGACAATGGAATTGTGTTGGCGAAAAAGGTCAAGAGATTAGAGGAGAATTAAAAAACACACAAGATATACAAACATTAAACATATCTTTATTTGGTGAGTATGCACATGGTTTCCATGTAAGCTTTTTAGATGGTTTAGGATTATCAGGAACACATTCTTATTCTACAAGTATTCCAGCTGTAAACTCTGTAGCATTTATTAATAAGTATGGATTAGGAGTAGGTGGAGCAAAAGCTGAAGAAAAATATCCTTTATTAGTTAATGGAACTGCTCGTGCTAATAGCTTTTCAAATAGAGGATACGAAACAGAAGGAACAAACGGAGATAAAGTTGGATGGTGAAGTAGAGTAGCTAGTTTTAAAATACATTATCAATATGATGATGCTCAAGCTATTATAAAAGTGCTTGATCATGGTTCTGGTAGAACTACTCCAATCAAAGGAGAAATAACTGCTAGAGTAAAACAACAAGCAGCTATGGGGCAAGAAACAGCTTGTAGTTTATTTTTATCTGATTATTTAACTATAAACGAAAACAACTTTAAATTAATAGAAATAACAAAAACTAATAAATTAACAGATTATGAGTTATGAGTAAAATGTGATCAAAGTTACACTTTTATATCTTTTAGCTTAATAATGAGTTCTGGTGATGTAACAATGTTTAGTAATCAAAAGTTACAGCAGAATCCTCCAGGAGGAAGACAAGTGTCTTGTTCTAAAATAAATAACATATCTATAGGAGATATAGGTGCAATGGGTTGTTATTATGGAACAGATGAAGGTGATTACTATGGTATGAGAGGTAGAAATAATTCTAACAATGAATGAATTAGAACTACTAAACTAGGGTTAATACCATTCTCTGGTGGAGGGGCTAGTTCTTTAGGAACTTCAGAATGACCATTTAATTCAACTTATACTAAAAATATAAATGGTAACTGAGTAGGAGCTTCTAATGGAAAAAATAGAAACACTATTCCTATAATAGGTAATGATGGTGTAATGGAAATAGGTAGATTTATAGACTTCCATTATAATGAGGATTCGGCAAAAGACTTCCATTATAGATTAGATGTATTTGAAGATACTAAATTAAAAGCTTCTGGACACTTTATTGCACAAAATAATATAGAAGCATGAGGAGATTTAATTGCATGAAAATATCTTAGAATCCATGACTGATATGGTGGTGGAGAAAATGGAAGAATGTATTACAAACAAGATGGTAAGCAATTAATATTAGAAAACGTAAATACATTCCAAACAGGTGCTATGCATGCTACAGGAGATGTAAAATTAGATGCAAAATTAGTATCATGATGTAGTTCTCAGCCCGATTTATATTGTGAAGGACGTTCAGGTAACTATGGATGACATTTTGCAAATATAGAAGGACAATATGTAGATATTTATGCTAAAGTATATCGTCAACAATCTGACGAAAGAACTAAAATTGAATTAACTCAATTTTCTAAATTAAGTGACGATCCAGATGAAAGAACAATATTAGAAAAAATAGATACTATTAAACCAAAGATATACTGCTATGCACAAGATACTTCACAAACTCCTATATTTGGTTTCTTTGCTCAAGACTTAGAAGCACAATTCCCTTTAACAGTTAATACTATGAAATTTACTGATAAAGAAATAGAAAGTGGAGATATAATATTCCCTAAAGATAAAAACGGTAATGATCTACATGATTTAAAAACAATAGATCCTGTTGCTGTAACAGCTGTATTATGGCAAGGATTAAAAGAAGCTCATAAAGAAATAATTAAATTAAAAGATGAAATAACTTTATTAAAAAATAAGGCGGTGAAAAATAGTGATAAATCATAGTACGAGTATTGTTAATAATAAATGTCGTGTTACTTTTGATTTAAGTCCTAAAAGCATAACTTGTTCTAGATCAAATTATACAGCAACACATGTTGGTGGAGGGACTACTGCTAGGAAAGGAATATGAGAAGGTATAGAACTAGTTGAGGCAAGAATAAAAGTAGGAAACAAACCATGGGTAAGTTACGATACTACTGAAACAATTTCTATAGACATAGATGAGAATGATGTAACAGTTCAAGCTGAAGGATTGTACTCATTGAAAACAATGGGGTATCACTTCCAATGTACAGATGGTTCTATTCCTTTTTTCTATTATGGTAACTATGGTAACAATTTAAGTAGATATTCTTATGGTAATTTTACAGATAGCACTCCAGCAAAACCTAAAAACAACCTTTATGGTATATATGCAATAGTTCCTAAAGACTGAGACTATCATACATGTGCATGGTCAGATTGGGCTTATAAACATGGTCAAGATACTAATAACTGGGCTCATGATAATGGTAGATTCGAACAACTTAATGGTAGTGCAAACAGCTCTAATGGATGAATTTCTGACTCTGGATATAAACAAATAAGTAGAAAGAGTTGTGCTTTTTATTTTAGAAAATATTATTATGATAGTGTTGTAACATCTGGCATAGTAAAAGATGCTGTTAATCCTGAATTAAATATTCATCCTGCTAAAGGAAGTAGTGGAAAGTTAACATTAAAGTATGTAGATAATAATAACGCTTCTGGTGAAATATGATTAAGAGCATATTGTAATGGAATCCAAAAAGAAATAAGAACATACGATACAAGTGGAACTTTTTATGCTGGTCAATCATGAGATTATGATATAGATTTCGATGCTTATTTCGGCAGAGAGCATGAAGGCCATGATGTATATTATCAAGCATGAGCTAAAAATGCTTATGGAAAAGAGTCTACAGGAACAGGTTTAGTTGGTGGACATAGATATAATGGTAGACCGACTACCCCTCAAAACTTATCTGTTTCAGGTAAAAGAAATATTATTTATAATGATTTAACATTTACTTGAGATGCTTCTAGTGATCCAGATGAAGATAGCGTTTCTTATGAAGTATGAATAAAAACTATAGATGCTGATGGCTATAAAATAAGAGATAAGATTATTGAAAGTAGAATAAAAGATACATCATATAACTTTGATATAGGTTCAGATCCTGATGGATGTGATTATGAAGTATGAGTAAGATCTACTGATGGATTATTATATAGCGATTGGTCTTATAAGATAGATTTTAAAAAAGGTTCTAAACCGAAAGGTACTCCTAAATTAGTTTCTCCATCAGTGCCTAACACTGGAATTTATAGCATATCTCCTAGATTTATATTTTCTGGATATGATGGAGCAAGCACTTTTATCGTTAATTTAAATGGAATAGATTATGACAATAAAAAATATTCAGAATGTTTTTCTATAAGTGGAGATAAAGTTATGTTTGTAGCTCCAGATGATAACAATCTTACAAGTAAAGAGACTATAGCTATTAAAGCTTATATGAGAAATGTTTATGGAGAATCTCCTATTTCAGAAACATATAATTTTAAAAGAAGAGAAGCTTTAGATAAGATAAGGGCATTAGAAATAACAGAAGGCTATTTGATAAAAGAACTACAAGATTATATAAATGATAAAGCAAAAGCTTATAATAGATTCTTTAACTTTACTAGAATAGTTCCTAGAGAAACTTTTATAACTTGTGATATATATAATGAATTAGTTGACTCTTTAAGAATCATTAATAATGGTATAAATAGTATACTAAATAATGATGCTTTTAATAGAAAGCTGAATTCAAAGATGTTAACACCTAATACTAAAAATGAAGAAAAATATTGAGATGCTATAATAGCAGATATTAATATTATTTAAAGAACGGTTTTTAATAGCCGTTCTTATTAAAAAGGAGTGAAGATAGTGGCTAGAAAATTTTCTATAGGTCGTCAAAGTGATTTGACATTAAATCAAGAACTTTATGATTTACTTATGGCATTAAGATATATCAATAATGGACCTACTCAGCCAATAAAAGATAAACAAACAGATATTCCTGTTGGTGCTATTTGGAATGATAATAGCAGAGGACTTAATGTTCTAAAAGTTAAAAATACTGACAATAAATGAGTGCCAGCTTTTAATGATTTTTATCATCCTGTCAACATGAAAGATAAACCTTTAAACCCTGTTAATGGTCAACTATGGTTAGATGAAGATGATATTTTAAAAAGATATGATCAGAATACTAATAGTTGGATTGCTGTAAAATCTGTAAATACTACTGCTGAAAATGTATTAGTAGATATGCATAATAACTTTATAAACATTGTGCCAATAAAAGATATGGATGATGTAGAAGGAAGAAAGACATTCCTAGTTCCTTATTCTGAATATGGTAAGCTATTTGATAATGGAATCTTTATTCATCCAACTGATGAAAAATATCATACTTTATCAGATGTTAGTGTTAAATATGATACAACTTCTATAGATGAAAAAGAATCATGGATACATGTTAATGCTAATAAAACATTCAAAATAGAAAAGAAGCTATTAAAAATAAATAAAGCTGAAGATGATTATAAGATATATGGATTATTCGATCATAATACAGAATTTTATTATCTAGATCCAGTTAGTAACAATGGTATAGCTATGATACCTTATACAGGTAAAACTTTAACTTACGATTACAAAACGTTTGATAAAGGTATAGAAATCATAAGTGAAAAAGCTAAAGCAGCTAACTATATTTATTCTGTATCTTATGTTTTTCAAGATACACAAAAACCAGGAAAGCTTATTAGAAATGATTTTACTATTGGAAGCCAATCTGAAGTACAAATAGGTCAATTAACCAAAAGACCAATGATTTTCTTAGATGGTTTATATTTAGAACAAACTAAATATAATTATGATTCAGCTAGTGGAAAAATACAAATAAACGACACAATAATAAATCCAATGGATATGATGGCTGTAGTATTCCAAGATCAAGAATCAACTGGAGAAAAAGAAATTAATAATATTACTAGTTCAGGAACTGATACTTTAGTAGGTACTTTTACTAATGCAGTTAATTTTAAAAAGCCATTAGCTTTTGTTTCTGGGGTTATGGGTACTAATATAGTATCTCCAGAAGAAATTACTTTCCAAGGTGATAGCTTATTAATTAAAAACTGAGGATTAGACACTATAGAAGCTCCAGTAAAAGTAATGATAGTTGAAGCAGATAATATGTATGTTTGTCATGGTAAAATAGATTCTAAAATAGCTATTAGAAATAGTGAGATTACTAACAATCCAAAAGATGAATATTTATTATTTATAGATGGATTATTAATGTCATCAAGAGAATTAGATGTTTCTGAAGGAGAAATAAGAATATCTAATGCTAAAGAAGGGCAACAATACGTATTATTAAAAATAAAAGACGATAGCAATACTGCTTTATCATTCGATACTAAAGTTATGAATTTTACCGTAGCTATTAATAATGAAGACGGTACTATGTACAATGAATGTAATAACGCTCTTATATTCGCTGATGGTAAAATGATTCCTATGGAAGATTCTATCCTTAGAGAAGCTTTACCTATAAAAGGTGCTTCAGGTCAAATAGTTAAAGTTAAAAATACTATGTCTAGTTCAGAAGTATATAAATACTATGAATGAAATGATAGTACAAAAAAATGGATAGAAATAAGAGACTTTGAATCTATAAATGCTATTACTAGTATGATAAAAGGTAACTATTCAGCTGGTTCTATTATGTTAGATAGTAAAGATTTAAAAGGCAAGAAAGGTACATTTTATGCATACACATATTCTAATGGAGTAGAAGAACCTTTATTAAAAGGTAAACAATCTTTAATAAAAGATAAGACTGTTTATTCTGTAAATGTAGAGCATATGTTTAGTAACAATGAAGGAGCATTAACTGTATTTACTAATAATTTATTGAACTATGATGTTTCAGAAGAGAGTTCTAATACAGGTAAGTTTATCATTCCTACTATGGAATCTGTTGAGGGATTAGATCCATATGAAGATGGAGAGTTAATGTATTATGTAGAACGTCCTGAAAAAACTGAAACGGTATCTTGTCAAAAAGAAGTATTAACAGCTGCTAATAGAACAATGGATTTTAGTGGAGGATATACTACTAACATTTCAATGACTCCAGGTGTAGTAACTGTATATGTTAATGGAGTAAGATTAAATAGAAAGGATTTTACTATAGTTAATGAAAATACAATAGTTATCCATAAACAAATAGTTGGTAATCAAAACAACTATGATCCTGAGAATAGAGAAACTTGGAGCAAATATGTTATATACAATAAAAAAGGAAAAGTAGAAATTGATTGTGAAAGAGATGATTATATATTAGTTGAAGTAAGACAAGACTTTAATATAAAATCACAAGCAATTAATGTTAGATATCCTGGACAAAGAATTTTCTATATGGAAGACGATTCAATCCCTAGAAGCTTATTTTCTACACAAGATTTAATAAAAATATATATAGATGGAGTAATATATACTGGGGAATATATTATAAATAGAGAAAATAAATCTATAACTTTATTAGATAAAGAGTTGGATAATGTTTTAAATATAGATCCAATAGCTAGATACTTTGAATTAAACCCATTAGAACATGAAAAATATATACTAGAACATGGTAAGCCATATGTAGCTAACCCTGTTATTAGTGAAATAACTTTTGAGTGGAGGTAATAATACATGTCAAGAACTATAATGAGTCCAGCTATGTTACCATTAGACCAAATAGGTCAGTATTTAGAAAAAGTATATGGTTTTAGAAAATTAACCGATGCTTCTAACGATACTATAAATGTAGCTGGAATAAAATCAGATCTTATAGCTAAAGCAGCAACTGATCCAGAATCAGGTGAATTAATCTCTGATAGAGATACTGTTAATAATGCTTTAAGATTGGGAGGAATAGAAGCTTCTAAATACTTAACAACAGAAGGGGCTTCTGGAATACTAAGTGATACTTATGCTGTATCAATAAACTCAGGTAACGAAATTAAAAACCTAAGAGATGAACTATATCAAATGAAAGCTGAATTAGCCAAATCAGGTATGATAAAAAATACTGAATGTTACAATGGATATATTGATGCTTTTAAAGAAGGCAATGAAAAATATATTCATGAAGTTATAACTGTTACTAATTCAGATATGAGTACTAATCAAACTAGTTTTATAACAGTTGAAGATTCTTCAGATTTTATGACTGGAGAATATATCGTTATTGGTACTAATGAACCTCAAATAACAAAAGTACAAGATGTTGTTAGTGCTAATAGAATAAACTTAACTTCAACAATAACAGGTCCAATTCCTTCAGGTACACAAATATTCAAGTCATATGGAAGTTATAGCGACGGTTCCTTTGTATTCGGTAAGAAAAAAGACGTATCTGTTTCTTCTCAAGAAAAATATATAATATTAAATGACGATGCTCAACCTATATTACTAACAAAGAAATATACTCCTAATTCAGGATATTGTGCACAAATCAATATACCTTCTACAGCAAGAGGAGCTATTAGAAGAATAGGTGTACAAGCAAGAAGAACAGGTTTCCCAGGAGCATTAAAATGTTATGTGGTAGATCCAACAAATACAGGTACTGATATCTTCACATTAGCTACAATAGAACAATTAAAAGAAGATGGGAAAATAATTGGTGAGTCAGATTTATTATATCCTGCTCAAGCTAACCAAGCATTTAACGAATTATTTTTCAACTTCTCAAATACTATTGTGTTAGATAAACCTAACTATATGTTCTTATTTGTACAAATAGACGCTGATACAAATAACTATTGGGAACTTAAAGGGCTAAGAGGTAAAGATAGTATTGATTTACAAACAAATAGTAAATTATTCTCATTCGATAACGGAGCTGGATTAAGAACAGAAGATGGAGATTTGTATCTAGTAGTAGTAACTTCAGAAGTGCTTTTAAATAATCTTGAATATTCAAAACAAGGTTTATATTCTTGCTCTACTAAATTATCAAGTTTGAGCAAATCTACAAGAGTAAGAGCAGAATTGAAAGTTAATAGAGAAGGTAAGTTTAAGGTTATAAATAACCCTAACACTTTAGTTCCTAATAATGCTAGACCTCTAAATACTTATAACGAAGATAATAAGTCTTATAGTGCATCTTTATTCAATACTGGAGATTTAATAGCTATAGGTAATCAAATAGCTACAGTAGGAGATTCTAGAACTGATAATACATCTTTTAATTTAAAAGCTGATACCTATGCACCTGCTGAAGCTCCTGTATATAGAATAGGCTATAAAGTTATAGCAAAGGGTTTAAAAAAACATTTTGATAAAATGGATGTCAATAACCCTATAAAAGTAAAAGAAGCTGTTATAACAGAACTTCCTTTAAAAGCTATTATAGAAGGAAAAGAAGCTGGTAAAGAATCTTTATCTTCTGATAGATTAATCTTTGAAGGAGAATTAAAAGTAGAAGAGTTATCTGGTTATAAATTAGAAGAATTTGATGAAATAGAAGTACAAGTATATTGGGAGAATAAAGGTACTACTACAGTAGACTTAAATAACTCTCCTGAATTAGCAGGTAAAATATTTGATATAACTGTTTCAACAGATAATACTTATAATACTATAAAAGAATAATTAATTCGGCCCTTAATAGGGTCGAATATTTATATTAATGAAGGGAGACAAATAAATGGCTGAAGGTATTAAAAAAATTAGCGAAAACGTCGTTATTGAAAAAAGAGCATTTTTAATAACAGATCCATTAGTTCCTGATAATGATGCTATATCAATAGGAGCTTTATGAACTGATAGTAATAAAAAAGGAATTAAAATAAAAACAGGTAAAAACACTTTATCTTTTTTAGATGCTGCTCAAGTATTATTAGAAGGATCTATACCTACTAAATTATTAGCTGATAAAAGTGTTACTAATATAAAAGTAGCTGATAGAGCTATTAATGAGAGAACTTTAGAAAACTTATCTGTTACCGAGCCTAAACTTGCAAATCTATCTGTTACTGAACCTAAATTAGATAACCAATCAGTTACTAGTTCTAAAGTAAAAGATAGTAATATACTTAATAGGCATGTTAAGAATAATGAACTAGAAGGAATCAAATTCAAAGATAAAACTATTACTGGTTCAAAAATAGCTGACAGAACTTTAGAAGGTATAAACTTAAACGATAATACTATAGATGGTAGAATTTTAAAAAACAAATGTTTACTAGAAAGACATTTCTCAGAAGAATGTGTTCCTCATACAGCTTTTAAACATCAAAGTGTGTGAGGAGATGTAATTAAAAGAGCTGGTGTAGAAAACATACATTTAGCTATAAATGCAGTTAATACTGAACATTTAATGAATGGATGTGTTACTGAACCTAAAATAGCTGATAGAAATATAAAAAATAAGCATTTAGATAATGAATGTGTTGATAGTAATAATATAGCTCCAAGAGCTATTAAGAAAAAGCATTATTCTGACTTATCTATACCAACATCAGCTTATGAAAACAATTCTGTAACTAGAGAAAAACTAGCTAAAGATGTTGTAGATTTAATAGGCGATCCTGTTATGTATGATAATGATAACAATGTAAATTTAAGAAAAGACTTAAATGTAAATGGTAATATAGAAGCTAAAGGTACTATTAATGCTACTAGAATTTATAATTCAACATTCATGGATATAGCAGAAGCATATGAACCAGATAAAGATGTTGTATTTATACCAGGAGACATAGTTCAAGTTAATGACAAAGGATTATTGGTAAAAGGTGATCCTAATTCACACTTCCCAATAGTGGGAACAGTATCTAATGAATATGCTAACTGTTTAGGAGCTACAGAAGAAGAACTTGAAAAAGGTATAAAGATACCAGTAGGATTAATAGGTAAAGTCCATGTTAATGTCGTTGGACCAGTTAAAAATGGAGATAAGATAGCATTAGCTAAAGATGGATTAGGTGCATCTTGTAGTTCTAATAATCTTATAAAAGATAATATAATAGGAAAAGCATTAGAATCAAATGATTCAGTTGAAACTAAAAAAGTATTATGTTTAATATATCCTAGATAGACAATAAGGAAGAGGTGAATCTATATTCGCCTCTTTTTGTATAATATAATAATTAAGAGGTGATAACATGGATAAAACAAAGATTGATTTTAATTATTGCTTAGAACAAATTAAAAGAGAAATCAATACTGAATATAAACCACAAGATATTTATTTAAATAGCAATGATATGAATGAAGTCTTTTCAAATATAGAAAATTCATTAAATACATTATATGAAAATACAAGATATTTAGAAGATGCAATATCTTATTGTGATGCTTTTCTAAATTTAAAAATAAATGAATATGAGCAAGACATTACTCAAACTTTAAAAGCTATAGAAGATATCAGAGATATAAACAGAAACAATGCTTATATAGAATACTTATGTAATTTTAAAGATGATTTATCTGTTAAAAAAGATAGAAATAATGAAGTAATTTCTAACGCTTTATATAAAGAAGGAGCTTTAACTTTAGGAATTAAAAGAGAAACTCCTATAACATATGCCAATGTTTCAAAAAAGAGCGTATTCGTTCCTTATTACAATAATATTAATAATATAAAAAATGAATATTATAGAAGTTATTTTATTGAAGAAAGAATAGCTAGTAAAGGTGTAGTTGAAACAATAACTATTACATTGGATAAACCTCAAACAATTAACTATATAGATTTAAAAAAAGTAAATTGTAATATAGAGAATTTTAGAGTGGTTTATCTTAACGGAATAGAAGAGAAAAGAGATTATAAAACTGGAATAATGCCTTCTGCTATTATTACTCAAATTAAATTCGATTTGGTTTGTAAGAATTACAACAAGTCAACTTATTACGTACAAAAAGATAAGTTAACAGAAGATGTATGAAATAGGATAAAAGAATATGAATATAATTATGCTTTTAATATTGATTCAAAAATAGAGATGGAAGAGATAATTGCTAGAGTGAGTGGAGATAAAACAGATATATACAATAATAATATTCCTAATAAAAATAATATAGTTGAAAAATCTATGTATACTTATATGTTTGGACTAGACTCAATAGTTATGAAAAATATTGAACAAGAAAAAGATAGTTGTTTCATATCAGAAGCTATTAATATAGGAGAATTATCTGAAAAAGAATTTATACAATTACATGTTGAAGAAGTACTAGATGATACAGCTACAATAGAATACAGTATTTTAGATGGTAATGTTGATATTCCTATATTACCTTATGGAAGAAAAATAATAAAGAATGAAAAGCTGTTTTCAGCTTTACCATTAAGATTTAATCAAGATTACAGTACTGAAACTATTATTAAAAAAGATGGAGTTATTACAGATATAACATTAGATGATGCTAAGCTACAAATGTTGTCTAGGTTTTCAGTAGATTATTTCCCTCAACATAAATACAATTACAATCCTATAAATTCATCTATAAAAATAAAAGCAACTATAAGAACTTATAACAAAGATAGTATAGATAAGTCTTATTTAAAAGCTATTAAAATACGTAAATATGGAGGCGATGTTCCATGGACAGATATGTAGATATGATAAATAAAACATTAGATAATTATACTATATCTGAAAAGACTGTATTACATCCAGAAGAGTACGGAAATAGAAAGATTAATACAGCTACTAGAGAAAATCTAGAAGATATAAAAAAAATAGATTCTAATATAAAAAACTTAGGTAGTAAAGTTGAAGATTTAATGAATAGAACAACTAAAAGATTAGACGTAGTTAAAGATATTATAACTTCAGAAAAAGAAAGATTACAAGATATAGCAATGTTATGTAATAGTAAAACAGATTATGATAATGCTATACCATTAACGGATTATCATTTTAAAGGTGATTATTCATTTAACGATGGCGTTTTTACAGGTAAAGAAACTCAATCAACAACTAATAAAGCACAAGTTATAGAAGTAACAGGTAATGGATATGAAGGGAACAAGTATGTTATAAACAATAAAGACTACTTAGAACATACTTTAAATACTACAGTTAAAAAGAATATAGTAGATAATAATATTTCAACATATTGAGAATATTCAAGAGTAACTGCTTCTAATACAGAACCATATTTAATATCTGATTTTAATACTGATTCATCAGAAGCTACTTGTACATTAACAATAAAGTTTAATGAAAAGACTAATCAGCTTTTAATAAAATCATCTTTAGAAAATATAAAGATATTATCGATAAGATATTCTTTAGATAATACTTCTTATACAGATTTGCCAATGATGCCTTTTAAAATAAATTCTAAAGAAGATAGTTATAAGAACCAAGGTTATATTTATGGTAGCAACATTATCTCTTTTCCAGATAGCTATTACTTAAAAGTAACTTTTGAATCAACTGGTTATTTAGATGAAACTTTAGCATTTGAAAGAATAATACCTGACTCAAACAAAAACGAAGTTATAACTACTATAGTACCCACTGCTAAAAGACATGTAGTAAGGATTAATGACATCAAACCTTCTTCTAAAAAATATATTCAAGAAAGCGTAATGTATACAGATGAGCTAATTAATTCTAATAAAGATATATATGCTATTTCTGTTTTTGCAAACATATATCTTCCTAATAATATATCTTCAGATAATGTTAAATTCATTTTAACTGTTAACGGTAAAGATTATGCTATTAAACCTGTTAATAGCTATGAAAATGGAATTAAAATAATAAGATTCTCTCAAGGTAAAATGCCGACAGAATATACAAAATATATAGGAGAAAAGATAACTAGTGCTAAATTAAAAATACACATTAAAACTAAAAATAAGTTAACTCCATATATAAATAATTTAAAAGTGTTGTTAGGTGGTGAAGTATAGATGTATAAAGATATTTTATTAAAACTAGATTATCATAAAAAACATATAATCAATTCTTTCATAAAAAGAGGATACTTTCCTAATAAAGAGGAGATAGATAATAAGTTAGAACAAATAAATACAAGATTAGCATTATTTAAAAAAGAAGTTTTCGTCCCTGGTGAAGTATTTAATACTAAAGAGATAAATCATATGTTAAAAATGATATATACTGATATAGTTTTTTTATACAAGATCTTAGAAGAGATACAAAAAGAAGAGTTTAATAGAATGGTATTAAATATAGAAACACATATGATTAACTTAGAAGCTATAGCTGATAACTTTAAAAAGAGAGCGAATGAAGAAATTAATGGGACAGCTTTAGGGAAAACTTTATTGTTTAAAAGTAATGAATGAGAAATGGAATTTAGCGACGATAGCGTATCGGTAAATATAGGAGAGCTAGAGTTAGTGCAAGGATCTGAAATATCTTGTTTTGCAAATATAAATAATACTGATAAAAAGAATATAGTATTTGAGTTTAACGCTTTAGATTCTAAATATGACTTTTTGGCTTTACCTTATAATTATAATAATGATACTTATATTGTTCCTGGTAAATTAGCTGTTAAAGAACAAGAGCTTACTTTAGAAAAAAACTTTAATATTAATAGTGAAATTAAAATACCATTCCCAACTAATCCTAAAAACAAATATACTATTTTAGGAGGAAAGAATAAAATGGTTATTACAGATAAAGAAACTAATTCTGTAAGAGTAACAGATATACCTACTAGTGAAAAACCATTTATAGCGAATAAAAGTTGTTTTATTACTTTTTATGTAGAAGGTAAAGGTGATATAGAATATACATTTAATAAAAAACCTCTTCATTCTAATTTTTCTATTCAAGATGGGCTAGTAAAAATAGAGAAAGAAATACAGAAGATATTCTTAGATGTAGATGAAGGTTTCGTTTGTTATTTTAATTTTAGCGACGAAAAAACTCAAGGATGGTCTACTGTTGAATATGCTTTACCTTATGATAATTATCTTATCTATGATGGTATGATATTAGTAAGAGACTTTAAAGTAAAAGAATATATTAGAGATAAATCTACATTGTACAAAATTAAACTAAAAATAAATGAAACTGATAATGATGAAGTGTTAGATTGTGTATATATTAAGGAGGTAGAATAATGATACATTATAATATGAGATATAGAGGTCCTTATGAGTATGATAAATTCATATTAAATATTCTACAATATTCTAACGATGCTAATGATTTCTTAGATGACTTTGATAATATACAATCTTATAAGACAATAAAAGAATTAGAAAGTATAGTAAATGATTTATATATAAAATCTACAGGGCCATATGGTTCTAGTGAGAAATGTTATAAAAAACTAATTATGTTTAAGGAGGCAAAATAATGATACCTAAAATGAGTTCGCAAGAGTTAAACAAAATATTTAAAGACGCTCAAGTAAATAATGTATTATTTGAAAAGAAACTAGAAGCTATTAAAGATGATATGGGTAAAAAGATAAATATCATAAAATATGAAAATGCTTTTATAAATAAGAAATTAGATGTAATAGATACTGGATTAATAGCTAATGATAGTTTAGTATCTTTTAATAAAAACTCTTATGGTATGTTCAATGAATATGGCTATATGATACATCCAAAATTCAAAAAGACACCGATAGACTTAATGAACTTAAAGTTACCTGAAGGAGGTAATTATTTTAAAGAAGGAATTATAACTAAAGTTAATGGTGTAGAAATGCCAAGTTATACTAATATATTAATGGCTGATAATCATATAACTAAAGGTATAACTTTTGATGAATATAATACAGAGAATATATCTTTAGAATTTAGTTTATCAAATGAGTTATTATTAGGAGTTATGAGATTTAATACTATAGAAATAGATCCATATATATATGGTGCTTATGATTTATTATCTATAGATATTTATACTTTAGATAGTACCAACAATATAACAGCTGAACCTACAATAGTATTAAATGGATTTGATAATATAGCTAGAACCAGAATAATATTAAAAGAAAAAGTTAAGTTTACTAAAGTCGTTTTCAATTTTAAAGTTAATTATAAAACAGAAAAAAACTTTGTTGATATATTTCCTTTTGGATTAAAACATATACATTTTTATGAAGCTGACTATGTAGAAGATTCATTTGTAATAACTCAATTTGTTTCTGATAAATTTATAGAGTACGTAATGAATAACATGACATTATATACTACACAAGGTAAACTAGATATCGATGCTATGGATTATGGCATAGAAGTATATACTGATTATGAAAACAATACTTTAATGGGTAAAGTAAATTTAAGTACAGAAGCTTCTATTTATAGAATACCTAAAAACACTAAAACTATTTATATAAAAATACCTTTACTTCAAAAGAATATAAAAACTAAAGAAAAAACTTATTTATGTTTAAATGGAGTAGGATTAAACTTTACAACAAATCAAGAAATTATTTTATAAAATTGGCAATTATTATATTGCCTTTTTTCTTTTTTTATTATATAATAAATTCATGACATACGTATCATACGTATAAGAAGGGGAGAGTTGTTATATGAAAGAATTGGTTTATAAATACTATTCTACATTTGTAGGAATAGAGCCTACAAAAGAAGAGTTTGAAAAAACTTTAGCCGTGGCTAATTATTTAAAGGATAATAATAAGAATGCCCAAGGTATATTTTTAATATTTTGTGCTATAGAACAACAAAGAAAACAAAATAAAGAAATAGTTCTTAATAATGAAGTGATTGTAGAACCGAATACAAAGAATTACATATCATTTGATGAATTGCCAAATGAATTATGGAATGTTTCTTTATTAGAAAAAAATAAATTTTATTATTCAGAAATATTACATTTAAAAAGTAAACCTCCTACATGGAATCCTATAACATTTGAAGAAACATGTGAAGAGTTTTATTTAGAAATGATTATAAACTTTACTATAGATGATTTAATGAATTACTACTATGAAAAATGTAGAATACCTTTAAATCTACAAGACGACAAAAAAGTAAAAGGAGCATTAATGTTTTTAATAAACAAATATGATAAATTTAAAGCTCCAGGTATAGATTATGTGATATCATTAATAGAAGCAGCTAGTAATGATATAGATAGAGAAATGATACTAGAAGTATTTGAAATAGAAGAGTATGCTAAAGAAGTAATACAGAAGTTTGATAAGATGATAGAACAAGCAGAATATGAAGGTGCTAATAAAATAGTTTGGAGGAAATAAAATGAATACTTATATAGAGATAGGCGGACAAATAAATGGTATGTTTAGAAGAAATATTATAATAGATAAAAAAGATAAAGACAAAGCTATTAAAAAATACAATTTTAAAGATACTTATAGTACTATATATGAGTATGATGATGTTAATCAAGATACTGCTAATTATAGAGCTCCTTTATATATAGATTTAGATGCTGATAATTTAGAAAGAGATTTTGAAAAACTAAAAAGAGATGTTCTATTAATAATGAGAAAAATAAAGACAACCTTTAAATTAGATGACAATAATATAGAATTATATTTTAGTGGCTCAAAGGGTTTTCATATTATAATTCCTTATCAAATATTTGGATTAGACTTTGATAAAGGTATAGATGCTATTTATAAATTAATAGCCATAGAGTTAAAAAGCTATACAATAACTAAATCAGTAGATACAAAAATATATGAGCATAAAAGATTATTTAGAGAAGTAAATTCTATTAATAGTAAAACAGGCTTACATAAAGTAGGAATAAAGTTAAATGATTTAAGAGTAATGAATTATTTAGACTTAACAGAATATGCTTCTGAAGAAAGACCTTTATTAGAAATAAATAAAGAATATAAGCCTGAAAGTAGACAAGCTTTTGATATATTTGTAGAAGATATAAAGAATAGACAAAAAAGAAGTATAAACCATAGAGTAGCTAGAAATATGTTAGCTAATAAAGAGTTATTACCATGTGTAAAATATATACTTCAAAATGGAGCTGTTAAAGGTGGAAGGAATAATACGGCTATGGCTTTAGCTAGTGCATTATATCAAAGAGATTCTAGTAATGAGGAAAAAATACTTGATATAATGAAACAATGAAATGAAACAAAGTTAGACGAGCCTTTATCTGATAGAGAATTAGAAAATACAGTAAAGAGTGCATACAAAAATGTGATGAGTGGTAAAAGATATGGATGTAGTGCTTTTATAGGATTAGATATATGTGTAAAAGGATGTCCAGTAAGAAAGATATAATTAGGGGGAAGTAATAGTGACAATGGTACCAGAAAATATAGCAAACGGGAAAAAAGCAATGGAAGAAATAGAAAAGTATTTAAATGAAGGAAAAGAAGATATAGAGTTAATAAAAGAAGATGAAGGAATAGTACAAGCAGAAGACTTCTTTTCAGTAATGGAAGAAGACTTAGCAGAGTTTGAAGAAAAATCATGGAACAAAGGAGACGGTTATTCTACTCCAGGATTTCCTATGATATCTTCAAAATTAGAAGGATTAGATAGTGGATTATATTTATTACCTGCTGAATCTAATGCAGGTAAATCAGCTATGATGATGAACATATTAGAAGATTTAGTAATGCATGAACCTAACAAATTATTTGGATTATACTTTTCATTAGATGATAGTAAACATGAAATAATACCAAGAGTTATAGCTATGAGAGAAGGAATAAGAATATCTACAGTAGCTAAACCACAAAGAGCTAAAAATATGATAGATAATAACCATGAAGAAGCTTCTTTATTAATAGAAGAATTAGCTAAAAGAGAAGTAGGTATAAACAATTTAAAAGCTGATGGTAATAAAATGATGATAGTTGATTCTACTAAAGTAAGAACGTTAAATCAAATGAAAGCTTATATAGATAAAGTATATAATTATGTAAAAGCAATAGATCCAGAAATGAATATAGCAATAGCAATAGACTCTATAAAAGATATAGTATTAGATGATGTTTATAATATAAAAACTACTAATGAAGCTTCTGATTATATAGCTAGAGAAGTAAAGCATTGGACAGTAGAATATGATTGCCCTATATTCTCATCAGTTCATTTAAGAAAGCTTAATGGAAATAGAAGACCTACACTAGATGACTTAAAAGACTCTAACGTACTTGTTTACGAAGCATCTGTTATATGGTTATTATTTAACGATGTATCTAAAAACAAACAAGCAGCTAAGATATTCCAAAGAGTAGAAGGAGTAGAAGAAAAACTTCCTATAATAGAGTTCGATTGGGCTAAGAACAAAAAATCTAGCTATAAAGGAAGATCATTCTGTTACTTTGCACCTGAAATGTCTAGAGCAAGAGAATGTAATGCAGATTCTACTAGAAGATTTAATGCATTATTATTTGAAGCTTAATAAGATTAACCAATAATATTACGCATATAATTAATATATATAAACAATAAATTAAAATTAAATGGAGGAATTTTAAAATGGCAATGTTTGAAAAGATAGTAAGAGACGGTATACAAATGGGAGAAAAGAATGATTTCTGCCTAAAATGTATAAAACCTTTTGAAAAAATAGACAAGACATTAGAAAATGAAGAGATATTTAAAATTCATATAAATGGATTACAATACTGCTTATGCTTAGACCATTTTCAAGAACTATTAGGAGATTATGTTTTAGTTCATAAAGATACATTAATAGAAGGAAAAGATTATATAGAAATACCTTCTGACTTAATCAAAAATGGTACTGAAGAAGAAGTTATAAACTATATAAAAAAGGCTACTAGAAATGAATAATATAAAACAACCATCATCCGTAAGGGGCAATAAGATACATTGTATTAATTATCAACAATGCCCTTTATGTTATGGGTGTAGAGCATATGACAGTAGAGATCCTGAATGTTATGAATGTAAATTAGAAGATGATAATAGAGGTAAAAATTATAACATATGTAATAAGGAATTACATGAAGGTTGAAAGATAAATAAAATAATTACAAAGAATAAAATAATTTTAGATAATTTAATGGAGGATATTTAATTATGGGACAAGAATTGAATTACGAAAGAATTATAACTGAATTAGGTAATAGAATAGCTCAATCAAATATAAATGAAGCTATATTATTAAGTAGATTAAAAGATGCTAATGATGAATTAGAACAATTAAGAAATGAAGTATATGATTGGAGACGTAAGAACGCTGAAAGAAAAGAAGCAGTTGCTTATCCAGAAAATATGACTATAAATCAACCAGTTGTTAGTGGAGGTAGTATAAATGAATAAAGATAAAATGTTAAGAGCTAGAGAAATGTTTCCTGAATTAGCTAATAGAGAAGATTTATATAGATTTGTAGAATTTATAAAAGTAGATGATTATAAATTATTTTGTAAAAGATGTATGCAAAAGGCTAATATAACTCCAAACGATTATAATAACAAAGTAGCTGAAATAGTATTAGATTTATTAATAAGAAAAGAATTATTAACTAAAACTAATCATCAAACATATGTAGACTCTTTATTAGTAGCAGCATTTTTACACAATGCTTATTATGGCAAAGAAGAAAGCTTTGATGAATATTCTATAGGCTTCGACCCAAATATCTCATCTTTATTAAAAGCTAGACAAGAATTTGATGAGATAGCAGATATGGATGATTATGAATTCGGACCAATTCCAGAACAATTTAGAGAAATGATTTGGGATACAATAGAAGGTCAATTAGGAGATTGTACTCCAATGGCTAAAACTAAACCATCTCCTAATTCTCCACAAGATTTATTTGCTACTGCTATATGGTTAACAAGAGTAATTGGTGATGAATTATTTCAAATATTCTCAGTAACTAAAGAAGATGAAGAGGCTTAATAGCCTTTTCTTTTTTTGTTGACATATACGTACCATACGTATATAATATAAAACAAGAGGTGATAATTATGGAATTAAAGGAAAAAGAATTATTTGAATATTTAAAATGTCCTTTAAGATATGAGCTTATAAAAAAGGGAATAGATATTGGTAGTGAAAGAAGTTATAAAAAATTAGCTTCTAAGACAATTAATCAATGGTTAGCTTCTAAATGTAATGGTATGAAAGCTGACAGTATAACTTTAAAAAAGAAATGGGACAAAGTTGCTCAAGAAAATACAGATATACTTAATCCTAAAAAGATTCTTGAAGGATGGGGTTTATTATATAGAACATATGAGTATGTAACATTAAATAGATTAAACTTTACAGAAGTTAACTTAGCTTATTCTATAGAAATACCAGGTACTAAAATAAAACTAACAGGACAATTACCACCTATGATAGATAGAGAAAATTATATAGAATTATTTATAGTATCATTTGATAAAGCTATACCTGATAGAGTTACAATAGATATGATGTTAAAACATACTATTGATGCTTATGCTATTAGAGAAATGTTTAACAAAGATGTAGTTATAACATATTATGTACCTGCACAAGGGAAAACAATGCAAACTTTAAGATCAGTGAAAGATTTTACAAGACTTAAGAGTATACTAACTAATATAGGGATATGTTTAGAAAATAATATAATATATCCAAGAGAAACTTTTCTATGTACATCATGTATAGTTAGAGATTTATGCAAATCATGGACAGGCAATGAAGATGAATAATAATGGAGGTGAATATAATGGCTAAAGGAATTTACTTAAAAGAAGAAGTAGGATTTAATCCAATACCTACAGCAAAAAAAACAACTAAGACTAATACACAAAAAGATACTAAAAAGAAAAGCAAATAATAATTTTAATTGGGGGATTTAAAAATGGCATTTAGAAGAAGAAGAACAAAAAAGAAATCAGAAGGTAAAATAAAGCATATTAAAACTACAATAGATGGTAGAACATTCGATTCTAAAATGGAAGCAGAATACTATTTATATTTAAAAGCTGAAAAGAAAGCTGGTAGAGTTAAAGATATTAAGTGTCAACCAGTATATGTATTACAACCTAAATTCTTTATTATGAATGGATTTTGTGTTACAGAAGAACATCCTAAATATAAAGAATTAAATAAAAAAAGATTAGCATGGAATAAAGCTAATCCAGAAGATAAGATTGAAATAGTACAAGCTATTAAATATATATCTGACTTTGAAGTAACATATGCAGATGGATCTAAAAAGACAATCGATCCAAAAGGTATTAAAACTGCTGATTTCAAACTAAAAGAAAAGATGCTTAAGTTTAGATACCCTGATATTGATTTTATGTGTGTTATTTGGGATAACTCTGAAAAGAAATGGTTAGAGTATTCTGAATGGGAAAAGAAGAAGAAATTAAAAAAGAAAAAATAAAAGGAGACTGTAATGAAGAATTATTATATAAAATATTTTATGTATTTAATACTGTCTTTAATTGTAACTTTTGTAGGGGCTTTATTAAGTCCTCTCTTAAGTACAGTTAAAGTAGTAATATTAATAGCAGCATCTTTAATATTAATGCTAGCTTTTTTATTTAGTGAAGGAGTAATTAAAAAGATACTGTTTTTTATATTTAACTTTACCGAAGGTATGTTAATAGCTCAAATAATATTAAAAAGTACAACAATAAATATAAGTATTATATTATCAGCTATAGGAATTACAATAGCTATGGTAGTAATATTCATGATAATAGGGCTGTTAACAAAAGACTTATCTGGACTAGGTAGCACTCTTTTTGCATGTTTAATAGTAGTATTAATATTATCTTTAATAAGCATGTTTGTTAATATGCCATTCTTAGCATATGTAATAGTATTATTATTCTGCGGATATGTAGCATATGATTTTAATAAGTTTAAAAATGAAATTAAAAAGAATAGAGCCATGGATGATGATAATATATTAAATCATGTAATGGATATGTATTTAGATATAATAAATATATTTGTTCAAATATTAGATATATTAAGTGATGATTAATAAATAAAGGAGAATGAAAATGAATAAACTCACTAATTTAGGTTTTAAAAGTGAAGAAGAACTTAAAGAAGAGTGAGATGAGATTGAAGCTTTAGTGTTACATTTTCAAGCACAATTTAGTAATGACTGTACAGAGGTTGAAAAGAAATATGCTGATGAATGCGGTAACATTCTATTAGCAAGGTTTTCTCCTCTCTTCTGAAAATATATACAAGTTATAAAGCATTTAATCATAGACTGAACTGATAAAGAAACAAAAGAATTCGTAGCTTTATTTGTTGACGATTATGAACTAAAAAAAGCATTATATAGAAAAAAGATAAATGCTGAAAATAGAGCTAGTGCTTATAATAAATTCAATTTTGTAACAAAAACATACGGAGCAAATACTGAAGAAGATATAATTTCTGATTTAAGCATGTGTCTTTTAATATTAGCTAAAAGATATAAGAACGTAGGAAAAAACTTTTGTGCATATGTACACAATGTTTTCAAACATGAAGTTGGCAGACATATAAAAAAATGAATCAAAGATCCATTAAGTATTAATTATAAGAATCATGTATTTGAAGATTGAACAACAGCAATAGATACTGAAAAATCAGTTGTAGAGAATTTAGATAATAATTATGAAATGATAACAGGGTTGCCTGATTTGTCTTGATTAAATGGTCAAACATGTGGAAAACTATTTGTAAGCTTATCTACTTTTCAAAGAAAAATACTTGTTAAGTATTATTTAGAAAACTGAAACGATAGACAAATAGCAGAATATTTTGGAGCTCATATAAATACCATTAATCAAAGAAGACGTGAAGCTATTAATAAGCTTTGTAATCAATCTAATTATAGTAAAGAACAATTAAAAAGAAGTAGGAACTCTGGTAGAAAAGCTAGCCTTCCTACAATATAAATATAGAATAAGATAAGCTTTTTACCTTATCTTATTTTTTTATTGACATATACGTATGATACGTATATAATTATAAATAAGGAAGATACAAAGAGCAGGAGGAAATAAGATGAAAAAGAAAGAAGATAGACAAAAGTTTACTACTACTCTTAAACCATCGACAATAGAGCAATTAGAGTTTATTAAAATATATAAAAAAAGAGAGAATAAAAACATAAGAGGGTTAAATGAAGTTATAGAGATTATAGTTGAAGAGAAATGGGGAGAAATTAATGATAAATATAATAAAGAGAGACAAGAATCTAAATAAAGAAGAAGTAAAAAAGATAGCACGAGAATTAAAGACAACAGAAAGTGTAGTATCTTTATTATTAAATAGGGGCTATGAAAAAGAAGAATTATATAAATATATACAAACAGATGAGTTTGCTATAGGTGGTCACGATAGTATAACTAATTCTACAGAAGCAGCTGAAATAATAGCTAAAGTATTAAGCAATGATGATGCAGAAATATATGTATATGGAGATTATGATTGCGATGGTATAATGTCTACTAGTATAGCTAATGGAGTTTTAACAGCTATTAAAGAAGCATTAGAATCTAAAGTTAATATCAATATAAAAGTACCTAATAGATTTGAAGGATACGGTTTATCATTAGACTGGTGTAAAAAGACTTTTCCTAAGAAAGTTAAAAAAGAAACTTTGGTTATGACAGTTGATAATGGTATTACTAAATATAAAGAAGTAGAATATCTACAATCAAAAGGAATTACAGTTATAATAACTGATCATCATGCTCCTAAAAAAGGTGAAGTTCCTGATTGCTTAGTAGTAGATCCATGGTTACATGATACAGATAATGAAAATGCATTAGGTTTATGTGGTGCAAGTGTAGCTTATAAAGTATTCGGTAGAGTATTAGAATTATTTGAAGCAGATGAAAGTTTTATATTTAATTACTTACCAAATGCAACTATAGCAACTATAACAGATGTAATGCCAACTACTCAAGAAAACGTAGGAATAGTTGGATTAGGATTATGGCAAATGAAACAAGGATTTGCAAAAGAAGCTCTTATGTATTATAGGAATTATATAAATAAAGACATATCTATAACTGATATAGGTTTTGACATAGGGCCACAAATAAATGCTTGTGGTAGAATGGGAGAAATACAATTAGCTTTAGACTTTATGAATGCAGAAGATGAAGATGATTTAGAAGATATATATAATCATATGGTTAATCTTAATGATGAAAGAAAAGCTTTAGAAAAGAATATATATGATGAGCTAATAAAAAAGGATTATAGTAAAGATTTATTTATAGTAGAACATGTTGCTAATCTAGGAGGAGTAGGTGGAACAGTAGCTTCTAAAATGATATCAGCTTATAATAAGCCAGTTATATTATTAGGAGGCAATGGTACAATAGTACATGGTTCAGCTAGATCTGTAGAAGGTTTGAATTTACATGAATTATTTAAATATGAAGTTGAAAAAGGCAATATGATAAACTTTGGAGGACACCATGGAGCAGCAGGTGTAATAGTTGATATAAATAAAATAGATGATTTAAGACAATCACTTAATGAGCTATTAATGGCTATAATATTAACTAAAACAGAAGCAGGAGTAATAGAAAGAGAACAAGACATAACTATAGAAGTAGATGACATTATAGAATTAAAAGATATAAAGAAAGCTACTGTAAAAGATTATGATGAAATGTTATTCTTCGGAACATTAAAAGAACCTATATTTGCTATTAAAAACTTAGATGTATTAGAAGCTAGATCTTCAAGTAATAATCCTGATCACTTATGTTTAAACTTAGAAGATAATACATGTAAAGCTAAAAAGAATAGATACGGCAAAATGGTAGGTAAAGAAATATGGGTATGGAATAAAATGAATGAATATAAAAGATTAGGTTCGCCTAATAAAGTTCATTTAATTGGCAAATTAGTTCCTGACTTTAGAAATCCTAAATATTATACATTTAGTGTAGAGCAAATAATTCCAGCATAAAAATTTGTTAATAAATTTAATATAATATAATTATAAGCACATTACAAGGTAATATATAGTTGTAATGTGCTTATTGCATATTATGAAGGAGGAATTTAATATGTCAATTAGAAAAATAGCTGTAAGAGGTGGACATAACTTTCAAGCTGCTGGAGCATCTGCATTAATCAATGAAACAGTAGAAGATAGAAAAGTTTATGTAGCTGTTATTAACAGTTTAAGAAAAGCAGGTTATCAAGTCCTAGACGTTACTCCTGGTAATTGCGGAGTTAATGAAGACCTTGCTTATGGCGTTAATAAAGCAGAAGGATGAGGAGCTGATCTATTTATAAGTATTCACTTTGATAAAGCTTATAACCATTATGAAGGTGCTTTAGGTACTGGAACATGGGTGTGTGGTCTAGGTGGACAAGCAGAAGTTATTGCTAAGAGAATAGTTAACAGTGTGGCAAATGGAACTGGACTTAAAAACAGAGGTGTAAAAACTAATGCTAAGTTATATGAATTAAGAAAAACATCAATGCCAGCTGTTATCGTTGAAGTATGTTTCTGTGAAGCTACAGAAGATGTTAGACTATATCATCAAGCAGGACCAGAGAAGATTGGTAATTTAATAGCAGAAGGTATAGCTAATAGTGCAATAGCTGGAGGAAATACAACTTCATCTAATTCTAGTAATAATGTATCAAGTTCTTCTAATCCTGGATTCTATGAATCTAATGAAAAGAGAACTAATGCTAAAATCGTAGGACAAGGAAATATACAAGTACTTGATCAAAACTGTAATCCAGTACAAGGAAGATATATTTCACCTTTCGACGAAGTGTTTGTAGTTGGTATTTATCCTTCTCGTAAATATGTTGAATTAGTTTATCCTGGTGGAAGCAAGAAATATCATGCTTATATTAGTATAGATCAATACAACAGATTGCAATTTGATTATCATAAGCAATATATTAATGATGGAGGAGTAACTTATGTTTGGTGGTCAGCAGGTGATGTTAACGTAACTGAACATAATGAAATTTTACAACCTCATCAAAAATGCAGTCCAATGTATAGAACTGATGGAAGATTACGTATCACATTCTATAGAGAGGACGGTACTCCTTCTGACGGATACGTTCGTTATGAGGGAGAACAAGGAACTAAATTCTATCAAGAATCTAAGCCAGTATACGGAACAGTTAAAGTTAATTCTTATTTAAATGTAAGAAGCGATATTAATGGTTCAGTAATAGGTAAGGTTTTTAATGGAGAAAAAGTTCTAATCAAATGGACTGAAGATGGATGGTATTATATCCAATACGATACTTCTAAAGGCAAAAAAGAAGGATACGTATCAGCTAAATATGTACAAAAATAAATAAGCTTTTAAAAGCTAATAAAGAGGTGTTTAATAATGAGTAAAGGAAAATACTTTGGAAATGGAACTATGACTAAATCTAGTTCAGACTATAAGGACCCATATACTTTAGATATTGCTAAGTGGCAAAAGAAAGTATATAAAGCACAAAACAAAGATGCTACTTATATACCAGAGCTACCAAATAGACCAGCAAGATAAATAAAGGAGAATTAATTTTCTCCTTTATATTTAATGTATAAAGGGGTGATTAATAATGGCATGACCACCATTACACATGACCTTAGATCAAGGTACCAAAATACAAGGTAGTGTTATGTTTAAAAAAGGAAGTCTTGTCACTTCTGATGGAAGAGATGTAATGAAAATTATAAAAGGTGAAGTTATAAATACTCCACAAGATAGACTTCTAATTACTGAAGATGAAAAATTAATAGTAACAGAAGATAATAATGATGTATTAGTATAGCAGTAAAGGGGAAATAAATATGGAAAGAATAAAAATGAGTGAATTACCAAAGGCTGTATCTGTTAAAGGGGCAGATAATGTGCTTATATTACAAGATGGTTCCACTAAGACAACTACTATGGATTTAATAACTAAAAACCTTAAAGGACAACCAGGAGAAACAGGTGCTCAAGGACCAGTTGGACCTGCTGGTAAAAATGGTGTCGATGGTAAAGAGATAGAATTACAAAAAGGTAGTTCTCATATTGAATGAAGATACAAAGGAACTGACCTATGAAATCAATTAATAGCTTTAACTGAATTAAAAGGTGATCCTGGTCAAGCTGGTGCTGTAGGCCCTCAAGGACCTAGAGGTGAAAATGGTGCTCCTGGAGCTAAAGGAGATACAGGAGAAACTGGCCCTAGGGGAGAGCAAGGTGTTGCAGGACAAAAAGGTGCAGACGGAAAACAAATAGAACTTAAAAAAGGTGATACTCATATTGAATGGCAATATGCAGGAACTGATAGTTGGCAACAATTAATAGCTCTTACAGAACTTAAAGGACCTAAAGGAGATGCAGGAGCTCAAGGTGCTACTGGTCCTGCTGCTGATTTACAATCTTATCAAAAGAAAAATGATGAAACATTAACTACTACAGCAAAAACAATAGTAGGAGCAATTAACGAACTAGTAACTAAGTATACAGAATTACAAAGTAAGTATACTCAACTAGAACAAAAAATTGCACAACATCATCCTGAATAATATTTTATAATGTAGACTTCGCTATAATAAAAAGTAGCGGAGTCTTTATTTTTCTTATTGACTTTTATACGTATAATACGTATAATATAAATATAGATTAGAAGTGGGGGAGAAAATTTTATGGAAAAGAACTTTACGCATATACATTGTCATACTCATTACAGTTTACTAGATGGAATGGGAAGTCCATTAGAAAGAGTATTAAGAGCTAAAGAGTTAAATATGAAGGCATTAGCTATAACAGATCATAATCATTTAGGTGGAGTATTGGAGTTTCAATCAGCTTGTAAGGAGAATGGAATAAAACCATTATTAGGAGTTGAATTATATTGGACATGGGATAGAGATATGATATCTTTACCATTAGATAAAAGAACAAAAATAGCACAAGAAGAAGCAATAAAAAACGGAATAGAAATACCTAGAAAAGCAACTAAAAAAGAAATTAACGAATTGATAAAACCTTATATGTACGATACTAAAGGATATCATATTATATTAATAGCTAAAAACCAAATAGGATGGCATAATCTTGTTAAAATACAAAGTGAAGCATCTGAAAAAGGTTTATTTAATGCAAGATTTCATTGCGATAACGAATTACTTAAAAAGTATTCAGAAGGAATAATATGTACAACTGCATGTATAGGTTCTGTAATAGCTAATTCTATAAAACATGGTAAGATAGATACTGCTGAAAAAATATTAACTGAATGGAAAGAAATCTTCGGAAAAGAAAATCTATTTGTAGAAATACAAGGATTAGATTGGGAAGTACAAAAAGAAGTAAATATAGAGTTAATAAAATTGGCTAAAAAGTTAGACTTAAAAATAATAGCTACTAATGATGTTCATTATACAAGACAAAGTGATATAGACGATCATGATACTTTATTATGTATAGGATTAGGCAAAAAGAAAGACGAAATAGATAGAATGAGATATGAACCAGAGTTCTGGATGAGAAGTTATGATGAAATGGTAAATGCTTTTAAAAGATTGGCTCCTAACGAAGAATATATGGAAGAAGTAATAAAAGGATTAGAAAATACTAACTTAATAGCTGAAATGGTAGACGGAGATATAAGATTAAAAAGTGAAAAACCTTTATTTACAGAAGTTAAATTACCTAAAGGATATACAAGTGAAAAATACTTAACATATAAGTGTTGGAAGAAATTATATAAATATTTAGCTAAACATCCTGAATATGATAGAAGAGAATATGAAGCTAGATTAAATTGGGAGTTATATGTAATAAACAAAAAAGGATATGCTCCTTATATGTTAACAGTAGATGAGTTTATATTTTGGTCTAATAGCAATAAAATACCTACAGGTCCAGGGAGAGGATCAGCAGCAGGTAGTTTAGTATTATTCTTATTAGGAATAACTAAAGTAATAGATCCTATACAAAATGGATTACTGTTCTCAAGATTCTTAACTATGGATAGAACTGCTTTACCAGATGTAGACGTAGATTTTTGTTATTATGGTAGAGATAGAGTAATAGAACATATGGAAGAAGTATATGGAGAAGAATGTGTAGCTCATATAGGAACTTATTCAGAATTAGGCGTTAAATCAGGAGTAAGAGATATAGGAAGAGTATTAGATATGCCATATGCAATAACAGATGAAATATCTAAAAAGATAACTGTAATAACAGATGAAGCTCCTAGTATATCTTTTAAAGATTTAGATGAATACGAAAAGACTGACCCTGAAAAATATAGACAATTTAAAGAAATAGAAAATGAATATCCAGAGTTATTTAGATTAGCTAGAAGATTTGAAGGTACTAAGAGAAACTTTGGTGTACATGCTTCAGGTATACTTACTACTCCTAATCCTATAACAGATACATTCCCTATAAGAATAGATCCTGATACTGGAGTTAAAGTTACTTTATATACTGGTCCTCAAGTTGAAGAATGTAATGGAGTTAAATATGACTTTTTAGGATTAAAAACAGTAAGTGTAATTGATAAAGCTATGCATTCAATAGATGAAACTCTTGAATGGGAAGACTTATATAAAACTGTTGAATTAGATGATGAAGGTGTATTCGATATGATATGTAATAAAGAAACAGAAGCTGTTTTCCAAATAGAATCTGACTTGTTTAAAGGTATCATCTCTGATATGCAACCAACAAGTATGGATGACATAGTCGTTCTTACATCAATAGGAAGACCTGGTCCTCTACAAGCAGGAATGCATACTAAATATAACAATAGAAAGAATGGCTTAGAAGAAATAGTAATGCCAGTTCATGATACAGAAGATATCGTAGGAGATACATTCGGTACTATTGTATATCAAGAGCAAGTAATGGCTATTGCTAAAAAGATTGCTGGGTTCGACGATAACCAAGCAGACTCATATCTTAGAAAAGCATTAGCTAAAAAGAAACAAGCTATAATGGACTTATGTAAAAGATGGTTAATCTATGGTAAGAAAAATGAAGAAGCACCAAAAGGATATGATAATAATAATCCAAATTGTACTATGTATGATCCATCTGCAAAATATGGTGCACCAATATTAGGAGCATCTAATAATGGATATGATATAAAAGATTTAGAAGCTTTCTGGGCTGATATGGAAGGATATGCTTCTTACTTATTTAATAAATCTCATGCAGCTTGTTATTCATATATAACATTATTAACAGCTTACTTAAAAAGATATTATCCAGTTGATTTCTTTGCATCTGTATTATCAGTACAAGATGACGAAAAGAAAAGAGTTAAATATATACCTGTAGTAGAAGATATGGGATTACAAGTAGAATTACCAGATATAAATATCTCTAATAAAGACTTTACACCATTACCTGAAAACTTTAAGATATTATATGGATTAGGTTCTATAAAAGGTGTAGGAGAAAATGCTGTTAAAGAAATACTAAAAATAAGAAAAGAAAGTGGAGAATTCACTTCTTTACAAGATATGATGGATAGAATACCTAAAAAGTTCTTAAATAAAAGAGTAGGAGAAGCATTAATAAAGTCAGGAGCATTAGATAAGTTTAATACTAATAGAAATGCTTTATTAAATGAATTTTATACTTTAAGAAAAGATAAAATAGAAATAATGCCTACTGCTGATACTTATGATGAAAAAGTATGTATGGATTATGAAACTAAAACTTTAGGATTACCTATAACATATAAACCATGGTGGGATGAAGTAGAAACAAATCAAACTATTGAAATAGAAGCAACAGTAGTATCTAATAGAGAATTAATAGATAAAAACGGTAATATGATGTCATTCCCTAAGATAGAATCAGAAGGAGTAACAATACCTTGTGTAGCTTTTGCTAGAACATATTGTGCTAATTCAGACAAGTTTGAAGTTCGAGAAGATAGACCTCAACCAACTCTTATAATAAAAGGTAAAAAAGATTCTAGAAAACAATTAATTATAAGTTCCGTTAAACTTAAATAATATAAAAGACTAGAGGGATAAAACCTTCTAGTCTTTTTGTTGATTTAACATATATATTTGTGTGGTTAATGGTCGGAGCAGTAAGAATCGAACTTACATTACCAACATAAATGCTTTCTGGTGTTTTCCATAAACTATACTCCGATATTAGGAGATCAGTATCCTTAACCGATCTCCTTGACGGCTCTTTCAGCCTAAAAATTGAAAAAACATAAAGCACATACATTACAGGGGGAATTACCCTGGTAACCCATTTCCGTAAAGAGAGGTACTTTTAATTCTAATTAACCCTAGACCCCTCGCAAAACTAGGCATCTATCTTAGTATTATTATCTAGTCTAACTTAGCTAATAAACATGATAGAGGATTATGTTAGACGGTAGCGAGATTTTAATGTTTTTGTAGTAGCCGTACTGAACTCAGCTTATGTCCCTATTACAGTGTTACTTGTACTTCGTAACGATTTAAACGGCCCTCAGTTGGGGTTAACATTATTCCTAATGACATAGCCCTAGGGGGATCTCTATTAAAATTACAGGTTAAATTGACAGCCAGTGCGATGGTAACTGACCTGCTATATGTCATACACCTGTATCCACCACGCATATGATATTTCTCCTCATATTGGATAGACTATTTTACTAGTCATAGCATATACTCAACTGCTGAGAAGAGACTTATTTTCATCTTCATTAATAGCTGAAGAAGAATGCTCACGTCAATTAAGATTTTAGTAACTGATTTTATTTAAAAAATAGTGTCTTACCACTTAATGCGACCTAACTTCTCAGATTAGGATTTGTGCTCTAGCTGTTACCTTGCCCTTTTAAGATTATAGTCTTTCTAAGACTACTAACCCTATTAGATGTAGGAGTAGATTTATTGCCTAGTGTATTAATCCCCACTATTACGGTTAATTCTGCGGACAACTCGCCTCCATTTATTAACTGACAACCCGTAGGAAATATCAGTATGATCGTTATGATTATAGCTTTTTTATGTTTTTCCTTTATTGTTTTATTGTGATAAAAGATTTTCAATTAACGCCATTATTAATTTTATTTTTAAAGATTATTTTATAATTCAATAAAGTAAGCATAACAGGATCTAACTATAAACCTGAATGATGATCTCCACTTATAATTCTGCCTTTCATAAGTTTCATTGATCATATAGCTTTTAAATGCTTAACGGACATTACACTAGCTATAAAGTTGAATCATTTGATACCGAAGTTAGTTTTGCTAATTAGTTAGTAAGTTTGGCAACCCTACATCTCTGACAACTACTTTTTAGTAGCGTGATAGAAGCCATTTCTATCCTTGACTAATATTGCATACAATACAAGTGAATGATATTCTACTCTTACGATACCCGTCATTCACGGAACAGTGGCATGGGTTTTAAATGTCCATACCCATTGATGGTTTTAAAGTGCTTAAGGGACACTCCGTAGTACACCAACAACAAGAGTCTTTCGACACCCATATAATAAATTATTTAATAGCCTTTACTTCATTTATCATATTGATTATATCATCATAATTACTAGGAAGCAAAATGTTTTTTAAACTTTCAACAATACTATCTAAATCTTCTAATGTTGAATAATTAAAAGGACTTAAATAATTATTAAATTCATAAACTTTTTTACTATCATATAAAGATTCACCTTTATATTTTATATATTGTTCTCCTTGTTTACCACCTTGAACAGGAGTTTCTTCTATGATTTTAACAAATCTATGTTTGTCTAATGATTGTTTAACAGCTAATGTTTCAGGTAATTTAAATAAATGAAGATATACTATGTTACCTATCATAATTATTTACCTCCTTTTCCACATTTGCCGCTTTTAGTAGTTTTCTTTTTTCCTTTACAAGCCATCTTCTTCGCCTCCTTTTTAGGTTTTAATGAAGAATCACTTGAAAACTTATTTGGATACAAAGCCATAACTTATTCCTCCTATTTATTATTCAAATGCCCTTCGGCTAAGTTTAACTAGTTGACCTTTGTCTAATATTAGTATATTCATATATAAAAAAAGAACACCCATCCGTTCAGGTGTTCTTTCTAATTTATATATCAAATTAAAGTTAGTTAGGAGGTTTAATTATGCAGACAAAAATAAGCATAATCGTGTTCAAAATATCAAAAGATCAAAAAAAGAATAATCGAGAGAGAGTTTATGAGTCGTAAAGATTACTCTCATGATTTTACTATATGACTTCTCTCTAAGATTATTCACTTTTTAAAAAAATTTTTTTAAATAGAAGTCCATTTTGAACTTTGACTTAATCCTTTATCTTTATCTTTGAATTTAAAGAAGTTAATTGTTGTTCCATTCATACGTTTATATGATCTAATAGCATCTGGATATTTAGGGAAAGCTCTACCTTCATTGTTAATTGCATCTGTGAAAGACCAGAAAGGAATTTTTGATTTACCCCATTCTAACACTAAAACATCCATATTCCCTTTGTTAGAAAACTTATTTGTACATATATCAAAGTCAAAGTATGGACCACCAGTATCACCAACGATAAAGACTCCGTTATTGACTTGACCTAAATTTTTAGTATGAGTAGTTATACCTAACCAGTTTTTAAATGCAACAGTTCCTCCTCCGCCTTTTCCATCAAGTTCTTTAATATAAATAACTGTTTCATAAGGCATATTATGAGCTGCTACTATATTACTTTCGCTTGGTATACACATAGCACCACTTGCACCTTTATTAGTATCGGTATATACAGAACAAACTGCTTTAGGGAAAGAGTATACATAGCCAAAGTTTTCTCCTTTAGATGTAACTATGTTTCCTACTGCTTCAGCTCCTCCACCTATAACTCCATTAGCTTGAGCTTGTTTATCAGCTTCTATTAAATCCCAAGGTCTTGCAAAGAAATGTCTTGAATTTAAATAATAATCAACATTATCTATAGGTATTTGTTTTGGAACTGGTCTATTACCACTTGAAGCATGTGCTACTTTGTTATCTCCTATATATATCATTACATGCTCTGTATCAACATAAGAACCTATATTGCTTTCTGACATTGATATACCTGAGGTTTTAAACATTAAATCCCCTGGTAACGCTTTTTTTACTCCTTCTGCATTTGCTAACCAAAATTGTTCAGGCATTTTTTTACTTGTCATTGCTGCTACTTGATCGTAAGTAGTTTTATTATACATACTATTTAATCCAGCATATTTATAGCAACAAGAAACAAATGAAGAACAATCATAAACTACTACATTACTTAATACAGAATTACTACCCATTATACGGTGTTCGTCATTAACAGTTCTATTTCCAGGAGGTGATCCTTGAGAATATCCTGCTTTGCCTTCTGCATGTAATTGAACAATTTCTTTAGCCTTCTCAACAATTTTTTTACGAGCTTCTGCTCCAAATACTCCACTAGGTGATGAGCCTACACCACTACTTGCTCTAGTTATATTAAAATCTTCAAAATAATAATCTTCAGAAGAATATTTATTTATTTCAGTAGTATCAGCTTCCTCTCTAGTATCAACCCATTCTCCATTATTTAATTTCTCTAAATCAGTCATATCTTTTATAGTATCTTGATCTGTAGAATCATCTAATACAGATTCTTTTTCTAGATAGTTATCTGATTCTTCTCCTGGATTACTTAGATTTATTTTTTTATACCTAGCTTTAATTCCCTCTAATGGATAAGGTTTTACATCTGGTTCTTGAACATCTAAATCTTGCTCATACCAATTCATTTTGAAGCTATAATCTTCTTGTTTTATCTCTTTTATCTTTTTATCTAATTCCTTTTCGTCAGTAATCTTTTTCTTAAGAGATTCTATATATATCTTCTTATCAGATTCTTCCCATCTCTTAATTTGAGATTCTGGTTTTTCCATCTCTTTATTAACATTTGCATATTCATTAGAAGTACATCTTTTTTCAACTCTATTAAGATTTTTTAAATCATCTAAATTCATATAACCCATTTGCATGTTATCTAAGAATACAGTTCCATTCATACCTGTATCATCTAGAATATCATATACTTGTCCTAAGATAGGTTCGTATCTAGTACAAGATAAACATTGGTCTAATGTAACAGAACTTGCATCATGTATTCTATCATCACATAAACATCTAATTGTTTTATATTTTCCAAAGGAGTCTTGACCTCCATAATAAACACAATTTACGTTTATTCTTGAACCAATTCTACCTTGATTACGTAATACATTAGCTAATACATTTTCTATCTTCACAAGTCTTTTCTCTATACTACTAGATTGTTTTAACATAGCATCATAAACCAATGCAAAATTTTTAGCCATTGGTTGTGAACTAGGGTCCCCTGGATGATTGCTTTCATATAGTCTAGCTTCTATTTCATCTATCTTTACTTTAGGATGATGTTTTTCTAGTTCTATTATTTTATCATCATATGGATAAGGGTCCAAATAGTTAATAGGTTTACCTTTAGATATCTTTTTCTTATCATTTAATAGCTCATAATCAAACGTTAATTGATCATTATCGAAATCTTTAGCGTCTTTTATTAAAGATCCGTCTTCTAATGTAGCCATAGGAATAGAATTTTGAGACCTTATATTATAATCAGTTGGAGTGTAATTTGGAGGAACAATTAAATCAGGATAAACAGGATCTACTTTTATAGATTCTCTAGGTTTTATTAATACATTAAGTTCAGCAGAAGGCTTAACACAATGACCAGAATCTCCTGGTGATGCTTCTGTAACTGAATAATTAATAGTAGAGTTATTCTCTGTTTCCATATTCTTAGTTAAAGATGTTAATCTATCATCATTTTTAACAGCTGAATCTATGATTTCTTTTAGTCCTTTATCGTAAGGTTCACACTCTCCAACAAATTCATCTATTAATTTAGGATCGGTTAGTTCTTTCCATTTTAAATATTGGTCATGAGTCATAGTTGGAGTTATCTCTGGCTGAGGAATATCTTTTTCTTTAACAGCAGCTAATACTAATGGTTTTAAAGTAGCTTTTTCTTCTTCTTTTTCTATTTTAACGCTCTTAGCGACTAACCAACCTTCTTTTTGATTTGTTGCTAATTTAACTTTATAATAGCCTCTAGTATCTGCATCTGTAATTGTTAAAGGCACATCCTTTTCTAAAGCCAGTATTATTGGGCTAGTCATGCTAGGATTTGCTCTTAATAAGCAATATCTTGAAGTAACTGTTTCTTTACCTATATTCTCTTTTATATTTGAATAATCAGTATTATCTTGAGTTGGATCTTTCTCTGGTTGAAGAGGTTCTCCAAATTTCTCATATCTCCATTTAACTTGCTTATCTATCTCTCTTAAAAACTTTTTCCATTGTTCTCTATCAAGATACATAAATGGTGATGGTGTCCTATTGAAATCAAATTCTCTCCATAGATCTTTAGTGTTTAATTTATTCTCATAAATTACTTTGCCTAAATTATCTATTAATTTTTTTTCATAGGCTGGATAATCATCTAACATAGGAGGTAAAAACATACCTACACTTAATACTGATTTTTCTGCTTTATTATTATATAAAGCTCTTTCTATATAAGTGTGCCTATCATTATCTAACAATGATCTAGCTATTAAGGTTTTTTCTTTACCTTCTTTCCATTCAGTATCATATAGAAAATGGAACTCCTTAGCATACTTTTCTTTTGCCCATTTTTCATCTTTATCTTTTAAAGTAGTAAAATGTTGAGGAGGCATGCAAACTAATACAACACCTTTTATTTCTTTTAGATTTGTTCAATCTTCCCTATTATCAAAGTTAGGAAGAGTTTGACTTCCACCTGTCTCTGGTGACGCAGTACCGTTGTCTCCTGGTGTAACATCTCCAGATATTGCGGTAGAAGGATCATAACACAATTCTACGTTTTCTTGATCTCTTCTTTCTACTTCTTTTTTAAAATAATCCCATAAATTATGACTTTCTATCCATTTTGGGCAATCAGTATTAGACACATCCTTATGTCTAACAATATTTTCATATGGAATCCCATGAACTTTTGCTAAATGTCTAGCGACATCAATAGCATTATCTACAGCTTGTTTTTGGTTACAAAGCATATCTGCTATTTCTATACCAATAGAGGTATTATTATTACATCCCTTTAAAGTTGCCCAAGGACTAGGTTTCCCACAATGTCGACCTGCTCATTGATCTTTTAAAGTTTGCCAAATTTCTTTATCATCTACACAATAATGTGCAGAAGTGTATTGACCACCTGAGCCACTATTCCAATATTTTAGGGAACTTTCAGATGTTCCAACCATATTGTGTATTACAATAAATTGTTTTGATATATTAGATTTATCATAACTTTTGCCAGCTAATGATTCTGACATTAATTTCACTTTAAATGGTATCTTATTAATAGGTGGCATTATTATTCCTCCTTATGAACCATATCTGTAGCTATTTTTCTTTTAAATAAATTCTTATCAAAAAATGCTCTTTCTGCTTCTCTCATTTGCATTTTATAAGACATAGAATCTAAAGCATGTTGAATCTCTGGATTTTGTAAAGCTTCAGCAGTTTTCTGAGCCATCTTTCTATCATAATAATAGTTATAATCTACAATAAATCCGTCTTCATCATCCTCATAATAATAGTCTCCATAAACAAGCATTTTTCTAGTTATGTCACAATGACAACAAAAATACGGATCTGTTATTCTTTTTAAATGTAAAGCCATTTTAAATTCCTCCTTAAATAAAAATAAAAAGATAGAATCTTTTATATCTATTATAAAGTATTAAAAATCAAAAAAGTATTATTCGATATAAAATTCTATCTTCTTATTATTATATTAACAGGAATTATAGGAATAAAGATATAGGATTCTTTAAAAAATCTTCATTGACATCAACTACTTTTCTATCAGGTATTTCTTGTAATGATTTCTTAGAGAATATTGATTGTTCTCCTAATTCATTAAAATTAGTTTTAAATATATAAGAAGGCAACAAATGTTCTCTATTAATTACTTCATCTGATTTTATAAAAGCTGTTGCTTTAAAGATTTCTTGATTAACTGTATCTTTTATTCCTTCTACAACATTATTAGCTATTTGAGTTAATAAATCTTCATTATTACTCATTGCTCTTAAACCTTCTTCTGAGAATTTACCTTCAAGTGCCATAGCAGCTTGTAATTTAGTAGCCATTAAACTCAAAGTTTGTTCTTGAATAGAGGATTCATAATACATAAAATATACTTTAACATCTTTTGTTTGAGATAACCTCCAGCTTCTTCTACTAGCTTGTCTCATAGTAAATAAATTATATCCCATTTGATAAAATATAATGGATGTAAAATCTAGCAGTGTTAAACCTGTTTCAACCAATTTAGGGTTACAAATCATTACTTGCATTCCCTTAGCTATATGCTTTTCTATCCATTCTTCTCTTTTATCAGAAGTAACATTCGATTTCATTTCAAAAGCTGTTATACCATTATCTTTTAATAGATTTAATAATGAATCTCCAACATCTGTTTTATTAACCCATGAATAGTATAATAAAACTTTTTCTCCATTTCTAACTTTTTCTTCTACTAAACTTAAAAGAGCATCTTCTTTATTTCTTTGTTGTTTTGGCAATTCTACAGGAGTATATACTATATCTCCAGTATCAGGATCTACAATAGGAGAAACCATATGAGGGCAATCAGCATAGGCTGATAAGTTTTGTAAGAAAGGCCCCATGCATTTCTTACTTCCTCTTCCTCTAACATAAGAAGTAAAAGCTTCTTCAAATTGACTGTAAGCATTAAATAATTCATAATCCATAGCAACGGGTACAGGAATTTCTTCATATCCTGGTAATCCTGTTGACATATCTGATAAAGATAAGAACACTGCGTATTCTAATAAGAATTTTGTAAATGCTAGTGGGGATACCCCTGGTAATCTCTTTTCTTTGATAGATCCTACACGTCTTTGTCTTAATCCATTTCTCATTAAGAATCTAGACTCTCTAGAATGAACTCCGTATATTCTAGCAAACTCTCCTTCATCAGAGAATTTAAAACCTTCTTTTCTCATTAATCTAGGAACGGTTCTCCATAATAAATAATATAAACCATCTGCATATCCATTTAATAGCGTACCAGTTAATAAAATAGATTTTTTAGAAGATGAAATTAAATCAGCAGCGGCTTGACCTTGTTCAGTTAAGCCTTTCATTTCATGACATTCATCTACTATACAATAGTCGAATACATTGTTCATTCTCTCTCTTATATACTTTGCTATAGGATATTTTCTTATTCCTTTATAATTAGAAAAAGGTTCTTCTCCTGCTTGTATTAGCTCATACTGTTCCATAAGTTTAGCTAATAAAGCAGATTCTTTTTTTGTTAATGATTCTAAACTAGTTAATCTATTTACTAGAGTAACTACGTGGTCTTTATAAGTCCAACCTTCAGAACCTAACTTTAACCATTTATGGTCTTGGTCTTCTTTATTTAATGGAGTCCATAAAGAAGCATTACAATGTACAACGTCGTACTTACCTTCTTTAGCATTCCATTTCTTTATTTCATTCATACATCTTTTATTGTAAGCTAATTGTTTTAACATACTAGTTTCATTAAAAGGAACATGAACTACTCTTTTATGTCTGCCACTACCTTCATACTCTTTTGTATATAAAGGTTGTCCACATTCTGGACATACAAAGGTATTTTTACTTCGGCTCCAGATAGCGGCAGGTCTTACATCATAACCTAATTTAGCTCTTTCTTTAGAAATTATAACATAAGAATTTTCAACTTTATTCTTATTTCTTAGCTTAGGTTCTAAGTCTATAAGTTCTTTATAATCTCTTATGATATAAGCTTTAGCATTAGGTATTCTTTCAGTAATTTCTCTATCCCAAACATTAACTAAATGAGAAGGACACATTACTATAGAATTATAACCTTTATTTCTATTAGCATGATGAACATATGGAATAGAAGCTCCCATTAAAGTTTTTCCTCCACCCATTTCAGCTATTAAGAAAGCAGAGTCATGTACTTTTAAACTATTAGTTATCGCTTGAATAACTGATTTTTGAGCTTCAAATACTTCAATATTAGCTTCATCATACACATAATCATCTAAATAATTAGTAAAGTCATCATACTTATCTTCTCCTGGAATAAATCTTGGTCTAAAAGCTGTTTGTATTTTATGAGCCAATATTTCTCCAAATGTAGATAAGTAAGCATCTAATCCTTTTATTTCTGACATTAATGCAGAAGGATTGTTATTACCTTTAATATTAATAGCTTTTTCTTTTAAGCCTCTTTGAATAATTGTTTTTATAGAATCTTTATTACATATTAATTTATAACAATTTGATGAAAAAGAATTATTATTTGTTTTTACGCTTAATTTTTTTAAAAATCTATTAGCTATTAATTTTTCACAAACATAGCTTTTCCATTCATCAAGTACGGGTATAGATGAATACTTAACTAATTTATCATAAGTCTTCTCTACTAATTCAGATTCATCTTTACAATATATATATACTCTTATTAATTCTGATCCGTCTTCTCTATATTCTACCTTGTCTTTTGCATAAGCTACTACATGAGAATATTCACTATTTGATTCTCTTTTTATAGATGTATTGTAACCTTGTCTAGGACATTTGTAAGAACCTGAATTAGTAACATATACAAATGAACCTGCTTTTGAGACTTGTTTTACTGTAGCTTGTATTAATGGATTGTAAGCTACAGCTGAAAAGAATACTATTTCATTTTCATAACTATCTAATATAACAGTATCAGAATAAATACTGCCTAGTCCATTTGCAGATATTCTAAATAAGTCCACTTTTCATTCCTCCTTTATTATGCTAATTCAACAAATTCACCATCTGGTGTAACTATATTTATTTGTACTTTATTTGAAACTGTTTCTATATCTATTTCTTCATTACTTCTTTCACTAGAAACATTATTACTTCTTACTTTAACAACCATACCTTTTATAGCATGATATTGTCCTTCATATTCTTCAACTAAGCCGTCTAAACATCCTGATGTAAGGACTAATCCTATTTGCCCCATATTAAAAGGCATTAATGGTCTAGCTTCTTCTTGTTGCTTACTTGCATCTATTTCATTCCAGAAATTATCTATAAGACCACTATTAAGAATTAAATTAGACATATCATCTTTATCTAATTCACTACCTCTAAATATATCAGGAGTTTTAATTCCTCCTTGAGGTAATTCATATGTTAATTCTAAATCGTCATCTATTTGATTATATTCTAAATTCTTTAAATATTCATAGATATCTTCTTTAGGTTGAGGAGATTGATCTTTTATACCAAAGATTAAAATCTCTTGTATTCTATTATCTTCTCTTTTTATTACTTGTACATCATTAAACATCTTTGCAATGTTATATGCTATATCATTAGTTAATCTAGAGAAAGGTATTTTATAGATAACTATTCCATTTGGTCTTAATAACTTAGTATGATATCTTAAACAACTTTTTTCTCTTTTTTCTGCTAAATTCCCTACGTTAGTTAATTCACCTACCCATGATACTTCAGGATTTAAATACATAACATCAAAGACTTCATTAGAGATTCTTGAACCTACTAATCTACCTTTTATAGTTTTATCACAACGTTCTTTTAAATCGTTATAAATATCTCTATGTTCTAATCCATATGTAATAATTTTATCATGTTCTTGGTTTTTTAATTTACTAAATGTTATACCTTTTCCTGCTCTAGTATTCATAATATTAAATGCTCTAGTTTTATTGATGTGTGTTAAAATTTGAGAACATTCTTTAGTTGTTAATTCTTCTTCTCCCATATATCTATCATAGTTTGACATTTCATAGCTAGGAGAACATAAATCAGTTCTATAAAGATTCATATTATTAAATTCTTCTAAACAATCAAATTCAGTTAATTTATTTATTGTATCTTTTACTTGATCTATTGTTGTTATGTTTTTAGCTATATATATTAAAGCATTAACTCCATCATAAAGCTCATCACAAATGTTTTTATCTTGTTCTCTATATAAAATTAATGTTAATTCTTTTGACATTTTCTTTATTAAAGATAGTTCATTTAATAGCCTAACTTTTGCTTTTTCTATATCAGTTTTTTCATTAATAGTTTTATTGTAATTCATTAAAATATTTATACTTTTAGTTATACTTGTAAATGCATATAACATATCTAATCCTCCTTCTTTATTTGGTTATGTACTGAATAGCCCTATAAAAGAGCTATTCTATGCTACTAACAAAACAAGTTTCATCATCTTCTTTTCTTGCTTTAATTTTTACAAAAGAATCTTTTTTAATAAGAGCTCTATATTTAGCATATACATTAGCAAAGACGACACCTTCTATAATGCCGTCTCCTGTCTCTAATGTTATCCATGCCATTTTATTTTTATTCTTATCATTCTTTGTTTTTACTCTTGTAATTAAAGCATCGCAATAAAACTCTGCTTTCTTCTTTAAATTCTTGTATCCGAAAGCATTTAAATTGTTTGTTAGATTATATATAAAATTATAAGATAATAGTTTTTCTTCTATTTCTCTATCATCTTCATATATATTAACACGTAATGTTTTATGAAAAACTATTTCATCTACTGGTGATTCATCTCTTAATTCACAATATTTTAAATATGCTTGAGTTCTATCACCAAAAGCACCTGCAAATATTAAAGCATTAAAAGCTTTTTTATTACAGGTTGTTTTATTAACAGATTCAAAAACGGATTCAATACTTGTTTTATCCTCAACTAAAGAAAAGGCGTTATAAGCTTTTTCACCAAAAGAAGATATGGAACACATACCTATTCTTATAGAATCACCTTCGACTTTAAATTTCCATTCAGAATCTTGTGCTGTTATAGGTAAAAATTTAATACCTAATCTTCTACAGTCTTTAACAGTTTCAGCAACTCTTTCTTTTCTTTTGTCTGCTGCAACAGATGTAAAAATGTTAGTAAGTTCAGCTGCTAAATATTCTTTAGGATAATAGTATTTATAATATGCTGTTTCATAACATAAAGTAGCATAAGCAACTGCATGTGATTTGTTAAATGAATATAATCCAGAATCAACTATTATCTTAAAGATAATATCGAAAGTTTCTTTACTCATATGTGGTTCGGCCAATTCCCACAATTCTTGTTCATAACTTTCAAGTTTATCAAACTTCTTTTTAGCCGCTGCTTTCATTATATCGTAACATACATGTAAAGGTAAACCAAAATTATGACAACATTCCATTAATTGTTCTTGATATATCATAATACCTAATGTATCTTTAACGGCATTATCATAAAAAGGATGAATTGTTTTTACTTCTTCTTTACCTTCTAATATTCTTATATATGTTTGATCTGTTTTAGCTGAAATACAAGGTCCTCTAACTAATGCTAAACAAGCAGCTAATTCTTCTATTGTTTGTGGTTTTAATCTCCACATTCTTTGTTTATAAGTAGAAGAAGCTATTTGGAATAAAGCTGTAGTATTTCTAGAACCTATTAACTTCCATACATTTTCATCATCATATTTATCAAATTCTATATCAAAATAATAACCTGTTGTTTTCTTAGTTTCTTCTAATACATCTAAAGTAGATAACCCTAAGAAATCATATTTAACTAATTTCATTTTCTCTGCTTGAGATAAATCGAAACTAGTAGCATTTAATAAGTCACTATCTTTTTTCTTAATCATAGGTATTAAATCATGCAATGGAGTTTTAGCTATTAATGTTCCAGCAGCATGTATAGATGAAGATCTAGGTAATCCTTCCATCTTCATGGCTATATCAAATATTTTAGGATATATTTCTTTAAATTCTCTTAATTCCTCAACAGCTTTTAAAGAATCCTCTATAGATAAATCTGTTAATTTATCTCCATCATCATCATAATAGACCATAGGAATAAGTTTAGCTATACACTCTCCTTCTTCAACTAAGTCTAACATTCTAGCTGCATCTTTAATAGCTGATTTTGCTTTTCTCATTTGGAATGTAGAAACTGCTGCACAATGATCTGCTCCATACTTATTAACAACATAGTCGAACATCATTTGTCTTCCTGATGATCCAAAATCTGAATCAACATCAGGAATAGAACCAGTTCTATGAATAGATAAAAATCTATCAAATAACAGATTATATTTAATAGCATCTATCTTTATTAATCCTGCTAAATAAGCTACTAATGAACCACATACAGAACCTCTGCCTGGTCCATATGGTATATTATTTTCTCTTGCATATTCCATAAAGTCTCTTACTATTAAATAATAAGAACAGAACCCTAATTTATCTATTACTTCTAGCTCCATATACATTCTATCTGTATACTCTACTACATCACAAATCTTATCTTTTATTTTATCTATTTTTTGTAAACAGATATATTCTAGATAAGCTTTTGGTGTCATTTTTTGTGGACACTGAAAAGTAGGTAGATTTAATTCATTTACATCTATAACAACGTTACACATATCATTTAATAATAAAGTATTATTAATAGCCGTATTTGCAATATCTTCATTTACATATTTAGATAACGCTTCAAATAATTCTTCTCTTGTCATTAAATAATAACAAGTATCAGGATAATAAAGCGTATCATTCAACTTCTGTTTTCTATAGCTTTTAACATGAGCATCATGTGCTATAAAATCTTCTGCATTTAAATAATGTATATCATTAGAAGCTATTAATGGTATCTTTAATTCATTGCTGAATTTTATCAATTGCTTATTTATTTTTTTCTGTTCATCGAAATCACCTGGTTGGATTTCTAAAAAGAACGTTTCAAATATATTATTAATCCTTAATATCAATTCTTTAGCTTCTTCTATTTTATCTTGTAATATCAATTGATTAACATCACTTCCTGCACAAGCTGTTGTAGCTATTAAACCAGAAGTATCAGTAGATTCTAAGAAGTTATAATCAATTCTAGGCTTATAATAAAAACCTTGTAATTGTGCAGCGGCTGTTATAGATAGTAAATTCTTTAATCCATTGTTATCCTTTGCTAAAATAACTAGATGTCCATTTCGTCTTGCATCTTTTTCTTTATAATCCATATCATCAGTTGTATATACTTCACATCCAATAATAGGTTTTATATTGTTAGAAACGCATTCAAAATAAAAATCATACATATCTGCCATAGACCCATGATTAGTGATGGCGATTGCAGGCAAATCTAGTTGTTTAGCTTTTTTAATTAGTTCTGGTATTTTTATTATTGAGTCTCCTATACTACCTGTAGTAGTATGTAAATGAGACGGTATATATTTATTCTGCATATCTTACTCCCTCCTCATGTTTTGTTGCAATAAAAAAGACAGGTATAAAACCTGTCCTTTAACTACTTTTTGTCTTTTTCAGATATGTCTTTAGGTTCTTCATTTTCTTGTGGAAGTTGATCTTGTTTATCACCATACCACTTTCCTTTTTCAGGGCTAGAAACTATTCCTAAACCGACTAAGATACTTAGTATTATTGATACATACATATCATAGTTATGAGGCATTCAACTCATATCAGATAAGAATAATCCTAGTAAAGCGAATAAAGAAACCCATAATCCATAATTTTTAAATTTTTCGTTCATAACACATTACCTCCAGTGAAATATATTCAATAGAATATTACTTCACATATGAGGCTATATACTATAATTTAAAATTTATTTTATTTGGGAATTTTATCCCTCCATATTTTTTCATTTGACAAGATTTACATTCTATTTCTTTATCATATTCATCTACGTATTCTTGACAATCCATAGATAAGAAATCCTCATCAACTACTAACGCTATACTCTCTTTAGTGCAATATGTTTCTACTGAATCATGCGGAGATGAACAGCAGCTACTATTGTACTTACATCCTGTTAAGTCACACTTTACTTTTGTCATTGTTTCCTGTTGCTTTATTATATATTTTACAACAGGTCCACCACCTTTCTTTATTAAATCTTAAATCCGTTTTATAATTCTTTCCATTCTACGTTTGTTTTTTTAGAAATACATTCTGCCAATACTCTTCTATGGCAATCATATAATTCTTTTTCACAACATATAAAACAAACATTTTTGCCTTCTTTTATATAGTCAATTATTTTAGATGTAACTTTACTAGGAATCTCGCTATTCTCTAAATAATCGTAATAATCATCAAACAATTCTTGTTTTGATATATTGTTATCAAACTTATACTCATCAAACATTCTAGGAGCTAATAATGGCTCCCAAGCAATGTCATCATTATATTTATATAACCATTTCGGTTTATATCTCATTATGAGTATTTTTACAGTATTATCTGGTATAGATTTTATATTACTCAAATAAGTTGTATATATCATAATAAAACCTATTTAATGTCTTTTATAGTACCAGTAGATCCGTAACCATCTAAACCTCTATCTGATGTTGGAAGTTCATCTACAACTTGTATATCTGCATGTAAAATAGGTACTAAAACCATTTGAGCTATTTTATCGTTTTTACTTATAGTTACATTAGTTGTACCAGTATTAGTAATTATGACACCAATTTCGTTTCTATATCCTGCATCTATTGTTCCAGGAGCATTAGCAACTCTTAACATTGTTTTTAAGCTATTACCTGAAGTAGGTCTAACTTGTAATTCTGTTCCTATTGGAGCAGCAGCTGCTATTCCTGTCTTAATTAAAACTGTTTCGTTTGGAGATAATGTGTATTCATCTGATTCTACCCATTCTCCATTTACTTTAACAGCTATTGCAGCAGTATATAAATCCATACCGCTATCTTCTACACCATGAGCATAGTTTGGTATTATAACATCATCTCTTAATACTTTGATTGGTAATTTAATTTTGTTTAACATATAAAATCCTCCTAAGCGAAATAAAATAAGGAAGAAGCTAATAAAGCTCTTCCTTTTCTATTATAACATTATTTTTTAAAGATTGTTGTACATCTATGATTCTTTGATTAGAAGAACCTCTATGTTTTAATCTTATGTCTTTTAATTGTTCTTTGAATTGTCCATCCACTAGTACATCTACGTACTTTAAGATTTCTAATCTTTTTTTATCAGCTATAATATCTTCATAAAGATATCCTGACCATAGCCATATAGATTTATTTGTTTCAGATTTAATTCTTTTTAAGAGATTAACTAGAGTAGAGTCCATGATTTGTTGCATAGGCTCTCCTCCTAAAATGTTAATACCTCTTATTCCTTCTCTTTTAACTAACTCTATAATTTTATTTTCTTCTTCTTGTGTAAAAATATTACCATAAGTAAATGATTGTTGTTCTTTATTGAAACAACCTTTACAATTATGTGTACATCCACTTACAAAAAGAGAAACTCTAACGCCAGGGCCATTAGCTGTATCACTACGCCTTATTTGTGCATAATACATTTAAAACACTTCTTTCTATAAATGGAATACTCTTTCTTTAATTTCTTGAGTCTTTCCTTTGTTCCAGAAACTAGAGCCAATATAGCCGCAAGTACGTCTCATTACTTGCATTTGATTTTGATCGTTATTTCCACAACAAGGACAATACCATTCTAAATTTTCATTTATTTGCATTTCTCCTCTATACCCACATTTATAACAAACGTCTGGTCTAGAGTTGATTTCAAAGTATTGTATATGTCTATAACCATATCTTATTACATCTTCTATCGCTTCTGTATTGTTTACTAAGTTAGGAGTTTCTATATATGAAATACATCCTCCTAAAGATATATCGTGGAATTGACTTTCAAATTTTAATTTATCAAAGGCATCTATTTCTTCACGTACATTAACATGATAGCTATTAGTATAATATAACTTATCTGTTACATTAGGAATTTCTCCAAATCTTTCTTTGTCTAATCTACAGAATCTATATACTAAACTTTCAGCAGGAGTACCATATAAACTAAATCCTAAACCAGTTTCTGCTTTCCATTCTTTACATTTGTTATTTAAATGTTCCATAACAGCAACAGCTAATTGTTCACCTTTTTTAGTTGTATGTGATTCACCTATTAATGCTTGAACCATTTCGTGAATTCCTACATAACCTAAAGATAATGTAGAATATCCATCCATAAGATATTTGTCTATCTTTTCGCCTGGTTTAAGTCTAGCAATAGCTCCATGTTGCCAATGGATAGGAGAAACATCACTTAATGTTCCTTTTAATAGCTCATGTCTCTTTAATAAAGCTCTCTTACAAAGATCTAATCTTTCATCTAATAAGTCCCAGAATATAGCTGGATCTTCTTTAGCTAAAATACCTATTTGAGGTAAGTTTATAGATACAACACCTTGATTGAATCTACCATACCATTTGTATTTTCCATTTTCATCTTTCCAAGGTGATAAATGTGAACGACAACCCATAGGAGGGAAATATTCTCCTTCATAGTTCTTCATCATCATTAATTTAGATTGATAATCAGGAACAAGTCTTTTAGCTGTACATTCAGCAGCTAATTTAGTTAAATAGTCATATTTGCCTCCTTCTAAACAATTATCTTCGTCTAATAGGTAAACAAGTTTAGGGAAAGCTTCTCCTATTTCTTGACCATTAACATTCTTCATTCCAGTTATTCTTTGATGTAACATCTCTTCAATGATAGCCGCACATTCTTCTTCATAAGGATCTCCCACTTCTACCTCTAAATAGATTGTGCAGAAAGGACTTTGCCCGTTACTTGTTTGAAGAGTACTTAATTGATATCTAATAGTTTGGATACCGTCTTTAAGTTCTTGTTTACATAATACATCAAGTGTATCTTTTAACACCTTAGCGTCTTTTATTGTTTCTTTTAATAACTTATAGTATCTAACTCTACTTCTTCTTAAATATTTAGCTAAATGCTTAATGGTTATAGATTGACCACCATATTGGCCTGAAGATACTTGAGCCATTATTTGAGTAGTTATAGTACATGCTGTAGCAAAACTGTTAGGAGACTCTACTAGTTTCTCATTTATAACAGTTCCGTTATCTAGCATATCCTCTAAGTTTAATAAACAGCAGTTAAATATAGGCTGTAAACTATAGTCCATATCATGCCAATGTATTATACCCTCATCATGAGCTTGTACAAATTCTGCTGGAATTAAAACTCTTCTAGAAATATCTTTACTAACTTCTCCAGCTATTAAATCACGTTGAGTAGAAGCTAGTCTAGCATTTTTATTAGAGTTCTCTTCCATTACGTCTTTATTATTATAACTAACTAATTCTAATATAGATTCATCAGTAGTATTAATGTTTCTTTTAAAAGCTTGTACGGTTCTATATCCTTCATATAACTTAGCTGTTAAGTCTTCACCGTATTCTAATAAAGCAAAGTAAACATAATCTTCTACTTGGTCTACAGTTGTAGGTAAATTATCAGATTGGAATAATGCATTTTCTGCTTCATTAGCTATTTGTTCAGCTATGCCTTTCTTTATTATTCCACTACCATTTTTCATGGCTTTTAATATAGCATTTTTAATTTTTTTTGAGTCAAAAGCAGTTTCGCTTCCATCTCTTTTTAATATAATATGATTCATCATTTTTTCCTCCCCCTAATTTTTTTCGGTACTTATTATTATATGGATAATCATTATCCGTTAATCATTATTGTTGTTTGAATATAATACCATAATTAGAAGTCAGAATCTACTAAATAGCTGACAATATGACGAGTCCAAGTATCAAGTTTACCATATTTATTAATTAATTCATCAATTGTTAACCATTCACCTTTTATTTCATATGATATATCATCTTTATCGTGATTATCAACATTGTTTGTATAATAATTACAACCACCACTTTTATAAGCAATTTTGTCTTTATATACAACAGATTCTGCTATATCATTAAATACAAAAACATATCCAATATAATTAGGAAGTTTATTTTTATCTCTAACTGTACCTACATGGATTAATGGAACTAAACAATCTATATTTACACTTTCTAATAAAGTTCTAACAGCCCCATTAAACAAAGGTGATGAAACTCCATCTTGAGTTTCTATATTATTGCCTATTCCAATAGATAATTTTTCAAATCCATTTTGATTAAATACAGTTGTTAAATATTTATTACCTCTTTTTATTATTGTAAAAGGTGTTATTTGTTGCATAGCTATATTATCATTTGCAACATCAATATCAATAAATTTTCCTATATCATTATATTTTTTTCAAATAGATGCGTCATGTTTTTGTCTAGTAAATCCATTACTAATATCAGTTGTTTTATCATACGGAACAATAAATACTTGTTTTACATTATCCATTAACATTAATATACCTCCAAAAAATAAGGCTAAGTATTACCTTAGCCTATATTAATTAATTATATTTAAACAAACATTATTTGTTTAATTTTTCTTTTAAAGTGCTAGCAGCTTTGAATGCAGGAGCTATTGAAGCAGGTATATGAATTACCTCTTTAGTTTGAGGGTTTCTACCTTCTCTAGCAGCTCTTTCTCTTGTTTCAAAAGTACCAAATCCTATTAATTGAACTTTATCTCCAGCTACTAATGTTTCTTCTACAGATTCGATGAAAGCTTTTAATGCAGCTTCTGAGTCCTTTTTAGTTAATCCTGATTTCTCAGCCATTCTTGATACTAATTCCATTTTATTCATTGTAAATTCCTCCTTAAATTTCACCTTTATTAATTCTTTCTATATGTTTTACATAACATTCAGCACAATTATTTGACATACTATCTAATCCTAATTGTTTTCTTATTTGTGAACAATTCTTAGGATAGTCTTTACATATGTCACATACACATGACAATAACGTATTATTATTTGTTAAAGAGTCATGTATAAGAATTGATGAACCTTTGTTCAACATCTTTATTGTATAATTTTTAAATGTTTTACCTTTTGAGGCGTTAGTCAGTAAAGATTGAAGATCATTGATATCTAGATTCTTTATTCTTGACTTTGCCTTAAGGAATTCAAATACTTCAATTTCATTTACTGTCATAACTAAAACCCCTTTTTTATTATATTAAATATTTTAATACCTTAGTCTAATAATAAATTATTTAGTCTAGTAACAGAATCTGCTATATCTTCATACGTAGCAAATTCAGGTTTATAATAGTCTATAGATATACCATCTTTATTACATATCATTACAGTATAAAAATGTTCATCATCTGATTCTACATTAGACTTAATAGCTGAATAACTTTCTATTACTTCGTCTAAATAATTTTCACCAAAGTCAACGTCTATAAATATTAAAGTATGTGTATTCAATAATATATTGAATTTTTCATCTTCTTTAAATATAGCATCTTTTATTTTTTGTATATGCTCGTCCTTATATTTTTCATTAAACATCATGACTGTTGGAGATATTTTTCCTCCACATTCATCACATTTAAGAATAGATTCTCCATTAATAGCTTCTTCTAATAAATTATCTGTTATTTCAAAATCTTTATTACAAGACATACATCTTAAATGTTTTGCTCTACCTTTTAAATTAATTACATCAACACCATTGATATGATCTGTATAATTAAGATTAATTAGAAGTTTAACTGTACCTGTTTCGATAAATGCATTAATTGCTTCATCTATACAGGATGGAGTTTTAACACTATCTTGGTCATAAATCTTTTCTTTATAGTATTTCCAGAACTCATTAGGTTCTTTTATCATTTTTTTTCTACTATAATCATCTTTAGTTGATTCATCGATTTTTAAAGTGTTAAAATCTGTTCTATTCCCATATATAATTACAGCATCTTTATGATTTTTTAGATTTTGTACTAGATGATTTATTGTTCTTTCTTCCATTTTTATCTTCCTCTTCTACAAAACTTTTTATATCCCAATCAATAGATTTGTCATCAGGTTTACATTCATAACATATAGTTTCTAATTCCTTAGTATCTATATCTTTAAATGTATTACTACAAGATTGACAAACTGTTTTTCCACATTTATTACATTTAAGTAATTCAGTGATTGGTTTTTTATTTTTACATATTTCACAAAGACTTTTTTCAACTTCTAATTTTTCTATAGATACTTTACCTATAGTGTCATATTGTTTTAAATCTACATAGCCTTCTGATAAAGAAGGAGTAGTATTTAATAAAGCAGTTTTAGGTTCTCCATTTGCTATTAATGTTGAATTTATTTTAGGAAAATTCTCTTTTAATTTCACATTATCACATTGTTTTATTTCTATAGATAAAGAAAACTCCATATTTGCATTATAAAAATGTCTACAAATTTTTCTATTATCACATGTGAAACATAATGATTCTTTAGATAACATTATATTACTCTCTCCTCTATTCTATTGTAAGATTAATTTCATCTTTAATGAAATTTTTTATTGGTTTCTTTTCTGATAAAGGTATATTTTCTAAAGCTTTTTCTAATTGAGGGATAGTTTTTAATTTTAATTCATACAGAGATGATTGATATTGTTGTATAATATCTTTAACTATAAAATATCCAGCCGTCATAGATTTTTCTTTTATATACGCATTAACATTATAACCTATATCATCTGTCATATTAGCTAAATCCTTTCCTTTAGGTAAATTTACTATTTTACAATAAACTCCTAATTGTTCAAAATAAAATAAAGCCTTTTTTAAAGCCTTGTTACCTGCTTCATCGCCATCAAATATCAAAACAGGTGTTTTTCCTGTCTTAGCAATAATTTCAGCATGATGTTCGGTAAAAGATGTTCCAAGAGAAGCAACAAGATTTTTAATCCCATATTTTCTTCCTAATATAACGTCAAATGATCCTTCAGTAATTCTAATCTCATCAAAATCATTATCAATTTCTTGCATGCCATATAAGAAATATGATTTATTAAAAATTTTAGAATTAGAAGAGTTAACGTATTTATCTCCTCCTTTATAATCAGGATCGATAACTCTTTTATTAAAACCAATAATATTATTATATCTATCAAACAAAGGAAAAACAATCCTGTTTGTAAAATTATCATAACCTATCATCCAATGTTCAATATCAATATCATCTAGACCTCTATCATATAAATAGTCTAAAACATATTCATATTTGTTGTAAAGGTCTTGTTGATATTTTCTTGCTAACTTATAATTTTGATCATATAGCTTTTGATGTTCATCTGTAGGAATACTTACGTTATTCCATTCAGCTAATATTTCAATAGCTTTTCTAAAATCAACATTTTGTATCCATTGAATAAAAGCTATAATATCTGAACCAACATTACCATCTTGGCCTTTCTTGCCTTTATGGCATCCAAAACAAGCCCAACTTTTTTGTTTTTCCCATACAGTAAAAGATGGAGTGCTATCAGAATGTTTTGGGTGAGGGCATTGTCCTTGCCATACACCTCTACCTACTTTTTTAAGCTGAGTGTATTGCTTGACATACCTTACTAAATCTGTTTTATTTTTTAATTCTTCTATAAACCCTTCAGGAATTCTAGCCATGAACTCAGCTCCTTTTTTTATCTGATTGTGAATTTATCTTCTTTTGGAGTAATAGTTAGTCCTGGGATAACTTTACCTTCAATAATAGCATTTCCTTCATCATCAAGTTCTATAGCTTTTTTAAATTCTCTTTTATCTAATTTATTTTCTATTTTTGTAGTTATATATTTTTCTATTTTATTTTGTAATAACCAATCCATAATAGTTTCATCTTCATAATCATATGTTGGTGCTTGTTTAGAAATAGATAAAGTACCGTTTGGTAGTTTAACACTTCTTTTTTTACTATCTATTAATTGGTTTTCTGCATAGTTTTGTAATAATTTACTGTAATAATTAATAGTTCTTGCTAAAGGTAGCAATTGTGCTTCTCTATAAGCATTAACTCTATCAGTTGTTTTTTTGATTTCTTCATCACATAATTCATTGATTACTTTCATATCAGCTTCTATGTTCTTAACAAGCTTTAAGAAATAGTTTGCTTTCTGCATAGAATCTATCATAGGAGCATCTTTTTCTTCTTCTCCTGTTATTTTGATTTGTAATTCTTTAGCTTCTTCTTGCATTAAAAATTCATCAATAAAATTAGTAAATTCATCTCTATTGATTGACATATCAATCACCTTCCTTTTTTATTCTTTCAATTTAAATTCTATATCTATATTGTTTTTTCCTAAATTATAGAATGTTTCTAATAAAGGAAGAATATTAAGACAGTCTTTAAAATTATGAAATAATGTATTTTCTTCTGGAACTTCAGTATTATGTTTAAAATTTAATACTTCTTCGCCATCTACATATAATTCATAAGAGGCTCATTCATATTCTTCAGAACATCCTTGATTAGATAAGAATTCTTCTTCTACTAATACTTTTTTCATGCTTGAAATGATCCCCCTCCATTCCTAAGTTGTATAAAGTATTATATAACAAAACAAACCCTCTTATCTAGAGGGCTTGTTTATATTTTAAAATTATTTAGTAGTTTCTTGAGGGATTGTTCTACCATTAGCGTTAGATTGAGCTATAGCCATATTTTGAATTCTTGTATAAGCTTCATCTAATTTAGCTTTTAATGAATCTATTTCTTCATCTTTATGATCTACTGCTATTTGAAGGTTTGAAATCTTTTCGTCAGCAATTTTCTTTTGCCATTCAGCATCTTTCTTAACAGCTGCTTCTTTTATAGCACAAACTTTTTCTGCTTTATTTTCTCCTTCTTTAAAAGCTTGAGCGATAGCTTCTTCTTTTTCTTTTTCTACTCTGCTAATTTCGCTTTCAGCTTTCATTACTCTATCTTCTAAATCGTTCATAGAGATTTCTCTTTTTGCAACAGCAGCTTCTCTATCAGCTAATTCTTTTTCTCTTGTTGCTTTTACATCTTCCCAGTTATCATTTTCTTTTGCTCTTTTTCTTTTTAAGTTATACTCATATATTTCTTCTTCTCTTTTTCTTGCAAGTTCTAATGATTTCTTTTCTTCAACGAATTCTTCTTTTAAATCTGCTATAGCTTTTTTACGTAGTATTTCTTCTTCTTTATATTCTTCTATCATAGCTACTTTCTTAGCTTGATGTTCTTTTTCTAAATTAGCTTTTAATTGAGCATATTCTTCTTTTAATTCAGCTTCTTTCTTAGCATGAACAACGTAAAGAGCTTCTAAAGTATCAACAGTTTTCTTAATTTCATGAGTTTCTTCTAACTCTTTTTCAAGCATTTCATTAGCTTCCTTTAAAGATTTGTATTTTTCAATAACTACAGGATTTAAGATTTCTTCTTCAGCTACTTTTTTAGCAACCTCTTTTACAGTTTCTTTTCTCTTCTTTTCTACTGTATCAGCAGTAGTTGTAGTAGCTTCTCTAGCAGCTTTTAATTCTGCTTCTGTAGCTCTTAACGCTTCTAATATTTCTTTTTTTGTATTCTTTTCTGTAACTTTACTCATGGTTTATTCCCCCTAATTTTATTATTTATATATAAAAGCTCCTATAATAAGGAGCTATTTAATCAAAATCTATAGAATTTACATCTATACCTTTATCACTATAATTTTCTTTTACATATTGTTGATTTTTAGATATTATATCTTCAACTATTAACTTTATAATACCTTCAGTATTCTCTTCAAGCTTAAAAGGATAACCTTTTTCCATAGCTTCTAAACATTCATATCTAATTATATCTAACATATTATTAAAATTGTAATTTTCATCAAGCCATTTTTTGTTTTGAATTATCCTATCTCTTAATTCTTTAGGAATACATTCCATTAAATCATCTCTTGAAGACATTAAATAAAAAAGCTGTCTATGTTTTTCATATTTTCTTTGGGATCTTTCTTCATAAGTTAAACCATCAAAAGAGTCTCCATGACCATCAAAAATTTCTCTAGGAAAGAAACCATAATAATCATCTTGAAGAACATTATCTTTAGAATCTTCTATAAAATTTACTAAAGATTCTATACTTTTATTAAAAGATCCTTCATTTACATTAAATATGAAGCCTTCCTTATTATCTAATGGTTTTATAGACATATTATACACCTTACTTTATAAGAAATAATCAAACACTCTTTTATTTGTGACATTATTTTCACTCTCCTATATTCTGTATTAAATTATTATCATAATTCTCTTTTTTAGCTATTATCTTTTGCTGTACTTCATCCCAACTATCTACGCATATCAATTGATATACGTATCCAGTTTTATGAACTGAATTAGCTCTTTTTATTCTACCATGTCTTTGTGTCTGAATGGCATATGAATCTGCTAAATCATATTCTATAAGATAATTACACTTAGATAAAGATATTCCTTCTGCCATAGCATCAGTACCTATCAATACTTTATAATCATCATTGTCTCCAAATTTAGTATAAGCAGCTTCGTATCTTTCTTCTGGAGTCATACTGCCATTAATTATAACACATTTAAAATCGAAATATCTTTCCAATTCCCTTTGTAATATGTTTTGCATACGAACATACTTAGTAAATATGCATACTTTACTACCAGCTTCAGTTATTTCTTCTACTAGTTCAAATAGCATTTTTAACTTAGGAGATTCTTCTTGACAATGATATTGTTTAGCTAAATTACTTTCTGATTCATTTAATAATCTAGGATCGTCTACTAATTCTTGTAGAAAAGTTTGATATGCCATTACCTTACCTTTAGCTGTTAAAAACTCTTCATTAGATTCTAAATCTTTTGGATTAGGATATCTTTTCTCTAATTGTTTAATTTGATTATTGACTACATCTAATTCCTCAAACAATTTAGCATTAGTTTCTTGCATAATAGGACTAGTAATATAACAATATTTTTGATTAACAACAAGAGATGGCAATTGATCAGCAACATCTGCTTCGCTTTTAATAAATATATATGGAGCTATCTTCTTCTTTAAATGATCTTCATTTTTGCAACCAGCTACTCTTCCATAACCAGCATATTTTATATATGACCTAGCAAATTTACTGTGGGACTGGAATAGATCTTTTTCTATAAGATTAAATATTCCAAATAAATTTTCTGGGTTATTAGTAATTGGCGTAGCAGTAGCCCCTATTAAATACTTCAAATCATTAAATTCATAAGCAGCTTTACTTCTAGCAGAGGTATGATTGTTTATGTAATGTATTTCGTCTAATAGCATTACTTCTACATTCTTCTCTCTTAACTTAGCAGCTACTTGTTTATTCTTTAATGTTTCATAATTTAATATAAATAAATCAGCGTTTTCAAATTGCTCATCAAATTTCTTTTTAACTTTAGAAGGAGTTTCTATGGCTTTTGCTATATAATCTGAAAATTTTTCTACTTCTTTCACTCATTGATACTTTAAAGATGCTTTAACAATAATTGCTCCTGGTTTAGTAGTTAAATTATTCTTTCTAAGTTCATGATATATACCTACAAGAATAGGTGTTTTACCAGAACCACAAGGCAAAATTAATAGACCTTTTTTATTATCTACTCCAAATTTAATTGTTTCTTTTTGATAACAATATGGAGAAAGTTTTAAACCTTCCCCTATATAATCCCAAGGATTAGCTATTAATTCAACAACATTATTAAATGTTTCTTCTAATTCAGGTAAATAACATTTAGGCATCTTTCATCCAGTTTTCTTTTTTAATTTTACAATATCATCTTTAGATACCATAAAGTTAAAAAATTTATGATAATTATCCTTATCTCCATTGAATGATACATTATAATAATGTCCATAATCTTTTACTTCTATCATTATTCATTACCTAAAAACAAAACATCAGTATCTATAATTGTTTCATTACAATTCATACATTCTATAGCAACTGATTCAGAATATATAACAGAAATAATCATTTCAGCGTCTTCTTTACAGAAAGATTCATATTCTTCTTCAAAACATTCTTTATGTTCTTCCATAGCTGTATAAATATCATCTTTCTGATCTTGAGTTAGTTCTAGACATAGTTTTAACTCAACATCTTCAATAAAATCTTCAATTACTCCATTACAATATTTTTCAAAAGTCATATATTTGCCTCCTCCAATTTATTAGTTTCTATAGATATATTTTTTATCTATTTCATTTAAAAATCTAGATGGCTTTGCATATTGTAATTGTCCTTGAACTAAAACACAATCAGGGAAAGTCATAAATAAGTAATCTTTTGCTCTAGTCATAGCAACATAGAAAAGTCTTCTTTCTTCTTCTAATTGTTTCTTTATACCTAAAGATTTATAATGAGGAGAAGTTCCTTCATTACAGTTAACTATAATAACTGCTTTATATTCTAACCCTTTAGAACTATGCATAGTTAATAAATTAACTGCATCTTGTTTTTCTTCTTCTTCGCCATCTGTATCAGCATACAAAGATGCTTGACTTATAAGCTCTTGAATATCTGCATATTCTGCTGCTACATTTAATAGCTCTTTTACATTACCTATTCTATCTTCCCAATTCTTTTTATAATCAGGATTTGTTTGAAGATAATTTGTAATATCTATATCTTTACATATCTTTAAGATTAAATCTTTTGGAGACATATTAACCATAGCTATCTCTAATTCATTTAGGTAATCAACAAAATCTTTAATTGTTTTTTGAGCTTTACCTGAAAGATCTATTTCCTCTATAGCTTTTCTGATTGAAATAGCTCCACCTGGATAATTTCTTGCAAATTCATCTATCTTTTCTATAGTTTTTTCACCGATCCCTCTTTTGGGAACAGTGATTGCTCTTTTAAAAGCTGTAAAATCATATTCATTAACAAGCAATCTTAAATAAGATAATATATCTTGTATTTCTGCTCTATTAAAGAAAGGAGTTCCTCCTACGATTTTACATTGTATCTTAGCTGTATTGAAAGCTTGTTCTAATACTCTAGAAGCAGATGACATTCTATATAATACAGCAATATCTTTATATTTTAAACCCTTTTTTCTTAATGCTTGTACATATTGTATTACTCTAGCAGCTTCTTGTTGAGGATTTTTAACTCTAGAAACTATAATAGGACTACCTTTATAATCTCTAGCAGCTACAATTCTCTTTTCTATCAAAGCAGTATTTTTAGCTATTAAAGATTTACTAGCTTCAACTATTGTTTGAGAACATCTATAATTTCTTGATAAATTAAAGATACTTATATCTTTATAGACATTTCTTACATTCATAACTGCTTCTATATCTGCTCCTCTAAAACCATATATACTTTGATGATCATCTAGAATAAAACAAACATTTTCAGAATCACCGCCAAGCAATCTTATTAACATTAAATCTCTAGGAGAAGAGTCATGTGCTTCATCAGCAGTAATATATCTCCATTTATTATTAATAGTTTTCTTTACTTCAGGGCAGTTTTGTAATAATTTTATTGTATTTATTATTAAGTCATCAAAGTCCATAGCCATTTGACGTTTTAGATCGTTTTGATAATCTATATAAGCATTAGCCATAACCTTTTCGGCTTCATTCTTTGCATCAGTTAAAGCTCTTTCAGGTGAAATAACTTTATCCTTTTTAGCTGATATATAAAGAGATAAGATATCTTCTTCTACACCTCTTTGTTTACCAATTTTCTTTAAGATTTTTTTACAATCATCAGGACTTAATATAGTAAAATTTTTATTAAATCCAATATGAGTTGCGTATTTTCTTAATAGTCTATGTGCAACTGAATGATAAGTTCCACAAGTTATATTATCAGCTAGATCTCCTACAGCAGATCTAATTCTTTCTTTCATTTCATTGGCTGCTTTATTTGTAAAAGTAAAAAGACATATTTGAGATGGATCTACTCCATTTAATATCATATATTGAGTTCTTGATATTACTGTCTTTGTCTTTCCACTACCTGGACCAGCAATTATAATACACGCACCTTCTTGATGTTTAATAGCCTCTTGTTGCTCATCATTAGCTGTTGCCAATACTTCTGTTTTTGTCATGTTAATATCCTCCTTCTAATTTTGAACTAAAAGGGCACATCAGAATGTGCCTCTTATCTAAATATATCTACACCTAAATCTATGCTACTTTCAGATTCATAGTATTCTGGCTTTTCTTGTCTTTCAACAGAACCACCACCTATCATTAATTCTATTTGCTTAGATTTTTCTACACAACTCATTCCTGAGAATCCTTCTTTAAAATCTAATTCTGTACTACCATCTGAATTTATAGTTATTTCTACTCTCTTCATGATTAATTCCTCCTTTTTATATCGTAAATTCCCATTCGTGTCCACCAATTTTTATATAAGAATCAGTTTCTTCGATATATCTTTCTTCAAAATCTTTTTCTTCGTTTAAAACTATATCACCATTATCAACAATAATGTGCTCAGTGAAATCTGTTTCTTCTGAAAAAACTTCTATTTTTAGATTTAATTTTTTTGACACTTCGTCTATTGTAGTTCCTTTAAACTTTTCAGGATAATTCCTCTTTAAACAAGCATAGTTAGATCTAGAAGATTTGTCTAACATACAAGAAAAAGCAGACCAAGCACATTCCCCAGCATATATATCATAATCATTACCCAATTTAATCTTTTTAGGGTCATATATTCTAAAAAGATGCTCAGATTCACAAGCTATTGGATTGTCATAATCATAATCTGCTGTTAATATTTCTTCAAACTTTTGAAGATTTTTAAGATCTCCTATAACTTTTAAGTTAAAATAACACATGTTAGCCATATTCTAGACCTCCCTATTTATAGATTAAAGATGGATACAGTCTAGAACTATTTTACCATCAACATTCTTAGATGTAATAGTCCAACCTTCTAATTCTAAATCTCTTGTTAATTTAACTTTTTGATATGCTTGAGATATCATATTGATTAATTTATCAGCTTGATTATCTCCAACTATACCTGATCTATAAGTATCTCCTGCTAAAGTAATACCTTTTTTACTATTAACAACGATACCCATATCTATATTTCTTCCTTTATATTTTAATCCTGCTGTTACACTAGAATGACCATAGCTATTTTCTACTCTAGTTACTGTTTTATCTAGTGATAATTCTAAATCATTTAAGGCTTCTTCTAAGATACCCATATCTACATTTTCATTTAATACTTTAGTTTGTACTCTTGTCCATACTGACATAATTATCATCTCCTATTAAAATTAATATTTATATAAGCAACATCTATTTTTTCTTTTTAAATTTAAAAACAGGTGTTGAACTTTTCTTTTCATTTTCAATTATTTCTTCATCTTCTGATGAATCACTAGCTCTTAAAGCTCTACCGTATGACCAATTCTCTAAAGCTATTATTTTTTCTCTAGAAGATAAAGCTACAGGTACAACTTCGTTTTTAGATTCTAATAATATATCATAATCTATTCCATTGTCTATACCTTTTTTAACTTTTAACATAAATGCTCTTCTTAAAGCAGCTTTTACTATTGATTCTATTTCTGCTCCAGTATAAGCAACTGTTTCTTCTGCTATTTTATTAATAGTTTCTTCGTCTACTTCTTTACCTATTCTATTTAAATGTATCTTAAATATTTCTTTTCTTTCAGATAAAGTAGGTAATGAGAAATACCAAGTAGCATCTAATCTACCTGCTCTAGTTAACTCTGGTGGTAATTGACTTACATCATTAGAAGTCATAACTACAAATACACCATTATCGTTATCGTTTAAGAATTCTAATACTAAACCAAATGCTCTAGCTATTGCTCCAGAATCTGAATTATTAGATGAAGCATAACCACCTAAAGCTTTTTCTATTTCATCTATTAAAAATACGCATGGTGCACAAGATTTAACAAGATTTAAGGCTTTAGCCATATTTCTTTCTGTTTCACCACTATATCTACTATTTATCTTAGACATATTTAATTTTATAAACGGAACATTCCATTTGCCAGCTAATGCTTCTGCACTGTAAGTTTTACTTGATCCTGGTATACCAACAGATAAATATCCTTTTGGAGCTGGTATCCCGTATTCTCTGGCTTCTTCAGTCATGCAAGATTCTATTACTTCAACCCATTCTTTGAATTTTTCATTTCCTCCTACATTATCTAAATTAGCTTTAGGAACTTTATAATCTAAAACTCCTGATTCAGAAATACTTTCTATTTTCTTCTCATTAATTATGTCTAAACTTATTTTACCATACTTAACTAAAGATAAGTTTAACATTTTAATAATTTCACATCTATGAAAACCATATAATCTTTTCCCAACTGTTTTTATATCTTCTTCAGATAATTCTTCTTGGTCTTTTGCATTACACCAAGCTTTTACTAATTCTTCAATATCTTCAATAGATGGAGTATCATAATTTAATACAGTAAACAAATGAGATAATTCAAATGGTATATCTATATCAGGTGAAATTATTATTATTGGAGTATATTTACTTAAAGGAGATTCCTTTAAATCTCTAATAACTCTTATTGAAACTGGATTATTAAAAGTTAAATGATAATCTCTTAATACCCATACTCTTGATAAATTTAAATCTTTATCATTACTTTCTTTTAAGTATTTACTTAATTCAGCAAATCCAGGATTAGCAGAAACTTGATCATATGTTAATTTTTCTTCACCCTCTACTAATTGATATATACCTTCATTCATAGACCAAAGATATATATCATCATATTCTGCTACTTCTGCAACTGCATTTCTAATAGCTATAACTGCTTCTTTTTCTTCTGTAGTATTAATCCAAATACCAGGTTGTCTAGCTTTTAACAAAGACACTAGTTCATCTTTAAATAACATATCAATATCCTCCTTTAAATCATAAAATCTTTTAATATATACTTATTAATATTAATCATAGATACTGAAGGTTTCATAGTCTTTTTATAACTCAATAAGGTTTCGACATTGTTAGAGCTAACAACATAATCTTTCATATCAATTAAAGATATTAAATTTGGTTTTACCTTTAAAGGAGTTACTTCTTCTATATTTATGCGTTCTTTTTTTACTTCATCTAAGTCACATATTTGCCCCAATATACCAGTAACTTCATAGTATCCAATAATTGAAAAGAAAGATTCTTCTATCTTAGATTTTAAAAATTGGATTCTCTTTTTTCCTATTATCACTTCTATATATTTCATATCTTCTACATCTTTTCCTCTACCTTCGTATTCTAAAAGATAACAACAGGTAGGAGTAATTATAAATCTAGATGCACAACCTATATTTTTATTATTTAAATTATATACGTATGCTATATCTTTAACTATGTGATTAGACAAAAGAACTATGTTATCTTCAAAAAAGAATTTAAAAGCATCATTATATAATTTATTTATAATTTCATTTATATAAATACAATTGCTTAAAGTCTTATTCTCTTCTACACATTTAACTAGTTCTTCAATAGTTTTATCTAGATCCATTTTGGTTTGAAAAGTCATAGATTCTGTTATAAGTTTCATATATAATTGGCTGTTTTCTTCATTAAAGAATAACGTCCAAACAAAATCTTCTTTTATTGGCATAGTTTTTAAAACAGTAATTGTATCTGTTAATACAATACTAGAAATATTTACAGTAATAGTTTTATTATCATATTTCTTATCTGTTACAACAAATATCTCACCATACCTATTTACAATTTTATATGTCAATTCAATCACCTCTCTATATTAAATAATAGATTTCACAATCTTCTATATTTTTATTTAATTGATAATAAAGAGCATCTTTTTCATCATCATCGTCAATTAAACTAACAGATTTTATATCTCTTAATGCATGCCCACATCTATATGGAACATCCCATATAATTTGATTTCCAGAGCCAATAAAATTTCTAGCTGAATTCTCTTCATCATTTGGGTCCCATAACTTTTCTTCTTGAATAAATTCTCCATCTATAATAATGTCCAAGTAATTCATTATTTCTTCTAACTGATCTTTTATTCCTCTATTGAAAGCTTTAGGATTTGTAGCTCCATCTGAGAAAGTAGTTAATGGTTTAGCTATTAATTCATTTCTTAAATTTCTCCATGTATACATTAAAATATGAAATCCATTTTCTTTTAATTTTTTTACAAGAGGTATTAAATATTCTAATTGATCTGTAGGTTCTCCTCCGCCAATAGTAATATATTTATTATCAGGATCACATCTTTCAATTATCATGTCAGCAACTTCAATTGGATCTCTAGACCATTCTGCTATACTTTTATCCCAAGTCATGCTATTAAAACAGCCTTTGCAAGGATTACCACTCATTGCTTTTTTACATCCTAACAAAAACACTTCTATTCTTTTGTTATCATTAGGACTTGGTCCTGCTGTTTTAACTTCCCATTTAATATCAAAAATTCTAAGTCCTTTTTCAGGATGTAATTTTTTCATAATAATTCTCTCCTAACTTAATTAAAGATAGGGCATTATACCCTATCTTATTTATTATTCTTGATTTAATTCTCTTAAATCATAATCCTTTGTGTCTATTGTTTGACCACATTTAATACATTTTAATAAAACTCTGCTATTAGCTTCTAATAACATAGTTTTTGCAAACTCTTTGTTCTTAGGACCAACATTAAAGGCTTTTATAACTACCTTTTCAAATTCTATTCCTCTACAGTCAGCATTAGGACAGTGAAGCATGTTTTCATCTATAAAAATAGCCATAAACTATTCCTCCTCATCCATTTCTAAATCATTAATGTATTCGATAAATCCTTCCATATATGATTCAGGTAAAGTAAATATATCAATATATTGACTTTCTGTAGCTTCTTCAACTAGTTGATTTACATCAGCAAAATCTATACCTTTATCATCTATAACTTTTAATAAGTTACTCCATAAAGGAGATTCGTTTCTTAAATCTTCTGTCCAAATAACAGGTTTATTAATAGCTTCAAAATAGAATTGAGTCTCTTCGTTTCTATATAATTGAAGACCTATTCCTAAATATGATGCTGCCTTTTTAAGAGCATCTGTTTGAGCTGATTTAAATATATGCTCTTGTTCTGATTGTTTACCTATAACAGATTTAGAACCAAAAGATTCTTTTATGGTTTGATTTACATTACCATGTTCATCAACTGTTCTTAATATAAGTCTTACCTTTACCCAAGCAACAGGTGCTTGTTGTAACCATACTCCTTTTTCACCTTTATCATTAATAGTTATTAATTCTTGAGGTGGATTGTACCATTTAGTTACTTTTTGGAAGAATGGAATACTTTCTTGTATAAATTGTTCTACAACATAAGAATCCCAATTTAATGGACCAAAAACAGAATTTAATATATCTGTTACAGTAGCTCCTGATACATAGCTTAAAGAACCACCCTTACCCATATCTTTTTCTTGAATAACGTATTCAGGTAATTCTTTAGCTAATTTAGCAGTAATATCAGTTGATACATCTATTTTCTTTAATGTCATATTTATTCACTCCTATTAAATTATTATAAACCTTTTGCTTCTATTTTAAGAGCTTCGTTATAATTAACTAAGCTATATCTTTTAAAATCTATAATTTCTACTACTTTTTGATAGAATTTATGTCTTTCTTCTATTAATAGCATATATTGATTTAAATCTACTACTTGTCCTGTTGGAGTAGTGTAATTCTTACATGCTAATATACCAATAGCTTTTCTTGTTTCAGCATTAGTGCCATTACCATTAGCTATAGCTATTGCTTTAACAGTATCATAGTTTTGCTTAGTTCCATCATAATTAGTTTCTGCATCATGTTGTTTTGCTAATATTTCGAACTTTAATGCATCTAATTCAGATAAACAGCTTTTTACTTGTGTCATTGGCATATCTTGTTCTACTTTAATCTTTTCTAAAGCTTCTAAAACAGACTTCTTTTCTTCTTCCCATGAAGCAGTTGTTGGTGCAACAATAGGTCTCATTATTTCATCCATTTCTTCTATAGAAACTCTTCTACTCTCATCAACTTCAGGAACAGTTAATTCAACTGATTCTTTTTCTTCTGTCTTTTTAGAAGCATTCTTTTTAGTTGTTTTCTTAGTAGATTTTTTAGTAACTTTCTCTTGTGGTTCTGGTTCTTCTTTAGTTACAGTTTCGGGTTTAGTTTCTGTTTCTTTAACAGTTTCTTCTTTAACCTTTTTAACTTCTTCCTTTAACTCTACTTCTTTTACTTCTGTTTTATCTTCTACAACAGGAGTTTCTTTTTTCTCTTCAACAACTTTCTCTTCTTTAACAGATTCTTTTTTAGCTCCTAAAGTTAATTTCTTTTTAGGATTTAATGTTTTACCTACAGTTTTTGTAGATACTTCTTCTTTCTCTTCTTTAACTTCTTTTTCTTCGATTATTTCTTCTTTTACAGGGTCTTCTTTCTTTTTTGTTAAACCACCTAATGTTTTCTTTTTTAAAAAAGGTGATGCTGTTTTTTTAGTTGTAGCAGAAGTATCTTCCTTTTTTGATAAAGGTTTAAAACTTCCACCTTTTAAAAAACTACTCATTTCAATTCCTCCTTATTTGCAAATTTGATATATTTTATTTATAACATCAATACATATACGAGCAAAATCTTCTCCATTAGCATTGACTTTATAGATATAACCATTTATTATTTTTCCTTCTCTTAGATTATTAAATACAAATAATCTGTCTTCAATAATCTTTTCATCAACAGTTTCTAATGCGTCTTTATCTTCTTTTCTAGCATTAATTCTTTTATAATAAGTTTCTTCATTGATGTCTAAGATAATATTATTATATATAATATCATTAGCTATTAAAAGATCCTCTGTTTTTTTATTCATATCATGTATTTTCTCATAACCTAACAGATTACCTTGATAAACTAATGAGCTTAATAAATATCTATCTAAAACGACATTAATGCCTTTATTTAAGTATTCAATAATAGCTTTAGTATGAATTAATCTAGACTCAGCAAACAATTCAGCTTGTTGCTCTGTAGTTAAATCAAATCCATTTAATATTCCTTCTCTAATTTCTTCAGCTTCTTCCGCTTCAGGTAGTAAACTGCCTGGTTCTCTTGAAAAGACAAATTGTTGATCTTGTCCATATATAACTGGTAATGCCTTTTTTAATTTATTTAAAACTGAGCTTTTGCCTGAACAATCGACTCCTTCTAATATTATTAATTTACCTTTAGACATAGTAAAATTACTCCTTTCTTAATGTATCTATATATCTTTTAGCTTCTATAACATCATTTAAAACAGATTCAGTTATTTCTTCTACTTGATTTTCAGAATAATATTCTGTAAAACCAAATAAGTCTTTAACTGAATGTGTAACTATTGCTTTGTAACCATTTATATTAATAAATTTTCCTTTAACATCTTCGACTGAAATATCATTTCGATACATAGCTAAACTTGTTGCACCCATACAGATTATAACTCTAGGATTAACAAATCTTATAGCATAATCAACAAAGTGTTTACAATTCATAGCTTCGCTTCTTGTTGGTAATCTTATTATTGTCTCATCTCCAAATGTCTTTTTTAAAACACAACTAATTGAATTTATAATAAAAACATCATCCTCAGGTATTTCTGCTACTCTAATAATATCTTTTAAATATTCATTTATTTCTTCATTATCAGTAGCATTATCATTTATAATAAGATAATTAGCATTTGGATTACCTATAGTTATTTTCTTATTACAATTAGAACATGTTTTACAGTCTTTACATTCTAATATCATTTCATCTAACTTCTCTTTGCATAATGGAGCCAATAATTCTCTTGCATATTCTAGAGGATTACTTAAATTCAATTTTCTAAATAATTTCAATATTCTTTGTCTTATCATTTTTATCCTCCTATTTATTTAATATTTTATTTATAATCGGTTTTAAGTTATTATCAAATCTATTGTATACTTCTTTTATATTGCTATCACTTGTAGCAACCATACCTATTACGCCTGTAATAGCTAAGGCTTCATAATCTGATAGATTATAATTTTGTATTAATTCATCTATGATTTTATCCATTAAAAAACACTTCCTTTCTATTGTTTTCAATGGCATTAACCAGTTTTATATGTTAATAGCTATATTCAATTTATATAAATATACTTATCAGCATATAAAATCCCGTAGGCTGGAAGGGGTGCCTACGGGTAATCTATATTATCTTAGAGGTATGTTTTATTTTTATAAAAGCGTATAACTAACGCAAGACTCTTGCCATTTCGTCTTGAATTATTTTTTAAAATTTTTATAAAACATATCTCTAAGTGATATGATATCTTTGCCTTTTACTTCTTCTTTTGGTTGATCCTTTAACCATCCATAGAAATAATTCATTTCTGGAGTAGTTAAAGCAGATGTTGATTTAATATGCTCATATTTAAGATATCTATGAGCTAAATCCCTTAACATTTTCCATTGTTTATAGAAAGTTAGCTTTGACTTAGTCATAAAGCCTTCACTATCTTCTATTACAAAACCTTCTATTTCTTTATTATTGTAAAGATAATCTGGTTTTAAAGTTTCTAAATAATTAGTATAAAAATCTAAGCAGTTGTCAAATTCATTAACTAATTCTTTATATTTAAGTCCAAACTTTTTAGCAAGCATAATAGCTGATTCATAAGGAACTTTTTCAAATATAGGTTTATTTAATACAATATCTAATAATATTATATCTTTTTCTTTATATTTTATAATGTGCGGATCATTTTCTGGGTCTATCACTTCAAATACAAATGTTGTATTTGTAGCTTTTATAAATTCTTTTATAGCTTTTCTTTGTTCTTCAGTAGTTCTTAACATAAATATATCTTCTAACCATTTAGAATGTTCATTCTTAATAGAAGATTTAGAAGCGAATACAAATTCATCATTATGAAGTCCTACTAACCCTAAATAGCCATTATATTTTAAAAATTCTTTAACTGGGAAGGTTAAATTATTTCTTAAGTTGTGGATCTTTGTATTTGTTCTCTCCCCAATGTTAAAGAATTTATCATAACTTCTTAATACTATCTTCTTTGATTCAACGTCAAAAAATAGTCCTCTTGCTTTAACAGTTGCTGTATCCCATAATCTTCCTTGGAATACAGTTTGTTTAAAGTTAAAACTACACATACCATTCTTAAATGTTTTTCTAGTAACCATTTCATTAGAATCCATAATGTCAAACATCATTTCATCTGTCATTTCTTTATATACTCTATCAGGAATATCTGCTTCATATGTTCTAAAAACATCATTTTTTATTTCATGAGTTTTTATTTTATTTTCTTTAAAGAAAGACACGGCTCTTAATTCTCCACCTAATTCTACTTGACCTTCTAAGTTAAAACTTCTCCATGTTCCTGTAGAATTTATAGGGATATCATCCATATTTCTATGTCCATGAATTTGAATATAGTTTTCTGGCATATTTGTTTCAAAAGCCATATCTACATCTAAAGCTTCTTGATATGTTCCTATACCATTTATAAAGTTTCTAGTTGGAAAAAATAATAATTTATCTGGAACTAAAGGAACACCTCCATGAGTACACAATATAACATTTTCTCCATATTTAAAGTAAGCAAATTGTCTTAAATTCCTACAGAACATTCTAGCTTTCTTTTTACTAACCCTACCATCTATTTGAGGTAATGTTCTTTTATTAAATTCTCTAGATTTAACAGGTAAATCATTTGCCCAGTTTCTTAAACCTAATTCATGATTACCCTCTAAGAATATTGTATTCTTATTTTCAGATAAATCAAATATAAAATTTAAAGTTTCTGCATTTTCTATACCTCTATCTAGATAGTCTCCAGTAAAAATGTATAAATGATTTTCATTCCATATTTCATCCATAAGTTGTTTTAATGCAGAATAACATCCATGAATATCACCTATAACATGTACTGCTTCATAATCTGAGAAATCTATAATATCAAATGACATTTCTTTTATAATATCATCTGTTACTAGCTTTTTAATTCTTCCTGGAATACCTTGAGTAGCGAATCTAGCATATTGATTATCAATAACTTCTTCTGGTACTCTTTTATATTCAGGTAATCTATTAGCATTTCTTCTTTTACATTCTTCTATAGGAAGATCTGTTAAATCTTTTATATAAATTCTATATCTATATTGATCTGCTAAATCTCTATATCTTGTCATATCAGATGTTTTTGAGTTAGTAGCATCTATAGCAACAAACTCTCCTCTAGACATTCTATTTTCTAATGCTTCGAATAATATTTCCCAAGTCTTACTTTCGCTATCTTGTGAAATAGAATAAGTTCCATCTACATTAAGCTGAGGTGATTGTAATAATAATCTTATATCATCAGCTGATAATGTATAAGGTTCTATTCCTAATTCTTTAATAAGAGTAGATTTCCCACAACCTGGGGCTCCTCTAAATAATAACATTGTTCTCATGGTTTTATTCCTCCTAATTCCAATTATCTATATTATCAATTAACTATTCTGTTATTTAACTTTTTCTAATCTATATTCTTGAGTAGCTTTTGGATATTTTTCTTTATCTGTTTTAGATAAAAACATTGATAAAGGTCTTACATAAGTTTTTCTATCTCCATATAATGCTGTATATATAGGTAATATTTCTTCTTCTACTTTAGAATCATGATAATATCTATTACCAAACCTTACTATGTCGATATCATGTCCTAATTCTGTATGATGAAATCTTAAATGTTCAACTTCATCACATTGTTCTGCTTCAAAGAACTCTTTAAAACTATCTCTAGGACAAGAACATGCAGTAAGAACATAAAGCATTTCTTCTCCATTTTTGAATTTTTTAAAGTGTCTATATATGCCTGGAAAAGATAATCTATTTGATTTATCCATTTCTTTTATTTTTTTACTAAAATCTATAGCATTCATTATTTATCCACCTCTTCAATTCTGTATACCATCCAATCTTCTCTACATATATTTGTTAAGGTATAATATACATCATTTGTTCTTCTAATATCTAATTTACTTCCATCATGGCAACAAATCATAATTGTGTTGTTATCCCATATCCAACAGCCATCCCATTCAGGAAGTTTAATTGCTTTTTTATTATTTGATTTAATTGCACCTAGTGCAACTCTGAAAGTTGTATTTTCTAATTCAGGACAATCACATAAAATAATAGGTTTATTAATTACATCACTTGACTTAAATTCATCTTTAATCATTATTATTCTCTCCTTTAACTTCGTACCAATCATTTGCTAACAAATCACCAGTACTTGGTACCCATCCTGGTTGCCATTTATCTTGTGCATTTTTTAGAACAAAGTATGGTTGAGAATCTAATGGCACATTATCTCCTAAATGTTTTCTAGTCCTACCATTACATAATCCTGCTTCTAAATATAGTCCTGGCATCATGACAACCCATTGTCCTTTACCATTCCAACTGTATCTTGCCATTTTCTTTTCTTGTTTTAAACATAATAAAGCTTCGCTAAAATCCATTCCTATTTCCATCATAATTCCTCCTATTTATTAAAATATAAATAATTTATACCATTTTTCTGTTTGTAAATTGTCTTTAAAGTTTCTTCTTTTACTTCCATATAACCGTCTTCTTTCATAAATGTTTTAATAACAAGACATTCTTCTCCTGAATAAGGTTCAAATGGAGAAAAATCTATACAACCTTTTTTAATATCATACTCTGTCAATATTTTATCTTCTAGAGTAATTTTATCTACTACACATTTCTTATCAACAAAATATCTTATATATATCTTAATCATTATTAGCTCCTAACACTGGATTATAGAAATGATATCTACAAACCTGTTGATATTCTTCATTAACATTTTCTCCTTCTACGTTAATCATATCGCCATTATAAATTGGCTTACAATTTCGTAGTAAAAGATTATGCGTAGCTTTCTTGCTACAATGTCTACATACAGTTTTTATCTCTTGAACGTCTTCTGCAATAGCTAATAATTTTGCAACTGAAGGGAATAATTCTCCTGTATAGCTTGTCTTTAATCCATAACAAATTACTGGTGCTATTTTAGATACATTTACAAGTTCATCTATTCCTTCTACAGGAAAGAATTGAACTTCATCTATTAAAATAACATCTATTTTCTTTGGATAAGATTCTATAATAGATACAATATTCTTGCAATCAGATTCTTTTATAGTTATACAATCTAATTCTTCATTAGACATTCTTGATTTAATTACTCCAGGATCTCTAGTGTCTTTAACAGGTTTAATTATAAGAACATTATTTTTGTTATATTCATATGTTTTAGCAGTTGAAATTAAATTAAGGCTTTTACCACTGAACATAGTACCATGTTTAAAGTATATTTTGTGATACATATAAAATCCCCCTTTTTATTAAACTTCAGGAAACCTACAACCTTCTCTAACTCTTTTAGTGTATTCTGTTTCCCCATTAGATGATAAAAGAACTGAAAAAGTATCTCTTGTTCTATCTTCATCAGTTCTAATTACATCTATTATTTCTATGTTGTCATTTTCTGATATTCTTAAAATATTTCTTAAAACTTCAAAGGTTATAGATTTTCTACCTCTATATTTTTCTGGCATTACTTTAACCTCTTTTCTTTAAATTTAACATCTACACAAGCATCTCCATCTTCATCAATAACAAGCTTGATTCTAGTGTCACAACACATTTGAATTCATTTTTCAAAAGAAGATACTACTTCTATATCTTCGTTATCAAAATTGCTTCTTTCTTGATTAATTACTAAACAAGTTATTTCAGTATTTCTAATAAGATTGCTTATTCTCATCAATAAAGATTTTACAACTTTGCTTCTATGAATATCAGTATTCTTTTTAATAGAAGATTCTTGTTCATAAGAAGTTGTTAAGCCTGCTAAATCATCTATAATTATTAAGCCTATTTCATCAGAATAAGGTTCAATTATAGATTTAAGTGTAGGTCCTAAACTATCAGCTTTATTTGATCTAATAATAATTACACCATCTGGATCTATATTATTATCAGTTAGAACATCATTTGTTAATTTTAAAGTAGTATCTATATAAATAGTCATCTTATTTTCTTTTTGAGCTTCTAATATAGCTTTAATAGCTAAAAAAGTTTTACCTGTATCACTCATACCACTTATTTCAGTGCTAGTACCTTTTTTATAACCACCATGTAGCATTTCATTTAAAACGCTATTCCCAGTCAACAAATATTTTTGTTCCATCTTATATTTGCCTCCAAAAACCTCTTCATATTTTAAAATAGATTTAGATATTTTTTCTTGTAAATTAGTGTCCTGAATAATCATCGTACTCAATTCCTTCTTTGTTTAAAATAGCTTTTAAGTATTCAACTTCTGCAAATAGTTTTGTTGATTCTGCTTCTGCTAATACTCTTCTAGTATCTGCTACTTTTACTTTAGCATCAGCATCATTTACTTTCTTTCTGTCGTGTATTAAAGTAGCAACCATATCTCTCATTTGATCTGCGTCAAAGACTATATAATGATTACTATCTGTATCACAAAAAGCAAACTTTAGATACCAGAATTCCATATTTTCAACAGGAGCTTCTCTATCTAATTTATCTAACCATTTACGTTGAATAGTAAATTGATTATGACCTCTTGCACGGTGAGGATCTTGAGTCTTTAATTCTTCCATTATCCTAATCATACCAGTGATCTGTTGATCACCTTTAACCTTACCCGCTCCTGAGTTAGGTGTCATACTAGTTACAACTGATTGAATATTATTTTTAACAGCCTTATTATTATTTCTTTCGAAATATTCTCCCATTCTACCAGTTGCTTTTTCTGTATTTCTCTTTCTTAGTCCTTGAGTTTTAGGTTTAGCAGGGACATAATTTGATGCATCAAAACACAAATCACATCTTTTTCCTTCATTTTTACAATCTGTATACCCAAATTCACAACTCATACTATCTCCTCCTTAAAAGTAATTATAATAGGTGGCTATTAAACCACCTATATATTATTTCTTTTTCTTAGTAGATTTTTTTGTTTCAGTTGTATCAGGATCTTGTATTATATCATCAAGAGTTATATCTTGTTCACTAGCTGAAGCTTCTTCTAACTTATGTTCTTCTTCTAATCTTTGAATTTCTTCTTCTGATAGAGTTTCGACATCTATTTGACCAAAGTTTTCAACTTTATTTACTAGATAATCAAAATATTCTGGATGACTTAAGATATATGCTCTAGTATTTTTCATACCATTCCAAGCAGCTTTAGTTCCATCTGATAAAATTCTTTCTATAGGATTTCCTTTACTATCAGTTTCTCCTGAATATTCTCTATACCAAGAACCTTTTTTAGTTAGAATACCACACTTTTCAGCTAATTCTATTATTTCTATAGAACGTTCTGTACCTTGTCCATAAACAACGAAATATTCTGTTTTTAAATAAGGCATTCTATCTTGTCTACAGTGATTTTTATTTATAGTAACTCCTATCTTCATACCTTCATCTCTAGATACAGGATCTGCTTCTTGAATAGATCTTTTTCTTATATCTAAAGTAAGCATAGAAGAATATCTTATAGCTCTACCTCCAGCTAAAACTAATGGCAACATCACAATTATTTTATGATGTCGGACTATATCTTTACCCTTAATACTAATAAGGGACTTGGCACTTCCAGTAGTGCTTATCTCTACCGTACTCTACTCACTTCGTGTATCCTACAATACCTTATTCTCCTTATAGGAGTTATATTTATTATTTGTTTTCGATAGTCTCTTGACCTTACTTATCATGATAATAAGTCTTGGCACAGGATTGCCGTTAGCAATGTTCCCTGTTAGCACAATTATTAACTATCATTTACTATAGCTACTTTAACGTTAATTGCACACCTGTTAAGCAAACAGTTCACCAAGTTTTTTACTTAAGAATTACTCCTTAAGGGAGACCCTAAAATTGGATAATATCTTAGTTTTTATTAAATCTATATTTGATAATTCACTTTCTCATATTTCTATAATAGTAAATCCATTATCTCGAAGTTCTTTAAATTTACGTTTATCTTTTTCTTTTACCTTATCAAGATTATGCCAGTAATCACCTTGAACTTCTATTATAGTTTTAAAGCCTAAGTAATAATCTACTTTTCAATCAAGAATTTTCTTTTCATAAATATAAGCCAAATCTAATTCTTCTAATATTTTTTCAACCTCTAATTCAGAAGTTGACTTACATAAATAAGTATCTGTCATTTGTTTGTAATTACCTATGTTTGCTAACCTTCATTTTCTTATAACTCAATCAGTAACATTATATTTTCTACCTAAAAAAGCATGTGATAATGAAGGATTTTTAAAATCTTTAACAAATTCCTCATTAGTCATTAAATGATCAAATAAATTAAATTTTGTAACTAAATTATTTTGTTTAATATACTTATTTATTGTTTCTTTATCTCTATTCAGATCTTTTGCTATCTGAGTGATAGATTTTTTTAAACTATTGGCTTTTATATATTCTTTTTCTTTATCAGTTAATAAATTATATACTTTTGATAAATTTTTTCTCAATTTAAGTTCTTTAGCTTTCCCAGAAACACTATGAACAGTAGTACCCATTTTATTAGCTATTTCTTTATTACTTAAACCTTCTTCATAATATTTTTTTAATAAATCTACTTTTTTTTGAGTCCATTTATATCTCAATTTTATCACCTCATATCTTATTATATGAGATATCACTAATTATCCAGCTAACGCAAAATCTCCATGCATTTTACCTATCTCAGTAGTAAGATGGTTTATTAATACAAAAGCACAACCGTGTTCTGCTATTAACGTAGTCATCTTTCTCATAAGTTTACCATTCATTCTAGCTTGTATACCTATAGTAGCTTCACCCATAGCTTTTTCAAATTCAGTAGATGGTGTTAAACATTTTAATGAGTTTATTACACACATATCGAATACACCCATACCTAAAGCAGCTTCTAATCTATCTAAAGCTACTTCTGCTGCTCCATCTCTATCTAGATATATTACTACGAATCTATCTAAATCAATACCAAAAACATTTTCTAAAGCTTCTAACTCTAGAGATTCTTCTGATTCTAACCATAAAGCCATAAAGTCAGGATTATTCTTCATGTTTAACCCTATAGTTTCTAACATTAAAGATGTTTTACCTGAATCTGAATCACCAGCTACAACACTTATCTTACCTTTAGGTATTCCACCACCAGTTACTTCATTAACTCTTAATGATGGCATAGGTATCCATTGGATAGTTAATCTATCTTTCATAACAGGATCTGATGCAAATCCTATTACTTGTTTACCTACCTTATCATTTATTTTCCCCATCATTTGGGACATTTTCTTTCTTTTCTCTGCTAAACTCATTGTCATACAATTACTCCTCCTATAATCTTATAATATCCATGTTATATTTTATTAACATACATATCTAAAGAGGCTATTAAATTATCCAGTTCTTCTATTGTCTTATTAATAGCTTCTGATTTTACAGGTAGAGATTCTATTTCTGCCTTTCTATTTTGCAACACCCATATAGATGATTTTAAAATAGGTTTAGCTGCTAATATGTCTATTTTGTCATTCTCATCTTTACAAAACTTACATAGCTCTTCAGAAAAGACAGCTGTTACACTTTCCTTATTTCTTTTATCTTCATACATTGATGCAGTTAATAACGAGCCCATAAAGTTCCATAGAGAATTTCTTATAGCCTGTTGAGTATCTGTATACATTTTTTCACCTCTTTATATATATAAAAAGTAAGAAGAAACAAAAAGTAGGTTTCTTCCTACTTCGTTAATAACTTTTAAAATAATACTTCTTCTTTTTCATCAGAAGTTTCTGTATCATTTTCTTTTTCCATGCTTACACTTCTTGAATACTCAGCAACTCTGTCAGCTATAGCTTCAAAATATTCTTCAAAAGCTTCTTCACTAACAAGCTTCTTTAATTCTTCTACATATTTATTTAGAGCAATATGAATATCATTAACATGAATATTATCAATGAATTTCTTTTTAGAATTTTCACCAATTACTATTCCTGATTTTAATATGCTATCTTTTCTAAATACATATGCTTTTATTTTAGCTTTCTTTTTGCCTTCTTCATTAAATGCAAACTTCTGTCTTCTTGTTATATCAGCATTAGCTAAAGAATCTAGTAATGCCTTTCCAGTAATTTTGAAACTGATTATATTGTTTAATCTTGTTTTTAATCTTAGATTTTCTTCTTCTAATCTTTCTAAATTACCTTCCATATAATTCATTTCTTCTATTATATCAGAATTGTCAACAGTTGTTCCATTATTATTTTCTTTATTTTCAAGAAGTTCATTAATTTCTCTCTTAAGAGATTTAATTTCTCTTCTTAATTTAACATTCACTTTTTTGTTATAATCTCTATTTCTATTAGCTTTTTTAATATCAAGAGTTGTTTTATTTAGTATTTGTTGAGAAAGTATTAACGCTTCTGCTATCTTTTGTTCTGCTGATAAATCTGAATCTACTAAAGTATTAGTCATTTTTCTTAATGCTTTTTCTGCATTAATAAAATATTTTCTTATTTCAGATCCCATTTCACATCTAGACATCATAGCTAATTCTTTACCCATGTCTATACTAATCATGTATTCTATTTTCTTACCTTTCTTTTGAGCAGCAGGTATTTCATATAAGAAATAATCATATTCTTCTACTATTTCAGGTAAATCAGAACTTGTACCAAAATTGTAACCACTATATGTTTTGGTATAATATTTAATCCAATCAGTATATTTCTTCTTAACACCTAAAGCTTCATGAAGTTCTCTAGCATTAATCATATTGCCGAAATCAGTTTCATAGAATGGTATTATTTTTTCTAATACGTCTCCTATTTCTAGACTCATCTTATTAATCTTAACCACTTAATATCACTCCCCCATGTGTATATATTAAGAAGAGGGTTTTACGCCTCTTCTGTAGTTTCTAATTCAACTTCTTCATTGTTAGCTGGAGCTAAAGATGCTGTAAATGCATAATCACCTTCATCTAACTTAATAGCTTTACTTCCTATAGCAGATCTTCCTGAAGTTGCTATAGAATTAGCTTTTAATCTGATTATTTTACCAGATTCAGTTCCAACAAATAATTCATCATCTTCTTTAACAGATAATACTGAAACTAAGTCTCCTGTTTTCTCTGTTATTTTATGACAAAGTATTCCTTTTCCACCTCTTTGCTTAGCTTCCCAAGCAGCACCTTTTGTTTGCTTACTTAAACCATTGCTAGTTAAAGTTAAGATATTAGATTCATCATCTATGATAGTTGCTCCGATAACATAGTCATCTTCAGCTACTTTTATACCTATAACTCCAGAAGCAGTTCTTCCTTGAGGTCTAATTGGCTTTTTAGTTTCTGTTGATACAGTAAATCTTATTGATTGACCTTTTGCTGTACAAAGCATAACATCTTGACCTTCATTAACTTTTAAACAAGTTTGAAGACCATCTCCATCTTTTATCTTTAGAACTTTAATAGCTGTATATCTAGAACCTAATTCGCTTATAGATAATCTCTTAATTTGTCCTAAAGCTGTTACAAATAGTATAGAATGTTCTGCTTCATCTTTAATTTTTACGGGCATAACAGATACTATATTTTCGCCTTCTTCTAACTTAATAAAGTTATTAATATGTCTTCCTTTAGCATTCTTACCTACTTTAGGTATAGAATATCCTTTTAACTTATGACATCTTCCTTTATCAGTCATAAATAAGATATCATCTTTGCTATTAATAGAGAATAGATCAGTTACTATTTCATCATCTTTAGTAGATGCTGCTTTAGTTCCTTTTCCACCTCTCTTTTGAGTACTATATTCTTTTTCATCAACAGCTTTTATTAAGCCATCAGATGTAATTGTAACAACTAATGGTTCATCTGGAATTAAATCTTCCTCTGCAATATCTCCATTAACGTCTAATTCAATTTGAGTTCTTCTTTCATCTCCAAATTGTTCTTGTAATTCAGATAATTCTTTAGAAAGAACATCTAAAGCATATCCTTCATCTTCTAATATCTTTGTATATTCAGTTACATTTTCATTTAACTGGTCATATTCTTCTTGATATTTAGAAATACTAGCTTTCTTTAAAGAACCTAATCTAGTATTTAATAAAAAGCTAATTTGTTCATCAGCTAATTCATATTTTTCTTTTAATTCTTCTTCTGGATTATCTGATGAAGCAATTATTGCAACTATATCTTCTTTGTTTTCAAGATATAAGAATATAACCTCTAAGTTTGATATTCTTTTCATATCTTTATCACGATCAAAGTTAGTTCTTCTTAATAAGATATTTAATGAGTTAGATAAATACTCATTTAAATAATCTAATAATGTTACATCAACAGGAGTATCACCTATTAATGCATTCATATTATAGTTTATATTCTTTTGTAAATCTGTTAACTTGTATAAATTATTTAATACTAAAGTTGGATTAGCTGATTTTTTAAGTTTTACAGATAAACACATACCGTTCTTATCTGATTCATCTTCAACTTCTTTAATACCTTCTATTTTCCCATCTCTAGCAAGAGTATATATTTTATTAACTAATTCAATAGGTTTAACTTGATAAGGGACTTCAGTTATATTTATTGTTTTATGTCCTTTTTTATCTTCTACTATATCAGTTTTACCTCTTAAAGTTATTCTACCTTTACCAGTAGCAAAAGCTGTTTTAAGATTTTTCTTGTTAACTATAATACCACCGCCAGGGAAATCTGGTCCTTTTATTATAGTCATTAAATCTTCTAAAGAAGTTTCTTTTTCTTCTTTAGCATCACTTATTATTCTTCTAGCAGCTGTTAATAGCTCTGTTAAATTATGAGGAGGTATATTCGCAGCCATACCAACTGCTATACCTTCTACTCCATTAGCTAATAAGTTAGGTAGCATACATGGTAGTTCAACAGGTTCTGTTTCTGAGTTATCATAGTTAGGTTTAAAATCAACTGTTTCTTTATTTATACCTTCTAATAACTTTTCGCCATAAGCTGTTAGTCTACATTCTGTATATCTCATAGCAGCTGCTCCATCTCCATCTATAGAACCATTATTTGATGGCATATCTACGATTGGATATCTCATATTCCACTTTTGAGAAGCTCTAACTATAGTATCATATACAGATACATCCGAATGTTATTATCTCAGGGCTTTTTATCTATTAATAGTAGGTCTATTCCTACACCTGACTCTGGAGTTTTCACTCATTTGGTTAATAACTAACCTCATCGACTAGTTAATTCTAGTCCAGCCTAGCATACATTTTCACATCAAGCTATTACTTGACCTAGGAGAATATTTTTCAATTCTGTGTAGGGCACTCTTGGACATATTATATTCTTTAATTTAATAAAGTTTCAATGTCTATGCGTTACGGTGAGCATAAGGTTTTAAACTTATCTTTACCTCGGTATTAGCAATTAAGCCTCTCTTCTTTATATACCACCATACTTAAACCATCCATCTTTTTGTTTAAGCTGTCGGAACCGATTTTACCCTATTTATACACGGCAATTATAGTTCTATTAATTGCTTTAATATTTTAACAGTTTTATATTTTCTATCTAATGATACACACTTTTTATAATATAAATCAAACAATATATCTGTAGCATTAACTGTTACAAACAATCTTTTTGTATTACAATGATCATATATTTTTGTTTTTGAAGTATTATATTCTTTTATTAGGAAATTTTGCAATTGTATTAATAACGATTCTGAATTACATATGTCAAATCTTTTATTTTCCAAAGATATATGCCCATCTCCATCTATTATTCCTCTTATATAATCTTTTATATATTTTTCTGGAATCTTATTACACCATTGCTCATTAGAACTTTTTTTCTGTCTTATTCCTAATTCTACTAACGACTTAATAAAAGTCTTACCACTAACTTCTATATATCATTGTTTATTACCAGTTATATTATGAAATTCATATTTTATCATACCTTCATCTCCTCCGATAAATTTCATAAATTTATATAAATGATCTTTATCTTTTTCTTGAAGCTTTATTCTCATAAAATTTCTATCTTCATTAATATAACCATCTGCTGTAATAAATCCTATTCAATAAGCTTTTTCAGCTGTATTTATTTTTTTTAAAATATCTTCGTTATAAAAATGTTTCCTATTACCTCTAATTGCAACGTTATTTTCTTTTAATACTCTATTAATAGTACTATGACTAACATTATAATCTTTTCTAATGTTCATAATAGCTTCTCCATTTTTATATCTTTCAACTATATCTTTTATTTGTGTTTCATTAAATTCTGTTTTTTTCATAAAATTATTTCTCCATTCTTATAATAAATTCTGTTTATATATTTACTATATGAATGAAAAATAAATTATTGCAAAATATATACTATTTTTCAACAACCGTGTGGATGATATTTACCTATTACATCTCCAACAACTCTAGCAGATTTTTTTATCTTAGCTGTACTTTTTAATCCCATTTCAAACATTGAGTACAATGATCTTTGAAGAACGGGTTTACAACCAGAATATAAGCTAGGTAAAGCTCTATCTTTAACAACATATAAACCATAAGATTTATATCTTGGAGCCATAGCTTCTGCTAATTCTTTTTGTATAATTCTTTCTGCCATATCAATTACCTCCTATACTAAATCCATATCGACATCACTTAATAATAAGTCTTTTCTTAATGATGCGTCATTACCCATACATATATCTAATATTGATTCAGCAGATTCTGCATCTTCACAAGTAACTTGAATTAGTACTCTAGTATCAATATCCATAGTAGATGGGCCTAATTCTTTTTCATTCATTTCTCCTAATCCTTTATATCTTTGTGCTTCTCCACCACCAAATTCAGCTATAGCTTGATCTTTTTCTTCTACAGTATAACAGAATTTTTCTTTCTTACCTTTAGTAACTTTAAATAAAGGTGGACAAGATAGATATAAATGACCAGCTTCTACGATTGGTCTAAAGAATTTATACATAAATGCCATCCATAATGTTTGAATATGAAGTCCATCGACATCGGCATCTGACATTATTATTATTTTATGATAATTTAAGTTTTCTATATTAAAGTTCTCTCCTATATCTGTACCAAATGCTGTTATAGCATCTTTTAGCTTAGGAGATTTATAACACTCTTCTAATGTTATATTATAAGGATTATTTATCTTACCGAATATAGGTAAAATAGCTTGAGTTTTCTTATCTCTAGCTTTCTTTGCAGTACCAGCAGCTGAATCTCCTTCAACTATCCATAATTCACATTCTTCTGGATTTTTACTAGTACATCCTGCTAATTTAGGAGGTTTTCCTGTAAAAGCGTTTTTACCTGCTCTAGTTGTCTCTCTAGCTTTTCTTACAGATTCTCTAGTTAATTGAGCTTGTAATGCTTTAGCAACTATTAATTTAGCTTGATTAGGATTCTTATCTAAATAATCATCCATCATTTCAATTACAGAATCTTTAACTATAGATCTTATAGCTGGCATATCTAATTTAGCTTTACCTTGTCCATCGAAAACTGGATCGGCTAGTTTAACAGATATTACTGCTATTAATCCTTCTCTACAATCAGATGATTCTAAATCAACAGTTTTACCTTTTGTATTATCTATATAATAATTGTTTATTGATTTATATAATCCTTCTTTAAAGCCTGTTAAATGATGTCCTCCTAATGGATTAGGGATATTATTAGTAAATGCATATATTTCTTCATTATAACCAGTGTTATAAGATAAAGCTATTTCTACATCTACATCACCTAATTTAGGATGATTAAATTTACCACTTATACTAATTGGATCTACAATAGATTCTTTCTTTTCAGAAAGTTTTAATATATAAGCTGGTAATCCTTCTGGATTACATATTTCTTTTTCTATTTTGACATTGTTATAATCTATGTCTAAAATAATATTTAATCCTGCATTTAAAAATGTTAATTGTTCAGCTCTCTTTTCGATAGCTTTTAAATCATAATCACTTTCGCCCCATATTCCCATATCAGGTTTAAGTTCGATTAATGTACCATGTTCTAATCCTTCTGGAGCAGAACCTATATGTTTAAGTGGTTCAGTTAATAATCCTTTAGTCCATGCTATTTCATATTGTTCTCCATTTTGAGTAACAACAGCTTTGAACTCATCACAAGTAAAGTTAACTGCTGAAGCTCCTGTTCCATGTAAACCACCTGTCTTAACAGCATTATCTTTCTTTTGATTGAATTTACCACCTGATTTTAATTCTCCTAATGCAACTTGAACCATTGGCTTATTAGGATCTTGTTTAGATGGTTGTAAAGGAACTCCTCTACCGTCATCTTGAATAATCATTTTCTTATCTGGTTCTATTTGTAATAATATGTTTTTACAAACACCAGCCATAAATTCATCAACTGAGTTATCCATAATTTCATATGCACAATAATTCATATTAGGAAGGTACATTCCTCTTCTTAATCTAACATGATCTCTATCAGAAAGTGTATCTATTGTTACATCTGATACAGGAACATCAGGTATTTGACTTTTCTCTACTTGTGTTTTTTTAGATTTTAAAGTCAATTTTTTCTTTTCCATACAAATCTCCTCCATAACAAAAATGTTAATACAAGAGAGCTATTAAAAGCAATAACTCTCTTATATAATTATTCCATGTCTTTTTCTCTAGCAACCTTAGCTACTCCGTCATCTTCTTCAAGAGTTTCTATTTTCATATTGCCAGTAACATGACCAATAAAAGCTGATAATAAAGTTTGACAGTTTTCTTCTAGTGTATACATATCATTGAATTCAGCAGTATATAAAGCAGGTGTATATGTGTTACCATACAATTTTTGTTTTACTTCATCAGCAGCAGCTAATAAAATTTCTGTTCTACCACTTCCATCTGTTAATTTAACCATTCTCATTGATAGAATGAAAACTTTATTTGCAATGTTAACTCTTAAAACTGGAGTTTGAGCTAAGTTTCTAGCAAGATACTCAGCAAACTCTCTTATATCATCATCTTTTTTTATTTCGGCATCTATTTCTTTGATACCATCTTCAATTAATTGGTCTATTTTATCCATACTCACTAAGTATCACTCCTATAATATTATTTCTTCTTTAAGCCACCTAGTTTTTTAAGACCTCCACCTATTTTCTTTGTGCCTACGCCAGGTGTTTTAGATCCTGCTCCTTTTGCTATTCCAGGTGCTTTCTTAGCAGGGCTCTTACTCTTTCCTTCGTCTTCTCCTTCTTTTCTTCTTGGGAATCCGTGAATGTTATTGATTATTAATTCAGGCATAGCTTTAACCATTTCACCATCTTTTTCATAATCTTGACCATCAACATACTTCCCTTCAACTGTTATGAAGTCTCCATTTTGATAGTATTTATTTAAGAATTCTGCTGTACCACCAAAAGCTTTAGCAGTTACTATTCTTTCTTTATAGTAATCTCCTTCTTTAACTCCTGTTGATATTGCTAATTTAACATTAGCAAATGCTTTTTTATCTCCTTCAGCTTCTTTGAAGTATATAGCATTTTCAAAGTTAGGAATTTTAGCTCTTACAACAGTAACATCTAATGTATTGTAGCTATGAATAGATAATACTCTTAATTCTGGTTGTCCTTTAACGATCTCTCCATCTTTTTCGTAATCCTTACCCATTACTAATTTTCCATAAACATCAACAATCATTTTGTTGTTCCAATTCTTGTGTAAGTTTTCAGCCCATCCACCTGATGTTGTACATCTGAATAAATCTTCTTTATAATAACCTGTGTCATCATCTTTTACTCCTGTATTAACAGCAAGTGTAAAAGTAGCAAATGCCTTCTTGTCATCTTTAGCCTCGAAAAAGTTTGGTTCAAATGGTATTCTTCCTTGTAATAATACGATATTCATAATTAAATCCTCCTGATTTTTCAATTTATTTTTTTTATAATTCATTTTGTACATTAAAAAAGCCCCCGTTATTTATTGTTGGGGGCAATACTATGATTATAGAGAAGTAATCCTCTATTATATTTTATATTTAACTTGTCCTATTTGCAAGTATTTTTACTCTTCTTCTCCATCACTAGCCATTTCATCTAGTTGAGAAACTATTCCTTCTACATTATCATCGTTAACGAATTCATAAATGTCTGAGAATTGACCATCTGTTAAGTCATTTATAGCAGCATTTATTTCTTCTAAACCATAATCTTGGATATATGAAGCTAATCTCATCTTCATTTCTCCATCAGCTAACTTATTTAAAGTTTCATAAGTTGGTAGTAAGTTATAGTATGTTAAGTTCATAGCGATTTCAGCTCTTAAGTCTTCATCTTCTATAGATTTTAACTTCATATAAGCTTCTGTAATATCTAGATCTCCTTCTTCAGTTTCGATTATGATAGGTTCAACAGCTTCTTCTTCTGCACTAGCATCTAAATCTACTGGAATAGGTTCATCTATCTTTTCTTCAGCTGATTCAACTGGAGTTTCTTCAACTACTTCTTCCTTAACTTCTTCTTTAGTTTCTTTTTTAGAAGTCTTAGTTGATTTTGTTTCTTTCTTTTCTTCCTTCTTAGCCTTAGAAGTTTTCTTAACCTTATCTTCTTTTATAGTTTCTTTACCAGTTTCGATAGGTAATTCAGAAACATCCCCTATAGCTGATAAACCACTTAAAGCAGTTATTAATAGCACTCTTATATGTGCTTTTTGATATGGATCACTTAAAGATTCCATTTCCTTTTTTAAGATTTCGATTTGTTCGTTAATGAAATTTTCCATTATTGTTACCTCCAATATTCTAAAATTTAAATTTCTTTTTCTTCTTCATTTTTTATATATTTTAATTGTAAATAATCATTGATTATTACTTTTTTAATATCTGATCCTGGACATTCGAACTTAGCATCTTCGATTATTTCTTCTATAATACTTCTTAACGCTCTAGCTCCTATTTGTCTTTCTTTTGCTTTTTTAGCTATAGCTTGTAAAGCACCTTTAGTAAACTCTATTTCTACATTATCAAATCCAAAGCTTTTTTTAATTTGACTAACTATAGCATTCTTAGGTTCAGTTAGTATTTCAACTAAAGCTTCTACTGATAATTCTTGTAATGGAGTTATAACTGGGAATCTACCTAATAATTCTGGCATCATTCCATAATTTTTTAAATCTATATGCTTAACATCAAGAATATAATCATTAAAACCTTTTTCATCTTTTGCTGATGCTATAGGAGCTAAAAATCCTCCATTTGTTTTAATGTTTGCTTTTTCTTTTTGTCTTTTAGCTATTATCTTTTCTATACCTTCAAAAGCACCTGCTAATATAAATAAAACATTAGATGTATCAAATTTAATTGGCATACCTTTGTATTTAACATCAAATACACCACCTTCAACAACTTTTAATAATCCTTGTTGAACTCCTTCTCCTTTTACATCTCTATTACCAGAAGCGTCAGGTTGTTTTCTTAATTTATCACCTTCATCTAATAAAACTATACCTTGTTGAGCAAGATCTACGTCTCCATTAGTTTCAGAAAGTAATCCACTTAATACATCTTCTATGTTTCTACCTTGATATCCAGTAGTAGTTATAGTAGTAACATCTTCTATTAATAAAGGTAAATCTAATTCTTTAGATAAAGCTTTTAATAAAGCTGTTTTACCACTACCAGTAGAACCAATTAATATAATATTAGATTTTTCTATTACTACATCATCATCAATATTAACAGGTTGATGTATTCTTTTATAATGGTCATAAATAGCTATTGCTAATCTTTTCTTAGCTAAATCTTGACCTATTATCCATTGATCTAATCTGTCTTTAAGATTTTTAGGAGTTAAATCCTCATCTATTTCTATTTCCTCTTCTTTCATAGCTTCTAATAATGTTGAATATCCTTCTTTTAAACATTGACCACAAATAGCATAGTCTTCGTCTTGAGATATCATCATTATATCATCTATTTTTACGTCTTCATTTTCTTTTGTTTCTATTTTCTTTCCACAAAAACAGCATACTCTCATATTTAATTTCCTCCTGTCAATATCTTTAATAAATAATCTGTAAAGACTATATTATTTATTTCGTCAATAACCTCTGATTTTATTTTTATAGTACCACCATTACTATGAACTCTTCCATCTTGATTTAATATCACTGATTCAAATTCTTTAGCTTTTTTAGCTTTTATTCTAGCAATACCATTGTTTAAATTAGCTATTATAATCATATCTGCATCTTCTTTTTCTATTAATTTATTAGCTAATTCTATTTCATTTATTTCACTAAAAGTATATATTATTTTCTTCCCATTTAAGAAAGTAACATTATAATTCTTTTTATCTATATAATCACTTATAAGCTTTTTAGAGAAAACTATTAATTGTCTTTCAACATCAGTAACTAATTCTTGTTTATTAGCTATCCTTTTAGAAATAGTTTCTACTAATTTTGCTTTATTGTAATATTTACTTAATTCATCTATATTCTTTCCGTAATATAATTCTTTATCTTTCCATGACCAATCTAAATAAGCAATAGTATGTCTACAGAATTCTTGTAACTTACTATTCTTAAATAGTTTAGGATTAGTTGCTTTAGCTAAATCAATAACTTCTTCTGGTGAACCTAAACATGTTATATTATCATACTCTCCTGTTAAATTGTTTTTATTTAAACCTAATAAATAAATCATATCACAACTTTCTGTTTCTATTTTATCTATTGGTTCATTATAAGGATAAAACTTTATTTCTACTTGTCCATTGAATAAATGATGAAGAATGATAGCAGAAGCTACCCCTTCAAAATCATTCTTAGCTATTAATATATCTTTATTCATCTTTGTCACCATCTAGAGCCTTTTTAAAAGATTTTCTATCTGAGATAATATGATCTATTATTCCATATTTAATAGCGTCTTCAAGAGATAACCAATTATCATATCTCATTAATTCTTGGAATTTTTCGTATGAAGTTTTTCCTCCTGATAATCTAACATAATCTTTAGTTAAATCCTCATGTAATTTCTTTATGTGTTCAAAATTAGCTTCTATGCTATGATAATCACCATTAGTTCCACTTGATAATCTATGAATCATTATTGAACTTCTTTTTAAAGCATATCTTTTTCCTTGAGTTCCTGATGCTAATAAGAATGAACCCATACTAGCTTGCATTCCTATTCCTAATGTTACTACATCACAAGATATAAATTCCATTGTATCAGCTATTGCTAATCCAGCCATAACTTCTCCACCTGGTGAGTTTATATACATAGTAATATCAGCATCTGGATCTTGCATTTCTAATAATAGTAATTGAGCTACTATTATATTTGCCATTTGAGTATTTATTGCTCCTTCCACCATTATTATTCTTTCTTTTAATAATCTTGAGTAAGGATCATAAGTTCTTTCTATATTTCCTTCTTTTTCTACTATCATTGGCATAACTCCCATTTTCAATCATCCTCCTAAATAATAATATTCTTTTAAATTAAACAATAAAAAGAACCAGCAATAAAATCTGGTTCCTTTATTTTATCTAATTTAATTTTACATCTTTAATTTCTGTCCTTCAAGTATTAACTCTTGTTTTAAGAATGCCATTCCCTTTTTTATATTTCTTGATATATATGATTGCGACATTTGTAATGTTTGTCCTAACTCTTTTTGAGTTATTCCTTCAATACAATGTTTCTTAATAATCAAATATTGAACTTCATCATGTTCTTTAAGTTTTTCTAATAAGCTATTAACAAAGTCTTTTGATTCTATAGCTTTATATTCTTCACAATCATGTTTCATGATTATGTCTATACAACCTTGTGACATCTTTTCATTATCTGAATAACCATCTGCTGATACACATGATAATGGTTCGTCTCTAACTGAATTACCTACTTTTTCTTTAGTAATTCTTCTAGCAAACATTCTATAATTTTGTCACATAATAAAACTACAATAAGGAACAAATTCAGCTGTAGCTTTTGACTCATCATATGTCTTAACAGCTTTTACTCACCCTATTCTTAATACGCTTAAGATATCATCTCTCATATTTTCTTTATAATAAGGATGAACTTCATCTCTCATTACTGAGCTAAATACTCTTTTAGTTCTTTTATCTAATTCATCTCATAGTCTAGGATCATCTGTTTCCTGTATTCTTTTTACTATTGCCTCATTACTGTATTCTTTTAAATCTTCATAATAACCATATTCTTCTTTAATCATATTTTTGCATTCTCCCCTTGAACTTTATTTTTTCCCTCTAATATGTTCTATTGTTTCTAACAAATGATTAATCATATTATTTTTTATTAATATTTGTTCTTCTCCATCAGATAATATTAAGTCGTTACCAGTAGTTAAAGAAACTGATAATACATCCTGTTTCTTTTGATAAGTATAACTTTCTTTAATACTTTTTAAAGCAAATCTATTATAAGATTCTTCATCTTCTTCACATTCTTCTGATAATTCTTTGCTAATTAAATCTAATAATTCTTGTAACCCTTCATCGTCACTATCCTCTTCTGGATCAAAAATTTCATTATTTGAATCAAATCTATCCATATATTCATCAATATGTTCAAGGATTTCTGATTTTAATTCAGATCACTTATCTTCTTTTAATTCTTTTAAATCTTTTTTAATTTTAATCATAAGTTTATCTTCATTATCAGTTCTAATGCTATTAAAAATAATAATGGTTATATTCTTTTCTTTTATAATTTCTGAATAAACATCTTTTAAATCATCTATATCTATATCAAAATCATTTAAAATAATTGATGTTTTATTTTTATTTATATTATCATATATATTATCTAATAATTCACTATAACTACATCTAGACATCATAGCTTTTAAATCATTAGGATATATTCTATATCCCTTACTTATATTATCTATAATAACGCAATCATTATAATTGCTATATTCGTTTTCAATTAATCAGTCTACCTGATCTATTAAAGCATCTGTAATATGCTTTTTAGGTACATAGCATAAAAACATTTTTCCACTATCCATAATACACTCACCTTTTTATTTTTTAATTTTTTTAAAACTTATAAACTAAGTATACTATATATTTTCATATATGGGAATAAGTAGTTTTGTTTTTTATTAAAATTTAAATAAAATAATACACGGAGATTAAAATCCCCGTGTATATTATTATATTGAATTAGCTATTAAACGTATCTAGTTTCTTTGTTAACTATTTCTTTTTCACATCTATAGATTTCTTTAACATCAATTCTATTTCTGTTTAAGTAATCTAAGAAAGATTCTCTACTAACTACATGTTTAACAATAGTTTCTCCACTAGTTGTTATAGCCATGTAGCATACAGAAGAAGATTCTTTAGTGCTGTGTACAGTATTTGGTTGAGCTTGTTGCTTTTTAGCAAAAGTAAATGGTTCTATTACAGGAGTTGTAACTGGTCCAAATACTATTGGAGCATTAAGCTTACCTTCGTTAAATTGTACATTAAAGCCGTCTTTATTAATTTTTAAAGTTGTCTTTTCTTCATTCTCTTCACAAGAAGATCTTATTGCTTTAATCATTCCGTTGATAACTCCACAAATAGCTTCTTCTACATCTATAGTTTCATCTGAATCTTCTTCATCCTCTTCTTCATAATCTCCATATACACACTCATAGCAATCTTCGCCATAACCATCACAATCTTCACATGGATCTTCATATTCATCTTCTAAGTTTTCTTCTTTTAATGAATCAAGATATTCATTGAATTTGTTAACTAATTCTTCTTCATTAATAGCTACAACATTAGATGGTAATCCACAAGCTTTAGCTGCGTCAGCCATCATTAATCTAGTTATTATTGAATCATATTCAGGTGTAGGTAATAATCCTTTTCTACCTTCTATTTTAAGCATTACGTTACCACAAGCCTTGCAAGCAACATAAGTTACTCCATGTAATACTTCTGATTTTCCTTCTACGAAAGCTCTTTCGTTTTCATTTCCACATTTGATACATACATTTTTCATATCTAATTCCTCCTAATCATATCTTAATTATTTTCTATATATTTTTTTAACCAGCTATTATTATAATTTTCATAATAGTAACTGACAGAAACAAAATTATTTTGTAAGATGCATTCATTACAATTCATAAACATTACTTGTAATAACTGTTTTAATCTTACTTGCCTTTTTAAGTTTATTCCAAACATTTGTTTAAATTCAGCTATTAAAAACTTAATATCTGAAATATCTTCTTCATCATCTATAAATCCTAAATCAAAATAAATATTACCATCTTCTTTTAAAGTAATCTCTGGATCTATACATGAATAGGATTCTATATCTTGGACATGCTCATTATTTATTTTAACATAAAAATAAAACATGTCTAGAATTTCTTCATAATCAAAATTAAATCTAACCTTAACATTATCATTAAGCTTATTAATAACTTCTAATAATGATTGGTTTTCATTTGAATTAAGATTATCTAAATCAATTTCAATAACATTATTCATATCAATCATTCTCCTTATATTAATTTGAAAAGACCATCTATATAAAAAGAAGCCTCTTTCGAGACTTCTCATTACAGGGGTTTAAGTATGTCATTGTGTTAAATAAAGTGCACACTTTTTGTTGAATAAAAATTTAATTATATATTTATGATATATGTGAGAGTAAGTAAATGGCGGGAATACATGGAATCGAACCAGGATCTATCGGTTAACAGCCGATTGTACTAACCTTTGTACTATATTCCCATAACAATAGAGGAAGATAAGGGACTCTTCTACTATATAAAATAGTTAATCACACGCTCACATTCGTGATTACCTTTTATGGCGTTTAGTGAGTGTTTTATCAACTTCTCACCTCCAGGCTGGAGAATCAACCTTTAATATAATGGTTGCGGTAACAAGATTCGAACTTGTGATCTCTCGGTTATGAATCGAGGGCTTTTACCAACTAAGCTATACCGCATTAATATAAATAAGATAGTGGGATTTGAACCCACGACTCCAAAGTATTATTACAATGCCTCATAATAACCCATGTGCTCTAACCTGGCTGAGCTTTATCTTATTTACATCGCAAATATATACACCATATATTTTTACTAGAATATTTTAATCTAGTTGTGGTTGTGGTGACAAGAATTGAACTTGTAACCTTACGCTTATCAGACGTATGCTCTAACCGATTGAGCTACACCACATTATTGGCAGCGGTAGTAGGAATTGAACCTACGCATAGCTGAGTCAAAGTCAGCTGCCTTTCCACTTGGCTATACCGCAATATTTTCTAACAATTAGCCAGATAATTATTTTACTTCTATCTGTTTCCATCTTTCGCCACGAGGAGGCTTGTTAGTTGAAAGACGCTAGTCACAAATATATTTCAACTTGTGACCTATATTACTCAATTATGAGAAATGTATGTATGAAAAAGTCTTTATTACTAAGAATATCTCCATATGAAACCTTTATATGTCTTTCTTAATCCTCTGCAACATCTTGATATTGAACCAGGAGAGCCTTTATCAAATTCTTTAGCTGCGTCAGAAACTGTTTCATATTTAGCTATTAACTCTTCATCTAAAGAATATTTTAATACTGTTCTTCCATAAGTATTTTTTATAGATTCTTTAGCTGTTAATGTTTCGATACTATTAGATTCTAATATTCTTTTTATAGTATCTACATCACAATTGAAGTATTTTGATGTTATATTTAAGTTTTTAGTTTTAAGGTATTCATCTATAACTTCTTTATCGGTATATTGGAAATATCTTTTCCCATCTCCACCTAATGTAGCGTTATAGCCATTATTATATGAATCATATTTATCTATATAATATATTTCTTTTTCTTCTAAAATACCTTCTTCAAACTTTCCTAATTCTTCTATAGAAAAGTTGCCAACACCGTATTTATTAATAGCCTTGTATAAAGGTCTATTAGAACATTCTCCTTTTTTACAGGATTTTAAATGTTCTTTCCATCTTTGTTGGATAGATTTATATGTTTTGCCTATATAACATTTATTATTTAAGCTATTAGTTATTTTATAAATATAACCTTCCATATAAACCCTCCATAAAGATTTCTTAGTAATTAGCCAAAATAGTAATTTTGTTTCCGTCTCTCGCCAACGTGGAGGCTTACTAAATGAGAGACCACGGGTTGAGGGATTCGAACCCCCGCAGACTTATAACCAAAACATTAAAGCATGTCGAACATGGTGCCTGTCACTGGTTTTGAAGACCAGAACGCTAACCAAACTACGTGAAACCCGCAATTTAAATTTGATATTTATTTACGATATTATTTGTTAAAACTTGTCCCACAAATAATATATCAAATTTATTTATGTTTGTAAATACTTTTTTTATATTTTTTTCTAAAGGAGGAATTTAGTACCTCCCTTAGAATTTAATGTTTATATATCTTTACATATTTTTAATATATGCTTCTCTAATACCGACTTATACCATACATATAAATCTCTTCTCATTACTGTATATAATGATAAGCATCTAAGGCTATTATATCTTTTATGAATGCTGAATATAGTATGCTTATTTCTTTATACCTTATTACTTTATCTTCATTTGTTTTTTCATCTTTTGCTACATCATCATAAAGATTTGAAAACTGTTTAAGAAGACTTATTTTGTTTTTAGCATATTCAGATAAGAAATCTAAATTTTCTGCTAAAGCTAAAATGACTTCCATATTTAAAGATTCTTCAAAGCATTCTCTATCAGATCTTATATAGCCACATTTTTCATTTAAATATATTTCAGAATATTTCAGCCATATCTTTTCACATTCTTCTATGCTACGTACGCACCATCTTTCTTCTAAGATCTTTTGAAGACTTTCTATATTCTTAATCATAATACCACCTCTAAATTCCAGCTATTAAATTATGAATTACTTGCTCTTTATGTGCATTTATATGTGCTTTCATCTTCTTTATTAGCTCTTTATGTTTATTAACATAAGTAACATTATATCTAGGAGCTTTTATAGAATAATGTGCTATATTTCTAAAGTTTATATCCATAAATAACTCTGAATATAAATTAGCAAATACTGTCCATTCTTTTACTTCTACTTCTGATAATTTATTACCATTACCAGCCACTCCATTATTCTTTATCCATGTTTTATATGAACCTTTTTGTATAGCTTTGCATAACTTATCAGGTATAGTTATAAAACAAGTATTTTCTAAATGTCCATTGTTAGCTATTTTTAATTTAAGTATTCTTTTCATTAAGTCATTAACTACATGTAAGCTATTAATAGTTGTTGCTCCATTATCGCTTTGACTTAAAGGCAATAATTTATCATTATAAGCTAAAGTACTTATCTTATCATCTATATTATCAAAATAACTTAATAAAACATAGTCTAAATCACCTAATACTATTGAGTTTCTATAAATATTCTTCATATCAATCGTCTCCTTTTTAATTATTATTTTATTCAGCTCTTAATTTTTCTAATTCTTCTTGAGCTTCTTTTAACCTTTTCTTGTTGTCTTCAATACTATTTGAAGTATAATCAATAGTATTGATAAGTGCCTTAATTCTTCTTTCCTTATCTTTTTCATTTCTTTCTTTTATAATAGAATTTAATGTTTTAAGCATAAATTGCTTTATTAGTGGATAGGCTTCTTGTTCTGTACAATAATCATCTATTAGATAAGAACCATCACCACAATCAATACAATAGTCTATAGAAGATGAACCTTCATCTAAAAGTTTTATTAAATCTTCAATAACTTTCTCTTTAGATAATTTGTCATAATAATCTTTAGCTATTTCTTTTATAAAGCCATTAACATCTTTATTTAATTTTGTTATAAAAGTTCCTTCTAATGTAAGATATCCTTCTTCATCTTCTTCTGGATCTTTTCTTATATAATCAAAAAAGTTATCTATACATTTATAAGTGGCTAAATTTTCAATAGAATTTAATAATTGTTCTTGTTCATTTTTAAATACTTCATTAATTATCATATTATCTCTTCCTTTCTATTCAACAACGTGTCTCTCTATTCTTCCTGTTATAGTAGATGTTTTATTCTCTACATAGAATTTATCTTCTTGAACATCTATTTCATCTCTATCTTCTTTATAATTTAAATCATTTTTAGCTACTTCTACTCTAGCTTTTAATTCTTTTCTTATCTTTTTTTTATCTTTCATTACAGCTATTACTTCACTATAATTTTCACTTTCTAAATCATTTTCTTCTATTAATACATATACATATTCTTTTCCCATGATTATTCCTCCTCTTGCATATAAACATAATGCTGTTCTATTCTGCCACGAATAATATCATTATTTTCAATACTTTTCACTATAAAAGTCATATTATTTAAGTCAAGTTCGCCTTCTGCTTTATTGCACATATCAGCTATTGCTAAACGATATTGTCTATTAAGAGTACTTAAACAATCTTCTTTACTTGAAGTTATATATACAATTTCATTTAATGGATTTTCATTTTCAAACAATGTTTCTTCTATTATAACAAATACAACCATAACTATTCCTCCATTATAAATTCTGCTAATTCATATCTATTACTATTTATTATTCTTAATAGCTTAGAAACTGTTCCTTGTGGAACTGTACCAGATTTATTAGGTAATGGAACAGATATTCCTAATTCTTCGTTTCTCCATATTGCATGAGTCGTACTATTTTGTCTAACGCATACATATCCCTTTAAAGTAAGAAATCTTGATAAATCAGAATATTCTACTCTTAATCTATCATTGTATTTTCTTATTTCTTCTTGTGTAATATCTTCAGGATTATCTTCTTTATCTCCTACTATTTCTAATAAGAAATTATAATAAGATTCTTCTGTTTCTATATACGCATCAATATAAGGATTAGATTCTAAGACAGATTCTACTATGTATGTGTTATATTCTTCTAATATTCTCTTAGACCTATCCAATAATATAGAAAGTATTAAAAAGTCATTCTTTTGGCCTTTTATATCTGCTTGAATGCTTTTAATAATATCAGCAATTTTATTTATAGATTCTTCTGCTAATTGGAGTATAGAATTCTCTGTACTATCAGAAAACATATCTATATATTTAGAATTCATATTTTTTCTAATCTCTTCTATATTAGTAATAATATCTTTAACTTCTTTATAATCTGAATAACTTTCTTTATCCAAATCATCTCTGTATGCAATATGAATTAGTGACTGTTTATATTCTTCTATTTTAATAGCAGAATCAACAAAATCTTTACTTATTTTTTCTAGCATATCGTCAATTACAATATAACTTCTGTCTAATTCATCATTAATCTCTTTCATACAGCTATTAATAAATTGTTCTCTTTCAGCTTTTTCTTTTTGTTTCTTCAATTGTTTTTCTTTTTTCTTCTGTTTATTCGTTAGCTTTCTTTCTCACATACAATTCACCTCCTTAAATAAGTGCGAAGCACAAAAAAAGTGGGCCCCCTTAACTAGTTGCCCACTTAATATTTTATTTATTGAAAGTTGCTTATAGTTACATCTGTTGTTAACAGTATAGCAGCTACTGAAGCTGCATTTTGTAATGCATTTCTAGTAACTTTTACAGGATCTATTATTCCTACTTCTAACATATCAACATAAGCATCATTATAAGCATCATATCCTATATTAGGATTGCTTTTTTCTTTAGCTGTCTTTAAAACATTTTCCATAACCTTAGTAGCATTTACACCTGCATTCATAGCTATTTGTATTATTGGAGAATTAACAGCTAATGCTACACATAATGCTCCTTGATATACATCTCCTACTAAGTTTTTAGTCTTTTCTAATATTACTGGTGAAAGATTAAATAAAGCTGTTCCACCACCTGCAACTATTCCTTCTTCTATAGCTGCTTTAGTGGCATTAATAGCATCTTCTATTCTTAACTTTTTCTCTTTTAATTCAGGCTCTGTAGCAGCTCCTATTTTTATAGTAGCTATACCACCTGTTATTTTAGCTAATCTTTCTTCTAGTTTTTCTTTATCGTATTCTGATATATTATCAGCATTAATACTATTCTTAATGTGTTCTGCTCTTTTATTTATTTCTTCTTTATCTCCAGAACCATTAAATATAATAGTATTATTTTTAGTTATCTTTATAGACTCGCATGAACCTAATAAGTTTATTCTAGCTTCTGACATAGTTAAAGCGTATTCTTCAGATATAAAAGTTGCTCCTGTTAAAATAGCTATATCTTGTAATAGCTCTTTTCTTTTTGCCCCAAATCCAGGTGCTTTTATTACTGCTACATCCATATTCCCATTCATTTTATTTCTTAATAAAGAAGAGAATACGATTTGTTCTATTTCATCAACTATAAACACTATAGGTCTTTGAACTTTTAACACTTGTTCTAATAAAGGTACTATTTCTTGTTGAGTTCTCATCTTTTGATCACTTACAAGTATTAATGGATTATAAAAAACAGATTCTATTTTTTCTTGATCATCAGCAAAGTAAGGTGAATAAAAACCTCTGTCAAATTCAAAACCTTCTTTAACTTCTAAAGTAGTTTCTATAGTATGTGATTCAGTAGTAGTAATTATACCGTCTTTACCTACTCTTTTAATAGCTTGAGATATTAATTCTCCTATATCATCACTAGCAGAAGATATAGTTGCTATTTGTTTTATTTCTTCATCTGTTTCTATAGGCTTAGCTATAGCTTTTAATTCATCTATTGCTATTTTAGTAGCTATTTCTATACCTTTCTTTAATAAAACAGGATTGGCACCTTTGTATATAGATTGATTCTTTTCTTCTTCTGAAACATCTTCAGTTGTAGAAAGAGCATTATAACCTTCATTTATGATTGCTTGTGCTAAAACTGTAGCTGTAGTAGTGTTGTGTGTTACTATATATCCATCTGTTATATATAAATTATCTTGATTTGATACTTTTATACATTTCATTTCTTCTAGTTTATTAACAACTTCAATATCTACTATTTTTATTCCATATTTATAACCTTTTAATTGAGTATGTCTATGAATAGGATTGAAAGAATAAGATAATAAGTCATTATCTCTTTTGTGTAAAGTATATGATGTTTGAATTCCTAAGCTATTAACTAATTCTGTGAAGGATTCATTAAGTTTATCGCTAACAGTAGAAAATTCAAACAATCCTCTATTATTGTTATATCCATCTGTATCTATTAAACCATTTAACAATTGTGTTCTATTTTCAACTGAATTATATAAATAAATTTCAGGTATAAATTTATTTTTACTATTAGTTCCTAATAGATTTAATTCATTAAGTAAACTTTCCATAGAAATAGGATTAGTTTTATCTATTTTTGAAAATTTGACTCTATAACAATTCTTGTCTAAACAATCCTGTATTGATATTTGTATATTGTCAGGTAATATCGGATATATTTTTTCTATTATGTGCTCTTTATTATATCCTAAGCTTAATTCTATATTCCCTGTCCCAGTTAATGAGCCATCTCCTAATAGAGCACCTAAAAGGTATGGATGTATCGGTAATTCTTTTTCTTGAAACTCTACTGTGTTAGAAGGTGTATAGAAATTATATCTTTTATCACCTTGGCTATTAAGTTTGTATACGCCTTTGTTTATCATTTCTCTTGTTGTCATGGTTTTTCTTTTTCCATAGCTTGTATTTATAGTCCATAAATGATCTTGACAGCAATGAACTTGTTTGCCATTAGAGAATGTAATTATAACCAATTCTTTTTTCCCTTTAGGATAAACTTCTAATACTGTTTGATGAGTATTATTTGTACCACATATAACATCACCTTTTTTTATTTCACCCATAGTAGTCCAACCATTAGGTGTTAATATTTTAGAATATAAAGGTTGTGGCCCATCTCCTGCCTCATCATTAGTCTTAATAGCTGCTTCTTTTACTATTTGAGCTCCCATATTTTCTATATTGTCTATTAATTCTATTTCTTTAGCTATAGTAACTCCATCGTTAGTTATTAATGGAGAACCAGGTGTTCTTTCTAAGATAGCATTTCTACCTTTAGGTCCCATAGTTGCTCTAACAGCATCTCCTAATACATTGACACCTTGTCTTATCTTTTCTCTTGCATCTGAATTAAATACTATATTCTTTGCCATTACTTAACACTCCCTTTAACTTTATTAGAATCAATAAATTCTAAGAATTCTTTTCTAGTTGGTTTTCTACCACAACATTTACTTCCTTCTGGACACCATTGTAGATAATCACATTTCACTACTAAATATGGCTCTAACTCAGGTATAAGCTTTAGAACCTCATCTCTTATCATCTTGATTAAATGTCTAGAATGTTCTTGAGTTCTACTACATAATCTTTCATGACATAAGCCTATTAAAGCTTCTAATGTTAATCCTAGAACCATACCTGTTCTATAGTTCATAGGAGCAACTCCTCTAGCTGCTTCAAAGGCTCTTTCACCAGTTATCCCTTTTTCATTTAATCTTTTAACTAATAAAGAATAAACTTCTCTAGTAGCTTTCATGTGTTCATCATATATCTCTTTAGCTATTGGATCATTAGCTATTAATGGTGAAGTATAATAATCAAAATCTGAGAAATCTACATATCTACCAGATTCAACGTTTTTAACGCATCCTTGTTCTCTTCTTATTATTTGATCTACAAGAGCTCTAGGTACATTACTAACATCTATTTCTATATATATACTTCTTGATCCTGAAAAGTGTCCTGATTGTAAGCATGATTTACCAACTCTTTCTGCATATTTAGCAGGAGTGTCATAACATTTACATGCGAACGTCCCTCAACGTTTAAATAATGTCTTTACTTCTTCTGGGTTTAATATCTTAATCTGAAACTTATCCATTGTCTTAAAAACAACCTCCTATTTTATAATCCTTAAATCTCTAGCTCGTACAATAGCAGCTTCTAATGGAACATTAAAATGATTAGCTACTAATTGCATATCATAAGTATAATCTTTTTTATTAAAAGCTTTATACATTTCATCTTTAAATTCTTTCTTAGGCATTAACAAACATAATGCAAAATAATTAGCCTGTGCTTCTCTAGTATTAGTTATAATGTCTATCATTATTTCTCTATAAATTCTATTTTATTTTGTAATGAAGCACATTTTGTAATATTAGATAATACACCTACTATAGTCATAGGTCCTACTCCACCTGGAACAGGCGTAATAGCTTTAAAATAATCATATAATTCCTTGTTTATATTCCCATGGAGTTTATCTTCTATTCTAAATATTCCTACATCTATAGCTATTACATTTGATAACTTGGCTAAATTATCCTTTCCAAAATATTGTATATCAAAATAGTTAGGCTTGTCTATAGCAGATATAAATAAATCTGAATTTAATATTAAGTTTGTTAATGTTTCTTTAGAAGTTTTGCTATTACAACAAGTAACAGTAGCTCCTCTGTTTATTAATAGCTGAGTCATAGGTTTTCCTACTATATTACTTCTACCTACCACTACAACATTTTTTCCTTCATAACCAAAGCCTATTGTATCAAGTAAAACGTCAATTCCGTATGGAGTACAAGGAACTACAACAGATTCATCTGCAACCATTAGTTTACCTTTGTTAACATGAGTGAATCCATCTATGTCTTTTTCTGGTTTGATAGCATTAATAATAGCTTCTTCATTAATATGAACTGGTAAAGGAAGTTGAACCATTATTCCTATAACATCTGTACAATCGTTATATTCTTTTATTTTAGCTATTAATTGTTCTTCTGTTATATCTTTATTTAATACAACATGATCATATTGTATTCCTGCTTTATCACATGCTTTCTTTTTTTGATTAATATAAGTGGTACTAGCAGGATTATCTCCTACTTGAATAAACATGCTTATGCCATCAATTTTACAATAACTCTTTAGATTTTTCGCTAAATCATCTCTATGTTGATTACATTTTAATAGCATATAATAACCTCCTTAACATGTTAGATTTAAAAACGTTAATATTATTCTTGTCTTTATAGATACTTCACCATATACTCCATTAATAACATCATTTAAATCAGAAGATTTAATAGTTAATATTTCTATGTCTTCATTATCCATAAGATTATTTGTATTAGGTTTACCTGAAACAATAGCTGTATATACTGCTACTTTTTCATCTGTCATTCCAACAGAAGTATATGATGAAGGTACGGTTAAGTTTATCATTTCAGCTATTAATCCAGTTTCTTCATATAATTCTCTCGCTACTGTTTGCTCTTCTGTTTCACCAGGATCAACTAAACCAGCAGGGAATTCTATTACATAATCATTAACAGCAGGTCTAAACTGTTTTATTAAATACATGTTGTCAGTAACTGGATCAGTTGGAACTATCATAACAGCATCTGTTTTATTTTTATCTTTAGCTACACAAGCCATATCTTCTCTTTTTCTTCTAGTAGCTATATAATATTCATATTCAGTTTTCTTTTCTTTATTTTCATATTTAGCTTTATAAACGTTTAAATATCTATTATTAGTTTGCTGTTCTAAAGACTTTAATTTATTCATTAGTTTATCTCCCTTTATCTTTTTTCTCTTAAGACTAATTCGTATTTACTCTTAGGATATATTTTTGCATTTTCTTTTTCTAAAGATTCTTGTAATCTTCTTAATGTTCCATGTAATCCAGTAAGTCCATAGCCATCATTAATACATCTTGCTATATATTGTCCACTCTCAACACGTACTATATAAAACTTGTCTTTTGCTACAACAGCATCTCCAACTTCAAGACATGGTTGTTCATCTATACCTATTCTAACGTTCATTTTAATTACACTCTCCTTCAAAATCAAATTCCTTACATCTTGTCATCATTAGTGCGATATTATTCTTTTTGCAAAATTGATATAAATGATTTGCTATATCACATTTACCTAGTTTTCTGCAATTAAAACATAAGCATTTAGTTTTTCTTACTTTGTCTGTAATTACATTTTCTCAAACTTCTACTCCATAATGTTCTTTTTTAACTATTTCATTATAAGTATCTTTCCTACTACCTGGAATAGGCGGTTTAGGATATTTAGGTTGTCTGCAATAAATAATTCTACCCACTTTATCTCCTCCTTAAAATAAAAAAGAGAACCACAATGGCTCTCCTTATGTATATATATTGTGAACATAGCTGCCTGGAGGATTAAACAGAGCAATATAAGATTACCTCATAACCTTTAACCCAGGATTTTATCAATCTTTATCTTTTAACTCTTAACCTTTAAATAAAATAAAGAACTTTAATGCTTGAACTTATGAGATTTAATCTTTAAGATTTAAGCTTTTAATACATATTTAAAAAACACTAAGGTAAACATGTTTTCTCATTCAGAAAAGATGTTATAGCTTGTTTTTCATCTTTAAAAACAATAAAATCTATTATTTGATATATCCCAAAATATCACTTGTTAGCAAAAGAATTAACCTATCTTTTAAAGGATCTTATAGTTTGTCTTTTCGCTATGCCCACAATAAGTCAGATATTGTGTGTTATTTAATTTATATATATATTAACATAAAAGGAGAGTTTTGGCAAGAGCCTCATCTCCATTTATATATTAATCTTCTATTTCTATAAAAGTAGTAGCATTAGATACAGATAAAGCTATATCTACATTACTTTCGAAATCTTCTATTTCTTTAGCTAATGATTCTATCTTTTCTTTAATAGATATTGGATCTATTATTGAAAAACTATAAGTAGCTCTATAGTTATCTATAAACTCTTTATTAGCATCCTTACCCATTGATTCTAATATTTTATCCATATTAGCTTCAACTTTTTCATTAGCTCTTTCTATATTAGAAATAGCTGAACTATATTGTATTTCTAAAGCTCTTTTGAAATCTTTTTTATACTCTATAGAAGATTTCATTTCGATCGCTTCTGCTACTGTCATTTCTAATGTTCCGACTTGTGCTTTAGTAGTAGCATTAGATAATGTAATAGCTTTCTTAATTTCATTTCTTCTATTTATTAAATCAGTAGCTGAATCGAAATCTGCTTTTGCACTAACTTTGAATTCTTCTCTGGTTTCTGTAGTATTTTGAACTTTTTCAGTAGATTTTTCCCCTTTTATAGTTCCTACAAATCTACCAGTCCTAATCGCTCTATTTATTCTTTGATCTAATTTTTTTAATTCTGCTAATGCAGCATGTACTGTCATTTTCATATAAAACACAACCTTTCAACTTTAACTTGTTTAATTTTACCATAAGCATTACAACTTGTCTATATTTTATTGACGATATTGTTCATCAAAAAAACTAACTCCTTTTATATTTGATTTTCTTATAAAACTAATATTGTTAGGATTAATAATGTATTCCATATTGTCAGAAACTGCTTCTGTAACTAATTCATTATCAGTACAGTTACCTCTAAGTGAATATCTTCTATTTTTAATATGATAGTTACCTGTTTTATCTTTACTAAATGATAAATGCTTTGTACCATAAAATATTTTACCATTAATAACAGCAGATGTAATGTTTATACTATCATTTTTTGATATAGATATTACATGATCTTTACTAACATTATCTTTTAAAAAGATTTCTAGGACTTCATCTAATTCTAATCTATCATAGTAGTACAGTAAATCATACATATATTTTCCCTCCTAAAAAAATAAGGCTATTAAATTAATAATAGCCTATAAATATTAATGCTTACCATCTTCATGATCTAACAATAAAATTGCTGAGCTATCTGAACCAGCTAATTTCAATCTCATTAATCTAGTTTGCATCTTATCTTCTTCTTCTCTTTGTTCTGTTAAATACTTATTTAAGAATTCTTTAGATATAACGTCTCCACATTTAACAGCATTGTTGCATATCTTTACGATAGCAGCTGTTATTTCTTTTTCATGTTCTAAAGCTTTTTCAAATACATCTAATGGTGATTGGAATGTATTAATAATTTCTCTTTGGTCCATATTAATTATAATAGGATAATTCCAATCATCAAGGAAAGCTAACATATCATATCCATGTCTTCTTTCTTCTAATGCATATTCATGAAATAAATCTGCGTATCCATTAAGATCTAATTTTCTAAAATAATATTCCATAGCTATATATTGTCTTTCACTTTGAAATTCAAAATGAACTTGATTTAATATTTGTTTTCCAATTTCTTTATTTATCATATACCATAATCCTCTCTTGCTAATAATAATTCTTTAATAATTATTATATTAACAATCAAATACTATAATATATTAAATAATCACTTCTTTTATCTTTACACTCTCTAATAGATCTTTAGCAGAAACACATTTCTTTACTATTTGATCTTCTTTTAGTATAAATACAGAGCCATTATTACTTGTTAATATTTCATATTCATTTTCTTTCTCTTTAATTCTTTTGTTTACTAAATCTGTTATTTCAACAGTAATACAGTCTTTTAAACATAAAAACAATGTTTTATCTTCATCTTCATAAACGCCTGTCTTTGAAAGCTTTTTATACGCAACATTAATAGACATACCATAATATTCACAACACTTTCTAATACTAGAAAAAGTTTTACCAGAATACATTTCTACAACCTCTTTAGCTGGCTGAGCTAAAGTACCTTCTTCATCTTTTACGACTTGAACATTGCTAGCTTTATTATAAGCTAACGTTGTATCAACATTCATAGCTTTAGAGAATTTAAATCCATCTATTTCTATTAAATATGGTTTATTAATATCTACTTCTCTAAATAATTTATAAAGTCTATTTCTATTTACTTTTAAAGTATTACAAACTTCATTGATAGATGTATATGTTTTACCACTATTTATTTCTGTTATCTCTCCGTATTTATTCTTTCTCATTTCAAATCATCCTTTCAATTTCAATAATTATATATCAATAAGATTATGTTGATTACTTTAATAAATCATCAACAATATTTATAATAGCTGTTAATCTTTCATTATAATCTCCAGATACTTCAACAACGTTCTTAAAACCTCTTTCAAGATACATATATTTTAATCTATTGTGTAATTCTTCTCTTTTTTCTTGATCACCATTTAATCTTTGTCCATCATCAACCCATTCAACATCTGGTTTTAATAATATAACAATATCATATTTAGTTGGATTAATAGCTGATTCTACTTCAAGGTTTTTATGCCCCATATATAAAGTAGAATAGTATTGAGTAACTGTTGGATCAGTATCAAAGAAACAAACTCTATTACAACTTCTAAGAGCTGCGTAATCTTGTTCTATTTGTTGATATGCTATTCTAGTAAAATCTTCATCAGTAAAAATTTCTTCATTTCCTCCTAGGAATTTAGAAGCATAATATCTTCCTACTTCTTCTGACCATGAAGTATTATATAATTTAGCTAAGTACTTAACCATTGTAGTCTTCCCTGTACTTTCAGTCCCTGCTATTAATACTCTCTTAGCAAAGAATGGTCTAGCAGGTCCTAATATATGATCCCAATGTTTTTGAGGATTAGTTCTTATTGTAGTAGCACTTATATTATAAGTATTTCTTTGTGGATCAAATAGAATTACATCTGAACCTGGGAAATGCTCTTTTAATTGCTTACAATATTCTTCTTCTCCACAAAAGAAAGTATCAATATCTTCTTTAACAGCCTTTCTCATTAAATCACACCATTCATCCCATCCATTAGGATATGCAGGTATATGTGTTTCATCAAGAGCAACAACTTTAATATGATCTAAGTCTTGAAGCTCTTGACATAGCCATTGAATTCTTAATTCTACAGGTATATTTTTTATACCTGATTCTCTGCATATTTCTTCTGTTGTATGTTTATTATCACTTACTACAACATAAAGTTTTTGACATCTAGTAGCTGCATTAATAATAGCTGTTAAATGTCCTCTGTGAGGTGGTATCATCTTACCAAAGAATACTCCAACCTTAGGTAAATCATTTATTTTATTCATAGTAGTCTCCCCTTCATTAATTCTTTTTCCTATAAAAGGACAATCCATATAATTGTCCTTTGTTCTTATGATACATTTAACTTCTGCTTCACATTCTCCAATAAGATCACAATCGAAACAACATGTACATTTATCTATTAATTTTTCGTTTTCACAAGCGTTTCTTGTACAATATTTACGGCTCATATAATATCTCCCCTTATTTATAAGTATTAATTTACTTCTATTATTGTTTTTTTATATGCAGCTACATCTTCTTCATATCCGCCTTCAAATGCTATTTCATGGCGTATTGATTTAATCCTATACTCTTCTGATGTACCATTCTTTTTATTACAAATAATACGATCTCCAACTGAAAGCTTTTCTGCATTTATATTTAATTTAAATTGATCTATTGGCTTGTTTATATATCTATCATAAACTTTAATATAAACCATTAATATCACTCCTATCATAATTTAAATATTCATATATATCATTTTCAGATATAAATTCGACATTATCTTTTATATAAAATACTTTTTTAAAAGCTGACATTAAAAAGCCACCGTTTTTCTCTAAGAAAGCATCTTGATCATCTGCGTATGTATTAAAATAAGTTTTCCATAAATCTTTACGTAAAACAGGTATCAATTCATTATCATAACTTTTTACTATTATATCATAATGCCTTGATGGCTTAATATTTTTTAATATCCAATGTTCTTTAGTACATAAACTATCTTGAACATAATTTCTATTATATATTGTTTTATAATCTAATAAATCTTTATCTTTTTCGTCTAATTCAAATTCATATACTCTAAACTTCTTATTAGCTATATCATCTTCTCTTGGCATAGCAGAAAAAGCTCCAGCTATATTTGATGATACGCATACTCTTTTTATGGAAATATTTTCTCCTAGACACATTCTATCTTCAGATGGTATTCTTGGATAGAAAACATCAATATAATTGTTCAAATTTTCACTTACATGATACAATATCATAAAAATCTCCTTTAACTTTACTCTTCCCTCAATTGGGAAGAGTATTTATTTTAACATATATATCAATATCAAATCTTAATTAATATTTCTTTAAATACATTAGTGCCAAAAGAGCACATCTTTAAATACAATTCTTGTTAAAGTTCAACCAGTATATTTAAGCCAATCCGTTTACTTTAATAAAAAATGTATTCTAGTACACGCCTGAATTTAATCATTTTGCACTAGCTTTTTACCAATAACTTTATTGGAGCGTTTAGTGAGAGTATTAAATTTATTTTAAGCTTATCATTTAAGCCGTTTCCAAAATCACTTTCTCACTTTTAGGATGGTAAAACACCCTTTATCTTTTTATAAATTATATTGAAAGTCATTAAATATGCTTTTATAATGAACTACTTGGAGTAAATTAAAATATACCTTATGCTAATATTGATTCTACATTTAAATACATCCTATGTTAATATTAAACTTAGTACAGGAACTGTCCTACACATAGATTGTTTAAATTTAAATACATCTTATGTTAATATTAAACCCTTATATTTAAATCATTTTATTAAATATTAACAAAAGCTATATCCTAGTACACGCCCAATAATATTATTGTTTTGCACTAGCCTTTTACCAATCTAGTTGGAGCGTTTAATGAGAGTATTATTTCTAATAGAAATCACTATCTCATCTTTAGGCTGGTAAATCAACCTTTATTTTATAACCAATTCTATCATTCCATTTTTAGATATAGTTCTTCCTGCCCTACGGTCTTTAAATATAGCTAAAGAGACTACTAACTTATAGCAGCCTCTTTTTTATCTTTTATATATTCTTTTATTACAGTATCAATTTGTGGTATAGCTATATTCTTACTAGCATTTATATCTGCATTCTCTTTATGACCGCATACTATACATTCGAATTTAGCCTGATTGTTTTTACAATCTCTATTCTCTTCGTGTATATTACCACATTTACTACATCTTTTAGAAGTATATTGTGGATTAATGAATATAACATTAATACCTTTTCCTTCGGCTTTATATTTTATCTTTTGTTGAAGATCGTAGTAACTCCAGTTAGCTAATAAACTTTCTGATTGATAATCTGAAAAACCACTTAAGTCTTCCATTTGTATATTCTTAGCTTTATGTTTAATAGCTAAATCTACTATATATCTAGATATCTTATGATTATAAGTATCTCTAAATCTTGAATACTTATCACTTATTTTATTAGCTGTCTTTGTTTTTCTTTTATAACCATGGCCTGAAGCATTATCACTAGACCATTTAGTAGCTATATATAAAGATTTTCTTCTAGCTTCTATCTTTTGTCTATAATGTATAAGCTCATCCCCTGGTATAATTCTTTCTTTCCAAGCTATGCTATTAAAACTATTATTTTTAGAATCATATAAAGACATAGTAGCCACATTAACTATACCTAAATCTATTCCTAATGTAATATCTTCATTTAATGTTTCATCTTTAATAGCTTCAAAAGTATAACTTATAATCATCATCCATTTTCTTTTTCTTTCATTATAAGTTATTTGTATTGAACCTTGTTTATAAGTTTTATCCATTATTTTAATTAGCGTAGCTTTAGAAGATCCATCTAATTTAGGAAATACTAATTTAATCTTTTTAACGTTTAATTCTTTCTGTTTTTCTTTATTAAAAAGACTTACTTCTACACCTAATCCTTTATCAGTATCTATAATATTATAAGCTTTATTATGAACTATTATTGGTATATCTTTTTTAAATTGAGTTAAAGATACTTGACCTTTAAATAGCCCATTCTTTTTATCTTGAGCATATCTATTAGCAACAAATTGTCTTGTTTGAGCTACATTAGTAGATAAACATCCTTCCATTAACTCATTCATTCTGTTTTCTACCCAAGCTCCGAAACTTTTTCCAAACAGTTCTTTATCATCTTGTTTAGGAATACCAATATCTTTTTGAACCATATTCTGCATATCGTTAGTATAAAAGTAAGTAATAGCTCTATTACAAGCCAACCATGTTTTATAATTTATATCTCTTAATTCTTTATAAAAATCTTTTTTATCTATAGTATTATCTTTTGCAAAATCAAAAGCTATTTTTATACATTTAGTTGCCATATCAATAATCTCCTTTAATATAAATTTCCTCTTATATGTACAAAAAAAAGAAGGCTATATTAACCTTCTTCTCTTTTTCTATCTATATCTTCGTAAGTTATAATACATCTATGTGCATTATTATTTTCACAAACATATCTATTTTCATTGTTGTATTTTTCTAATAAAAGCCATTGTCCCTTACATTCAGGACAATATCCATTATTCCATTTTCTTTTTTGTTTTCTTCTTTCAAATATAACATTTGATATTATTATAAAAGCTAATATCAAAATAAGTATCAACATTACTCTAAAAGCAAACATTGCTAACATTGTTTCAATTCCTCTCTTACTCTCATTAATGTTATTCCTAGCATATTCTTACCGTATTTGTTTTTGCATTTAGCACAAATACAGTTTCCCCAATAGTTATCATGCCAAGTATTACTTTCTATTAATATTTTATTGCCAGTAGCTAAAAGCTTTCTTTTTAAATCTTCATTTTGTGAAAATTTCGCATAAACTATATCATGCATAACAGTTTCTTTAACTTGTTCCCAATCAGGTCTAAGTTTAACTCTTCTTCCTAATTTCTTTGCTTCTGATGGATTTGCTTTTTCTAACTTTTCTTTATATTCACTAAAACCATTCTTTTCAGAATGAAAAGCAGCTTCTCCATTTTTATATGTATGTCCTTTGTAGCATATTTTACTATCAGAGAAATTAGATAGAAAATAATATTGCCCTCTAAATCCTTCTATTATATTCATAAAAAACACTCCTTTATAAAAATAAGAGATGGACTAAGCCATCTCATTTATTAATTATTTTTAGCGTCTACAACTGGAGTTCCACCTTGTACAGTTACCCATCCATGTTGTAATCTTGCTTCGGCTTCTTTCATTTGAATAAGCTCTGGAGTAATAGAATTAGCTAATTCTTGGTTAGCCTTAGCTTGTCCTTCTGCTTCAATTTGTTTAGCTTTAGCATTAGCTTCTGCTTCAACTTCTTTCTTCTTAGCAGCTTCTTTCGCCTTTTCTGTTTCTATTTTAGCTGATTCTAATTCTTGTTGCTTATTGATTCTGTCTTGAATAGCTTTTTCAGTTTGTTCATCTAAACCTATTCTAGTAAAGTTAACAGAATCAATTGCTATACCATATGGTTTAAATTCATCTTGAACATGTGCAAGAACAGCGTTATTTAAATCTGCTCTTTTTGATCCATAAATATCTATAACGCTAAAGTTAGATGATACTTCTGATGCCCATGCTTTAATTTTACCTCTAATAAATGTTTCTTCTATATCTTTACCACTTTGTCCTTTAAATCTTGTGTATGTTTGTGGTAATATATCTGGATCGAAATGATATGAAAACTCCATATCTACGTTAACAGTTTTTCCATCTGATGTTGGAATTATAAAGCTATTATCCTTTTCTGATCCTTCTTCTGCGTCCTTAGACAAATAAGCTTGTTCTGTTGCTACAGTATATTGTTTAACTTTAGTTAAAGGTCCTACAAAGTGAAAACCTTGAGTTAAAGTTTCATCTTGTACACCTCCGTTCATGTTGTATTTAATACCAACATATCCTGGTTTAATTATTGTTGTACAAGTAAGTAACGTTATTCCTCCTATTACAACTACTGCTCCTGCGATTCCGCAACATAATTTTATTAAGTTTTTTGTCTTCATTAAAATTCTCCCTTACATTTTATTTATTATTTCAATATTATACCATACGGTACATTATTTTGTATATATTAAATTTTTATTTAATATCATCTAATAATATAACAGTTGACTGATCTTGTTCATAGCATATGTCAACTTGTTTTTTGTTCCATTCTTCAACAAATGCTTCTAACTTATCTAGATCAACTAAACTATCCATAACCTCTTCATATTCTTCATATAAATCTACTATACTATCTTCAATAACAGAATATATATCTAAAGAATAGCTTATAGGAGTACAAGCATAACAATACTTAGGCAATTCTTCTTCTTTAGCATGATAAAAATCTATTAAATCATCAATACTACTAAAGTAATCTTCACTTATATAGTCATAAACATAGCTTCCTTTATAATCTTCTAAATGAATCTTTTTTGCTTCATCAAATATTTTCTTGTCACGGCATTCACAACATCTTTCTTTCCAATATGGTATTTCTTTACCACATTCTTTACATAACTTTGGTCCACAACATGTTTCAGCAGCTTCATAACTATAATATAGCGATCCACATTTCATACATCTATAAACAGTTTCTTTTTCACTATTCATTTATTATCCCTCCATATTTTCCATAATGTATAATAATCTTTTAATGATAAATGTTTTAATAACTTTTCTTTATAAAACATAATATCATATAAAGCTTCTGTATTATATTTATCAAATAAATCTGTTTCTGTCATCTCATCAATACCGTTTCTTAAACAGCTATTAGGAGCAAAGCATTCATTACAAGTACCTGTATCGTTGTATTCTCCTTTTATATAAAGAGCTATTGGTTTACCACAATCTATACATTTAATAAATTTTATTCTATCTATTATAACTTTACTTTTCTCCATATAAATATCAATCCTTTCTTTCTTTATCTGGTATATCTAAAACATGATGCCATTTATATCTACTATCTTTTTGCATAAAACCGAAATATATAAATAACCATTTAATAGCTATTGTATCTTTATCTAAAGATAATGCTTTAGGTTTAAAACAAAAGTCTTTAAAACTAAATTGCATAAATAATATTATCATATCGGTCCTCTCTTTGTTATTAAAAATAACACTATATGTACGTCCTTTTCTTCTTAGTCAATATCTGTGTTTTTTCATAAAAATATCCCCCTTAAATAATATTGGGCGAAGCCCAAAAAGAGGGGCCGCCCTTAATATTGTATCATAATTAATTTTTTAATTGATTTATATATCTTCGAGTAACAGTATCACCTTGCTTATAAGATATTAATTCAGCATTAATAATATCTCCTGGTTTAATTTGTCCAGTATAAGCTTCATAAAAATATGGATAACCGTTTTTTATATCTAATGTTTTATTTAATCCATATTCTTCAGATTTAACTGTTATACTATAAATATATGTATTAGTTTTTGCATTGTTCCATGTATTTTTAATGTCTACAACTTCAACAGGAATTGTTTTATAATACATTACTTCTGGTTCTGGAGCAACATAAGTTGAATTATTTTCTTCTGCACTTTTAGAAACAGCTCCTAAAAACAATACTCCCATACAAATTATAAAAATAAATAATGCACATGAAAAAATACATCCAAAGCAGCTCATACTGCCTTTTACGTTTTTATTACCCATTTTTATTCTCTTCCTTTAATTCTTTAATTTCTTTTTTTAATGCTTTTATTTCTTTACAAAGTTGCTGATTAAGTCTGTTTTGTGTAGCAGCACTTCTATTGATTGATTTTACTACTCTTATTAAATGTTCTGTTAAATCACATAAATCTTCTTCATATTGTATTTTTACCTTATCAGCTTTTACTTTAGCTATTGCTTCAGCATAATAAGATGAAATGAAAAAGAATCCATAAATCATTATAAATAAACAATCATATTTATCAGCTCCAATATTTAAACCAATAATAGAAAATGCTATAAATATTAAACCTATGATCAAAAATATATGTTTAAAAATAAAAAGTATTACATCTAATGTCTTGTGAATTATCTTTTTTAACATATCTTTCATAATATTAAACTCCTCTTCTAAAATATCTTATTTCTTTCTTTTCACCTTTTCCGTTTTCCATTTCAATAAGTATTGAATCAGGATATCTTACTTTATAGTCTTGATTGTATTTTACTTTTTTAATGTTTTTAACTATAAAGTGTGAATTTTCGCATTCTTCAGCTTTATTTTTGTCATGATAACATACATCACAAATATTGCAATAATAAAAAGTTTTTTCTCTTGGCATAATTAAACATCCTCCTTAAAGTCAATCATTCTTCCATAAAAATCAACTTCTAATAATGGAAACTGATCATCTATTTCTTTTATTTTACTTTTTAATTCTTCTTCTGTATCAATAAATGTTGTTGTCATAAATTTATCTTTAAAAGATTCATCATCATTAAATTCGTTTTTCCAATAACATAAATAATAACAGCCGTATTCTTCTTCTTTTTTCTTATAAGATTTTAATTCTAATAGCCATTTCAATAATTGTTTATGTTCATTCTTGCATTCTTCACATATAAAATCATTCTCATCTAACTTTTCTTTTAAATGTTCTATAGCTTCATCTAAACTCATTTTATCACCTCTTAAAAATAAAACAGCGACATATAGCCGCTGTTATTTATTTTAAATTAAATACTTCATTTAATTTTGTTATAAAACTTTCATATTCGTTTTTTATAAGCTCATATTTATTTATATCACATAAAAAAGTATTTTTATCTTTATAATAATCTGTTTTGTTTAATTGATCTATAACTTTTTGTCTATTTTTTTCTAATTCAGGATTTTGATAAAATACTTCACTAATAGAACGATAGACATGTGCTGATTTTAAATCTATTATCATCATATTTTATTCCTCCTCTAATAAAAAACATATAGAATAATTAGTATCATCTATTATAGCTTTTATTCCAGTAAAGTTATCATCTTTTGTTAACGCTACAGTAAAAGGGAAACCTTCATTTTCTTTATTATAAGAATGGAAATATCTTTTCAGTGCATATCTTTGATATCTATTAACTACTATAACTTTACTGCCTGGTTTTACATTTTTCCAATCAGTTGTATCTTCTTGCATTAACTGATCTAATTCTTCAATATTTATAAGCATTTTTAACAATCCTTACTGTTTTGCTTTTTATTTTCTTTCTTCCAGTTCCATAAACCATATAAGCTATTAAGTAAGAATAATATCCACATTATTAGTGTAGCTACATCTCCACTTCCTTCTGAAAGAGAAATTACCCACATTATTATAGAAACTACATTTACTATAACCCATAGGTACCATTGTTCTAAGTATTGTTTAACCATTAATATCATAGCAATTACAGATAATACAGTTGATGTAGAATCTATTATAGGAACATTTCCTCCTAATAGCTTTAATATTTCAGCATAAACTAATATAGCAGCTATACTCACTAAAAATAATATTATTCTTTGTTTATGGTCTAAAGCTTTAGATCTTATTTCATGGTCTTCTTCTTTATCTCTAGCTTTACTCCACATATATAAACCTATGAATTGCATTGGAAAATAATAAAATGCATTTAACATAAAGTCTCCATATATTCTAGATTTAAAAGCTAAGTATGCATATAAAGCTACATTAATAGCACCAACAATATAGTTTGCCATCATTCCTTTAGATACAAAAATTACACATGTAACTCCTGTAATAGCAGATATTATAGATATAACACTATCTTGCCAATATAAACTTAATCCTAGTATTATTGCGTTAGCTATGACTAACCATGCATAGTCTAACGTCGTCCAATTTTTAAATTGTCTTTTTAATGATTCCATTTTTTAATCTCCTTTTGTATTATTTACTTATATTTTCTTTTATCAAATCAACTACTTTCTGTAGTTGCTCATCACTTAAATATGCTAAATTATTTTTTATATAGTTTTTATTATTAATTCTATTATAATAATTATCTATTGATTGTTGAGCTTCTTCTTTTGTTTCATACATAGTATAACTATCGAAATATTTAGAACAAGTAGCCTTACCTTTTTTAAAAGATAATACAAAATTACCTTTTTTACATTTCATAACTGTTTTTTTAATTTCAGAAACAATGTAAGTATCTACTTCTAAATCTAAATTAGAAGTCCATCCTTGATCTACTATATATACTTCTTGTCCTATTTTTAAATCTTTTTTATCCCAATCTTTAAACATAATTATTTCTTTACTACTACGAATCTATCTCTTTTAAAGTTCATATGATTTTTAGCAGTAACTCCTTTCTTTGTATTATTTTTTAATTTTACAGAAAAGCAGTTTTTATTAAAAGAACATGGTTCTACATCATATTCTTCTCCCAAGCTTAATAAATTTCTACATTTTCTATCATTAATACATATAGCTTTCATACACTCCATCTCCTAAACAATTTTTGTTTGTAATGTCTCGTCTATGTATTGAATAAAAATAGCTTTATTTAAAGCATTTATATCTTCTTGATCTAATTTATCAGAAACTTCTACTACGAAGTCCTTATTAATTGTTTTCACTTGTTCTACCAATGCAATGCTATCATATGATAAATTAGTATATTTCTCTTTAGATAAGTATACATGCATTGGATATTTAGCTTTTCTTGTTTGTGATGATATACTAACAATACCTATTGTAGGCGAATTTTTATTATTAGTATCATTTGATATTACTAAATAAGGTCTATTTAAGTCTTGTACATTTTCTCCTAATACTCTATAAATAGTTTTCTTATCTAACCATATTATATCTCCTCTTCTTACTTGAGTTATATTTTTTTTATTTCTATATTTATCTTTAATATACATATGTCCAAATCTTCCCCTTTAACTTTTTACAGTTTCATATTCTTCAATTTTTAATGTATTTAAATCTTCGTTTTCTATTGTATATTTAAACATTGTTATATCATTCTCTTCCATAAATTTAACCATATTAGGTTCAAACTTATCAGATATAACAACTATATAGCATAAAGATTTTCCATATTCTATATACCAATTTCTAAAATCTATATGTTTTTTTAATTCAAATAGCAAGTCTCTCATTTCAGAATTAAATTTCACTTCTATAAAAACAGCTGCATTTGTATATCTAAAAGGATCATCTTCTTCTCTTATACCTTCTTCATACAAATCTACAGGAATAGAAGATAAAATATCTACTCTTGAATCTCTAAAAGAATATTCTTTTTTACATCCTTTTAATTCAGGGAAATATGCTTCCCAATTTTCACATAAATGATTTACAATATCTTTTTCTTTTAAAGCCATTTTTACTCCCCCATTACTATATATTATGTAAAAAGAATAAGAGGGATAACCCCTCTTATTTAAACATAAAACCACAATCTATACCATTGATATAGTTTCTTAAAGCTGGTTCAGTTCTTAGTATCTTTATTCCTAATTTTTCTGCATTCTTTTCTTTAGATGATTTCTTTCTATCAGGAGTGTCTTCTTCGTCTGGTATATAGCATACTAAAGCATCTGTTTTCTTAGAAACAGAACCTGTTACTTTATGACCAGCTTCTTCTATTATAGTCTTAAATGGCTCTCTTTGTCCTGTGATACAAAAAGTTTTTTGATTCTTTACTTCTTTTTTATCTTCTTTCTTTATATCTGTCATACGATAAATATATTCTGAAGTATAATAATATTCTATCTTATTATCATATAAAGATTTAGCCATTTTTTCTCCTATTGTAGGTATAGCTGTTAAATCTTTTAATGCATCTTCTTCATCTTTCTCTAATATTTCTTCAAACTCTTTTATAGTATAATATTCAAATATTTTCTTACAAGCATCTCTTCCTATTAACGGAATACATGAAGCATACAATACTTTATCTATTGGTTGAGTTTCTCTAGCTTTATAAATTGCCTTTTCTAATTTATCAGCTGATTTTTCAGCAAAACCATCCAATTTTAAAATATCTTCTTTATTCATTAATAATACATCTCTATAGCTTTCTAAATCAAATGTATCTATTATTTTAGCTATAGTTCCTTCTGATAGTCCTGTTATATTAAAAGCTTCTCTTGAAGACATAAGCTCCATTTTTCTTTGCATTTTAGCAGGACAATTATTCCCTGTACATATAAGTATTTCACTATCTGATTCAGTATCTTTAATAGCTGTAGGTGCTCCACATACTGGACATTTACTTGGTGGATGAATTATATTAGAATAACTATGAGCATTGTCTTCATTTTCAGGATTTTTTACTTCTATTATTCTAGGTATAACATCATTAGCTTTTACTACTCTAACCATTGTTAAAGGTTGTGTTCCATATTTATCTTTGTACTCTAAAGATGTTAATCCAATAGCTTTTAAGAAAGATACATTATGAAGTGTAGCTCTTTCTATAGTTGATCCTGTTATTTCAACTGGTTCTAATTCTGCTACAGGAGTTATATTTTCTTTACCTACTTGCCATGTAATAGATTTTATTTTAGTCCATTCTCCTTTAGCTTCTCCTTTAACAGCAAAAGCGTTTTTAGGATGATGCCCTGTATATCCTCCAAACAATTCTAAACTGTTATACTTATTAGATTTAATAACCCATCCATCTATATCATAATCGATTTCTGTTCTAAACTCTTCTAATGAATGTAGTTTTTTAATAGCTTTTTCTAAATATTCTTCATCATCTATATATAAAAATGTTGGAGATATTAATATATTTGATTCAGGGTTTTTTAATTTATTTTGCATATAACATATTACATTTGTTTGAGTATCTATTGAAGATAAATCTTCATATAACATTATTGTTAATCCATTTATCTTAGATAAATCGTTTGTATTTCTAAGCATTCCAGCAGCAGCATTTCTACAGTTCTTAAATAATTCTAAACCGTCTTCAGCTCTTTGTTTATTTAGCTTTTCAAAATCGGAATGAAACATTAAAATTTCTGCTCTAAATGATTGTTCTTCATTGTCAAATAAATTTAATAGCTCTTCTATTCCTTCTATTTGCATACATTGAGCAGTTACATCGTCTCCTTCTTCTCCGTTACCTCTAGTAACAAATTTAAGTTTACCATTAACCTTAGTTATTTCTATTGATAATCCATCAAATTTAGGTTGAATAACTAATGGTAACATTTTTCTAACTTTCTCTTTTAAATCTGGATCATTTAATTGAACTTTTTCTAAAGATTTTAATGGATATAAATGCTTTACTTTTTCAAACTCTGTATTTCCTTCTCCTGGAACAAAGTCGTATTCCCCATACATTTCTACGTACAAGTCTTTTAATCCATCATATTCTTCATCTGATACAACACTTTCACCAGAATAATAAGCTTCTTCATATGCTTTTAATATGCCTCTTAGAGCTTCTTTTCCTAAACTCATTTTACAATCACCTCAGTAATAAATTCTAACCTATCAAATATAAGTATAAGTAAAAAAATAACTATTATGTTTAAAATATAATTAACATATTTCATATAACACCTCTAATAAGTGTGATGTTCAAGAGGAGGATCTATTAACTCCTCTTGTGATTGTTTTTCTTCTAAAAATTTCTTATCTTCTTCTAGATATTCTTTTCCTAATGCAAGAATATCTCTTTGATTAAAATATCTACATTGTTTTGAACAATCTATTCCTTTATCAGATGAGTAAAAAGGGCTTTTAAGTTCGCAATAATGCATTAATCCAAAATCATAATCAATAGTTGATGCTCTATTTTTACAAGCTAAACAACTTTTTAAACTATTAGTTTTTTCTAATTCATAATATTTCTCTATAGCTTCATTTCTTGCTATTATTTTACTTTTGCTAATAAATCTTTCTGATTCTTTTGTTTTATTCTCAAATCTTTTTACGATTCTTTTAAATAAACTCAATTTATTCACATCCTAATTCTTCACATAATAATAATTCTAATTTTTCAACAAATTTGTCTCCTAAATAGCAACCAGAAGCATTAGTATGTCCTCCACCATTTCTTTCTTCTGCTATTACTCTTACATTTGGGCCGCCTTCTCTTGATCTAAAAGATACTTGTCCTGTAGATGGATTAACTAAAACAGCTACGTCTATTATTTGAATTTTATCTAACATATCATGAGCTAATGCAGATTGATAATCTTCTGCAAAAACTACTCCTGCTACTTCTCCATTTATATGACAATGTTTAACTTCTTTTAGTTTTCTATAAGCATATTTTTGATATATATTTTCATAAGCTTTTAACATGCTTTCACTTTCAACTGAAAATATATCTTTATTATACTTTATAATTGATGACATCTCATCTATAAATTCATATTTTTTATTTATGCTAAATAATTTATTTAAATCATTAGCTTCTTCATTATTAGTTGCGGCCCAATCCCATGTATCATAAGATCTAGTTAATTCTACATATTTTATAGTAGCCATGTTATTTAATATCCCTGATATATAATCATCATTTTTATAAAGTTCTAATAAATATCTATAAAATAGTTCTGTACCACATGTATCTTTTTCTTGAGTATTATTAGGGATAACAGTAGCCCAATCATATTTATTCAATTCTTCAGCTGTTTCATGATGATCAAATAATAACACTTCTATTGATTTTCTCATCTCTATTATAGCTTTAATAGCTTTTTCTTCTCTTACGCTAATATCTGTTATATAAACTTTATCATATTCTAAATACTCATCGGATTCATAAAAATCTATAATAGATTTATCTATATTTTGATAATTATGAGATGTATAATTAATACATTCTGTTTTAGTAGAGAGTGCATTCATTAGCACTACACTCCCTACTCCATCTAAATCTGTATGAGTAAATATTCTAATTCTTTCTTTTATCATTGTTTTATTCCTCCTAATTTTAATATCTGCTGCAATCTATTTCGTGTTTTTTACACCATTTCTTTATAAAATCAATAGCTGATTGTTCAGGTCTTTGGTTATAAGAAGCTTGTATTTGAACTATTCTTTTATTCTTAGGATTAACTTCAAATGTAGCTATACTTCTTCCATTAATATCATCAGATTTTCTTAAGAACAGTATAATAGATTGACCTCTTATTATTCTATCAACATAACTTCCTACACAATGATGCATTGTTTTTCCCTCGTTGATAACATCTCCAGTACTTCTAGGTAATATTATAGAATATTTATTCTTAAATTTACCGTCTTCATCTTTTTCAGAAATTAATTCTAAAGAATTATATTTATCCATTTGTTCTGCTATTTGTCTTGATTTAATTTCATCTTCAACAAGTTTACATTCTTTTGTTAAAACATCATGATATCTTTGTAAAGATCTAGGAGTCTTATCAAAAGGTATCTCTAATTGCTCTGCCATTATTAAGCTATCATAATATAGATTTAAAATATATGATTCGCCATAGTGATACATATATTGTTTTGAATAGCAACTATCTATATATTCATGTAATTTGCTTAATGATATACCAGTATTTTTTATTATATAAGAAATTTTTTCAACATTATCTGAGCATAAAGCATCACTACTCCAATTAGAATCATCAACAAATATATCATAATATTGAACCATTTTTGAGCCTAATCGTTCTTCAACCTCTCTAATTGGTATATATTTAGTTTTATATTTTTTAAGTTTATTTAATGAATATTTCTTTATACCTAATATTTCTGAAGGAGATTTACCTTCTTTATTAACTGTTAAATTAAAACCTGAAGAAATTTCATAAGGGTCTATACCAGCCTTAACTAATATTTCATAATATGGATTTGATATAAAATCAATCATCATTGATTTAAGAATATTCATAAAAGTATATATGCTCATATAACTATAACTATTATTTGCAAATCTTTTATATCTAGATTCATTTCTATAACAAAGATTAACTATTTCTTTAGTAGATGATAATGATAAAAACTCTTCTTTAGTTATTTCTTTTTCAGTATTCATATCAATAAATCTCATGATTTTATCTTCTTCTTTTTCATATCCATCGAAAAATACTAACAGTGAATCATTTTCACATCTAAAATCTTTTAATATTTTTTTTGAAAAATTTATTTTATATTTAATATTCTTTGAAGAGATAAGAATGCCGAATCTATAATAATCTTTATCATTTAATGGAAATGATTCTGATATGTTATGTTGATGAGTTGCTTCTCCAAAAAACATATCATCTTTTATATAAACTTTACATCCGCAATTTGGACAATGAGAAAGATAAGTTTTCTTATCTACATGTGATTTATAACCACAAGTGCATTCGACATATCTATATTTATACCCTGGCATTGCATGTGATATAGCTGTATTAGTATAATTTTTAAATGAATTTATTATATCTTTTGATTCAATCATCTTATTTTAACTCCTTTCCAGCTAATTTTTTTGCTTCTTCTACTGATATCTCTTTTAATTCTTTATTATAGTAAGTAACAAAATCATAATTCTGAAAAATCAATACTTTATTCCTTTTAGTAATTCTAGGAGCACATCCTTTTTTATGAATTAAATATATAAATTTATCTAATATATCTTGTCCATTTTTCATATTAAAAGCTTTTTTAATTATTTCTTTATATTGATCGCCTCTACCAGCAAACCTCTCAAGGAAATCCATTTTGTTATAAAACACATGCATTTCTTTAGGTATTTTTACAATTGGAATATTTGCTATATCTAATACTTTTTTAGTATCTTTAAGATGAGTATTTTGTATTTTATATGACTGCCTTAAACATGCTTCAATATATGCATCTATTTCTTCATCTGTATAGCCACATTTTACAAATAATAAAGCTAAATCTTTTTTTTGATATCCAAAATAGTATTTATCATCATCTTCAATTTCACATATTAATTTATAAACTTCATAATATCTTGGATCTTCAGTTGGATATTCATTAAGTATCCAACTCATATATACATGATATCCATCATATCCAAGTGAATCAAATTCTTCTTCTAATATATCTTTTCTTCTTTTTTCTATTTTTTCAGAAACTATTTTAAAATAAAATGGTTTATTTTTTATAAATTCTATATTCCTAGCTTTTTCTTCTAAATTATCAGCTTCTAATACTCCAATATTATTTTCTATTAAAAAATTAAATCTTCTATAGTTTGTATATATTAACCATAAATTATCACTAACCATGGCAGATGTTTTTCTATATGGAGCTAACCCTAATTTAATAATGTTTTCTTTAAAATCTACCAAATCATTATTATAATAATAATTGAATGCTTCATTAAAATTATTTTTAGTTAAAGTATATCTATCAGTATAAAATGTTCCATCTGAATTATAATTTTTAGTTTCTATAAAACCACCCATTTTGTTTTGTTTAGCTCTATATTCTAATATTTCAAATTTAACAGTAACTTCTGAAACAACTCTTTCAGAAGTTTTTTCATAAAACATTATTTTTTCATTATAATCAAAAGTAAATCGTATATTTTGAATAGTGGTTTCAAAGTATTTTTTATTGTATTTAACTTTCGAAACATGAATAGCACTAGCTACTTGTTGGTCATAGTTAACAAAAGAACAGAACAAAGTATTGCTTCTAGCACAATCACAATCAGGTAATCCTTTTAAATTGTAATCTGAAAAATATCCTTCTGAACGTTTTTTCTCGCCACATCCTAAACATACTACATAATTGGCACTTCTTCCTCTATCTCTCATAACAGCAACATATTGCTTATAAGGAAAATCATATTTCTTTTCTATAAATTCTTTTTGTTCTACTTCTTCTATAACTTCATCTAATTCTTCTTTTAATAATAATTCCATATCAATCTCTCCTTGCTATATGTATTCTTTCAATAATAATTGTAATGTATTTTTATACTTTTCATCAGCTACAGCTGCATTGTTAATAGCTTTAGCTGTCTTAGAATTGTGTCTTATTTTTCTACATTTATCTAATACATTCTTTGTTTTTATTTGAATATGACCAAATTCATCATTTATTTCTTTTATTAATTCATATTCAGATTTAGAATGTCTTCTTACTAAAGCCTTATCCCTAATACTATTAAAAATCTTTTTACATTCTTCTGGAGATAAGTCATTAGTATGCCCTAATTCTATAACATGCCTAACATCATTAAACTCATTTGTTCCAGTATAAGATGTTTCTCTATGAAACTGTTTTATATCCTCTATTTCTTTAAATATTTTTAATACTTGTCTCAACTTATTATCTATAATAGTGTTTTGACCTATATGATTCTTATATTCCAACTTCCTAGTCTTTTTACCAGTTTCACTATCTATAGATACTCTATAGAGTATTACATCACAATCAATCCCTTTAAACTTTTGCTGCGTTTCACAATAAATTTTTACTGCTGTACGGTAATCTATATCATTTAATTCTTTACTATAACTACCGTATTTCAATCCCTCAATCTTAATTTCAAAATTGTCTTTTTTCATTATTTTTTCTTCCCCCTAAAAAATATTATTATAATATTATAACAGCGTAATCTGTTTTATAATCTTCATTATCTTGATTTACAGTAATAATTTTATCTATATAAATTTCATTTAATAAATTATATTGCTTAATTTGTTCTACATTATTGATTAATTGCTCTACAACAAATTCTTTATTATTTTTATAATATTCATTTAAATTCTGATTGTTTAAAAGCATTAATTTATAACTTATTGGTAGAACTGATCTATAACCAAAATTACCTCTAGCAAAAGTTTCTCCACATGAATTTTCAACAATTACGTTGTTATTCATATTTGTTTTAGGTATATATATTAATTTAGTTTTTTCTACGAATTGTTTATCAGCATTTTCTATTCTTATTAATACTTCGTTTCCTACAGGAGATAATTCTATATTTTCTTCTATAACAGCATAATATCTTCCTGAAAACTCATCTTCTACTATTTTAGCATTAGTAGCATTATATTTGTAACTTGCTTTAGCTATTAATATGCCATCTTTATCAAAAGCTTGTCCATCAACAAAGTTAACTACATATTCTTCTCCTTCGTCTATCATATCTTTAACGAAATCATCTACGAAGAATAATTTTTCTTTCTTTTCAACAGTTTTATCTTTAGCATATAATTTTTTGAACTCTTCTGGCATTATAGCTCTGAAATATTTCCCTTCATCTTTAGATACTTCTATTAAATCTGTACCATAAGCTATTAATGATATAAGACATGCATCCAATCCTGCTGTCTCACCTAATTTATATATAGTGTTTCTACATATTTTAGCAAAAGCATTTGTTTTAGCTTTTATTTCTTTATTTAATAACATAGATGTTTCTATATCTGTTGGCATTTCTTTTGGTATGTTATCTATAACAAAACTTCTATAAGCAAATAATACATTTCTAATAGCTTCTGATAATAGTTTATATTCTAAAGCTTTAGATTTAGCTACTTTATTTAAATGAGTTTCTTGAGAGTATCTAATCATATCTTTATAAGTATTATTAAAATAATCTTTAGTAGCTTGCATTAATGCTTCTCTTGCTAAAGATTCAGAAGTATTTACTGTAGTATAAATCTTATCTAATACTTCTTCAGGAACATTTGGTTCTATTATAAAATCAGGCATTGGCTTGCATTCTTTAAATGATTTAATAATTTCATTAAGATTATCTTTAGCATACCATCCTTCTACATTATCTTGTTTAGCTAACCAGAAATTATTTGCCTTAACTCCTGGATTTAACCATTCAGAAGTATCTACAATTTCTATTGTCTTATCTTTTGCTACGTCTATAGCTAATTCTTGAGTTCTTGATATAAACCCGAAATCTTTAGCTATTAAAATCATATCTTCTTTTGTTAATGCGTTTATATCTATAGTTTTTAATATTTCTACAAACTTATCAGCATGAGCTTTATGAATAACTGTAGCTAAAGTTTTGTATCCACCTTTAGTTATTACAGGCAAAGAAAAAGTTAATGGAGAGGCCCCATTAACTGCATATCTTTTACCTGGTATTTTATTAACTCCTACTTCAATGCTTAATACTGTTGATAAATTCTTTTTAGCTGTTGCTAAATCTGAATATATAAGCATATCTTGTAATAATGCATTTGTATTAGTCAATAAACCTATTATATTACCTTGATCTGAATATCCTATACTAAATAAAGCATTTGATTTATCTTCTACTTTATTCCAATCTATATTACCGTGCATTTCCATAATGTATTTAACATTTTGAGCAGTGTATGTACTATTATCGTCTGCTCCTGATAAATACTTATACATCAGTTCTTGCCCATTATTGGCTATTCTAATTAAACTTTTAGATTCCTTTAAGTTAATTCCTTGTTTTAAAGTATCTATATTAAACATATTCTACACTCCTAAAAAACTATTTTTTTATAAACGAACTCTTATTATTTTATTTACGTTTTCTAGATTATCAAAATTAAAAAAGCTTTCTGCTCTATAATTAGGATGAAATCTATCTCTTAAAACTAATGTTTTATTTTCTTTATCTATTCTTTCTATAAGAAATAAATATTTTCCACTATTTTTATAATCTACTATTAATACGTCTCCTTTTTCACATTCTTTATAGTAATTATTCTTAGTTATAGTCTTTACCATATTAGATATCAACTCCATTCAATAATTTTATATTGTTTAATTCTTGATTAAGTTCTTGTTTAAATTTTAAATCCACACAATTTTCAACTATATTAAAATTAGAGCTAGTATTCTTTATCTTGTTTAAGATTACAGTATATGATGGTATGTTATTTAATCCAGTGATAGAACCAGAAATATAAGCTGTTTTAGCTATGTCTACTAATTCTTTTTCTAATACAACAGTTAAGCCATCAAAATCTGTATCCATACCAGCTAGTTTATGTTTTAATATGTTTTCATTAGCTATAACAATACAACCGCCAGCTTTTGAAGTAAAGTATCTATATATTTTATCAGCAGTTACTTTGTTTAATTGTTCATAAGCTCTTTCTTCTATTTCTTGATTAGTTAAGAATCTGAATAATTCAAATTCTGAGTTACCAGGGCAAGGATATTTTAATGCCATACCTACCATAAATTCATTTAAAGCTAATCTTCTTATTTCTCTAGCTTCTGCTATACTCATTATTTTTAAATTAGCTTTATATTCTTTCTCAACTCTTCTTATTTCTTTTCTGTTTTTTGCTATAACATCAGAATTATAACATTCAACATATCCTTCTGGAGTAGTCTTTAATAATCTTTGATATTTATCTCCAGAAATCATAAAAGTATTTTCAAATTGAGCTCTATAGTTAGAACCTTTTATTTTGACTCTAGTTTTAGTTATAGCTCCTTTAGCAAATTTCATCAAATCTTGTCCTAATGATGATAATGCATATATATCTGTACTAGCCATATCTTTATTTAATCCAAATAATACTTGAGATAAACTTCCTGTTAAACTGAATTCACTTTCTTCTACAGTTGTATCAGCCATATCTATCATATTATCATACATTCTTTTATATAAGAATTTACTAGTAGCTATTTGATCTATAAACATTAATTTAGATAACAATTGTCCTGATGTATATGCACAAGAACTAGCACTAGCTATATCTAATACCATGCTTCTAAAATGACTACCATTATAATTAGGTATTTTAGAACTATTAGTATCATGTATAACAGCTATTTTATTAGGATTGCCTATTATAACATATTGATAAGTAGCTTTTAAATATTCTAATATAGTATTAAATATATCTTCATATTCATAACATCCAGCTGATTTATTACCAGCTCCAGCTGCTCTTTCTTGTTCCATTATACCTGCAACAGCCTTTTCTGTAGTTTGTATATTATGATGTTTATATAATACATCTACTAACCAAGCAGCATTTTTAATATGCTGACCATCTATTATATAATCATCTAATTCTATTCCTCTTTCTTCTAAGTATTTACCATACTTTTCAGTAGCATCTGCATTACCACTTATCTTCTTCTTTAAAAATAAAGCTCCCCATTCTTCATTTCCGAACTCTCCTAAGAATAATGCACCTGGATTTTGTAATCCATTTCTAGCAGCTAATTTTTGAATAGCTTTAAAATCTAATGATTTATGCATCCAGTAATCTAAAGAACCACCTAATTGTTTATTAAGTTTTTCTATTCTTTCTTTAGCTCCATATTTAGAAGCATTAACTAGAGTTGCTCTTAAATTTCTCTCCTCTGAGTTTGACCAACTATATCCTTTATATAATGTACAATCAGATAAAACTTTTTTAGCTTCTTCTCCTTCTATAAGATTCATTCCATCAGTTATAACATCTGAGTTAACTACGAAATAACATTCTTTAGTTTCTAAATTAACATATAATCCTGATTTCTTTACATAGTTAATAGTTTTAGCTATATTATCTTTACCTTTACCAAAGTCTACACTTATTAAATCAGTAGTATAGTTAGCTAATTTATTTGGGCCGTATTCAACATCTACTCCATAGATTTGAACTTTGCCTTGTTTCTCTTCATATTCAAAATTGTTAGTTAAACCTGAATTTGCTAATACTACATAGCCATGTTCACAAGCTTTAGTTTCAAAAGTTCTTAACACAAACTTATTTACTAAAGCTTTTTGATTCATATTATAAATACCTTCTCTTATAACTTGTATTAATTCCTCCTGAAAATCTATTTTTACATACTTGTCGCTTAATCTAGCAATTGTATTTAACTTCATATATATTCTCCTCTTATTCTATTTTTTTATAAAAAAAAGGACTATTACTAGTCCTTAACAGTTATATTTCACTAATTCTTTAAAAGGCGTGCCTTTTTCTCATTCAATATATTCTTCATCTTCATAAGAATATATATATTGGTCAATAAAACTTGTAGAATCAATATCATGATTTTTTCTATAACCTTTGTATGTTACTTTATTATATCTAAAGCATGCATGATCTCCATATTCGTTCGCAAAAGCTTCTAATATGAAAGCATCTTTAATGCTTTTATAAAAATCTACAGATTCTTTTTCGTAAGATCCTACAAAAGAAAGTATACCAATTGTTATTTCTTTTTTCATACTATCTACTGCTATAGATTGTATCTCTCCTTTTATTTTCTTATCAACAACTAATACTACATCCATTCCTCCAAATACAGTGTATTTTTCAGTATATTTATTATTATCTCTTTCAGCGTATACTACTTCATCCATAAAAAATAAGCCTCCTTATATTACATATAGATATAATATATGAGACTTATTTATTTTATCCGAAGAATCCTCCCCAATATAATAACCCAAAACTAATAGCAGTAGCTATTAATGTAGTTATAAAACTATATTTTTCATCTTTTGGTTCTCCGTCTTTTACAATATTTAAAGTTATATTAAATACCATTAATGCTAACATTATTACTTGTGGAACTCCTAAATACATAAATTAATATCCTCCTAAAATATATTCTTGTATTTAATATATTCTAGTAGTTTACTATTTTTACGTGTAAATCATGTTCTTTGGCTAAACCTATCATATGTTTAGTACCTCTACTTCTTTTATCCCAAAAGGCTATTAAAGCATAAGCAATAGGATCTTCTGCCATTTTCTTATTTCTTTCATATCCTGCTGATTTATTTATACATTTACCGTCTTTCCATATCCATTTAACTGGATAACTTACAATACCATATCCCATTTCTTTTGCATATCTTTCACCAAAATCATCTGCTCCTTTAGCTCTTCCAGATATAATTTGTATAGTATAACCTGCTTGTACTAGCTTAGACAGATAAAAGTTACATTTAGATTTTAAAAGCATGTAATCTGTAAAATCTCTTCCTCCAGCAATAATTATTCCTACTGTCTTTTTATCTAATTTTTGATGTACTTCAAATGGACTTATATAATATCTTTCTGGTTTATAATCAGCATAAACAACTGGACGCAATTGCCAATATAATTTACAATCCTGATGTTTAGTTGAATACCATTCATATTTAATTGTACTATGATATCTTGGAGTTAATCTATATTCTTGTCCTGTAGCAACAACGAATTCTTTTTCATTTGCTTGTTCTTTTGTAAATTCTATATATGGTCCATAATCTCCAATAACTATTCTATCAAATCCATTAGCTATTAAAACACCATTAGAACTATATATAGGTCTATTCTTTTCAAGATTACATTGATTTGCATAAAGTTGATAAATTGCTCTAACATTATTAGATAATTCTTCATCTAATTTTTTATAAGAAGGGTTATTAAAATCAAAGTTTAACTCTTCTTTTAATTGATTTATCATTCTATTTAACAATATGATCACTCCTTGTTTATTATAAATCTACAGTTTTCCATTCTCCTGTTTCAAAATCTTTAACCCTACACTTAGTTAAAGAAGCTTTACTATAAGTACCATCTGGTTCTAACATTTTTCTATCTGGAGTTAATATTCCTAATTGAAACATTAAAGGTATGTAAATATCTGTTTCATCTCTACGATATTTCATTAAAGTTTGATATGCATTTAAAGGCTTATCAGGTTTTGTTCTTCCTGCACATTGCCAATCTATTATTTGTTCTATAAAATCATTTTTAGATTTAGCTCTATTATGATGCCAAGCAAATTTTCTATGAATCTTACTAACTGTTTTAACACTTAAAAATCTATATAATATAAGTTTATCTAAATCATGAACCTTACTTCTCCATGTATTTCTACCTAAAAGTTCTCTTTCTACTTCTTTAAAAGCTTTCCTATGAGCTTTTGTATATTCAATATAGTCTTTTTTAGTTACTCTTTTGTATTTCATTGATTAACCTCTCCTATACATAATTGTCATAATCTATTTGTGCTAATTTTCTCATTATTTTGTTAGAATGTTTAAATACTAATTCTTTTTTCATATTTGCAAGAATATCTGAAATATTATTATATTCATTTTCTTCTATTTTTCTTACAATATAGTAAGTATAAGCTTTATAACACCATCCTAATGTGTTATCTACATATTTATCATCTTCATTTTTATTTATAAAGTGTACTATAACATCATTACTTTCTCTTGCTATACAAACACATAAATAAACTTCTTTAGCCTTATTCTCTTTTACTCTTTGAACAGCATTTAGATGGCATTTACGATTAAATAATAAATCTCCTAAAACCATATCATCTAAATCAATTGGAGTATATGTAGTCATACAATGTCTTATTATCCTATTAATAACTTTTTCTTTATATTTATTAAACATAGTTTTATTACTCTCCTATAATCAAAAATAAAGGCATAAGAGGAAATACCCCTTATACCTTATAAAATTAATCTAATCTGTCTATTTTTATTATCTTAGTTCCACCATCTTTTGTTCCTACTCTTAAAGTTAAGTCCCAATCAGAATTATTAGAGAAACCTAATCCACATGCAGTAGCTTCATCAACACCTTGTATAGGAGTTACTGAAGTATAAGCTTCTAAAGTCTTTCTTATTGGATATAAATCTTTAATAAGAGTTTCATTGAAGAATCCTCTTCCTTTACCTTCTGATATGTCTTTACATCCATCTAAGATAAAGAATGTATGTTCACCAAATTGAGTAAGATTATTATCTCCCCATAGATTAGGTGAAGTAGTTACAAGATCAACACTAACAAAAGAATTATCTTCAACGTTCCAAGATTCAGAATTAGATAAGCTAGCACCTGTAGTTAACATATTTACTATTTGACCATCACGATAATCAAATTCAAATACAACTTGTTTATCTCCTTCTCTTCCTAATACTCCTTCATAAGTTAATATAGTAGAACCTACTTGTAATTCTACTTTGAATGGATTGTTGCGATTATTTCTATCAGTATAATTATGAACATAGAATTGATATCTTCCATTAGGAGCTGAATCTTTCCATCTTATATTTTCTACTGGAGTTTGAGTAGTAGGACTTACATTCATATCTACATCTAAATAACCACCATCTCTTTGTTTTGAGCCATAGTATATATGACTACGTCTAGGAGTTATACAATGTAAATCTAAGTCAGTATAAGAATTCCACATAAGAGAACATCTTATCTTATTATCTTCATATCTTCCTCCAGCTTCTTCAACTCTCTTTTTCATTTCAGAATCTATTCCACCATGATAATACCATGATACTGGATTAGACCATTGTAATATATTTTCACCAGGATAAACAGCTGTTACTAATGCCATTAATTTATTTGGATTATCTATTTTTGCTTCCATAGTTAAAGCATTAGGCAATATAGTTTTCTTGAATTTTTCCCATGTCATTTTAGTTGCAGGAACATCATCTCTTCTAGTCTTAGGTTTTGAAGCTTGTACTTTATTTAATACTCCTCCAAATACTCCACCAGCTGTTAATGGTTGTGCAGTTACTATTTTATCTTTTTCTAAAGCATGTCTATGTCTCCATAATACTTCTTCTTCAGGAATTTCTTCTATCTTTAGATATCTTCTTTCTAATGAAGGAGCTAATCCTAAAGATTCTATTACTTTTTCAGCTTCTGCAACAGCATTTACTGAAGGATCGCTTTGTGCTCTCATATATTTAGAAGGGTCCATCATAGCATTAAATTTATTTATTACTTCAGCTGTAGACATTCCTTCTTTTAAGTTATACATTAACTCTCCAACTACTGTATTTTTTATACGAGCAGCTCCAGAAGGTGCACTTGAAGCAAGCAATACTAATAAATTATGTCTTTTAACAGTACCTTTTATATTTCTTAGACATACTTTTATGCCTTTAAACCATTGAACCATATCTACAAATCTATTACCTCTATATAATGAATCAGATTCTAATAAGTCTATAGCTTGTTGTATTATTTCTTCATCGAAATCATTAAGAGCCATACTTAATAATCTAACTTCTTCTTTCTTTTCTGCTAATACTTGTTTAGCTGTTTTTAATCTATTTGTATTAATAGCAGAATATCTAGCAGGTAATTCAGCTGATATATGAGTCCATTCTCCTGTTTTAGGAATACCTAATACTTTATCATCTACCAATAAGATGTTTTTAACTGGAGCCTTTTCTACTATTTTCTTTAATGCCTTAGCTGATTTATTAAAGAATTTAGGAGCTATTGAAGGATTCCATAAAGCAGAAGTAACTGATCCATCTGTATTTACTATTGCTATTGAACCATATCTAGTTATAAAGTATTTACATGCATTACAAGTATAATGTTGTCTAGCTCCATCTTCTTCAGGTATGTTATTTATATAAGCATCCCATAAATCTTCTCCTGATACATCTGTTTTTACTAATATACAGTGTTGATCTGTAAAACCTTTAAGTGTTTCTTTGATTTGTTGTTCAAACTCTAAATATCCATCGTTTGGTCTTGATTCTGGTGTATTTACTCTCTCATTAATCATAATTATCATCTCTCTCTTTCTTTTTTATATTTGTTTAAAAATACTTATATGAAATTTAAATTCTTCATCATATCCTTTAAGTGTTACATAAGATATATTCATTAATTTGTTCCAGTCTTTATCATATAATTCTTGAAATTCAAAAATCTTATCAACAGTATATATCTTATCAGGTTCTAACATTGTTAATATTCCTTCTAATTGTTTATTATTTTTTATTTCATCTATATTTAAATAAACTTTTGAACCTGGTTCTATCTTTTCTTTCTCTGCAAAAGCATCTTTATATATATCTATTAATAGCTTTTCTATTTCTTTATAATTTGGATTAGCTGGTAATTCTGTGTTGTCAGCTGCTTTTGAAAACTCTTCTTCGTATTTATCTACCATCTCAAATATTTCTTCATAAGAGTATTTACCTTCTCTTATATCTAAAAATAATTGTCTTTCTTCTTCTCTATAAGTATTTATACCTTTACCTTCTAAAACTTCCTTACCCATTATAAGTAATCTTATTAAATGCATAGCATGCTTATTAAGATGTAATTCATCCTTTTTAGAATTTCTATGATTTAATTTGCCATAATCTTTTATTATGTTATTCATTTCTGAATATATATTTTTAAAATCTCTTAAAGGATAATTTTCTAAGTTTATACTCATCATTATCTCTTTATCATAATCTTCTTTTTCAGAATCTTCTAAAGTAAGTTTTAAATAACCATTGTCTATAGCTTGATATCTATCTTCTAATGTTCTTAATTGATTTTCTATGCTTTTAAGTATGTGGTCTTCTTTTTCTGCTTGAGGATAACTATCTCTAGCTAAAGCATTTTGTAAGCGTCTTAATTGTGCTGTAGCATATCCTCCAAAACTATTTATAGCTCTTTTTGATAAGAACAAATGTGCATTATCTTTTAATATCTTACCGTATTTATTACACATTAATATTTGATCATCTCTTGTTCCTAACATTTCTATTACATTAGGATTACAATTTAGCATTAAGCTTATAACTTTCCTTAATCCATATATAGTAGTATCTGTTTTTTTATTAGTAAATTGTTCAAATCTACTAAGACCTAATATTTCTTCTGGTCTTTCTAAAGCTATACCTCTTACATCTAAATCACTTGTTTCAACGTTTGTTCCATAAGAATGTGAGCCACCTAAAGTTAAAAATATTATTCTATCTTTCAGATGTTCATTTTCTCTTAAGAAGTTATATTCTTCACTTTTTAACTTCTCTTTTATTTCTTTTATATCCATAATAATTCCTCCTTCTTTAATTATATATAAAAAAGAATATTAATGCATAATACCAGAATAACCAATAAAAATATCTATCCTTATTATCCATTATTTAATCTCTCTTATAAACTTCAGGAATATCGCACATATTATAACATTCTGGACATTTTACTTCTACATCGTCTATTTCATTATAATAAAAAGTATCATCATCTTCTAAATCTTCAAACATTACTGTATTGAAATCTTTAAAAGGAAGTTCTTCTAAAACAACAAAAGAAATCCAATCAAATACTTTAGTTGTTTTAACAGTATATACTTCTCCTACTTTTAAGTATTTATTAGCAAATTCTTTATCAGAATCTCTTCCTCCTTGTCCAGTAAATATAACTTTATGTCCTTGTTCTGCATACATATCCATCATAATAACAGCTCCTTTAATCTAAAATATCTTTTAAATCATCATCAGATAAACTATTAAGATGTACTAATAATTCTTTACCATAATCAGTTAACCATGATCCTCCTATTGAGCTACCATGTTCTAATACATCTACATTAGTTAATACATTATAAAATGATTCTATGATTCCTTCATTTATACTATAAATAACAGAATCATCTTCTTCTTTTAAATTTAAAGCTTCTTTAATGCCCTTTTTATATTCTTCATAGACTTCTTGATTTGTTAATTTACATTTTGAATCTCTCCATCTATCGCCTCTTATTTTTACTACATTTAACATGTTTCTAACTATAAATAAAGTGTCAGAAGGGCATCCACATCCACAAAATTTTAATTTTTTATAATAAAAATCATTTAAAAATTCTTTATTATCCATAATAACCTCTTAATATATATCTATAATTTTATCACATTCAACAGTATAAGAGTTTCCTGCAATAGACACAAATAATATTCTTTTCATATATTTATCCTCCTTAATTAAACATCCATGGGCATGACTGTAATAATTCATGATCTCTTTTATATAAATAAACAGTTATATTTTCCTTTTCATGAGTATCTTTATCAACATAAATAGCTTTATATACATATTTATTATTATTAATTGTACATAAGTAACCTGTTATAGAAATAAAACTATTCTCTTTCTTATTTAATAGCCTTTTTAATTTCTCTTGTATTCTTTTTAAATCATCAAACCATTTTAATTCGTCAGGGAACCAATGAGTTGTTTTTGCTTCATATATATACTTTTTAGGTATACCTGGCCATGAATTAGACATAATAAAGTTACCTCCTAAACTAACTTTTCTCTTTTTACAAAATATATAATATCTTCTTCAAACTCTTTACTTTTACAATTCTTTTCTGATCTACCTCTTACTCTTATATCAAGAGGTATTCTATTTAATACTGATTCTAATGTATCAATATCTTCAATATTGAAATTTCTTCTTATTATTTGTTTTATATATTCGTCTCTACGATCTTCTATATTGCAAATTCTTATATTTCTTAATATCTTTGACATCTCTTCGCATAAATCTTTTAATTCGAATTCAATTAAAATACTGTTTGAATAATCTATATTATTTATAAATTTATTCTGCATATTTTTCATTTCTTCATTTTTTTCTTGTAATCTTTCTATTAAAGTATTTCTCATATCTATATCAAATTTAGCCATAAAAATCCTCCTAAAAATCTCCTCTTTTAACTCCACATTCTTTAACTGAATCGAATAATAAACTGTCTTGTTCTCTATCTATATAGTTAAGGTATTCACATTTACATACTATAATTTCGCATTGTGTATCTGGTTGCTCCCAGCATTTTTCTTCGCAAGTTTTTGCGAATTCACAATTAGTTCTATCAAGTCTTTTAGTATATAATCTTTTCCACCATTTACAACTTTTATTATTATCATAACAATAAATACCTTCTGGTATATATTTTTTCATAGCTCTCTTTTTCATATTCAGATTCCTCTCTTAAACCATTTTGTTCGCAACCTTTTCGATCTTTTTCAATGTTTTTGGATGTCCAATTATCTTTCCATCAAAGACATAAACTTTAGGATCAGGAATATCTTTATACCCATACTTTTTCAACCATTTCTTTTGGATTCTTTTCTTTTTATGTTTTCTAGCAATAGTTTTTCCTTTTGTAAGCATTGTATTTTCTACCATTTCCATACCAAACATAGTAATCAAACCTCCTATTCTATATATTCATCAATATGCAAAGAAGTCACATCTACAACATGATAAGTATCAATACTAGGTTCATATATTTTAACTATATAATTTTCTCTATCGACTATACATACAAATTCACAAGGAAAATATGCAGTAGGATTAGGGTCATTAGGATCTGATAAACCGAAATTAACTTCTTCTAATATTATTTTATTTAGTATTTTTTCACTTTCTTTTATAATTTTTTCTTTTTCAATTTCAAGTCTTTTTATTTCATCATTAATAAATTGTATTTTGCTTCTCATATCAATTCTCCTCTCATATTTCATTAAGATTACTATTATGTTCAAGAAGTATTTTTATCATTCTTAAACATCTATCATGGTTCTGTTTTTGAGATTTCTTATATTCACTCCTAACACTTATACCATATTTAGGTATGGATATTTGCACTCCTCTTTTGAATTTATTCTCAGAGTTATTGTATTGATATACATCTAAAATAAAGTCTTTTTTACTTAATCCGTATTTTTCAAAGCTTTCTATTTTCATAATTATTTCTCCTTAGAATTTAATAGCTTTTCGTATTCTTCAAGATAATGAAAAGCAGCTGTTAACAAATATTCTTCATGAGCATAATCAATATTTTCTGCCATCATTCTTATACCTTCTTTAGTTTGAGATAGGCTTTTAAACCAAGTTTTATGATCTTTCATTATCTACTCTCCTTATCGTTTTATATGTTATAATTTTCTTCATTGATTAAATTTATTGTTAATATAACTCTTTTATCATATCTTTCTTTTTCTTCCTCTAATTCTTCAAGATGCTTTGTTATCATTTTCTTTTTTACTTCTTCTATATCTTTTTTATAACATATTGTATTTAATCCAGATAAGTTATAATAATTATTTGAATCTTCTTCTTTTATTGATACGATATCATGTAGATATATACCTGTTCTTCTGTTATCATCTTCTTCAATTTCATTAACAACAAAATATAAAACATGTTTAACTTTATTCTTATGATATTCTTTATCTACTAACATAACCTGCAATTTTTTCATATCTAACTCCTTATTACCAAACATATATTATAAAAGCTTCTTCAAGATTAATTAAAGATATTTCTCTATCTTTAAACATTTCTAATATTAAAGGTAAACATATATCTAAACTTCTCCATACTTCATAAACAGAATAGTGTGAGTTTTCTTCTACATATCTTAAACTACACATATTCTTTAACTTTCTTATTTTTGCTAAACCAGCACTTTTATTAATCTTAACATGCCATGGTTTATTACAATTTAACTTCATATGTAATCCTCCTAAATCTTATAACGTAACATTTAAATTGAAGTTTTCTTTTGTTGAAAATCTTATAACTCTACGAACTTTATTTAAAACCTCTTCTTTTTCCTTTTTTAATTCTTTAGCATAAGCATTAAGCATTTCTTGTTTAACTTTTTGCTCATCTTCTTTTTTGCATATTCTAACATATCCACCTACATTAAACAATTCTCCATTTTTAGAATGAGGTCTAATACTATAATAAGTATCTTTACTTCCTAGATCTGTATTCTTTTTTATAGGTTCAGTTATAAAATACAAAACATCTTTTTTCTTTTCTTTTTTGTTATATTCTCTATCTACTAACATTATATATAAATCATGCATAATAACTATCTCCTTTTTATAAACATATTATTTTCTTCACAATTAAAAATAGCCATAGAAAATAATCTATCTTTCTTCTCTTCGTCAGAATAATTTTCTAAAGCTCTTCCACATTTCTTACGTTTTTTACATTCTTTATTATCACAGAAACATATATCTTTAAACAACATATTTCTACTCCTTAATCTTTTATATATAAAACGCCCAAATATATTAAAAATCCTATAAATATTATTAAAGGTATAATAACTTCTTTAAACAACCATATTCTTTCTATTAAATTCATTTTGTTACTCCTTTATTCGCATAAAATCAATTCTTTTTTATTTTTTATCTCATATGCTTTTATTAAAGAATTGGCTATAACTTCTGCCATATCTTTAATAAAACTTAACCTTATTGGTTTAGTAATAAATGATTCAGAATTATCTGAACTATCTATTATACCTGCTATTCCTAATCCTTTTACATGAGGTAATTCCTTACCTACTCCTTTACCAGGGGATATACCATTTTCCTTAACAAATATATTCCCTATATTTTTATCTTCACCTAAACAAGCATCTATAGCTATAACTTTATAATCTGGATAATTCTTTATAATTTCTTTGTATTTTTTATTTATATTAAGTGCATGAATAGGTTGTTTTAATGTACCAAATACATTAATAGGAAAATTCTTTTCTTTTAATATAGTCCCAACTAATGGTCCTAAACAATCTCCTATATGCTTATCAGTTCCTATACATATTATAATTGTATTATTATCAAAGCTATCTACCAGTTTAGTAGATAGCTTATCAATAGCTTTTAAATCATTATATTCTATATATTTACACATATAACCCTCCATTATTTTATAACTACTAGTTTCATTCCTATATATTTTTCTAATATATCTCTAACATTTTCTTTATAGATATCATCTGAATCTTTATACAATACTATATCTGTTATAATATTATTTTCATCTACTTTAATTCCACCTCTAGTTGCTCCTGGATATCTAATAGGCCAACTATTATTAAATGGATGTTCGTATATATAGTTATTAAGATCGTATTTTTGACTAAAATCAAGATAAGTATCCAACTCTTTAGTTAAATCATTTACTAAATGTAAATATCCTTCTTCTTTTTTAGTAATTAGCTCTTCCATAATTCTTTACCCCACTTTATATTATCTTTATAATATGTTATAGCTCCATATTCATCTTCTGATACGCAATGTTCATAACATTCAGCTTTTAATTGATTTAAAGTCACTTCTTCTTTTAATACAGGTTTTAAGAATTTATATAATCTTTCTATAGCTTCTTCAAAAGTAACTGTTCCAATCTTTTCCCAAGGCCATATTTGTTTTATACCAAAAATAACTTCTTCTCCAAATTCATCTATAGGTGCAAAACCATATATTAATTCATCAGTAGAAAATGAATTTAATATATTTTCTCTTTCAGATTGATCTATATCTAAAGGTTCTAACTCTCCAAAATGCATTTCAGTCATATTCTTTACATTCTGAACAGCTCTTTCTGTCCATTCACCTTCAATATAGTTTTCTATTATTTTTCTTTCCTTTACTTTATCAAATAAATCACTTTTTAATCTATCTACTCCAATTATTCTTGTCTCTTTCATCTTTAATTCTCTCCTTTATTTTGTCTAGGATCAAAACATTTTTCATATTCTGTACAACTTTTACAATATTCTATATTTTTTGAATTAGGACAATCTTCTTCATTACTAGACCATCCGCAAAAAGGACAATATAGTGGAGGATAAACAATTCCTACTCCTATATCTACTCCTTCAGCATAAGCTTGTTTACCACATAAAGGGCAATCTTTATGCATCATCATATTATTCATCTCCTTTTACTAACTTTTTAACTTTATCATGATAACAACTTTCTAATCCATTTGCTATATTATTTATAGATTCTGTCCAATGATAATCAGTTGTTTTTTTATCAGCTTTTAAACAATAAGCTGTATTTACATCTGATGTTGATAATCCATTATAATACTTGCCATCTGTATTTAAATAATCTCTTCTAAGAAAATTAGCAATCCCTAAAACTGAATTCTCTTTACTGTTATATGTCTTACCTTCTGAAGTAGGGCTATATACTTCTACTCCGCCTAAGTTATTTTGGTTAACAGCTCTATTAGATTTACCCCATGTACTCTCATGAGCTATGATAGCTGTTAAAAAGAATGCATTAATATTATATTTTTGTTCAGCTTCTATTAAAGTTTCTGTTAACCCAGAAATATTATTATTGGGATTATATGTGTCAATACATTCTTTTAGTTCTTCTGCTGTTATTCCTGATTTAATTGTAACATTACTATAATGATATGCAACATTTTCTTTCCTATCATTTTCATCTTGAATGGCTTTTAATTTTACAATATTATTTATTCTTATTTGCTCTTTTTTAAACTCTTGTTGTTCATATTGTTTTATAGAGTTATCTTCTATTTCACTTATTTCAACTTGTTCTATTTCAGGATTATTATCCTCAACAATTTCTTTATTACCAGCTCTAACATTAGTAGCTGTATATAATATAGTTCCTGCTATTGTAGTTGCTAATAATAATTTGATTGTTTTATTTTTCATATGTATTCTCCTTTAAAATAATTCTTCTAAATGTAATCTAATAACCTCTTTATTTAAAAAAGATGTTTTTCTATTTTCAAAAGCTCTATAAGCTCTTGATTTACTTTTATATTTTTTAGAGTATCTTTTAGTAAAATGTTTGTTAGTATTTAAGTCTGTATAATCTAAAACTGTTGTAATAACATAATATCTTCCACCGCCTATTTCTAGTCTTAAAAATCTTTTACATTTATCTATTCTTATTTTCTTCACAATAAACCCCTCCACTTATAAAAAAACAAGCACCACTTTATATGATGCTTGTCCTTATTATTTTACTATATTAATAAATAAAATGATTTAGAACTTGTACACTTTTATCAAACTTAACAGCTATTTCATTATTACTATCTATACACCAATTTTCATTAGCTAATAAATCTTTTGCTTTATTAGTATTTTTTTCTTCAAAAGCATCTCTTAATTTTTCTCTGTATTCCAAATCTTTTTCTGATATGTCAGGGAAATGATCTAGTTCTATCACTAAATCATAAGCTAATCCTAACCAACTTCTTATTCCAATTTTTACGACTAATACTTTTTTATCTAAAACTGTTCTTGTTATTAAACTTGTATTTTCTCCTAAAAAATTAGTTAAAGAATAAGGCAATTCAAAAGGTTTATTCATCTCTTCTTCTACAACATCGATAATATCACAAATGTCAAAATTCTTATCATTGCTCAACATATTATCACCTCTTTATACAAAATCTATTTCTACTGCTCTATTAACTGTTTCTGTTGATTTAACATTATCATCATTATTATAATATTCACGAAAATCATACATTTCAGTTGCTATAATATTATTTTTAATAAATACTTCTTCTATTAAAAACTTTTGTTCTTCAAAAGATGCATGAGAATTATACTTTTTCTTTACTTGATTAACTTTATATTTAGCGAAAAAGTCGTTTTCCATTGGATTTATTTCTATACAAGTAACAGGATTATGTTCGTTGTCATATCCAACTACTATAAATGATTCTTTATTCATCACTCTATAATCATATCCTCCTACACATATATTCATAAATGCACCTACATCTATTAATTCATGCGTATCCTTAGCTAATGAATATGTTATTTCATTATTGAATACATAACTCTTATCGAATATATCTTTTAAAGCTTTTTCTTCAGGTATTACTTTATTTTCATGTCTTATTTTTCTATAAAGACTAGAACATAAATCATGTAATTGAATTATGTTATCCATCTTTGAAAAATCAACCTTCTTTTTAGCTTTGCCTAATCTAGAATAATCGCTATATGCATCTTGCCAATACCAATTGTTTTGATCAGCTGATTTTTCTATAAATCTAACAAATCTTTTCTCTGACATATTTCTTCTAAGAATCTTTAAAAGTCTTATTGGAATATTCATTTTATAATAAGAAATATAAAACTTTTTATCAATATCATCAATAATTAATGATTTAAATAATCTTTGACAAAAGTTTATATCATCTATTAAATCAAATACTTTTAAATATATTTCATTAATTTTAGCTTTTACGAGACTATTACCAGTTGTATGGTCAGTATAGTTCTTATTCCATCCTACAAAATATTTTAAATCCTTTTTTCTTAATTTAAAGAATTTTAATATTTCTTTTTCTGATTTACCTCTTATATTTTTCATTAAAGAAGGTCTTATTAGTTTAACTGCTTCTATTAAACTTTCCATATAGAAATTATTAAATCCATATCTTTTTTTATCTGTTAAATGATTATAAACAGTATTATATTTTACAATCTTTTTTCTTTCCTCTAAGTTAGAAGCATACCAACTAGCTAATTCTTCTTCCTCTTCAATATAGAAATTATCTTCCATAACTTTAATATCTTTTGCAGCATATTCATATTCTTTACCTAAAAGATCTTTTAAATAATTGTCTCTATATTCTAAAAATGAAACAAGAGCATTTAAGTAATGGTCTTTAGCTCTAGTTCCACCTATATTACCAAGTGAAAAGAATTTTTCGTGGCTTTTAACTCTAACTATTACAGCTCCACTTTTATTTTTACTCAATAAAGCTTTATTACCTTTTTCTCCTAACCCTGAAATCATATAAGTCATTAAAGTATTTTTATTAAATACAAATTTTTTTCTATAACTTCTCATCCATACAACTTTAAATCTAACATCTTTTTCTAAGAAAGTTAAAGATAATGAAATCTTATCATCATCATCAAAAACAGTAGCACTAGTTAATACTTTGGCTACATCTTTACAAGTATTTTGTTTGCAGAACATTCTAGTGTTACATTCTGGACAATAAAAACTAATTCTAGTTATTTTTGCAGTTACAAATATAAATTCATCTTTAGAAAGAATTTCATCCATATCCATTTTCTTTTCTTCTATTGAATTAGATATTTTATCTAAATAATATTTAAAATCATTTTCTAATTCTACATATAATAAATCTCCTGAATTAACTATATAAAAATTTTTAATAGTCTTGTCCATTATATTATAAGTAATAAATTCAAACATAGTATCATCTTTATATTCTTGCTCATCATCTATAGTGTCTAATGATTTTATATATAAAACTTCATTCAACCCTATTTGTGCGTTAACGGTAAACTCTCTTTCTTTTGTTAAAGGAGTTACCTTTTTAGAATTATGATAAAAAACAAAATCTTCTTTAGTATAATATTCATCTGTTGTTGAATTAGCAAACGGATCGTTTTTTTCATTTATTAATCTTACTTCAGGTTTTATATTTTTAAGACATACTTTACTACGTCTTCTACCACGAGTAAATTGTCCAATATCAATACAAGTATGAGTAAAATCGTTTGAATCGTTCCAAAAAGGTTTTACTTTGCTTAAATCTTCTACAAATAATAATTCTTGTTTCATAATAAAATTACTCCTTTAACTTATCAATTTCTTTTTTTAATTCATCTATTCTTTTTTCTAGATTATCTATTTCTTGTTCATTATATTCTATTTTTAATTTTCTTATATTATCGTTATGCTGATTATATTCTTCTTCAGTTGACGATGAATAATCACATTCCGTATTTAATACAACTGAAGTTATAATATTATTTGAAAAACTTGCTACCGCTATCCTCATTCCACCTACAAGAGGATTTTTATAACATAAAGTATCTTTATCTAATTTATAAATATTATCTTTATATTTTATGTAATCTGGTACTATAATACCTTTTAAATTCATAATAAATTACCTCCTATGATATTTTCAATAAAAAAGTAATGCATAGTGCTAATACTATGTAATAAACTAAAATAATTCTTCTTCTTTTTTGATTAGATTTTCTATTATTCAATTTTGCTACTCTCCCCATCTTTTGTGTCTCCTATTATTTTAATTCAAAAACAGAGGCTATTAAACCTCTGTTATATTCTTTGCCCATATTGCATGAGCTTCTTTTGCTTTTTCAAGAAATTCTTTCATTGTTATCTCTTTACTAGTAAAACTATCGTAAGGTATTCTACTATCTTTAGGTTTTGATGAATATCTATTTATAATCTTATATAAATGTCTCATTTCTGTTTTTATAGGATATTCTTTACCTATATCATCTAAAGAAAAAATTAATACTTTAAATTGATATTGATTAAACAAAGTATTGCCTACTAATTGATGTTTAATTTCGTCTGTATCTATTATCATTAAATAATATGCTTTCCCACAATTAATACTTCTTATATTATCGTCATAAACAATTTTATAAGCTTCTCCTATACGTTCCTCACACTTAGCTTTTAATTGTTTTACATGTTCCTCGTTTAAAATATATAACTCATTTCTAGCTTCCTGTATATCCTTCTCTAACTCTTTTCTTCTTGTTTCTAAATCTTTATTACTCATTGATAATATCCTCCTATAAATCTTTCAATTCATTATATAACTTTATTAAATCATCTTTATTATTAAGCTCAGGATTCTCTAATACTTTATCTAATAGCTTAAATAACATTTGACCTATTTCAGGACCTTCTTTCATACCTAATTTTATTAAATCTCCACCTTTAATAGCTAAGTCTTTCAATCCTATACATTCATTATTTCTTCTTATTTCATTTAATATCTCTACTGCATCCCATAATTGACACATTCTTTCCTTTTTGTATTTAGGATTTTGAGCTAATATATCTACAGTCTTTAAATCTAATAATAATTCAAAATTTTCTATACCTATTCTACTAATTATTCTTTTAATAGCTTTTTTAGAATTTAATTCACAATCATGATATTTTATTGCAGTAACAATCTTTTCTACAGTTTTATTATCATATCTTAACTCTTTAAGATATTTTTCTGCCATCTCGGCAGATTTTTTAGGATGTCCGTAGAAATGAGTAATCCCTGAATCATCTACAGTCTTAGTATCTCTCTTTCCTACATCATGAAGTAATGCAGCTAATCTTAATTCTAATGAATCATAACATTCCATGACTGCTTTTATGGTATGAACATATACATTATATATATGATAAGGATGATTCTGTTTTACATATAGATTGTATATTAAATCAGGGAATGCAACGTCTAACATATTAAAACTCATTCTATCTAACATTAAAGGATTGTGTAATATTATTTTACTAATTTCGTCTCTAATTCTTTCTTTAGATAGACATTTAAAATCTTCTTTTTCTAAAGATTCAATAGCTATTAATGTACCACTACATATTTCAAACCCATATCTTGCAGCAAATCTAAATGCTCTAAAAGCTCTTAATGGGTCCTCTATAAATCTAGCATTAATCTCTTCTCCAAATCTTCTTACTGTCTTTATCTTTTTTAATACTAAATCTTCTGCTCCATTAAATGGATCTATCAATCCTTCTTCTGGATGATAAGCTATTGCATTTATAGTAAAATCTCTTCTAGCTAGATCTTCTTTAATATCATCTATAAAAACAACTTTCTCAGGTCTTCTATGCTCATCATATTCCGATTCAGCTCTAAAAGTTGTTATTTCATAGCCTTCGTTATTAATCATAACAGTTATAGTACCATGTTTTATTCCTGTAGGTATTATTTTATAACCTTTAAATACTTTCATCATTTGTTTAGGAGTAGCATTAGTTGTTACATCCCAGTCTTTAGGTCTTAATCCTAACAGCCTATCTCTAATACAACCTCCAACTACATATGCTTTATATCCTGCATTATTTAATTCTGATAATATTAATTGAACATCTTTAGGTAACTTTATAATCATAATGTTATCCTCCTATAATATAAATTTTTCTAATAATAATATTGTATAATATGTTGACATAAAAACTGTTATAGTTATTAAACAAGTTCTATCTAAGTATATTTTTTTACCTTTGATTCTTACCCAAGATTGTTTGGGTTTTAATTTAACTATAAAATCATAACTTAAATAAATGCTTAATATCCATGCTATAAATACAAAAAAATAAAACATAACTATAATACTCCTCTAACTTTTAATAATACAATATATAAGATTATACAAAGAAAAGTTTCAACTAAAATGGCACCGTAAAGTATTACTAATACGATGCCATATTTTTTAATTAACTTATCTAACATAATTTTATTTAAAAATCCTTTTTATTTTTTCACGAAAGATTGTTTTTTTATCATCTTTAGTTTCTTCATCTGAATAATCTTCATCTAAGTGATCTTTATAATCTTTATCTAAATAATCTTTATTTAAAAAAGTTTTTTCTTTATTTTTTTCTATCTTTAAAAAAGCTTCTTGCATAATCTTAACTTGCTTATTTATATATTTCATAGCTTCAACTTTTTCTTTGAAGTCTTCACATTCTTTTAAACCTATTTCCTCTGTGAATCTTATTTTATTGATATAAACATTTAATGAACCATCTTCATTTTCTTTTGTAGAATTCACTTCATATTTATTATCATCTATCCACAAAAATTCTGATCTTTCTAACGAAATATCTTGCTCTATTGTGTCAACTAATTCATAATTGTTTTGTTCTATTTCATAATTTATATATCCTAATTGGTTTAAGGAATTTTCATCTGCGTAATACTTTATTTTTTCAAACAAATCTTCAAAAGACATGCTTCTTAGATTACAACCATATAATCTATCTGGTCTTTTTGTAGAATCAAATAAGTTGTAATACCCATTACTACTCCTATTTATACTTAAATAATATCTTTTCTTAGCTAATGTTTGATATATATATTGTTTCATAATAACACTCCTAAATTATATTTAATAATGATCCTATTAATGCTAATAATATAATTATATCAAAAAGTATTAATAATACTAAAGCAGGTTTATTAGTAATTTTTATATCATGTTTTTTACTTTTATATTCTATGCCTGTTTCATTTCTAACTTTGTAAGTATTAAATGTATTCCATAAACAGAAAAATAATAATATAGCATAGAAAACATAATTTTGTATATTAACTTCTAAATGCATTATTTATTCTCCTCCTTACAACAATATTCTTTAAGGTCTTTACCTCTATCGCAAAAACTATCTATTAATGCAAGAGTTAATCTATAAGACATTCCAGAATGACCTTGTTGATACATCTTATCTTCAGCTTCTTTTAAAGTACAACCAGAATTAAGCATTTCTATTATTTCTAATGAATTTTTAAGCTCCATTCCTTCATACAAGTCATCTAATCTAAAAGGAACTATTCTGTTCCATTCCTCTATATATTTTTCATCTAATACTTCTTTACCTCTTTTTTGATAATGCTCTATTAATTTAGGCATTTCTTCCTCAAGTTTACGTCTTCTTTCTTTATTCTCTTTAAACATTTCTTCAAGCATTTTTCTAAACTCTGTATAAGTTTTACCAGTTACTTGTTTGTAAGCTGATTCTAGTTCAACTGTATCAGAATAAAGCTTATGTGTATTAAACACAGTACAAACTAACTTACCTTGTTCTCTATATTTTAATAATTCATCGACAACGGCTTTTAAATCAATACCAACTCTAAAATGAACTTCTTCATATTTTTTATCTTCCATAATCTAAATCTCCTTATATAATTTATTTCTTAAATAATTTCATTATTTTATCTTTAAAACTTTCTTTTCTTTTTATTTCTTCTTTATGTTCATATTTATTACGTATTTCTTCATATAATTTATTAGATTCGTTTTTACCTATTTCTTTAACTATATTAGAATTATCTACATATAGTATTCCATCACCTACTCCAATGATTTCATATCTAACATTTCCTATAAAGACTTTGTCTCCTATAGCATAATGCATTCCATTTGGATATGTTGCTGAGCCTTCTACTGTTTTCTTAGCAAATTTCTCATAGCCAATATTTTCATATTCATAATCTATAAAGAAATTAGAAAAATTATTATCTTCTTCATTATTTAATTGTTCTAAATTATAAACAATATCAGAAAAATCTTTTTTATTACAACATGCAGGATATCTTTTTACATTTAATTTATATACGTTATATATTTTATTAACTTTTCTTCTATAAATATTATAAACCATATTTATTTATCTCCTTTAATCTTTAAATATTCTCTTTCTATATGATCATTAACGAAGTATTCATTATAATCAGCTTGTTCTATATAATACCATCTATCACCATGGCCAGCTTTTAAATAATCATGCAAATAATAGCATGGTTGTCCATTTTTATCTATCATTTGTCTAAAAGATAATTCTGTAATTTCATAAGTAACATCATCATCTATTTCTTTAATGATTTCATCGATTAAATGTTTAGTATAATGTTCTTGTACTACGAATACAACTCTTACATTATCAGGAAATGGGCAGAAGTTTCTATCTCTTTCTAATAACATGCTTATTTGAGTAGGCATATTAAGATGAAACACTACTCTTTCACATAAGTCATAAGGAAAATCAGAATTTAATATAGATGTATGCAATTCTACTTTACAATCATATTTATCTAATAATTCAAATAACTTATCATAGAACTCCATATTATATGTTTTAGAATATTCATATAAAGGGTCTCCTCCTCCTGATATAGAGATAGTTTCTCCTTTTCTTTGTTTTAATTCTTCTTCTAACTGATTCCAGCCAAAAGTCTTAAGAAAAGTTCTAGGTATTTGTATTCCATTATCTCTGTATACACAATAACTACAACCAAAATGACATCCAAAGTTAGTTAATATTGATAACATAATATCTCTCCTCTACCATTGATCCATATGTTCACAAATAATACATTTGCCGTAATACGGACCATATTTAATAAATCCTTTTCCACAACTATTACATGCTGTAAAATAATCATGTTCTTCTTCTGAATTTATGCTATGTATATCTTTCATATATACTATTGCAAGCTTATTATTTTCATCAAAAAATGATAATATAGCTTTGTTTTTTAGTTCATCTTCTATATTTCTATAAGATTCTATATAAGCATCAATTTCTTTTTTGTTCTTTTTAAGAGTTATTTTGTAATGTTTTAATTTACTTGCCATATTTATAACCTCTTTTCGCATATTGATATTCTAATTGGTCAGTATTTTCAATCAAATCATGATAAGCATTTCTTATTTCTACCCATAATCATACCACCTTTTTAATCTTCATAATACATACTTTCAGGATAATATTTCTTTATAATTCTTATCTCTTCCTCTTCTGTCATATCCTTCGTTATATCATTTAATAAGTCATCATAAATTCCACCACAAAATACACCAGATATAGTCATTTCTTTACTGAAATCTTCAAATCCTAAATTTAATAAGTCTTTATATACGGAATCATGAATATCATCCACACTTACATATCTAAAATCATGATTCATTAAATATTTCATAGCGTTACGTTTAGATAATGCTTTTAATAAAACATGAATTTCATTTTTAGAAAATTTCTTTTTATGAGTTAAAATATATACAATCCTTTCATCAAATCCTGCAAATACTATTTTATAATAATACTTTATTATATCATCTTCTTCTATTTCAATATAAAGTTTTTTCTTTTCATCATCAATTTTTACTTCTGTAAAGACTTTATCTTCTTCTGCCTTTGCTTCAAATTCTATTACATCTACTGTTTTATCATCTACAATAGAAGCTGTTAAATAACAATCTGTTTTTAAAACTTTTCTTAATTGATTAAATAATTCTTTAATTAGAATATCATGTCTTTTTTCATCATTTTTTCTTACTTCTTGAAGATCTTTTATAACTGAAACTAGTTCCTCATCATTAATTGTATAATATCTATCCTTAGAATATATTCTTTTAATAGCCATTTTTAATACCTCCATAAAAATAAAAGCCCAATGACTGGGCTTTTTACTATCTTTTCATTAAATCTTCTTTTCCTTTTAATAATGTTTCTTTATGCGTTAATTTTTTAATAGTTTCTTCATCAAAGAATGGCTCTACATTCTTTAATGCTTCTTCAGTAGAAACGAATTTACACTTTTTCTTTTTTAAGACATCTCTAACACTTCTCATAACTATCTCCTATCTATAACATCCTATTCTATCATCTATAATACCTTTTGCTTCTATACATACGTTGTCTATTCCGTTTATATTTCTTAACTCATCAATAGACATATCAGTACTTAAGTATAACACATCCATATATTTTGATTCGTATACTACCTTTCCTAAAGATCTTAATTTCTCTCTGCTACATTTCTTTGAGTTAAAGTTTATCATATAAGTATTCATATCAATTATTCTCCTTCTTATCTATTACTATTTTCTTTTTCTGCTATTAATAATAAAGCTAATGCTCTATTTAATCCCATTAAATATCCTTCATATACTGAGACATCTACATTCTTTTTATCTAGAGTTTCTTTTTCTTTTAAATATTCATTCATCTCTTTTTGTATTAAATCTATGAAACCGTCTCTTATTTTATAATAATCTCTTATTAAAGTTATATATTGTTTACCATCTTTATCATAAGACATTATAAATTGTGCATTATCCTTATCCTCTGTTTTCGTATATTTCTCCATTAAATCTTCTAATTTAGACATATTGAAATCCTCCTACCATTTTAAGCTTTTCTTATATATATAATCTATTAAAGACTGAATTAATTCTACAGGAACATTGTCTGCTATATCAAGTAATAATGTATAACAATCTGCAAAATCTTCTCTATCTTCCCAATCATTAAAGAACTCATCTGTTAATACAGAAACATTTTTACCGTCTTTATACATAGCTACTTCCATTGTTTTATAATTATAAACTGATGTATTTATAGGTGGCGTACAATTATGTACTTTACTACATTGTATAGATAGGACATATGCCCCTACTTGTAGAGGCATTCTCCTAAAAGCATCTATTTTTTCTTTTTTAGACAATTCAATTCTAAAATCTTTACTCATCTTATAATTCTCCTTATTCTATTTTTAATCTTATAATCCTACTGGTCTTAATACAACACCAACTAAAGTGTCAATAACTAAAGTTTTTACAAACTCCTTAACAAAACCTACAAATCCTACAAATAATGTTTGAAAAAATGCTAACATACTATTTCCTCCTAGTTTTTTATAAAATAAAAAGAGAAGCTATTAAACTTCTCTTAACAATGCGACTGCATCTCTCATATGTTGTCCTCTTCTTAATAATATTAATTTAGGGAACGTTTCTTTTTCTATATCTTTTATAAAATCTTCTCAATTTTTATCTATAAATTCTATAAAAGAATTATTGTTTCCTCTATCCTTATATCTTTGTAAATATTCATCCTTTATACATCTACAAGGATAAACTAAATAATAAAACATATTATTATCTTTTAATGCTTGTCTAACAACATCATGACTACTTACAAAAATAATATCTACTTTGCCCATATTATCTTTTATATGCTGTATATAATTATTAGGGAATTCAGGATCTCTTTCTTTTGTATTATTTCCATCTTTATCTTTTAATCAACTGAAATTACTACTATCACTATCTAATATAGTTAATTTGCTATTATTGTTTTTAAAATAGCTTTTACCTACGCCAGGAAATCCACTTATTATTAATGTATCTTTCATATTAAAACCACCTTTAGTTTTTATCTTTATACATTAATATATGATTTATCTACTTAAAGCTTTTAATAGCAAGAATACTATACCAAGAACTATTACTATTGGAAAGTTAGTAACTACAAACAGTATACCTGCTAACATTAAAGCTCCTTTTACTATTTCCATCCGTTTACTCATAAGACACACATCCTAACTCTAATCTAATAAATTTACAATACAATTTATCTCCAACTTTATATAAATCTTCACAAGGAGTAAAACCGTTATTGTTTAACATATCTAAAGAATTTTCATATTCTTCTTTATCATTGAACTCATATATTCTTTTAAGAATATAAGTATCATTTATAACTCTCATATTAATTCTCTTCTTCTACTATAATATAATCATTTAAGCTTTCTTCTTCTAGTTCTATACCTAATGAATCTGCAATAGAATCTACCTTATCTAAGATAGTCATTATATCTCTTTCTTTAAGAGCTTCTCTGATTCCAACTAAATCCCATTTAACATTTTCTTTAGTTTCTTCAGTTAATCCTTCTTGTTGTTTTCCTTCATTTAAATATTCTTCTGCTTCTTTTCTATTAGTAAATGATTTATATTGAGCACCTTTAAATCCTTTTACTTGAGCTTCACAATCAGTCCATGATTCATAAATTCCTGGGATTTTACCTACTTTAACAGCATATATTTTTTTCATAATTAACATCCTCCATTTTTTCTATCGTATGTATTTTGTCTTTTAGCTTCTTCTAACCATGCTTCATCACTATCCATTGAGTATATACTCATATATCTTTGATAACATTCTAATGAACAAAATGTTTTCCCTCCAATATCAACATAACCATGTAATGGCATTATTATTGTACGACTCGGGTTAATTGTTTCAAAAAAGAATTTTAATTTATCTCTAAAAGTTTCTTTTTTACCACACATAAAACAAATATTTTTCTTCCCCATGATTAATCCTTCTTTCCTTTAAATAATTTATGTCCTAATATATTATTAAGCAAATTAACATCAGTTTGATCGCAGAAGTAACATGTATAATCTCCTTTTTTTATGTTTTTTATATCTTTTTTAATTCTACTAGCTAATTTTCTTTTTTCTTCTGATATACAAACATAAGTTGTTCTTCCACATGTCTTACACTTACTTTTTATTTTCATAAATTTCACCTCAATAAAAAAGAGTACCAGTTACGGTACTCTTATATAATACTATTTCTTTTTATAATCTGACAATAGATTGCTTTCTGCAAAATCACATTTTGGATTGCTACATTCCTTTGTTACATTAGAATTTGTAGCAGTAATTATTAATGTTGGTTGTAAGCATTTTGGACATTTAACTATTTTCACTATCATAATAAACACCTCTCAAAATATGTTGTTTATTATACTATTACTATAATTAATGTCTTAATTCTACATTTGACACAACACTTTTACCTATAGCTATTAATTTATTTAAATAATTTCTTATTTGTATTGTTTCTTTTAAATTATATCCTTGATGAAAAGTATTATAAGGATGGTCATTACTACATATAAATAATATATTTGCATCCTTATCTTTTTGTAATTTACCAACTAAATGATCAATAGTAGTTGAATTACATTCTATTGAAATTCCATCTTCTTTTCTTTTTACCTCACAAGGTTTTTCTATATTAATATCTTTTATAATCATTTCTTTAATCTTTCTCCTTCTTATAATTTCTAATCATATCAACAGCTCCTTACAATAATTTAATTTATTCTTGTGCTTGTTGTTCCGCTGTTTTTGACAATTCCTCGCTGTAATTTAATTTTGCACATCCTTGTAATGTATCTATTAATTCTTCTAATGAATCATAATCTTCTTTAGAAGCTTGATATATGCATGGATATGCTTCATATATAAATGAATCAGATAAAAAATCTTCTATTGCTTCATCTTCTTCTAATATATATTCTCCTACTTCGTTATGTGTATAAGATAATACAACAAAGTAATCTCCTTCTAATTCATAAACTCCAAAAAACATCATTTGATCCCTCCTTAAAAACCATTTAATAATAAATTGTTTAAATTAAAATTACTTTTCTTTTTGTTTATTTTTTCTTCTTTGTAACTTTTATAACTTTGTTTAAATACTACATATCTAGGATTAATACCATTTACTTCTTCACCAATTGCATTTTTATATTCATCACAAATATCTAATATTTCTATAGATAATGTTTTATTCTTTTTTATAACTTTACCTATGCAACCAGATTCTTTAGTAGTATATCTATATACATCTTTGGCTTCTTCAGTAAAACTTACTATATCTCCTATATTAAAATCATTATGCACTGCATTCACCTCTATTATTTAATAATACTCTTAATACCTGTTTTTGCTTTAAAGTTATTATAGGACAAAACTCTATATTATAATGTTTATCTACTTGATGAGATAATGTAAATAGGACTATACCTTTAGACCAATCAACTTTTACTTTACTATCTTTAGATAAATTATATACATAATGCTTAGTTACTATTTGTATTTTATCATTAGCAACTTTAGAATTCTTCGTATGATCTAATAATTGTTTTATATTTTCATTCATTAATCAAAAACCCTCCAGCAATACACTATTAATATCGTGATTTTTTCTTTTATTTAGCTTTTTAATCGTATCTTTTCCATATCCATTTAGTAATAATAACATTTTCACATCAGGGATATTATCATATTCTCCTTTATAAGGTAATATGCAATTTTTTCTAACAGGGAATATTCCTTTTTCTTCTCTTGATACAATCATTTCATAACCGCCAATACTATCCATTGCTATTATTTTAACTAAAAGCTCATCATCTTGTTGTACATAATAAGGATTGTAGTCTAAATAATCTTTTGTAGATACTACTTTTGCTACAGTTTTTCTTTCTTCATTAGTATAATTATATACTCTATTATCTGTAAATCTGACAATGTTTCCTTCTTTAAAATCGTACTTTGGCATTAAAATCCCTCCAATAAAAAAGAATCTATATTATACTGTTTATTCTTCCTTTTCTCTCTTCTTATTTTTAAAATTCTAGCATAATAATCTGTATTTTCTTCTATCAATGCTTTAACTGTTAGTATATCATCATATTCACCTTGATATAATTTCATATGAGATTTATTAACATGATATACTCCTTGTTCAGGAGTTTCTTCTATTAAATATTTATAATGTTTTTCATCCATCATTGCTACTATTTCAATTATACAACTCTTTGAAAAGACTTCTTTAACTACAGCTACTGTTTTTCTTCTTTCGCATGTTAAATTATATTCATCAGTAATAAATCTAACAATATCCCCCTCTTTAAAATCTCTCATTATTATCTATCCTTTCTTTTTTCAAAAGCATTTATTATTAATCCAATAACCATTAATATAGCTATTATAATTACAATAAATAATGTTGGTCCGTATATAGGTAATAATACTAACCACCAAGACCAATCAATAACTCCTACTAATTTTAAAACTATAAATATTAAACCTAATGTACTAGTAAAACTAATTCCAGCTACATAGGCTCCACTATTATTGTTATTATATTGCATAAATTTTCTCCTTTATAAATACTTCCAAGCTTCATTTTTTATCTTATCTATTTTGTTTACAATTTGTAATGCTTTTTTATTTAAAACATCAGCTTCCATTTTTAATTTAAATATATAACATTCAGTACATTCTTGATCTGCGTTATCTAGAATATCCTGCATTATATTTTGATATAACACGGGGCATTCTTTCCATCTAACACAATTACAACCTTCTATCTTTCTTCTTTTTATATAAGAATCAAGATTCTTTCTGACTGTTATATCCTGATGATCTCTTATTAATTTATTTATTTCATCAATCTTATTTATTGTTTCTCGTAATAAATCTCCATAATATTTATTTGTTAAAGAATATTTAGTTACTTGTTTAGAATTATATATTATATAACTAAATATTATAGAGTATACTATAGTAATAAAAACATAAAAAACAATATTAGCTCCTTTATTAATAGCAAATATTAAAACAGATAACATAATTGCTATAAAAAATCCATGTTCACTAATCATTGTTTTTAAAGTAGCAAAAAACAGTTTCTTCTTAGAAATTTCCATTTTAATCACCAAAAAAGAATAGCAGTTATTAACTAACTGCTACTTTGTAATCTATTGTTGTATCTATTAATTCTCTTATTTTATTTAACATATTATTGTTGTATTCTAGTTCTAAATAAGATTTATATGAATTAATATTATCTTCAGTCAATGTCTTTCCTTTAAAAGCATTATTTAAAGGTGTTATATGATCTTGAAGAATGCTAGATAATCTTATTATATATAAATCCTTATCTGAATAATCTAAATAAGGCACTTCATTCACTTTTTCAAAATATTCTTCTTCAACATAAACTACAATATCGCTATTTTGTTCTACTCTTACTGATAAAGGTACTTCTGATAATTGATTTTTTATTTTAACTATATATTTTTTCTTTTCAACTTCATATAAACCTTTTAAGTAAGCTACATCTTCTTCTGTACATTTTGAAGTCTTTTTAACTATAAATGATGGAATTTTGCGAAAAGTTTTAGGATTTAAAAAATTACCTTCTTCAACAACAAACTTTTCTTCAAAATCATTATCTTTATCTAAAACATAAGTCTTTTTAATATTATCAAATAACTCTCTTTCTTTTAATTCAAAAAATAATACAAGATCTGGATTAACCATTAAAGGCCCTTTAAACTCTAATTTCATAATACCTCTCTCCTTTTTATTTAAAATCTAATGTTTTATTTAAATATAAATTTACTAACGTCATAAAACATCCCCAAACAGTACAGAATAAATAGTTGTAATTTGGTAATGCATTGTTTATTTCATATCCTACGAATGATAAGGCCATCGTAACTATAAATCCAATTACCATCCTATTTCCTCCTTGTATCTAGCTGCATTTTTCTTTACGCCTTCTCTAACTTTTTCAGCACATCTTATTTCGCTTTCTACATGTTCTATTTGAGTATTCATCTCTTTTATTATAGGCTCTACTACATTATCTGGTAAAGAACTATTTTTCAAATTAGATAAATTTTCTTTTAACTCATTTAATACTACAGAATTAAATTCTAAACTTTTCTCTATTTGACTATCTATATATAATAAACTTCCAAATGAAAAACCTATTTTCTCTTCTAGTTCTTTTGACTTTTTATCTATTGATTGTACTTTTTTTTGGTCCATTATTATTCCTCCTTTATTCTTAACTCTAATTCTCTATTTTTAGCTATTAAGATAACACTGTCTGATTCTCTTAATGATTGTATATTAGGGAATCCATTAACTGTTTTCATTGTAAACACATCTATTAAATTAATATAATTACCTATATCAACAACAAAACATCTCTTACCTTCATGCATAACTAAATCTCCAATATTGATTAGAGAATTTGTAATATTAACTTTACATATCATATTATTCTATCTCCTTTAAATTATCTCTTGTAGTTATTACTGGTAAAGCACAACCTTCAAACATTACAGCTACTAAAGTTTCTGCTATTTGTTTTAACACTTTACCTTCAGTATCTTTAAATTCATATTTTAATCCAATTACTTTTGTACCTGGTTCTAATCTATTCATAATCTTTTCTAACTCCTTTTGGCAAACTGCCTGTAAATTTAATAATAAAATTAAATATATAATCTCTTAAACCACATTGATCACAAGTAAATTGTAATTTTTCATTATGAGCTGTCTCTTGTTCTAAAAATACACCGTTAACATCAGCTATTAAATGATTAACTTTTTCTTGTTCAAAATTAGTATTTCCACAATAAGGACAAGCTAATATTAATCTCATATTAATTCTCCTTTACAGATTTAATAGCTCTACCTGGAACTACTATATAGCCATCTTTATTTAGAATAACTCCATATTGACATCCTAACCTTGATGTTAATCTATAAGTTTCTCCTTGCTTTAATGTTTTCATTTTTCCATTCTTTTCATAACCTACATTTTCTAACATAACAACTTTTGACATATTCTTATTCTCCTTTAATAATCTATACTAATATCTTCTTATGCAAAACTGACTAACAAATTGTCTATAATCTTCTTGAGGTAATATATCTATTTTGCCACAATAAACACACATACCGCAATCTACAACAGTTTCTGATCTGCCGTATTCGTCTTTATCTGTATATGGTAATACTTGAATATCACTTCCGCATCTTTCACATTGTCTATCTTTTAAAACATACATCAATATAATAACCTCCTATTCTATCAATTCGTCTTTAATTAATTTTATAAAAATATCTAAACTACATAATTGTAATAGTCCAATTTCTTTTGACATAGCTAATATTTCAAATTCTCTTGTATGCATATTGCATACTAATCTAAAATCTGCACTGTAGCAGCTATTAAATTCATAATAGTAGTTATTATCTTTATAATAAGTTTCTCCAGGTTCACAATTAGACGGGTCCTCAATGAACCCGTACTTTTCTAAATCTTTAAAATTTATATTTTCTTTTAATTTCATACTCTTACCTCTTCTTATTCATTCTCTCTTTAGCTTTTATATAAATATCTATAATTTGAGTATCTCCATTGCAAAGCTCAGTTAGATTTCTTATTTCTTTTAATTGCTTTAAAGAATGCTTTTTTATATAATCTAATATTTCTTTAGAATAAATAATATTATAATCCATAACTAACTCCTATATATACATCGTTTCTTCAAACAATTCTTCATCTTTTATTCTTCCATCAGAATAAAACAATTCAGAGTTTCTCTTATAATATTTGCAATGGCCTTGAGGTGATATCATATCATCCTCATCATTTTTATTTGTTCTTACGCAATAACCTGATCCAATTCCATACATTAAAAAATGTTTACACTGAATACAGCTTTTCTTTCTATCTTTTGGTGTTCCTGGTCCACAATTAAATCCTATCATAATAAACCTCCTACTTAATCGTTAAAGTTATTCTATTAGCTTTAGCTATTAAAAATACATTTGGCCAATCTTTAAGCTCCTCTAAAGTTTTAAATCCATCCACAACTTTGCCTGTAAATACATCCATTAATAAGTATGCATATTCTCTTTCTCCATCATCTGTATCATCTACTATAATACATTTATAATCATCATATGTAATAAGATCTCCTGGTTCTAAACAAAAATCATTCTCTTTCTTGATATTCATAACATTTCTCTCCTATCATATCATTATATTTTTTATCATAAACTACTCTTAATTTAATAACTCCTTTTTCTATAAGTCTTAATAAGTCCATAGTATAGAAGTCTTTATTATTATAGTTCTTTTCTGTAGGTACACATAAAACTTTATATGATAATGAACTAAAATTATTTATAGGTTTTATATCACACCATACATCTTTTGATTCACCATTAAATTCATATAATTCAATATTACCTAATTCATATATACTGCTTAATTTTTGTAAATTAAGTAGAACTTGTACATGTTTTTTATTAACTAAATCTATAAACTGTTCTGTAGTCATATTTAACCTCCTAGAGCCATATTGCAAAACAAATTGCTGTACAAATTATAATTAATGCTGATAATACACACCATAGTTTAAAATGAAATATTATTTTTCTTTCAGTATTATAATCTTCTAACATTTTATCCTCCTATAATTATCTACACTCCATTTCTGATTGTATTCTTCGATGTAATTCTTCTACTGCTCTAGATATATCTAAAGATTGAACATATAAATCTTCATATTTTTCATTAATAATATTCTTTGCACAATCATCTATCTCTTTATCTAAATTATTTAAAAAGTCTTCAATAGCTTTATTTACATTTTCTATATAAGCAAATGGATCAGCTATTTCTTTACCATTAAATAATATTTTAAAATCTATATCTGCATCCATATCGTATATATCAACAAAATCTGAACCTTGTGCTAATATATTTAATCCTAATTTTGTTTTTAAAAGCTTTTCTCTTAATTCTACAGTTGTCATATATCATTCTCTCCTACTCATATCTACTTTCTACTGATATAATATCTTTTGGTATATCTAAATTTACACTTAAATTTTCTTTTATCATATCATTAAACTTAGTTACTAATAGCTCATTTAATTCTTCTAAAGTATAATCTTCGCTTCCTTCTTCCATTTCTACCATACCATCAATTTTAACATTCATTATAAAACGTCTTTTCATAGTGTCCTCCTAATTATAAATGCTTTCTTAAAATAGTTAAAAATATAGCTAATCCTGTCCATATTACAGATAATATTAAATAAAAGCCAGATAATAACATCAATACATCATTAT